CTTCAAACATACGACGATCATACGAACGCATTCCACCCTCGATGTGCCCGATGCGATATCCTTCCTTAAATAGTGGTAGCGACGCTAATACGGAATTAGAATCCCCAAGAAATAAAATCATGTCAGGATGAAGTCCTTTTTCCTTTATTAATCTAGGGAGTTCAGTTGATAGATAAGATAATTGTTCGTACTGATGGGCACTGGCTTTGCCGGTACTAAGAGTATAGTCAGGTTTACGAATATCCAAATCTTCAAAAAATACTTGGCTTAACTCGGTATTGTAATGTTGACCCGTATGAATCATTACATGTTCAAAATTAGCATCGAGTTTTTTAAATACTTCGGACATTCTAATGAAGTCCGGTCGAATACCAGTTATAGTTATTACTTGTTCTAATTTCATGTAATACCTTCCGATTAATATCTTCTAATTGTAAATACTGGTCCGCATGAACCCTATCATGAAATTGATGTTTAACATATGGATCATCACAAATTAACATATCGATACCGATGTGTTTAATTCTTTCTACCCACTCATTATCGTCAAAACAAACTCCATTATAAAAACGACTATCAAACAAACCGATTTTATATAAGGTACTAGGAGTAAATGCACAGGCATAGTTTAAAAAATTGGGTTTATATTTTGAGTGACATGTCCACCCCTCTTTATCAAATTCAGCAGGGGTAACGGATGATAATGGACTAATTAATTTTGAGTGTGACAACATGTAATAGCATGCAAATGCAAGGTACTCACTGTTTTTTACAGTCAACGTTTTTGCAAGAACATCCCCGACGTGATAATTTTCTGGATTCTGTAGCAAAACTACGTCAGTTTGTTCTGGAATAGCTTGCAGAGCAATATTATTAGGATACGCCGCATTTTTCCACCATTTATCTTCTTTTCGTAGATTAATAAGTTTATGAGGAAACGGAATATCTTCATCAAATAAACGATGTTCATCGTTTGAACCGTCATCCACTATTATTATAAATACCTCATTTTTATATTGCGAGTTTGCAATACTTATAAGTGTATTCAGTAATAAAGGTTTCCTATTATAGTACGACATACAAATTGTAATCATACTAACTTGAATTCACTTCTAAAATAATTTTCATCATCATCTGCAAAAAATAATGTCTGCATGTTTTGTTCATGCCATAGTTGAGAAGGAACATATCTTCCATGTACTCCTATGTTCCGTGTTCTGGGAATAACGGGAAATAAACTATGAAAACCATTTTTTAAAAAAAATACATTAGAAAAGTTTATATCCCAGGAATGAATATTCCTTCCTGTTTTACTTATATCTGATGCTTCTTTATTATCGGGATGTTCCCATCTATCCTTCCAGGTAGCCCAACCCCATGGCCAAAAATACTGCCATTTAAGAACGTCCGCGGCTACTTCCTGGTCTGGCTTTTCTTCCCTTGATAAACTAAAGCCAGTTACACATCCGATGCTAGAATCATTTCTAAAGTTCTCATCCGCCCATATACACAAATTTAAAAAGTCCCTGGCAGGAACAACATCGTCTTCAAGAACTACTACGAAGTCTGCATTTAAAAAACCGATGTTAATTGCCTGTAATACATTATTATTGCAATCCAGTCTACGGTCATTTATATGCCGTTCTATCTCCATAAAATCTATACTTTTAAAAATTTTCTGTACTTCCGGAAATCCCGGTTCTTCAGAAGTATAAATTTTGAACTTATCTATGTTATCACAAACCCGCAAATGATCAACTACTACACGTAGAAATTCAGGCCTATTATAGGTTGGCATTACAATGGGTATTTTCATATTAGGCTCTTCTAATTGATTTTAATATATCATCATTCATTTTAAATAACTCATAAAAATTCTCCGTAAACATGCAGGGATGAAATTGATGTTTTACATATGGAGAATTATGTCTAATTATATGTGTACCACTAGCATATACTCTATCAGAAAATTCATCATCGTCCCTACAAATTCCATGAGCAAATTTTTCATCAAAATACCCGATGGTCTTTAAAGTAGTAGGAGTGAGTGCTACAGCATAATTATAAATATTATTATTATATTTAGTATGACAAATCCAACCTTCTAAATTATTTGAGACTCCACCCCTATCTATTGGGGGAGTGTCTAATGAACTATTATATTGTAAACAATAGCATGCAAAAATATGGTACTCATTATCTTTTATGCCAGTACATACCTCAATAATGTCTCCCACATGAATATTCTCAGGATTCTGAAGTAGTATTACATCAGTTTCCTCGGGAATGTTGCGCAGCGCGATGTTATTTGCGATGCATGGGTTACACCAGGTCTTTTCTTCTTTATTGATTACAACTAACTTATGTGGAAAAGGAATGTCTTCATCAAGTAGACGATGTTCTTTATCAGAAGCGTCGTCTACTAATACAATAAAAACTTCAGAAGCAAATTGTGATTTAGTAATAGATTCTAAAGTTATTTTTAATTGAGGTTTCCTATTATAATAGGACATACAAATTGTAATCATGACAAATATTTTATTCTTATATCATCCATAATTTCTTCGATAACATCGTAGTGATGATACCAAATTTCTACTAATAAATAACCATTTTTCTCAGCGTACTTCCGCTTAAGTTCATCATGTACTTTTTGTTTTTCAAGATTTCTTTTTACGTAATGGCTACCGTTTCCATCATGAAATTGTCCCTGAAATTCGATGAGCACTTTACCAATCCTGAAATCATAACTAAGTTTACCACCATTAAGACCCACGAGGTCAGAGAACCATGCTTGAGGTTCATATAAAATATTATAAGTCCGTAAATATTCGGCGATCCTTTTTTCACCCTTAGATGAGTTACAAATCGGACATCCGGATTTATCCAGGACTCTATGTTTGGGGGAAGTGTAATAAACTGAACAACACGTGGGGCATTTCCAATAGAAATACTTATCGGATTTTGGGGCCACCATGCAGGGAGAAATATCACCATTTTTTGGTTGATACCACTCTTTTGCGACATCAGGGTATAATGAAAATAAACTATTAAAGGCCCCTATTTGTTTGCTTAAACAATACGGACATCCATGATTATCATGGTTATATAAACTATCCCAGGACCTATTAAAGGTCTCATTACAAACCAGGCACCTAAATGTAAGTTTTTCCTTAGCTCCTTTGTATTGTCCACTAAGAAGTTGAAATGGTATTTTATTTAAACGAAGCCATAATCTTACATTTCTTATTGAGAACTCATTATGTACACTTACAATTGTATCTATCTGATACTGAAGGGCAGTATTGGCCGTTGGTGTATATAAATAACCGTTCTTATCAGCAATTATTATTTTCTTACTTCTTCCATTATAATCACTTTTTAAAACAAACCCCTTTTTTAACAGTCTAGCTTTTACTGGTGTACTGGGCATTCATACTTTTTGGTTCTTAAAAGATTTGGCTTCTTCTAAATGAAGTTTTATTTTTTTTACTAAATCTTGAGCAGTCCCCATATCGATAGATTCCGGGGTAGTGTCTATTTTATGTAAAAGACTTAAATATCGTTTTTTTAATAAACGGGTTGCTGCACTAATCTGTTCTTGACTCATCTGTCAATCCCTCAATATGTGGTAAATTAAAATTGATACTAACTGTAGATCCTGGCGTAGGCTCTGGGGTTCCACTGGAATCCGAGGGTCCGCGTCTAATTTGAAACTGAATATCAGCAAACATATCCTTTTTATCGGCCGTTTCCTTCTCCAGTTTTTCCATTCTATCAGTTAGTTTAATTGCCAACGTCCCCCACTTTTGTGCAAGATCGGGGTCTGTTTTTGAACGTTCCTTAAAATTGTAATAAGAATCCACCATCATGTCCCGAAGCATCGAATCAAAAGACTTATCTGGGGCTGCTCCAAGTTTCCATAATAAATAATCTTTATCTCCCTTAAGAGCTATACTGTAGGCAGTCTTTAATTCCGGCTTTGTAACTGACATCGCATAGGAAGTTTTATCCTGAATTGTCCAATCCTTTAAATTAAAAAAGTAATGAAGAAAACATACTACGTCATCCGACGAATACTCGATATTATACTTTCCATTAACAATTAATTCGATGTCCTCAGCTGTGATATTAGCCAATGCCATCGAGGTTATCAATCTATACATTAATGGATCATTTATAATTTTAAAAGCACCTGCAATCCCCAATGTCCCTGCCGGAAGTTGAATATTAAATTTATACCCATACATTTTTTCGATGCCGATGTCATTCAACCAAACTGAATCCGGAACTGGGGGAGTCATCGGAGGAACCACTTGTTCAAAATATTCCGGATTGATTTCTCGAAGAGTATCTACTACGTAGGAAACTCCTATTAATGGAAACTCGATGTTTACCGCAGCAAGCTCCTCCATAATTACTCGCGGGTCAAGTCGACCTACGACTAATGTCTCGATGTATTTAATAAAAGGTACTTTCACTATCTAGTTTCTCTCCTACATTTTGGATTCATACATTTTAAAATACGACGTTGTTTTCCAGTGGACATCGTGGCTTTTTCAAAAAAAGCCAGATTTTTGCCACAAACAGGACACATCGCCCCGATGGGTCTATGAACCTTAATTACTTTCGTTTTCATCTGCGATGTCCACGTAGAATCTTAAAGTATCAGGATCAGGAACCTTACTAAAATTTCCGATGACCTGTTGATCTTCTGTATATAAAGTTATCTCTTCGTCATTAGAACCAACCACGTGTTGAATAGTGTGACCGTCATCTTCCAACATATCAGCTATTTGTTCGGCCATCGCTGTTTGATCTTTTTTTCCATTATGAGTTAAAATTATATACATACTTTCCTCTCTTTGAGAACGCGCACGCGAACGTGCGCTATTCTAATTATTCTTTTTTCTTAAAATAAGCGATGGTCTCAACTGAAACTTCTACCATGTGTAGAACCAGTTTCATAAGATTTTCCACTACCATTTCCAATTCTTCATTGGTCGGAGTAACCACGAACTCTTCTACCTTTGCGGAGATAAGGGCTCTACCATCATCATCGATGACTAGCATTTCATCATCAATCTGGTCTAGACCAACGAAACCTTTCCATAGCACAGGAGCTGCTCCAAAAACGTAAGGAAGATCTTTAAAATCAATCTTTTTGTCTTCCATAATTTCTGCATTCAATTTCCATGCTCTTAACATTGCTTCCAGGAACTCTAAAGTTTGAACTGGATTTTTTGGATCTGCCATATAAATACCTCAGTTAGTTGTTAAATTAGCCATATAATATACGAACATATATTACAAAAGTCAATAATTAAAAGTGTTTAATCCCGCAGTTAATATTGATGCTACGGGTTGGTACTTTTTAAATCTTCGTAATTGGTTAACTCCTAATAATACATTATAATATATTACGTCTGCCTTAGTCAATTGTTTCTTTTTTGCAGCTCTCTTCTCGAAAGGAATTAACACTTCTTTGCGTATTCCCGTAGGAGGAGTACGGTGCAACCATTGTTTTGCTAATCTATCAATTTCTTGACTAGTTGGAATATTATTTTTCCACATCGTTATACAACCTCATTTGCTCTATTAATCATTGCCCTTTCACTTGAAAAGGAATCAAGAGGAAATTGTGGAGTACGAAATTTTGATTTAACACGCGAGAAATCTTTAAGTAAATTTCCAGCGGCAGGGCCATGCGTGGCAAGATATGTTGCATCAGCAGCCATTGGAGCAGCAATCATTGCAACTGTCGGTGCAACTTTACTAAACTTTAATGCCTTTAATCCGGTAGTTACCGCTTTAATGGCCGTAGTAAGCCAGGCTGCTTTCTCGATGCCGGTTTTATTAAAGTATTTCCCCATTATAATATCCTCAATCCTTTTACTTTATTAGGAACCAACGCCGGAGATACTGGTACTTCGTCGCATATAGCAACGTATTCCTCGTACGTCGTCGGGACGCGTCCCTCCTTAATAAGTTTGTTTAGTACCGCTACCCAATGCTGCTCAGATGCTAAAGCAACGATATCATATCCACCTTTATCTGGAGCGTAAGTAGTATAAAATCCTGATGTATAGTATCCACCCGCTTTAACGATGTCATAAAGTTGCCGTCTAACTTGTTCTGTAGTGGTAGGAGATCCATACTCATCTGGGTAAAAATAGGTCGGTTCAAGATTTATAACCGGGATCCCATATCCTATGTCTTGACCGATGGCTGTTGCCGCGTAAGGAGTTTGTTGTCCGATGAAGTTCATCCATTGAGATCCTGCAAACTCAGCACTTGACCCACGTCCTGATGGATGCATTGACATCGGATGGTTATAAGGATCTCGTGACTTAATAAGTGAACCCCAAATATTAAATTCCGCTACGGTTCTTCCTGGAAAATCATTAGGAAGTTCATTATACTCCCCACAAATTATCCACACTACATTCTTAGCCGCATACCGGCCAACTACATATTCTACGTAATTAGTCCATTGGGACTCACTATATAAAGCATACTCCTGCGCCCAGCTAAGAAACATTACCGGAACCAATCCATGTTCTACCGCATAATTTACTCTACGATCCAACCAACGAAAATATTCCGGATTTAACGCATCATAATTTTTTGCACCATTAGATTCATCAAAACAAGTTCCGCCCTCATTTTTCCAGAAACCGAGGCCATTGATATAAGAGTTAATAATGAACTGAATGGCCGTATAATCCTGTTGTGCTCTCACATCTACTACGTTTTTGAATCTTCCATTATAAGGAAACTGCATCGTTGCAAGTCTCCAGGAGGTATCTCCCAGCCATGGCCAATTAGTACCATCGCTATGGACAAACTTTGTTCCAGATACATGGATAAATCCTTTTGAATCTGAAGCGATGCAATTAAAACTTCCTGTAATGCCATTTATATTATAAGTCCAGGTTCCTACGCGATCCGGAGAGAAACGCACTTTGCCAATCTTATAATTATCCCAAAAACCATCTAGAGTGATAGTTCTATCACCACTTGTGAACGTACCTGAAAAGTTCGTAAGATAGTTAATATTAGGAAACTGTATTGGAAAGTCATGTGATGTATATAAACTTAATATATTAGGAAAAGCCTCATTAGTTACAAAATTATAAACATATGGTTTATCAAGAAGATTACCTGATAAATCTTTTATAGTGCTACTTAATATTAACCTATAAGAAGTATTGTTTGGTAGTATCCCGATGTTACGAACACATATCGTATTTCCACTCATTTCAAGAACGTAAGGAAACACAGGTTCTATTGAGATACCAGTTCTGATAGACTCTAGTGACATTGGTTTACTAAATGTTACTAATATGTCACCGGTAACAGAAAGTTTTTGTTCTTCCTTTGTGTATTCCATCGCAATAACAGACGGTGGCACTACGTCACTTGAAACTACAAATTTAAAATTAGAGTATGTAATTCCTACGGGACACTTTAATCCCCCACTCTTTATACCACCCAATACTGCAGACCCTAGTCTTATAGAAAAATAAGGAGGAGTATACTCACAACCAAAGGAAGAATAATCCCTATCAACGATCATAGATCCATTCATGTAAAGTATAAAATGTCCCATACCCCAGGTCATTTTAAAATGATATACTACGTCTTTATTCCAATTAAAAGGACCATAAAGAGGTGGATTACCAAAAGCATGCGGGTCGTCCTCATAACCTCCGGAATAAGCACAAACATTAAGACGATGCTCGATGTGTTGCCACTTATCTACGTCACCGTATGTGTATCCATAAATCTGTATATACATTTTATATGGATTATGCCATTGTTTGACTCCCCACCATTCGGTTGAATCATCTCTATCCCAAAAATTAATTAACTGATAATGGACATTATCTTCGGCACAATTTATATTACCATACTTGTCCACATCGCAATTAGGGAAAACAACGTTAGATGCCTCGATGCCTTTCACATCAAACTCAACTACGCCATTCGAAGATGTAGGAACATTATACTGAATAAAATCCAATACCGATTTTGTTTTCCAACCGGCATCAGTGAACGTTCCACCACTAACGATGCCATGTGATGACCCTATTAAAGAATCATCGATATTTTGTGCAAACAAAGTTGTCGCAAATAATATAGCAGTTGCTATAATGTGTCTCATCTAATCACCTGAATTTTTAAGATTATTGATCCGGCTGACGTAGTTGTTTCAGTTTTAATAGGAGCGTCTCCCTCACTCTCGATAGGTCGTAATACTGGCAAATCATTTTCGATGTCGATGCCCTGCAGGTCAGTAAGTGTGAAAACACCTTCCCCTACATTAGTAGCAACGAATTGAACGATGACGATGTCTCCCGTCTGAGATACCGATGCTCCAGACTTAAGAGCCTTTAGAACAGCAAGCTCGTCTCCTGTCTTGGTCACCTTTACTTCATAATCCAAACCTGCAAATAAATTACCATCTACGAAGACCGGGGTGGCACCAGTTAGTACTGGATCCACTATTGCAGTTGGCCAAGTAACCCCGCAGGCTATTGTACGAAATATTTGATTTCCAGAAGTTGCAACTGATACTTTTACATTAAAAATATCACCTACCTTTAATACCATTACATCTGCCATACTTTATTCCTCTATTAATTTTTCACCGTAATTATTACCGATGTACATGTAATCAATTGCATCCGTCTTTTTATTTTGATCTGCATCAAATATTGATTTATATAGTGGATCCGGAGATGTTCTCCAATAACAATGCCAAAACATCGTCATATCGATCCCGTCGATCTTCCCATTTCTATCCCAGTCCCCAAACAACAATCTATTGTTGGCATATATAAATGATACTGTGTCCGATGGAGCAGATTCCCCTACGCTATTATATGCGGTAACCCACATCCTAATTCTTGTGGGATCTGTAAGAGAAGAGAGAGCACTAAGATCTTTAATAAAAATAGTATCAGTCTGTGATACCATCGTTGTGTGAATATTATTATATAATAAATGAACAATGTATCCGTCTACTACGTCTGTATTGCTCGACCATGCAAGTTGTATTACATTGGGGATGATGATGGGTGCCTTAATTGATAATTCGTCTGCATACGCTGTATATGCTGCAAATGTCAAGAATGCCAATAGAGCCAAAACTAATTTTTTCACTAGCTTCCTACCTCTTGTAGTGCATTTAGAAATGCATTATTTAAATTACTTTTTTGTTTTGATAACATCGATAAATATTCATCAGCACCTGTATCTCGTTTTTTAACAAAGAACCCATGCTTTCTTGGAAGTGCGATGAACTTCTGAATTTCTACATGTCTCTCATTCTCCGGCAGATCTACATGTGACTGATAACGAACTGCTCTGCCGATGACCTGATCAATCTTGGGATCATTCCAATGGGGCTCGAGGACTTGTAATAGTTTAGTTCCTTTTAGATCCAATCCCTCAGATCCTGCTCCAGAAATTAAAAGTTGCTTTATCTTACCAGAATTATAATCTTCAATTATCTGCTTTTTCTCTTTATCAGAAGATTTTCCAGTGAATTCTCCGAAACTTATATTCTCCCGCGACAATCGTCTTGCCATCGGATTTACTCCTGATTCGATGTAATTAGAGTAAGTTACTCCACGATAATTCTTATCCATCGTTACCCTTTTCTTAATCTCTGATACAGCCGCATTAAACTTGGGTTCATCCTCTTCAGTAGAACTCAAATTAAATGCCTTGGGTGTATTGGATATCTGACGGGATGCATTAAGAAATGCATTTAAAGATGATGCCTCTGATTTATCAGGCGGTAATCCATGTTTAACTTTATAAGCTAATCCAGGATTACCCTTCATCATTTCTTTGTAGGTATCAAATTGACGATCACTCATTTCAACTATCTTAGTACTTTCTGATACTGATGGATAATCAGCCGATTCAGGTTTGTAATAATCAACTTTATCTTCTAATAGTTTCTTAAATAACTCGAGATTTCTGGGAACTTTTATAGTACCAGGTTTTACTCCAAGCATCGTAGCTGCAAGAAAACTTGGTTTCTTAACAATTTCTTCTACGAATAAATTATTGAAACGTTGACGATCCCTAGGAACAGCAACTCCCAATCCACGCATGAGTGGAATTAATTCATCGGGAGAATTACGCAATGGAGTACCAGTGAGGAACATAGTCTTATTACCATAATACTGATCAGGATAATGTGATCTGGCGCTTTCCATGCGACCCATATTATGAGCCTCATCAAATACTAATAATTTATTTCCGGAATTAACCTCCGATGCCGCGGGGGGTTTATTATAACTAAAATATTTAAATGGAACCTTTACATGATGTTTTGCCTTTTCCTTGGCAAAATTTGACTTTAATGCTGCAGGACCGATGATGTCCATCGGAAGATTAAGCTGTTCACCAGCTTCAAGAGCGGTAAGAGTCTTACCGGAACCAACTCCATGATATACTAATATTGAGTCTTCATTACGAAGTTTATCGATGACCCGTTGTTGGTGCGGTTTTAGTTCAGACGCTGATTTATAAAATTTACCCATATTTTAATATATACATAAACTACGTAGTTGTCAAGTGAATTATAGGTATAAAAACTATGACAACAAAGGAGGCAGTATGGAAATTTCAGAAATTCTCTTACGCCATAATAAATGGATAAGAAAGGAAAGAGGCGGGAAATGCGCCAAATTCAAAGACATGGATCTGACTGATAAGGATCTTAGCAATTTAAATCTTATCAAGGCAGACTTCCGAAACACTATTCTTGATGGTGTTAATTTTGCCAATACGAACCTGGACGCTGCCAAGTTCAAAAATTCGGAAATGCAACACACGAATTTACGACAGGCCAGCCTTAATAATGCTGACCTGCATGGTGTGAACTTGTCCTACTCTTGCCTTCAACATGCGTGCGCCCATAATGCAAATCTAAAAAATGCAGACTTAACTATGGCAGATCTAGGCGAAGGTCATTTTATTAGTGCAAATTTTGAGAGTGCTGATTTATCGGGTGTAAATCTACAAGGAGCAAGTCTGCAGTCTGCAAATTTACAAAAGGCTACACTATGCGGAGCCAACATCACCGGGACATTACTCAGAGGTACAGATTTTCGTGGGGCCGATATAGACTTCGCATGTTGGCCACTATGGTGCGGAAGCGCCGGGGCAATTGTGGATATCAGCGTACTGCAGCAGCTTGCGGCACATATCTATGTGCTGGACTGCGCTGACAAAAGAGGAGAGATATTCCAGGCCCTTATCAAGGAATTTGCAAAGGGCTCACATCGGGCCCATGACCTGGGACTATTTTTCTAGAATTATAATAAAAAAGCCAGCATTGCTAGCTTTTTTTATATTAAGATTTTAATTAGGTTCCCACCCATTTCCGCCATTATATAATGAGGTTAACATCGCGTAACCATCGGATGCCTGTGGGCAAGTGTTCCATACTCCAGCACAATCTATCAGACCATCCAGGCGATTATTAGTTGATGTAACATTCATGCCGATGCAAAAATCATTGGCGGCCGGCTTAGCGCCCGTAGCCCCGTAGGTTCTATATATTGTCCCGTCATTAATCGCGATGTAAGCACTGTCAGTAGTGGCATTATACCAACCAACTACATTATACCACACTCCCGTAGTTACGGATTCATTAGGAGTTCTGGCGGCGACAGAATTAACCCCATCGGGAGAAACTCTAAAATCCAGGCACTTCCAGGTATTATCACAAAAAAGACCATACTCTCGCTTACCGCCACCAGTATCATATCGAGTCATTAGTCCTACGAAGTACGTGGATTCAATACTCTCAAATTTTACCCAACATGATAATGTAAAAGTTACATTATTAAAAGTTAAATCAGAAACACCAGATCTAAAAAGATATTGCCATTCGGTACTCCATTCCAGATCAACTGCTTTACCAATTTTTCCAGTAGCTGTGCCGGGAGTACTTGAGGCTGTTAAGGCATACGCACCAGTATATTCACTATATGGGGTAGCAGTTTCCTCAAATTTCCAAAAAGCTACCAGGCCTGTCTTTGGATTTATGCCTGTGGCTGGTTTAATAAAGGACATAACTTGCGCCGAAGTTATCGTGGTCAAGGTTAATAAAAATATAAAAATATTTCGCACTATCTTCTCCCGATTACCGATATAATTATTGATTGTGGTGCCGTGGTTACCGTAGTGAATTTTATCCAAACCCACTCTTTATAAGTTAGTGTTGCATCGACGAAGTCAGTATATCTATTTCCAACAGTTCTAAGCGTAGTTGCAGCAGGAGTGTTTATTACAAGGGCACCATCGGCCGCCCCCAGCGTATCATCATGAACGATATTAAAAACAGTTGATGGGGAGGGTATTCCTACATTATTTGATATTACAGTGTCGATGGTTACTGGAAATGATGTATAAAAAAATGGAATAATTCTTGTAGTTAGTATAGCTGTACTATCGATGGTTATACTATAAACAAATTTTCTATTAGCATATGATTTTAAACTATCTTGCACCGCAGTAGCCAGATCAACATACTTAATTTGATTATCTTTAATTGTCTCGGATGTGATAGTATCATTCTCCAATAAACTACTATCTGGTGTTGCCCAGGATGCTGTTTTATTACCATCAGTTTTTAATAACTGTCCTGCGGTACCATTACCTACGGGCATTACATATGTATCCCCTACGGCACCAATTTTAATATTTACCTGGTGTAATGTATCAGCAGGTTCTCCCACTGTTTGAATATTTTGTGCCGTAACTACTGACGCCATGATGGCTAATATTATAAATATTTTTTTAAACATACTACTTCATTCTCCTATGTCTACGGATGAACTGTACTAACCACGATGCCATTCCCAGTACTATTGGGATATATAAAGACCTGAACTCCTGCAGAGTTTCTTAGGGCGATAAATGCGATGTCTGCATCGCCGATTCCATTTCCTACGTATACCCGCGCGTCATTAAGAGCTACGGAACTAGGATCGATGGTGGCCGGAGCAGTTGTTGCTGGCGGATTTGAAATTATAATCATAAATCTCCTGTTAATATTTATCAATACGAAATCCTTTAAATATAGGCATTCGTAATTTTCCGGAATCCTCATATTGAAGTTGTCCTTCAATTTTTGCCCAATTTCCGATAAATCTCTCCGGATTTAAGTATGCCGATCTTCGAAGTTCATCACTAAGTCCAGAGCCGATTTGAATTACAGACTTTCCATTCTCAGGAATACCTACGAATCCTCCGATGGCATTTCCAGAATATTTGGTTCCAGGTTGTGCTGGATATACTCCAGTTATAAGTACATCATAATCACTTTTTACTTTAGCCTTCATCGGAACTGCCTTATCTAACTTATAAATAACTACGCCTTCTTCGGTCAATGAGTGCTTTTTCTTTTTAATTTCATCCAATAACTTAACCTTCTGATCAGGAGTGTAAGCAAGCTCTGGTAATTCAATTTCTGGTAAGTATGAATTTACTTCTCGTAGCATATCAAGTTTATCTCGGTACGGGGCGTTTTCAACGTTCTTGTTTTTAAACGTTACTACGTCAAAAGCCATTACACGTAGTGGTGTTCCAAGTTCTTTTTGTTTTTCTCTTGCCTTAAGTGTATTAGAGTTTAATACTCCTGCAATCGTTGTTGCTGATTGACCCGGCATGTAAAGTTCCCCACGAAGAACGGTTGTACCGAGGTCCTTAGGTGATCGAATTTTATAAAAATCAGTTTTATAAGAATGATCGATGCGTTCATTAGAACGTTTGGATTTACGATAAGAATAAAGATCAATTCTCTTCTCAGGCCGTAATATAATAGTATTATGGGCACCATCAATCTTGGGAGAGAGAACTTCGTTCTCATCGATGGTATGAACGTCTCCCATGCTTATTTCCTGATATGATGGTTTATAATCTGGAATTAATTTATTTGAGTCAGTAGCTGTGTAATTATAGAATAACCAGTCTCGGCCAGATGTACGTTTTAGCATAAAACGTTGCGGAATCTGTGATGAGTGCATCACGAATTCAATCTGATCAGGGCTTGACTTTAAAATCTCAACTTGATCATCGATAATGGACTTAACTTCTCCAGCACCATATCCCTCCGGAATTTTACCGGACCAACCCATGTAAGACTTTGCATGCGTAGGTTGTTCTACTGCTAATACCTTTTGACCAGCAGAGGGCAGGGACGTAGTACGAATTGCCCATGATAATGCATCATCGGATCCAGGTGGACCCAGGCGAAGATCATAATGTAATCCAGCTTTATCTGCTGCGTGCTCCTGAACATTTAGTCTCCAGGTCTCTCCCTCAGATTGAGTCTGGGGTGCTGGAGAAAAAAATTTAATATTTGGAATTCCTAATATCATGATACTATTACTGGTACATCAGCTTTAGTCAAAGTCATCGCTATTCTATTACGCCGAGCAGCTATCTCCATCTTGTTCTCTAGATCATTTTCAGGATTTAATAAACTCTTGGCTCTTGCATTAGTAATGACTTTTGCCGTAGCACCTGCACTTGTTCCTAGCGCCGCTCCTACGCCAGCTTGAATTAATAATTTCTTATATGAACCATTGTGTGTTGGTATTGCTGCCCCTGTAAGTGCCCCAAGTACTGCTCCCCCAACCATCGGCGTAGCATAAGATTTATCAAGAACAACTGCAGCTCTAGCTTTTCTTTGATCAAGCGCATTTTGTGGAGAAGTCATTACTAATGTTGATATCTTTTTCATATCAAATCTTATTGAAGACTTACCTTTACGATATACAGCGCCAGCTCCAGTTTTTCCGGTAAATCTACGTACCAGGTACTCTGCCTCAGGATACTCCCTAAGAATATTTTTTAATGCCTTAGCACTTTTTACTTCGTCCGGTATATTTTTGGCATCTACTATTAACTGAGCCACTGATTTTCCACCAGGTGGCACATGAAAAAGATTTGCTAATTTATTAAATGCTACTTCTGCCTTGTTCATTTTATCTCCTTATTTACGTAATCCCAATGACTTCATCGTTATAGACTCTTCAAATACTTTCTTCCACCATAGAGTATAAGAAGAAATTGCTAATATAAATACTCCCTTTGCAACTACGGCAAATTCTGCAAGTGCATATCCTGATGCAACATAGCCGATGCCACCAGTTACCAGACATAGTCCTACGGTAACAAGGAACTTCAATGCGCGACTCCAGGATTCTTTCTTTAACCATTGTGCTACAAAGGGAACTATCACGGTTCCCATGATTGTTATAAACATCGCGTTAAATACAAACATATTAATCTCCTATTACTTTTTTTGTTATTAACCCGGTTCCTGCCACTACCCCTGCCAATGGAATAGCTTCTAATAAAAATCTATCAGGCCTGGTCTTAATTAAATGTGCAATTCCTGCTACTATAGAATCTTTGGTCTTATAATTGCCATACATATGTGCGAGTATTTCGGATTTGCCTAATATAGGATTTTTAACATGAAAAGCTTCATGATGTAATATATTACGTCTTTCTTTTTTAGGCAAATCAAAAAATTTAGAATTTAAAACAATTGATTTCTTACCAGTATTAGACTTTATTACTGTGCCTAAAGAAGTATCGTAGTTTTTCATAAAATTTAAATTAAACTGATCTCTAAGATTTTTACGAAGTGACCCATAACCGTGTTGTTTTATGAAAAGGTCCCCTCCAGCATTTTCAAGTTTTTTATCTATCTTTCCAAAGAACTTTAATACCTTCTTAACATCTGGTTGCTCCATCATTATCCTGCGATACGTGCCTTTATTAGCAATGTTAAAAATACTTTTTCCAGCCATTATTTGATCAGCTGTTACTGCTACTTTATGCATTCTTTTTTAATTCCATATTATTACGTCTAACGATGCGAGTACCAAGAGCACCTAGCCCAACTAATCCAGCGCCTGCACCCGCGCGTACTAGTTTTGGATGTACTTTAGACATAGCCTTAACATAGTCCTCAAGTGGTTTAGCCAATGCAAATGTTAATCCTACGGATGCGATGGTCTTAAACATCTTGGTATCAAATCCTTTATATTTTTCAGCCATCGTAGTAGCCGGAGGCATTCCAGATTGTTGTCTGATATTTTGGGTATCAGCCGCGTAGGTAATGGCAGTAGGAATTGCTCCGCCCGCGGCTCCTCCAAGGAATCCAGGGATCATGTCCTCTAGGACAGTTCTTAGAATTCTAGTTCGTAGCGGCGGCTTCTTATATAAAGTAACTGCAGTAGAAGCAACGCCTGCAGATTTTGCAAATTCTCTTGCTGTTTTATCGGTAATTGCCCTAGCCGCCGCAATTATCTGAGGAGATGCTTTTGACTCGGGAAGTTGTCCTGTTTTATAAGCGTGAACCATTCCCATGAATCTTTGTTGTTTTTTACTTTTTGCTGGCATATTAGTTTACGATCCTATTTCTTAAGTATGTCTGTGCTTGCTGTGTCCCTTTTGTTTTTTTATTAATAAAATTGATTGCAAGGACTGGAAGAGCCGCAGCCGCAAGATATGTTGCAAAAGCAGTTAATAACTTAGGAGATCCTTTAAGTGCAGATGCAGCACCACTATATCTTCCAAGATTATTTAAAGCTCTTACTGTAGCAGATCCCTCTTCAATTAACTTAGGAGACACCGCTAATGCTCCAAGTTGTAACGGATGCCGCTCGATGTAATCTACCGCCTTATTTTGCATCGAGTGCCGATCGTCACTTTTTAATTTATTAGTAAATCTACGATCAGCAAAAGGAATCGCCGCTAACCCAAGTAATGGTACCCCTCCTATTGATTTACCAAATACACGGCCAATAAATGGAATGTCACCAAGTCCATTATAAGTAACAGTGCTTATAATTGGAGCAGCTTTTCCAAAATATTTACTAAGTTGTGCATAATTTTTTGCATGTCCAAGTTCGTGTCCTGCTATAGCCAAGTCTTTACCAACTGATGCCAGATTCTTTGACTGAGAAAATCTAGAAAAAAGTGTATCATCAATTACATTAACTGTAGTATCGATGTTATCTTTTTTCTTAATAAAATCAATGAATGGAGTTATATTTTCAGAATTACTAGCCATTCTATTTAATGCGAAACCAGCGCCCAGGGATATTCCAAATGCACCAAAATTTCCGATGGCACTAAGTGTCTCTGCCGAATTTGCTTCTGCCATACGACGTTTAATAAAAGCAAGATAATTATCAATATTAATATTCTTATACTTATCAAGAATTTCCTGATCTACGGTTTCTCTAAACATATACTCCGTAAAAAGTCCTACGGTCCTTGGAGTGATATCTTGCTTAATAAGGATATTACGTAATTTGTCATTTGACATATTACGCGCCTGATGAAGTCCTTCTCCAAATGAGTCCCATGGTCCTGGAAATAACCTTTCATCAAGGTCAAGATGTGTTTCGAGTGGATAGGCTGCCCTAATTTTTTTTATCTTAGGATCGATAGAACTATTAATATCTCTTCTATTAAACCAACCATGTTTTTTTCTTGCTTCTTGCCATTCTGATAGTCTACTCATTTTTGTGGACTCCATAAATTTTATTTGTCAATTTTAACAACGTAGCAAGTCTTCCAGCCTGAAGACGAATATATTCCGCACACTCCCTAGTTAATGGAGGTTGTGAGTTTTCTACTGTGTAATCACAAGTTAATATTCCAATCCAACCATCTACGTCTTCAATTTTATAAGAATAATGTTGAGTTTCTCTATAACTCTTCATTAGGTTCTTATAATGCTCATCATCAATCTTTTCGATATCATCGATGAGGAACCAACCTTCAGAAGAGATTGCTTTTAATGCTACAGTCATCGTTGATACTGGAATATCTTGCATCGATTTACCGATGGGGTCGATGCCCGGTGATACAGTTTCAAATACAACTGATGCTTTCTGTATTGGTTCACCACTAAAATACTTGGAACCATTATGAAATAATATAATTACTACTCTACTAAATTTAAATTTAGTCTTGATACTATTTAATATTTCATATACTACTACGTCTCTTTGGATACGATGATTTAAAGATCTTTTTTTCGCATTTTTATGTTTTAAATAATTAGTAATAAAAAGCGCCGCAAGAGTTGTAATTGATGATATAAGTGCGACGATTACCTCTGTCCACATTTGATTCTTCCTCTAATTATTAATCGTGTACTTTTATTTAATATAACACATCCGAGATACAAAGTCAATTCTTATCCAATAATTTTTTGCCAGCGAGTCCAGTTGCTGCCACTACGCCTGTTGCTGCTACTGGAAGTTTTAAGCCATTTACTATCCTGGTAACATATTTTTCTAATTCCTTATCTCCATGTATTGCATATCCAGCTGCTCTATTTCTCTTGGACATCCGATGGAACTCATTCCAATTTGTTTTTAATTCTTTTGTTGCAGCTACATTTCTTTCTGTTTTAGCCAAGGGTTTTCCAAATAATATTTTTACTTTATTCACTTTTTAACCTCTCAAATTTCGTATTAAAATAATTTCTTTTTATACCATGTTCTCCAAGCCATTTTTGATCTCTTTTATTTGCACGATGTCCAGCAACTAATGCGCCCAAAACACTGACCCCACCCAGTCCAAACACCAGGTTCTTTTTGCCCTTTACCATTGCATACGCCGCTGCTGCAGTTGCTGGAAGAATGCCTGCACCGCGTTCTAATGTATCTGGTAAAACTACATTTTTATAATAATCCTTTGAACGAAGCTTTACCATTGGATAGTCTTTTCCGCCTCTAGTGGCCCCTTAAAAAGAGGACTTAACTTTTCTGCTAATTTACTAAATACTACCTGTGCTTTATTCATTGTTTACTTCTTCGGTTTAAATAGTTCTCTGATACCACTATAATAATTATTCATTCGTTCCCGGGTACCCGCGGGACCGTATGCTGATAACTTATTAAATATTGGTTGTACTTTATCCACTATATTAATCTACTTAATAAGTCCAGATCATCTTTTGAAAATTTACTTAAAATTCTTTTAGAAAGGGCCATTGCTTCTGCGGATGGTTCTGCCAGGCCCTTTTTAAATGCAGCAGTGTCAAACTTGATAGATTTATTAGTAAATTTATTTTCCAAACCTTTAAATAATTTTTTTTGAACCAAATCCCCATCAAGATGAGCGGCCCTCGCCAATTCACTATATGTGTAAGCTTTATCAAAAGCTTTTACAGAAGCCCTCTCTAGTAACTCAGGAGAAAGTGCTAATTTTTCAAATACTATTTGCGCTTTATTCATATGCTTATTTCCTCTTTAAATGGTGTAACAGCTATAAATGCCAATTTATTAAATACTACTTGTGCTTTATTCATTTCATTATTTTCTCCTATTGTTTATGGCGATCGTACTAGATACACCACCTATAATTAAAGGTACCTTATGAGCGCCTATTGCTCCCATGACTCTGTCTACTTTATTAAAAGCCGATGGATCCACTATCTTTGCATTATTTAGTTTCCTAATATCACTGCCTGCTGTTGCTACTCCGTTTACCCGTTTTAATAATAAACTTCCAAATCTGGCCACAGGATCTGTAGAAAATAATGCTTTTATTGCCTCCCTTCCTGACATCATACCAACTTGTGGATGACCTTTTACTAAAAAATCAATAACCTTTGGGCCGGATGCCGTATTTATTACATTTCCTGGATTTATAAAAGTATCTCCAATTTTAAATCCATGTAGTCTTGCTTTTGCTCCAGTTAAAAATGCAGGTATCAGAACACGTTCATCAAGAAAACTATCTCTTTTATCTCCCACAATTAACTCATGGTATGTAGTTGGTCTAGTATCATGTTTTCCATAATACTTTGCAAATTGTTTATCTTTTCCAAGAGTTTCCTATGCTTTAGTTTTAGCTAAAAATTGTTTATCACTATATAGCATACCTGTAGGATTATAAGTTTTCATTACACCAAATCCAGTATCAGTAAATCTTGCACCGATGGCCTTTTCTGCTATTCCTTCAGCACCTCTTCCTAGTTCACTTATAGTGCGAGTATTTAAATTTAATTTCTTTGCAGCTTCTCCAGCTGCTTCCAGAGATAGTTTTCCCTCTCTAAGTAATTGTATCATTTTAGTTGCTGAAAATTTAAACATACTATTTCTCTAAATTTTATGGTATATAAGAACTATGTAATTAATCGAAGTACATTCACTTCATTTCAGGAGATACACAATGAACAGAATTAAAAACTTCGTGTGCGACTATGGAGCTCCCATCGTTGCTGGTGCCTGTGCGATACTGCTTGCAGTAGTTGTTGCACCCCATCTAGTTGAGTGGCAAAAAAAGGAAATGGAAATTGCGATGCAAGGATTGCGTGAGTATAACGCTCAGCAGTCGTAGCATCTAAGAGAGCCGCAAGGCTCTCTTTTTATATTATAATATTTTGCGCTTTATTCATGTGTGTTTTTTTCCAAAAAAAATTTTAGGTTTTCGAATTTGATACCAGATACAATAAAATATATAAATTACAGGTTAGATCCTGGAACGAGGGAGGGGGTAGTGTATGGGACCCAATCTCGCAAGATTATTTGTATTTTATGGTATAAGAGTATTGACGGACCTAATAAAGGTCAAGTTTTTCACCAGAGAAAGGATAAGACTATGAACGAGAAAATCGTTGCCGCTATCAGCGCTGTCAAAGTGCACAAGACAAAAGTCATTGTTGTACTGACACTCGCTGCCATCACGGCTGCATCCTTCGTGGCGAAATCGGTGCTTGATAAGCGTGCCTCGCAAGAGGTTCAGGCTTAGTCAGCACATGGAATCCCAGATGTAAGTCTGGGATTCTTTTTTACATTAAGTTTTTTAGTTTAGTTATAAGTATATCTGTAACTACTGGTTTCTCAATCCATCCTGTTGCTCCATTCCTGAATGCCTCTAGTATAGCAGGCTCATCCCTACGAGATGAGACTACTATAATTTTAGCTTCCCTAATTGACTTGATGTTGTAATGTTTTTCAAGATCTCTAAGCCTTTTTATAACTTCTATGCCATTAAGACCTGGTATTACAACATCTAATAAAATTAAATTATAATAGGAGTTAACTTTTAGAGCAGTCTCAGCATACTCGATCCCTATCAAACCAGTTTCAGCTACATCATAGCACCCCAACATGTTCTTAACACAGTCATATGCTTGTAATTCATCATCTATAATTAATGTTTTCATCATATTATCCATTATACATACAAAAATTAACTTTACAAAATGTGTTTATCAGGGTAGATCCAGATTACTGATCAGATGACCTAGTGGCAGCAAGACCTAACCCACCTCCAGCACCAGCAGCTAAAGGAAGTTGAGCTCCTTGCCAAATCTTCTTTAAACCAACTTGTCTTACTCTCTTAGCCTCATTAATAATCTTTGTTGTATCAGAAAACATGTCAATAGGCACTTTCTTATTTACTATCTTATTTGCAGCAACCACTTCACTTATATTCTGTGGTAATTGTTTTGTTCTGCGCAATAAATACTTCATACCATCCATAATTGTTTCAGCTTTACCCATTTGTTATCTCCTACTTAATATTCTTCTTCTTTCTTTTTCTTATTTGAATTAAGAGCAATTGCACCTACACCTATAGCACCTCCAGCCATAACATACTTAGCTATTCCACTCTTTTTTGGTTCAGGAACTGGAGCAGGAACTACTTTTATAGTTGGTTCAGGAGCTGAAGCCTTTGCTGAAGCTGGTTTCACATCTTTAAACTTTATATCCTGTACATCAGGAGCTTTAGGTTTACTAGCTATACCATTGCGAATATCTATTGGTTTAACAACATTACTATGTACATCAGCAAATGGAATATCTGTAGCACGAGCCTTAGCTGCATCAAAAGATGATGCAACAGACTTAATCTTAGGTGTACCTTTTACACTAGTTGCAGCCTGTTCAGCAACTGATAATGTTCTATTTCTAAATTTTGCAGCCGCTGCACCTATAATCTTTCTAAAATCAAAAGCAGATGATTTTAACAATTCCTCTTCAGTAAGATACTGACCTTCTGGAGCTTCTACATAATTTTGAGGAATCTTAGGATCTCTCATAATTTTTACAGCTTTATAACCGCCATATCCAGCAACTCCAGCAAGTGGCAATTTCATTGCAGATCTTAATTTACGTTTCTCTTCAATTAATTCTGTATGAAGTGCATCAGCGGCACGTTGCTTCATTATAACTCTGCTATCTTTCTTTGGCAAATTTAGCAATCTAATATCTTTTCTTATATTACTAAAATATTTAGGTGCATGTGGTAAATTCTTAGCAGATTCAACACTCTCACTAACTAATTGTTTACCGTACTGCTTTCCTTTTGCTAATAACATTCTAACATCTAATGCCATATCATTCTCCTAATTTTTCATCAATGATGCTCTAATACCACGCAAAATCTCCACAACACTAGTAACTCCCTCCATCGCATTTTTTACTACATACTCTGGTAACTGAGTCATACCTAATCGTGTGGAAACAAGTAATTTTGCTAATTCTGACATTATTTTCTCATAATCAGGAATTAATGCAATATACTCTGCTACATTATTTTTTCTAAGTAAACCTAATGACAAAACAGCATCAACAGTAGTTTCATCCGTTAAAACTGCAGCTTCTTTCACAAGATTTTTAGTAAGCATCGCAATTTTTGAACTTGATGCATCATAATTAGTTTTAATAGCAGTTATAATTACTTTTGGATCAACTGGACATGATAAATCAGATGAAATCTTAGTAAATTCTCCTTTTTTTAGATTTGCAACCTTTTGCAAATCAACTATGGTAGCTCCTAGATGAGTTAATGCCCATTTTATATCATTTTTCTCTAAATCTCTAATGGAATGCATCGCTGCATATTTTTCAGCAACATTGCCACTTACATTATAAAGACCAGACGTATCACGTGTAACTATGGCAGTTGGCTCTAATAAATCAAAATTATCCTCAGAAATCTTAATTCTAGACGATAATTTTATAAAATCAGCATTTTCTGGAATATATGCTGAATTTTTCTCAAATTGTCCATCTTTTTGACGAGTTATTAAGAAAGAACGCTTGGTTAGCCCCTCTAATGCCAATATTTCAATAATTCCAGACTCTGCAGCAGTATTAGCCCTTGTCAATCCAGCAATTTTAACTAATTTTTGGTCTAATCTCACAAATTTTGCATTTCCTGGCACATAAAAAGCTGATTTTTCGGCATCATGTGCAGTAATAGATGCATTTTTAGGTCTTATTGGATAGTAAGATACCTTATTCAAACCATCATGTGCAATTATCTTCCAACCACCGACTGTCGAAAGCTTCTGCATCCCAACTATATCAAATGGCGTAGTTGCCACGTCACCAATTATCCAACAACCATGGTCACCTACTTGTGGATCAACACCCTCAATATCAACAACAGTTGCTGTCTTAGTAATAGTTTTATCATCTATAGACCATTCTTTTTGTTCATTTATATATAATGATCCAACTCTATTAGCTAATTTATATAAATTACCCTTTTCAAACTCTGCATTCTTTGAAATAGCTATAATTTCAAAAGGCGTTGTTACTACATCATCAATCTTCCATACTCCAATGTCACCAATTTGAGGGGTATTTGACGCAATTTTAACATTTTCAACTGAATTTTTAACTAAATCACCCTCTAATATGCTCCAATTCTTGCTTTCATCAACATATAAATAGGCTTTTTTGTCTAATATTTTATAAGCATTGGCCTTTTTAAGAGTTTTTGCGGATTTTTTCTGAGGTTTACAAGCAGCAAATTTTTCAACGATGGTTTCTACCTCATTAGGAGCAATTTCTACCTCCCAAGTATGATCAACCTGATGATTTGCCATTTTTACATGATAATTACCAAACTTATCTGAAAATAAGCATTGTCTATCAATTTCAAGACCCCTTACAAAAGAATCAACTTCATCTACGGCATCTACAGCCTTAGCAAGTTTCTCCAATACAGATAAAGTACCATTCTTTTTAAAACCTTCTAATAATTCAGGACTATTCTTTACCTCTAATAAAATTTCTTTAGCGGCATCTTTACCAATTTGTCCAATATTGTCAATAAAAGAAGAAACTTTAATAGCGTCTCTAGTAGATGAAGACTCTTCCGTATTTAATGCGTCTGTATCAGTATCCGTAGGTGACCATTGCAATCCTGCAACAGTTTCTCCCCATAATCCCAGATTTGACTTTCCTTTTGCCATAGTGACCCCTTTAAATGGAGTTGGCTCGGCCATCAATTCTTTCAATATTGACTCACTCAATGGTACAGTTGCATTTCCAGGAAACATGATAACATCCATCGGAGCTAACGCTCCTTCTTTAATAATTAATGGTACCTGTCCTCCAAGTACATGTAGCGATCCGACGGCATACCCCTTTGTTGCATCTTTTTTAGTCCATGTCACCGTTAGTGGTGAATTTTGCAAGAAAGGATATTCTTCAAGAAATTTAGTTACAATGTCCTTCACCCACTGAGTTTGATCTCTGCCGATGACATGGTATGTAGCTTGTTTCTCTATTGTCGGTGTGAGAAACAGCTGATTCATATTTATATCCTCCAAAAATTGTTGATTTGTGTTCATGATTAAATATATTGAACTAAACTGTAAACGTCAAGTGTTTTTTATCGGTATAAGAATAAAGACCAATAATATGGTCCCTCCCTCGCTGCAGAGATTAGGAGGAAATTGTGCCTTTATGGTGAGGCCCGCACGGTGTTTAAAATCCATGCTGTCCTTCTTAGGAAGGCTTCTCGAGAAGCAAGGTTATAAGGCCGTGCTATAACTTGCTTAGCCAACTCAGGGTAGTTGGCATGTGCTTGGTAGCCTGCGGCTACCAAGTTTTTTACATTAAAATTTTTGGTATAAGAATGAAGACTATAGAAATATAGTCTATATGCGAGGTAGTCGCATAGAGGCTCACAATTTAAAAACCACCGACCGCGATGAGCACGATTATCGCCAGGCCATAAATAGTCAGTAATTCATATCGAGCCCTATGAGTCTGACCCTCTCTGTTTCATTTTCGGTTCTTACATATTGGGCCGGTATACATGGCCCCTGCCTTCAAGTTAACTGCCAACTTAGTTGGCGTAGAGAAAGCCGAATTGGCTTTCTTTTACATTAATATTAGGTATAAAAAAATTGACGAGGAATCATTAACTAGGAGAACAAAGATGTATTTGGGAACATTTGTAACAGCACAATTCATGCGTTGCCACATGAATGAGTCCGAAACTCGGACTTTTAATGAGGCAGACGAGTTATGGATTGGTGAGGACCATTGCTCAGCTATTCTGGTCCGCACCGATAAGCCAAATGCCTGGGATGCCAGAGGCTATTATCATTGGCGTAAATACGAACGCCGGAGTACTCCGAAACTCGGACAAGAACCGAGAGGTACTATGTCTGGGTCCCACATCCAAACTGCAATACGAAATTGGTTCGCCCCCACGAAGGAAACATTCTGGGGTTATGATCACACCGGGAGAGAAATCCCGGAACGCAGTTAATATCCAACACCATAGGCCAAATTATGCGACCGGTTTGAGAAGAATCCTACATATAAGGCGAAAGCCGGCCGGAGGAGCGCTAACGCGCTTTTCTTACGTTAAAACTTGGTATAAGAACAATGATAAATAATTAGTCTTTTTTTAAAGTGGAACCCAAACCGGAGAAGTGAAATGAATAAAAAAAGAAAAAGTTTATCGAGTTAAATTTTTTCTATTTTTATTCAAATTGAACCGAGGAATATCCCCCTCGGAAGGGGCACCTAATGCGTCCCCTAAAAATTTCTCCGGGCCTCGTCAGCCCCCTTTCTCGAAGATAGGCAAAGAGCCTTTTGCCTATTTTTTACATTAAGTTTTGGTATAAGAACTATAGACGAGAATATTCCATTAAGGAGATTAAGATGGAAACGCAGGATTTGGGCCAGCAGGCCCAGCAGGACACTATTACTTCGGGCAATGGCACGTTACTAAATGACCTGGATGAATCCAGGTTCTGTTTTGGAACAGTGGGAGTGGAAGTCGTCAGACTTCCGGAGTCAACCTTCTTTCGGCCGGCGCCCAATGCTGCACGATAGAGGAAAGAGCCCTGGAAACAGGGCTTTTTCTTTTTACATTAAAATTATATTACAGCTATAGAATTATCTCGAGTAATTGTATCTAGTGTCTTTTTTATCTCTTCTAATTTTGTCTTCAACTCAATCATATCAGCTTGAATCTGAGTTGCAGATGTAATAATATTAGGAGCTGCGTAGGTAGCCTGTAAATTTGCTAATAATGGAATCGCCGCTGCTCCACCTAGTACAGCAGCAAATGTAGTCTGTAATATAGTTAATAACTGATTATAACTTACGGATTGAGAATTTGCAAATATTGCAAGGTCTTCTATATTCTCTGTTATTTTAACTACATCATCAACGATGGATTGTGTTTGCTTCCTAGCTAATTCAATATTATTAGCAGCAGCATCTGTTTCTAAATATTCAACGATGTGCCCTAATATTCTATCCGATAATACTGTAGCCAGTCTTTGGTTCTCTACAGCTCGCACCTGATCAAATACTAGTGTTTGGCCTGCGTCTTCCTCGGGCGTAATTGCTGCATCTATTACATCATACCTTAAATTAACACTTCTGATATTACCACGTTTTGCTACATCATCATAGTATCCTTCTGGCACAGTTACTATAAGACCATTATAACTGAATTCCGTAGGAATAGAAAGACCATCTTCAGTAACAAGGTCATACTGCGATAAATCCGCGGTAATTGCCGCGGTTAATATTTCTTTTTGTACACTCATGATTTAAATGCTCCTAATACTGGATACTCTAATAAATTTCCTATCTGGAAAGCAGTTTTCGCTACTGGGAACATTGGCACTGGCGCTCCAAGATTTCCCATTCCAAGCATCGTAGAGTAAGTGTTTAGCCAGGCAACTAATGTTTCCATTGCAAAAGCTACACCATTTAATGTAAATCCTGTAGAACTTAATATTAGCTCATTGGATCCCAGGGCATTGATAGTAATCTTATCATCTGCTACTTCGACGTAACTGGTTCCAGCTGTAATAGTAACCTTTCCAGTTTCTATAACGATGCCACTAGTTCCATGTGTAAGAGATAATTTATCACCATCGATGACCAAATTATCAACATCTGGGTGTCCACCTGACTTTGCAGAAATTGTTTCTTCATGTAAACGGATATTAGACGTGGTTCTGTTTTCAAATTCTATATCATCCTTCTGTATATCAATGAAATCAGAATCTTCATCAGTATAATACTCGATGTAAATTTCCTGATCTGTGAGATAAATTTGTTCTCTTTCTTTTTCTTTATTTGCAATACGTGCAAGAGCAAGATCATGGTTATCTAATAGCATCGATACATCCACGATGTCATCTACGTGATGCTTTAATAAAACCTCATCAGGTCTAAATGCTAATGTATTTACTTTTCCAGGGGTCTGATGTGATACTACATATGACTGTTTATCCAGAATTTCACTTTTATAAACATTTACACTACGTATAACTTCTGATGAAATTACATCCCCGCCAAATATATAATTATAACTATCTATATCATTATAATACTGTTCTCTAAATAAAGTATTATCAGATAAAGTTCCTACGCTTAATACATACTGTTCACCCACTTTAAGATTATCTACGTAGTCAAATCCTTTTCCAAATCCTGTAGAATCAAAATAACGGTATCCTGCAACATTTGTACCTAACGTAGATGATCCCGTACCTGGATCGATGTTTTCACGTAACTGGATTCTGTAAACCTCACCAGAATAATCACCAGTTTTTAATTTTCCATATCTAATGTAGGCTGTACCGATGTCATCAGCAACATTTCTTTTAGCCTTCCATTCCAGAATTGATCCTTCAGGATAAACTACACCATTTCCGTATACATCTGATTCATATTGATATCCTAATTTTAACTCTGTTGTAACATCTTTTAACTTAGGATCATCCCCGATAGATTGACGAGTATCTAATTGAAATACATGCTTGGGAGTGTCCGTTGTCTTATTAAAATTCGGAATGTACCCAGCTCGTATCACACATTTATCTACATAGTCCACAAGAGGAGGAATCTCAATTGTTCTTTCAGCACATAGCTGTTCCCAATCAGAGAATCCAGGCTCTTCGTAGGTTCGTGCAAACTCTATCACATTACTGGTAATTTCCTTAATTCCAGTATCGATATGTTCCTTACCATAATTAAAAACAAAAGTACCACCTGCAAAATCGATGCGCATCGGCATCGACTGAATCTCGATGAATCGCTGTGTTCCATCGATGCTAATTCTACTAAATCTATTAGAACCGATGTCAATAATTCCTCCAGGAGACATCGCTACTTTCGCACTTTCATAGCCCCCTACTTTTAATACTACTCCACCCATTTCTCCAGTTTCGGCTTCGATGTAATCTCCAAATATATCCATGCCAGGAAATACAGTATATGATATAATAAATCCTTCTTCATACTGATCATCTACGGCAACGATACATTCCTGACCTACATCAGGCCAAGACCATACTCCACTTCCGGCAACACTATTAGGCATAAAATTTGGAGGATACACCTTTTGTTGTGTAGTAGCATTATTAGCGTAGCCGATGGGTTCTACGTAGATTTGTTTTCTTCCTTCCCTAGTATCTCCTACAATTATGTCCTCAACACTAGATACACGAGCTCTAAATAAGGTAATCATGCTTAAATATAGGTATAAGAAAGATAGAAAGCAACCCCAAACTTTAGGAGAAAAAGCATGTTGACGAAACTTTGGAGTTGGATTTGCAGTTTGTTCGGAAAAACCGAACGTACCGAAGTCATCGAAATGGTTCACACCCGACACAAGCTGCCTCGCAGAATGGAGTCCCTGAAGGACTTCATGGCGAGGTGTGGATGAGGGCTAACGCCCTCTTACTATAAGAAGAAGCTATGATCAGAATCAAAACAGATCGCAAGATGGTGACAGTGATTATACCTGTCACATTGTTACATCAACATCCGTCGGGACTCATGTTGTTTAGCCAGGAACTAGGCAGGAATTGGGGTAGTCCTATGCCAGGGCAAGATTCGCATCGTTGCCGTACTAGTTCAGTATTTAGTGTGAAAGCTGCCATTGACCTTATCAAGATACGTCTATTCAGCGCCTGGCCGACAGTATCAGTCGAGGTAGAGGAGTCCTTTCCAATTTATGATAAATACTGGGTTTACCAATTATAATTGGTATAAGAACTCTATAGATAGTACAGTTCTTAATCTTTAATGAGAAAGGTTATCATGTCCAAACAAACTCCTGAAGAGTTCGTTGCAGATGCCATTCAGACATCTCCGAACATGGTTACGCGTGTAAGGACTTCGGCCAAAGATCCGGCCACCTGGATCATCGCTGGTGCAACCGCAACCGTCGCAGCCATCGGCACTTTTTTCCTCGGCCACAAATTCGGCGATAAGGTCCTCGGCGGAAAAACCGTCGTGAGCCCCCTGGAAGACTAATTGCATTTTGCAGCGGCAGCGGCAGAATCGAAGAGTAGCCTACGCTACTCTTTAACTTAGGAATATACATGAAATATTTAAATCTCAACAAAACCGAGACATCAGCATGCAATGAACGTCAGGCGACAAGTTTATATGAACTGGAACGAGCGATGGAAATGCGCTCTGCATATCCCGGAGCCTATGATCGTCTACGAAATCTAACCCTCACTTTCCCCATTTATTATTATGTAAGCAGCATTCCGTCCACTCCTTCCAAAAAGTTCATAGATGCAGTTCCGCTTTATTAGAGGAGGGATCCTCCGCTTTTTTACATTAAGAATAGGTATAAGAACTATGAAAGGAGGCTAGATGAAAACTTACAGCTACGAGGAAATTGAACTTCACGTTGTAAAAAAGTCCAGAGCTCGAAAACATGCTAGATATCTGGAGGATGTTCTTGACCTCGTTGGGGATATTCGCAATCTTGCTACGGAAACACTGATTGCATTATATCTAAACGGAAAAATGGACATCATCGCAAAGTATGTTCTTGCAAAGGGACCACGGCACGGGCTTGACCTAGACCCAGTAGCGATGTTGCAAACCGCTTTATTAACGGGTGCACGAGGAATTATCCTTGTTCATAATCATCCAAGTGGCGATCCAAATCCAAGTTCGGCGGACATCGAAACTACAAGACTTTGTTTTTCAGCCGCCGGAATTTTTAATATTACATTAATGGATCATGTGATTGTCACAAAAAAACTATACTACTCAATGGGAAGACATGGGCACCTTAAAAGGTTTAATACAGACCTACAAAACATGGATAAGCTTGGTTGTGCTGATCATCTCAATGATCTACTTTCTATGCACTATCAACGTACATCCCTATAACAAAAAACATCTCACATTAATCATCCCCGACTCATCGATGAGTGTAATTTACATTAGTGATAATGTATTACACCATCGATGTGAAGTATCTGGTGAGTATTTCAAATCACAAATCCATACTTTGTATCCGATGTCACAAGTGTGACACATGATTCTGTTTCAAGAACAACAGTTTATTTTACGAGGACAGTTAAAATAGTTGCATTATCAATGTTTAATTTGTATATTATTTAACACAACTGGAGGCAACATGCTCGTCACAAAAGCAATGATTTGGTTTTTATTGTCGATGAGTACATCGGCGATGAACATCGCCATCGCGGCAATTCGCGTTGCGATGCGGCCGAATTTTGTCGAAATTAAAAAAGGCAAAATAATAGCAGCAGGAGTTCTTACCTGCATCGTAATCAACGGAATTTTTGCCTGTATCTTTTTTCTGTAAGAGAGTTATGAAAATAGATTGGACCACCATCTTATTTATTGTGCTGGTTATGTTAGCACTTATTTTTGGCGTTGACATCGGAACACGAGCCGAGCACCAAGCTGCGATACAAACACAAAAACTGCTAACTAACACAGAGCCCTTAGTGTTATTAGCGGGTGATCTATCTATGCTATAATAGCCAAGTTTCACGTCAAGGCTACACTCTCGGGGTAGATATCTACGAACGAAAATTCACCATTTCTCATCCAATAATAGTGTCCCATTTATGCCACACCCTCAAAAACTGACGAAAATAAGCGAAAAGTGTGGCATTTATGCCACACTTTAGTTTATAACGATTTTTTTCATTATACCTTAACTTTATTTGTTTATTATACTTAGCTCCGTAGTCGCTACTGACTACAAGGTACTACGCGTTAAGTAATTATTTTTTTTATATTTAATTAATTTGTAGTCGCAAATTACATCGAAATTACCGAAAATCTGTAATTCTATACACACTTTATACACACCTTTTTATGAAAATTTGGTAATTTGACCTCTTTTTCTGACTACATGAACCCAAAAAACATTAATAACTTAATATTTATTATATAATTAGCTCCGTAGTATTTAAAACATATATGTGTAATGTAACATGTAATATATAATAAACTTAAGTGTAGTCAGTTACTGACTACACCTTACTACAGACTTAATTATATATATTATAATTAATTAAGCCATTTTTCACTAAAAATTTGCGACTACAAAAATCATAAAAAATGCTTAAAAAAGGCTTACAATCAGCGTTAAAACTTGTCAACTCAATAAAAACAAGTATTTGACTGTGTGTATAGAAATCGTCAGATTTAGTAAATTCTATACACACACTTAAATGTATAAGAATAATGAAAGGAATTAATTCCACTAAGTCTCTAACCGAAATAATTGGCATCGGGGTGATGTTCCGTAGCACTGCCGCCTATCAGTTCTTCTTCGAAAAATTGAAGGACAAGAAACATAAGTTTGCAATTCTCGAAACCGACGAGAATGACTTTTCGGTCCAGAGTTATGAGGGTTCCCTGGAAGACCTGGTGTTACACCTCAAAAACATCCCGATGCCTTTAACGGGGTTCGGCTGTTAACCTAACAAACAAGGAGTCGAGTGTACGATCCGAAAGATTTTACTATCCGGCAAACATCGCCGATGGACTTTACCCCCTACGTGTTTCCGATGCGAGGGGAATTGCTAATTAAGCATCCGTATCAGCTTCCACTACCATCGTCGGTTGGAAACAAACAACAAGCCGACACAGTTATGGCGACTATGCTGGAGTATCTCCGACAGCAAGAGAAGTGGCTGGAAGACTTACGGCAGTACGAAGATGGGAAGACGCTTACAAGGTTTGCCATCGCAGCCTGCAAAAATCTGGGATTTACTCCCAGGAGCGATAAACAGGCAGAAGGCATTTTCACCCTTGGTGCTCAGGCGGCACGAGTCCTGGTGCACACATGTGATGCGGCAAAATTGAATCAGATCTATGAAGGAATGCGGGCCATCGTAGAGGGCCTGGATCTGAAGGATGTTCCGATCGAGCCGGCCAAAGCGCCTAAAGCAAGAGCCCACAAATAGGGCCTTGCACCTACGTAGAAAGGGAGATTTCTTCCTTTTCTTACATTAAGAATTGGTATAAGAAGTATAACAAAGGAGATCATCATTGATATCCATGACAGCTCATGGCAGTGAAGGCTTTATAAAATCAACAGAATACCAGGAACTACGCACTTATTATGTAGACAAAGTAAGAGACTGGGTTATTCTCTTTGATAACATACTAAGTCCCGCTATACTTTTTCGTGGTACACTTGACGAGGCAGTTCTGTATGGTGTACCAATAGAAGGATTCATCGGTGTCAGACCTCACATAGGAGAGATAAAAAGGCTATGAAAAGACTTTTAATCAGCGTTGCTGACTGGTCTCAAGGGATGTTTCCATCAGATAGCATCACCTTAAGTGAGCTAGCATTGCTCACGAGAGATCCTACGGAGGCTCTTGAGGAATTACTCAGAGTTCTCCGTGACCTTAACTCACTGGCAGGAGCCTGTCTGGACATAACCGATGTTGATCAAGCAAAGGTTTCTGACATCGCCAATAACCTCCAGGGCCTAGCCTGGGAGATTCGGGATGAGGTTTCAGAAGAAGAAAAAAAGACCTTTACAAAGTCTAAAGTGGTCAAGAATCTTCTTAGAAAGTTTGGCCCCGATGCTTACGGATCCTGGATTATAAGGGATCAGACCGGAGAAGAGATTCTTCGAGTTACCGGTACGCTTGATACCGCCATCGGTGCGGCTACAGGCTACGACCGGTTCTATTTGGCTACTCATGGTACTATTGAAAGGAGGTCTGATGCCTCACGAGATATTTGAAGCATACAAAAGAAAGGCAGTCGATGTACTAATCGCTAGAATACGCATCGGCTGGTATACCATCGAGGAGCTTAATGAAGTGTCAGAAAGTTTGATCACCTGCAAGAATCTTCGTAAGCTCCAGGACATCATAGACGCCCTGGGTTGGGACGTTGAATCCCCATGGACGATGCCGCTGATATACACGGCGATCCTGTCCATTCTTCGTTCTGGGGTGCATCCGACCTCAGACTGGGCCTGGAGATCATACTACGCTAGCTGCGCCTGGGCCTGGGGAACTGTTAAAGAACCTCAATTTCTATTATGCCCATGGCCAAGGGGGATTGAAAACGATGGGTCGCTCTCAAGGATATATGAACAGCTCATTAAAGGGGAATTCACTGTAATTATTCCATGTGACATCGCGGACGCATTCGAGAATGCCAAGAATTTGGTATAAGAACTACGTGCGCAGTGTTCATTGGTTCTCCTGAAAGGACCGGGTAACCGGTTCTTTTACATTAATTTTTAATCAATAAATAATATGTCAAAAAATCCAAAGCCAAGATATAATGTCGTCATCGACATCGATCTTGTAAATGCAGTTAAAGAAATACCAGCAACAGCCTACGTCGAGTCTTTTTCTGCAAGAGTAGAAGAGGGGCTACGATTGTTTTTGGAAAAATATAAATCCCTCGACGTAGTGGAGTATAGCCCGGGATCTGATAAAGATTTTGAGCTACATCCAAAAAAGAAAGAAATACATCAGGGGTTCTCATCGATGAAAAAAATCATGGATGAAGTATGGGAGGAGAGGAAGATAAAGACAGATGACTAATATTAAGATATCAATTTGTGATCGTTATGATTACACTAAGGATAAAGAGTATAATAACTCCCGGGTATCATCTGGGTGGAAAATCATCGAAGTACCATGGGCATGGGAGGATATTCGTACATTAGTTACTACTAATGGAGTATCTTGTTCAGAATTTCTGGATGGTCATAAAGTTAATACATCCTGGTTTTGCTTTCATTGTCTGATGCTTGATTTTGATAATGGCATCATGACAAGTCAAAGACTATTACAGATTCAGGATGCGTTTGCATTTAATTCTTATATTTTCACATCCCAGAATCATATGAAAGCTACATACGATAAATCTGGACAACCAAAGCCCGTAGTAGAAAAACTTAGAGTATTGATACCTTTATCTACGCCAATTCAGAATGAAGACGATCGTAAGATTATAAAACAAATCTTTGTTCAGAATTTTGGAAAGGCCATCGATGGCTCCTTCATGGATAGAAATCGATACTTTGCACATGGCAGAGCAGATTCAGGCATCGATTCTATAACTACGGATCGAGGATTTCTTAATTATAAAGATATTCCTGGGTACGGAAAGGATCAGGCCCCAATTCTTCAGGCTGAAGCAAAAGCTAAACCACATTACACATCCTACGAGATTGAACAAATCTCGTACCGCCTGGATGAAAATGCCAGGGATGAAGCTGGAATGCCGATGAAAATGCGGGACGCTAAGCCTGGAGATAGAATATTCTGTCCGAAGTGCGGAGATGCCCCGTACCGAAGCAATGCCACTCATAATGCTACGATGTTTATCGCCAGAAATGCGATGCCCCATGTCTATTGTAGTTCATGTGCAAGCAGAGACCTGGGAAAAGCTGGGTCTGGTGTATATCAACTTCATCCTGATGACTGGTATGAGTACATGATATTAGAGAAACGTGAATACGTTTTTGAGGATAAACGAACTGGAAATACCTACGGACTGGAGTATGATCTCGAGACCAAGGAACCTGTATTCCGGCATCTTGCTACAAAAGACAACCTTTATAATTTTTGTAAAGGGAATAAAATACCAATACCATTAACTTTACAAAGAATGGACTACGGAATTAGATTTGATTCTAATGATGTTATAAATTTTGAAAAACAAATGGTTAATAAATATATTCCGACAGAGTTAATTACATTGGTACCCATCCCATCAGAAAAACATGAGATGCCTTACATGATTGGCAAGACACTTCGTCACATCGTTGGTGATGATGAGGTAATGTATAACCAATTTGTAAAGTGGTTAGCATACTTTATTCAATTTCGTAAGAAGGTAATTACTACTTTCCTATTTCAAGGTACAGAGGGAACGGGGAAAGGAGTTACATTTAATCATATACTAACACCAATCATTGGCCATCGTTATTGTTCTGATGCGGATCAAGACAGATTTGGGAATCAATTTAATTCTTTTCTTACGTCATATCTATTAGTTCTTGTAAATGAAGTTCACATGGATGATTCCGAGCGGAATCGTTCAGCGATGGAAAAGATTAAACAGGCAATCACTGAGACATCGGGCATCGTTGAACGAAAAGGCGTAGAGGCAGATAAGGAAGAACAAGTTTGTACTTTTCTTTTTGCTACAAATCGTCATCATGGTATTATATTATCAAAAGGTGACCGTAGATTTAATGTGTGCCCAAGGCAGGAAAAGAAGCTTCATGATATGCCATGGTATCCAGGGCATGAAGAATGGTTATCGATGGTAACATCAGAACTACCAGAATTTGTTAGATATTTAAAGACAATAAATGTTACTACGGCAGATGTATCTAAGCCCATTAATAATGAGGCAAAACGTAAACTTCAGGAAATGTCAACTACTACGTCAGAAGATTTCTTCGTAGCACTACGGACCGGGGACATTACATATCTACAGGAAAATCTTGTATCTGAGCCGATGCGTCAGGAAACTTACGCTCAGGCAGCAGCAATATTACATGCTATCAAAGAGCGTGGCAATGCTACTACTGAGGAACTATGTAAACTATATAATTACATGTATCGAAAAGATTTATCAGTTGCATCCTTTGGTAAGTTAATTTCGATGTACGTAGAAGAAAAGCAATCCATTAGAGTTAATGGAGAACCACGAAAGGGGTATAAGTTAAATTGGAAGGTATAAGAACAATAGAAGATGATGAGGCAGTATGTGGTTTTTGTGGGAATCATTACAGACCTGCAATATTAGATACTAATCCCTCTTTTACTTATTATAATTATAAATGCCCCAAGTGTGGCGGCAATGATTATAATAAAACAATTTATCATAATGAAGAAGATAATGTTTTTCAACCATTAGTTTCAAATTAAAGGAAAAATTATGTATTGTGATGATCAAGCTAAAAGTGGTTTTCGCATCGGAGATCACGTAAAAATTACTCGTTCGGCGGTAACTCATGAAAAAGATTGGATGAATTCCTGGGTATCAGACATGGATAGATCTGTTGGAAAGACTTTTATAATTCTTTCAATTTCTGATTCAGGGGTTATATTAGGCAAAGAAGATGGTTCCCGGATCTCCTATAGCTGGCCATATTTTGTATTACAAAAAACAGACGTAAGAGGAGAACTTACCAGAGATTATCTACGCCGCCAGAATGAGTGCGGACTTAAAATTGGTGACGTAGTAAAGATCACTACAACTGCCAAGTCCTTACAAGATGGCTGGAGTAATAACTGGACCTCCTCAATGAATTTTTACGTAGGATCCGTAGTTACCATTACGGATATTCGTGAAAATGAGGGAATTAAAATAATGACAAAAAATCATGTATCAATGTGGGTTCCCTTTTTTGTACTAGAAAAACAAAATGACTATGCATCCCGGCAAAATTCTGCGGGATTTCGGGCGGGAGACACTGTTAAAATAACCAGAGCGGCCAAGAGTTATGAAAATGGATGGGGAACAGTTTGGTTAGATTCAATGGACCATCTTATTAGAAAACAGGTTAGAGTAGAAAGTACCAATGATGTAATGGGAGTTTCTATACGCCTGGATGACACGGACTCCGCCTACGTACCCTATTTTATTCTTGAGAAAGTTACTGATAATTCAAAAAGATCTAAACTAAAAATTGGAGACGTAGTAACTGTTACAAGAATAGCACATCGAGGCGAAAAGGGATGGAACGTGGATTGGAATCCGAGGATGGACAGATGCGTAGGGAATAAATACAAGGTTATAGATCATAATGATGGTCTTGGAGTTAGACTCAATACATCCGCAGATCCATCTCTTAATTCCTATAATTTTTGGTTTCCTGAATTTATATTGAAATCAGAATCAGATTTTGAAATCTACGATAAATTTCAGGTGGTCCCCCTATGAAATTCAAAGTTAATGACAAGGTTATGGTCATCAAGAAAATAGAGTCTCTAAGTGATGGTTGGGAAGGAGAGTGGGTATCTGGAATGGACAAGCACATTGGGAAAGAATATGTAATACGAATGTGTGGTGGTGTCTACGGTTATTTGCTATCCACACTAAGCAATGGTACAATTATTTATTGGTTTCCTGAAACTGCATTGGAACTATCCGTAGCAATGCCAATTTACAATAAATTCGAGGTGATTGCCTTATGAAATTTAATGTTAATGACGTAGTAAGAGTTACCAGAAAAGAGGAATCTGAAGCTGGAGTCTGGGAAGCAAACTGGGTAACTCAAATGGATAAATGCATCGGCAAGGAATATAAGGTGATAAGGTATAATCGTAAATATGGGTATCTGTTGGCCACAGGCATAGATGTGGAAGGCACTTATTGGTTTCCTGAGTCTGTGCTGGAACTAACTATTACCAGCCCAATGCAAATCTACGATAGATTCAAAGTGGTTGCCTTATGAGAATTATACTAGTTCTCATGCTACTATTTTCGCTAAGCTGTGCCGATCCCGGGAAATCCCCTGATAAGGTTAAAGCCGATCAGCAAACAGCGGAGCTTAAGAAGCTTGATGAGCAGGCTGCACGCATCGCAGCCTCTCAACGAGAGATTGAAAAAAAGATTCAGGATAACAAGTAATGGTGGCTATGCCACCATTTTTTTATTATAATATGAGGAAATATGGCGACTATTCATGTAAAATTTGAAAACGGGGATGTATTTAATTTTCCAAATGCATATAATATACAAGATGACGGGAAAATTTTTAGATTTCTTGTTAACAAAGTCGTTCATATAATTAATCTTAAAAATGTATTATTTCTTCATTATGAGGACGCAAGCCTATAAATACAATTATTCAGTTTTTAGCATATCCAGCAGTACGTATTCAGCTATACCTTTCATTGGTATACTTGATATTATTATGTGAGGATTTATATTACAAAATACGAAATGAAAAATAATAAATGTCCGTATGTATCATTTACAAAGGTACAATGTAAGTTTCTAATTTCTAATTTGTGATTGGTATTGTCTTGATTTACTATCATGCCCAATTAGCGAAGATGCTTTTTGTGGAACTATATCAGGACACACTACCGTGGGAATAGGTGGTGTATGTGAACCTATAATTGTAAGTGGTATATATGATCACATAACTAGACAATTTACTGAAACTAATTTATTTACAAAATATCAACCATTAAAAGAAAAGAAATCTGTAATGTGAATCATTATAGATTTTTTCTGGTATAAGATACGTAGGACATAAAGTCTCCTTAAAAATAAGCCACGCACATTCTTGGACTATAACGGCCAATCGCCGTCACCATCAAATCGCGTAGGCTTATTTTTTACCTTAAGAATAGGTATAAGAACATTAGATATTAATAACTTTAAATAGGAAGTAACATGAAACTTATCAATGATCCAGAGTTTTTAATTTTATTAATACTCCTGGTGTTAACAGCTATGGTTGCACTATTTGGGTTACTTTTTCTACCAGGTGGACTTTTGTAGAAAGGGCCGGATAACCGGTCTTTTTACACTGATATTTAATCTGAAAGGACGTAGTATGAAAAAACTTATATTATTAGTAATTTTTATTCTGATGTGCTCCTGAGATGGCAAAAGAAGCTGTATTCCTAGCAAGAGAGACTCTAAAGTGTCTCTAATCAACGGTGGCCGCATCGTGGCCACTTAATATTAACCAGTATTAATATGTTAAGAAATGTTAAATATTTCATCGAGAATTTTGTCCCGACGGACTCGATGGAGCAAAAACACAAGGAAATAATGCTTCAAGAGATAGAGGACGCAACGGAAAAAAAGTCTCATGAAGAAAATAAAGTGAGATTAACTTACTGTTGTGACTGTAATAGAATGATACAAATCCCCTATGACACCCCTCAGCCTTACTCTGCTGTATGCCCATCGTGCCGGCAGAAAAGAGATAAGGTTGATAATTATACTGATATCGAGGAGATAAAACAACGTCTTGATGCATTAGAAAGAGAAACCAGAAGGTACCGATGAGTCAAAAATATTGTAAATCTTGCGGAGAGAAAATTCCTGACGGACAAGGGGATTTGTGTTCGATGTGCTACGGAGACATCGGGCATGGAACAGATGGTTATTATGAGGATTGGGCACGTAATGCCCAGCATAGTGAACCAGAACCTGAACAAGAATAAGAGAAAACAATGCATCCAGTATTAGTTCTTATAGCATGTCACTTCATCGGGGACTTCGCTTTCAATCCGCCTGGATGTCCTCTGAAAAAGTGAAAAGTGACGAGATACTAATGTATCATGTCGCTACTTATGTAGCCCCATTCGTTTTATTCTCCCCTCTAAGACTGTTGAGTCTCATCGTGCTATTTGTTATGCACTTGATAATCGACGCATTTAAATGCCAAGGCATTATAAAAAGCATTTGGTTAGATCAGGCATTGCATATCCTGGTCTTGGTCATCCTATCGGCCATAGGGGCATAGCTCAACTGGCGGAGCATCGGACTCCAAATCCGACGGTTGGGGGTTCGATGCCTCCTGCCCCTGCAAATGTAATAAAAATAGGGTATAAGAAAATTATAGAAAGACATATCGTCAAATCTCTTTATATAATGAAGAGAACGGTACCCTTTCTATCTTATATTAGGTATAACTTAGATGGGGGGATTTGTCTGCGGGCTAATCCCCCAAATTTTTTTTAAATTGGAAATAATATGATTTATAATATATTAGATTACGATCCAATATTATCAGCACAGGCACATTGCGATCAGGATGTAATTACTAGTATTTTTTTGATTACAAAAGATTTATCATTTATTCATTGGGCATTGGGATCTCCATTTAAATATAGATTATTACATGATACCCCGGTGCCCATCGATCAGAATATGTGTACCATAAATAAATATAGATGGGCAAGCATCATGTTGAATGAATTACTTAATCAATATAATATAAGATATCAACGTCAACATAAACTTGCAAATGTAATAAAATTATTGCAAATAGCTCCTACGCGATTACCTAATAGTCCATTTGGATTTAAACTAACAGTTCCTGTTCGTTTTAGATCGTCTGAGGTTGTAGTGTCATACCGGGCTTATTATCAACAAAGCAGAAAGAAGAGTAAATGGAAACGTGGAGTAGCTCCACCCGAATGGTGGACCGTAGATCAAATGAGCATTTTAAATCAATTTCGGTATAAGAACATAGATAGAACCTAATTAACATAGGAGATTTCATGTGACTGGTTTTGTTTTAGTTTTTCTTATTAGTTTTATACTCGTATTTTTGGGCCGGAAGTACGGGAAGCAATTGATACAAGAAATCAGAGAGGAAACCGATGAGGATGTCAGTGAATTATTCTCTGATAAAGTTCTTTTTCCAGTCTTCGGTACATCCTTGTTTCTGATGGCCCTGATAAGCATCGGTGGAGTTCTTGGGGAACTCGTAGGGGTTTATCTTGCCGTAGTAATTACAAAATGGGAGCAGGAGTAGCATATGTATCTTGCGAGATTTTTTGTAGCCATCGGGCTTGTTTTAGTATTAGTATATTTTCTGGTACAACTGGTTCGTGGCTACATTAACAAGGAACATCAAAAGGACATCGAAGCTTTACAATCCGAATTGAACCTTGTAAGGGCCAATCTACGGATGGCTACTGCAAAAAAAGGCCTTATCGATGAGATTGTGAAAACTGAGGAAGTCCTTGATGATGTTAAAAGTCACACAAAACAAAGAAAGAAAGGGTAACATGCCAAAAAAATACGTCGGCATCGCAGTACTGATCGTGATATGCATTTTTGCACTCACGACTCCTTACACGGTATCATCTGATTCTGTCGGCCTGGTGGAGACGCTTGGGAAGTACGATCGGACCGTTGGTCCAGGTCTTCATTTCAAACTTCCCGTAGGGGTTGAAACCGTAAAGGATATTCCGGTCAAGACTCGCTTTAAGGCGGAGTATGGGTTTCGAACAATTAAGGCAGATGTGAAGTCAACATATGCTGAGGGCGATTTCGCCAAAGAGGCACTTATGCTTACGGGAGATCTTTCCGTAGTATGGGTTCAATGGGTGCATCACTATCAGATTGTTAATCCGTATCAGTATGCATACAATGTCATCGACCCCTTGAAAACACTGGACGATGTGTCAATCGCTGAGATGCGCAAAGTCGTAGGCGATCATTCTGGTGATGAGGTTATTAACCTCGCCAGGACTGACATCGCGATCCAGGCGCGTATCGAAACAGATAAGCGCCTACGTGATTTTGGCACCGGACTCGGCATTGTAATGACTGAACTTCAGGAGGCACAACCTCCTAAGGAAGTCAAGACATCTTACGAAAACGTTACCAATGCCCGATCAGGCATGGACGAGACGATCAACAAGGCTAGGCAGCTTTATAACCGGGAGGTTCCGCTGGAACAGGGCAAAGCTCTGCAGACAGTAGAACTTGCTAACGGTTTTTACGCCGAACGTGTGAACAATGCACGTGGTGACGTAGCGGAATTCCTCGCCCTGGCGCGGGAACATGCAAAGAATGCCAAAACTACTGAAGAGCGACTGTATAACGAGGCCATCGTAAGGGCATTGGACAAAACTGCCCATAAGACCTTCGTCGACAATGCTGTCCGCAATGTTCTGCCATTCATGAACCTGAACCCCGAGGCCAAACAATGAAGAAACAAATAATTCTGGCTGTTCTGTGTATGATTGCCCTGGTTATCGTTTGTGATTCAATCTACGTCCAGGACATGGTGACACAGAGCGTAGTCACTCGCATGGGTGATCCCGTTAATATCAATAAAGTCCCCGGTGTCGCGTTTAAGACGCCGATTATCGAGCATCGTTACACCTACGATAACCGTTGGTACGAGTGGGACGGTGCTCCGATGGAGCTTCCGACGCTGGATCGCAAGTATGTGGCAATCTCGGTTTTTGGACGGTGGAAGATTGTAAATCCCCTGCTGTTCAAGAATGCCGTAGGTAATACTGAACAGTGTTTCTCCAGGCTCGATGACATCTTCGACGGCAAAGTAAATGACCTTATTTCGGCAAATATGCTGAATGAGGCCGTACGGACTTCGAACCGGGTCATGTTGATTGCCAGTGTATCAGAGTCGGACTCGGTTATTATCTCAGTTGCCTCAGCGGATTCTGCGAAGGTACGGGTTGGCAGGGATTCGATGCTGGTACAGATCATGAAACTTACGAAACCCAGCACGGACTCGCTAGGTATTGAATTTGCAAACCTGAATTTTCGTACATTGATGTACACCAAAAACAACCTGCAGGGAGTATATGATCGGATGATTTCCGATCAGAACCGGGTTGCAGAGTTGTATACATCAAAGGGCAACGGCCTGGCTATGGAAATCGTTGGAAAGAAAGATCGCGAAATTGCAATCATTCGTTCTGAGGCCTATAGACAAGCTAAGGAGTTTCATGCGAAGGGCGAGGGCGAAGCGGCGGCTATTTATAGTAGCGCCTACGGACAATACCCCGAATTTTATTCGTTCATGCGGAGCTTGAGAACTCTTGAAGAGACCATTGATGAGAACACGAATATCGTGCTTTCAACAGGCGAAGGCCCACTTAGGGGATTTAAGCTGACCAAGTAACATAAAAAAAGCGGCCAAGTCTGGCCGCTTTCTTTTATCATAGGAGGCACTATGTTATTAGGATCTGTAATATTTATATTTTCGGTAATTACAACAATTTTATATCGAAAATGGAAAATTTTATTATATGAACGGTTCAATGATATATTGTTTATCCTTGGACTGGACATCGATGAAAAGCCAAATCTGGGGCGTGCGTGTTTTTTATTGTTGCATGCCACATTAATTATTATTATATTATATACTACGTTAATATCCATTAATCTACCGTTAATAATTTTCTCAGGAATACTTCTCGGACAATTTCCTAGTATTCGAGTGGTAACCCTGGATGAATGGATTGAACGTCAAAATGCCTCTCGCAGCGAGGACTGACTTAATAGGCTGCATAAGAGATAAAAAAATGAAAGTTTTAGGAGTAGATCTTGGAGATTTACCAACAAGACCGTAACTTCATCGGACTTTTCGGTACATGTGGAAAGTCCATCTGGCGACAAGCGTTCGTAGATCAGTATACTGTTAGAGGTATTCCTTTTTTTAATCCTCAGGTAGCTGATGGAATGTGGACACCCGCGGACTCAGATAAAGAAATATGTCATCTTGCTAATGATGACATAGTTATTTTTGCAATTACTGATGAAACCTACGCGTTTATATCATTAATGGAAGCCGCGATGGCCATCGGAAGAATGAAAGACTCATTTCGAAAGTTAATAGTCTTTATCGATCCGGATGTATCAAAATCCTTAATTGAAGCCGACCTTGGGCTAGCAAAAGCGTCAATATTAGCACGCGAAATGCTGATAAAACATCTATTAGGAACTACACATAATAGTGTATTCCTGGTAAAAGATTTACAGGCAGCACTTGACGTGTCATTAACAATATGGAAGTATAAACTTGAGTGCGACGCACTCATGCAGGAGGTGGTGTAAATGCCTTATGGCATTACAGTGGTGAATGAGGGGGATTAACCCCCCTTTTTGCTCCGATCGACAAGTGGTAAAGTCTCAGGGTTTTCGACCCTGCATCGTGGGTTCGAATCCCACTCGGAGTACTTTTTAGTTGGAGTATTAAATTATGAAACAAAAATTCGCCAGGCATTGGCAGATTACATGCAGTTGCTGTCAAAATCACTCCGCTCATGAAGAAGCTGCTAAGGTTTTAGCAGAGTTCCAGGATGTCCCAATGTATGAAGACGGATTTGGATATAACTTTGAACAATTTAAATCGGATAATATATGAGTGAGCACACTGAAATAAATACAGCAAACATGGGCGTCGGCGGCATCAGTATCCTCGAAATCGAACTGGTAAAGGCTAAGAAAGAGGCTGACGAATTTCGGCATATGTATAATGAATCCAATCTAATACGTGTTGAGCTTGAAAATGAGCTTGCTAATCTCAGAAAGAAATTATCTGAAGCGAAAGACGCGGCGATGCATTATCACAATAGCGCGGATCATTTCCGTGCAGAAGTAAACCATCGTAACAAGATGATATGTTCTATTAAAGCCGCCAAAGATGCGGCAATAAATTATCATAATTGTGAAAAAGCATTTACAGAGATTGTTTGCCTAAAAGATCCATGGATTCCGGTTACCATTGGGCTTCCAGAAGTGTCAAAGATGTATAGTGTTACTTTCGAGCAAAAGGGACATCGATGGACCGACTCTTGTTATTATGGGTACGGCATCGGATTTGATAATGGGTGGGACCATGAAGACGGTATAGGAATCGTAGTCGCCTGGAAGGAGCACGACGCACCATATGAAGGATAAATTTTTCAGATTTTTGATAGAAAAAGTACTCCGAGTTCAATGGATTATTAATGATATGGATGAATTTGGAGTACGCGTCCTTGGAATTAATATGTATTATTATAAGTGGCCTACGCCAATCTTGTATGATACTAATAAACCGTCCTGGAGGCCCATTTATAAACGGGAGTTCGGGGAAATAATTAGGGGAAATTACAAATTTACGGAGGAGCTGCGTGAAAAAACTGGCAGTTCGACTAGCTATTCTGTTTCTTCTGGCGGCATTAGGTGAAATCTGGTGTAATTGTGCATCTAGTACATCCGATACTGACGCCAGCAGTAATTCCAGTGGTGTTGGCAGCAGTGAGAGCACCACTGAGTATAGGGTTAAAGGGGCCAAGAAGCCTTATGTAACACTTAAGTCTTGGTCTCTTCCAAAGAAGGTAACGAGCGTCTCATACATTGACGGTTATAAAATTACTACATCAATGATGGCACAAGCGTAAAGACCAAATTATAATATACTGCAGCGTGGACAATGACACGCGGAACGATGTCAGCCATCAGCGCTTTGTGCCGGGCGCAAAATGGAGTTTAAGTGGGCATTGGCCAAAAGCATAATAGTGGCACCTATGCAGTCGGTGTAATTCCGATCGGTATATTAATTTAATGGGTGAAGTTGCAGGGGAAGTATTAAGAACGCATAAAATAGAAATCCGGATACGTAAAAATGCCGACTTAATTACTGATTAAAATCATTCGAATCCTTACCTGCTGGAGATCTTCACCCGCCAATTATGATGCTAAAACGTGTAATGCTACCACGTACGGTATTGAGGTTGTCGGTCTTAAACCCTCGGACAAAAGTGCACCTCTCATAGAGAGGTTGAGCAAGCCCTAAAATAAGTGGCCGTAGTGGCGTCCGGCTAGCATCATTTTATTCCCTTGTCGTCTAAACACCCAAGATCTTGGTTGTCGGAAGGACATTATCAAGTAACGTTCTGGTAAGACGGGGGTTCAACCCCTCTCAAGGGATCTAATTATGAAAGAATATTTATGAAAAATTATGTATGGTGTGATTTTGAATCGGCAGAACAAAGGTTAATTTTGCATCTAGTTCAGCAGGCTTCCAAGAGATTAACAATCGAAGCGATTGCCAATATGCCAAAAAATAAAAGATGGTTATCGGCGGCTGTCATCATTAAGAATTTAAGAGAAAAATATGAATCTACTAATTGATGATCGTAGGGAATATAATGTAGATTACATCGCTCGTACATTTGAGCAAGGTATCAATATTCTACGCACCGTCTTTGTAGATCATCTATATCTTGATCATGACTACGGCCAAGATGATTTTGCTGAAATTGATAAAAAACGATATCACCGGGACGGCGTAGGAATCTTGCGATGGTTATCAGATAATCCACAATTTAAACCTGGTAGAATCACAATCGTGTCAGATAATCCAGTTGGTATAGATGCAATGAGAGCCGAATTACGGGCACTTGATTACGAGGAGACTATGGGTTCCTGGTGGGCATAGTATTAATCTGGGTGTAGCGCAGCTGGTAGCGCGCCTGGTTTGGGACCAGGAGGTCGCAGGATCGTCCCCTGCCACCCAGACAACGCCTGGCTGGATGTCAGACGAAAACGACCACCCGGGAGTTCACATCCTGTCTCCCGGGTGTTCACACTTTATAATAAGCTTGCCGCCGGACTACTGATGACGGACATGGGCCATCGCTGTCCTTTTCTACGCGTCTCCATGGTCATGCTTGGAGATTTAGTAGACCTATGAATGAACATAGGGGCGGTATTTTTTTATATTAATTTAACCAAGAATATAAATGACATACATTGAAGCTCCAAATAATTATCTCGGCCATGGAGATCATATATTCCTCGCTGGAGGGATAACTGGATGTCCCGATTGGCAAGCGGAACTAGTAGATCTTCTAAAAGATGAAGATATTATACTTGTTAATCCACGAAGAAAGAATTTTCCCATCAGCGATCCCAATGCCGCCCGTGCGCAAATCGAGTGGGAATTTTATCATTTAAATGAAGCAGCTGCCATATCATTCTGGTTTCCTAAGGAAACCCTATGCCCAATTGTATTATACGAGCTGGGTGCCTGGTCAATGTATAAACCTAAAATGTTATTTATTGGCGTAGATCCTGAATATACAAGACGTAGTGATGTATTAATACAAACATCACTTAGACGTCCATATATTAAAGTAGTTTTTTCTCTCGAGGATCTATCTAAACAAATAAAAAATTTCTTGGTATAAGAAAAAGGTAGCGTACTATGTACGCTTTTCGCTTGGGAAGATAATCCGTAGTAATACGGGAAAGCAATCCTTACGTATCTCACGTAAATTTGCGCTATGAATTGCGGCTTGCCGTGGTACGTAGTCCGTCCAAGCAATGATCTTTCGCCTCTACAAAGAGGTGCCTATTATTAAATGGGCGAACTTAGTAAGCTGGTGTGTGATTGCCATCGTAGACAGGGGCGACCGCCGAGTCTATACCTCTACTTAGAACTAGAGGGCACACGTCTAACAGTTAGCTAGGGAGACAAGATCAGAGAGCTTAGTTCGAGACAAGCGATTGTCAAGAGCGTGCTCTAGTGATTTACAGAAACGCGTAGCGAGCGCGGAGTAAATTACCGGTTAGCAGAGATGCTGCCATAGGCCAGGGAGGGATGCTGTTTCTCAAAAGGAAATGGTCCCTCACGGAAGCTCCTGGCTTAAAAATGAGAATAATGGTAATTAAATTATCAGGTGCGATTCCTGAATCCGGCTAACATGCCAAAAATTGAATGCAATTAAAAGCAAAAACGCTTCCGCGTGTGGTTTACAAGTTGCCCAAGTCCACTCCATTGGAAAGTGGAAGGCTATGGCTTGCGAAGCCATCGTCTTTGGTAGGTATTTCTCCCGGACTCGCAAGGTCCGATTCTTGGGGTCGAACCCAGGGGGAACGAAGTATCGCCGAGCAGACCACATCGAAATTGGATGGTAACCCATCCGGCATCGCGCACTACTACGATACGTTAACAGCGGTCGTAGTGGATAAGCTCCTAAACAATAAGGGAGTAGAGGTGCGTATTGAAAGCTGTAGTCTCAGGCTTTCTAAACAAAGCAATCTCTGAGCTGAGTAATCAACCCTGAGTTGTTTTGTTTTTACTTTAAGAATATTAGCGCACAATGTGCTCAATTAATGAATAGCTGGAGCAGAACAAGTCGGAGAGGAAATTCTAGACAAGTATTCTCCAATGACGCGAACTTTCGCATAGACTTAGATTGTCAGAGCTACCTAGATACTATTACACGAAGATCATCGAAGTCAACTGACAGCAGTTTATGTCCATAAAAAACGTGTATCAGGACACCCAGTTCGCCTGGGCAACTATTCATTTTTTATATTATAACCAGGAAAATAAATGCTTACTAAAACAAAAGCAGGGCAATTCCATCAACTGCTTGCAGTGATGGGAGACAAAGTACAGCAAGGAAATAAACTCCTAGCTGAAGCCGCAAAGACTTTCCAAAAGGGCGAGATGTTCGAAGGATATCTTCGGACTTATACTCCCTTCGATGAGGCCGGGGACAAGCAGCCGGATGAGGGAAAAGAACTGATAACAACTGTAACAGAAAAATTGGATTTCATTCTTCCTTATCTTGCTGATTCTATTAATGTTCAATTATCTCGAGAAGCTTCAAATGCTTCTGGCGGGTTAAAGGCAAATCTCTTAATTGGAGATCGTGACTTCGGAGAATTTTCTTCGCAGGAACTGCTCCAATTGGAGAAGTCCGTAAGAGAACTCAGAGAGCATATCGTAAATAATCTTCCAACTCTGGACATGGCTAAGGCTTGGAAAGAGAATGACGATGAACGTGATGGCACCTCAGTAACTCAAGAGGCTCCTACGTACCGATATGTTGAAGAGACTGTTCCGGTAGTATTAGCTCCGGCGACGGATAAGCATCCCGCACAAGTGCGAGAGGCTGTAAAGAAAACACAGGTTGGAGAATTTTCAAGACGTATTGTATCAGGAAAGATTTCTCCAGCAGTAAAGGCCGATATGATGTCCAGAGTAGATAAAATGCTCTCTGCCATCGCGGACGCACGTAGTCGTGCAAATAGTAACGAAGCCACCAATGTTAAATTTGGCTTCGAGCTATTAAAGTTTCTTTTTTACAATCAATAAATTGTAACTAAACTTTTGGGAAAGTATCAGCATTACAAAGTAAGGCTTTACAACCTTACATATATTAAGCTCAGTCTTATATAAAGCATCTTGCCCAAACAGTTTTAGTAACAGTATCACATGTCATCGAGTTCTTTCTTTCTTTGTGTGTCGGTGGTCCAATCCCACCCTCCGCCTCTAATGTTATTGTTTATTATGGCGGAGTAGCTCAGTGGTAGAGCAGCAAATTTAGCATTAATCAGGGCGGCGAGTGACATTTGTAATACATACTTCCAGACTATGAATTTGATCATATTATCTGATTTGGCCGTGCGATCAAGGATATGTTCGGCGGCCCAAAGTTATATTAGATTACTAGAAGCATAATTAATTATTAGTATCTAACTAGTTAGGTTTTAATATTGCGAATATTGCTGGGAATGATATTGTAAGGATAAGTAGACCTATGCCTATTGCTTATTTATCAATCAATACATCTTACTTATGTTAGTATAGGCGTAAGGAGTCAGTTCGCCTGGCCGGTAGTCTAATTTTTTATTAATAGATAGTTGCAGCAGAGAAGGTTTAAGAGGAAGAAGCTAAGCTTCACACTTAAATCAATGAGGACTTAAGGCCTCGCGTATTTCGCCATGTTCATGGAAAAAATGAGGAGGGATATCTGCAAACAAAACCCTCCGGATCTTTCCAAGGTATTTGCTCCGAGTTTGCAGCTACGGGGATCCCACTAACGCAAGGGACAACTATCTATTATTTTTTACTTGCTTTTTAAAAAAGCATTGCATATATTAATTGGTATAAGATTTATGACGAAGGCATTTTTATAATTCATATTATGATTCTAACAAACCCTACTTGTTTAGCTTTGTTTTTATTGCCTTCGTCATCAAAATTGAAAGGATGATATGCGTAAGTTATCAATTCTTTTTGTCATATGTCTTTTATTGGCATGTGCACAGGCCCCTACGCAAGAATTAAATACCGCACAGGCAGCATTTGAAGATCTTGTAAACTCTAAAGGGATGACTCCCGTAGTAGAAGTTGTTCAGGATTCATTAAAATCGGCGATAAGGGAGATCGAAGTGCAAAATCTTAAATTTGCATTATTTCGGTCATATCTTCGGGCAAGAACAATGCTCGTAAAGATTCCTGATCAGGTTGAAGAGGCAAGATTTAGTTCGAGGGCAACAAGAACAAGAGACACTGAGACAGATGTAAAAATGGCCAAGATAATGGCCATAAATAAAATCGTTGATGCAGCAATAGCTGCTATCTATGAGATCGAAAAGTAATTTGATTGCGGGGTCGACAAGTGGCAAGTCACTTGGCTCATAACCAGGCTATGCGAGGGTTCGAATCCCTCCCCCGCTACAAAAGGCAAACTACTAAGTAATTTCAGAATCGTCTAATTTGGTATAGACAATTGATTGCGGATCAATGAATTGCAGGTTCAAGTCCTGTTTCTAAACAAAATTTACTTATTAATTATTGCCTATTTATTACGATATGGCGGAATTGGCAGACGCGACGGTAATCCTCCCGGGTACCGTAATTTAGAGGTTCAAATCCTTTTGTCGTAACCATCGGTGGACTTACAGTTATTTCAGAATAGCTCATTTGGTAGAGCAATTGACTTATAATCAATCGGTGGCGGGTTCAAATCCCGCTCGAAAAACATAACTATAAACTTACCACCATTTTATTGTATTAGGAGACTTGACGCTGTTTCAGATATTTCGAATGAAAAATAAACAAGACAACCTCAGTCCTACTCCTAATGTTTATTTTTTGAAGAACTGAAAATGATTTCAGAATGGATAATACTATCTCAATAATAGTCAAGCTGGTTCGACTCCGGCACTCCCCGCAAGTATATTGTTAGTTTTGGGGAGTAATAAGAAAAAATCATTTACGAATTTTCTTCAAATTCATAGGGTAGGGTGCATTAGTGTGCCCTACCCCTTTTTTATAATTGTACCTAAACTTTTCATTAATTTTAATTAGGAGGCTATGTGGAAAAACAACTTTCACAGGCTTCGCTTATGTTGCTGAAAACTGCGATGCCGACATACTTGGATTCGTTGGTTACATCAACTGGAAAAGCAACTGCAGTAAATACAGAAGGGGAGCAGGATGCTGTAAAGAAGTCTGCCCATGATCAAATATTAGCAATAGATCGTGGACTATATCTTTTAGCATCACTATTACCATCTGTACAAGACAATGGTCGACAGACAGTCGTCGAAAAACTATTGGGTACTTCCTTTAGTAGTGGAATATTAACCGCTGAACAAGAATACATCGGCCTACAGCACATCGTAAGTCATTTGCCCGCTACTAGACGTTTTAAATTATTTGTAAAATTGGCTAAAGCACGCGTTAACAACACTCGCACTAGAAAGCTGATATTAACGTCAATTCTATCAAATGAGCACTTGCCATTTGAAGCAGTGAAATACCGTAATAAACTTCGAACGGCATTGAAACACGTGCTCGGAGAACGTAGAGCTTCTATCACAAAAGCGATATTAGCAAAGAGTTCTGCTCCTACTGAAATACGGATATTACGAGAACGTCAGATGATTGCAAACTTTCTAGGGCCAGATATAAGTGAAACTCAGTTAGAATGTGTTTCATTTATATTAGGAAATAGTGGCCCATTTAAGACTACGCTTCTTCAGCAGTATGAAGATTGCAAAGTTGATTTTTCCAAGGGAAAAGGATTGCCAAGAACAACCTTAGAAGGCATTCGAAGTAAGTATCATCGCGAAATTCCCGTAGCCAGGATTTTTGAATTATCAGAAGAAGCAATGACTGATAAGGAAAAAATGATAACTCAGACTACTCAGAAAAAAGTAGGAGTTACAAAGGTCATCGAATTTAATCCGAGAGCTATGAGTCTAAATGATCTTGCGATCTATATTTATGAAAAAGGAACCACTGTAGAGATTAATCAAGTGATTGATGAGAAGGCTAAAAAAGCTTACGAACAGTTTCCTTTTAAGTATAAGAACATCGGTATCATCTTTGATGCTTCTCAGAGCATGAGTGGTCATGTAACTCAACCGATGCGACCGATGGCAATCGCCTACGCAACAATGAAAACATTAATGCATGCTGAAGAAGTCCATGTCGAACGAATTGGTGGAAAAACTATTAAAACTCTTCCTTTTCCGCAAGATGGTACTAATCTGGCAGAGGGTTTACGGAATTTAGCAAAAAAAGATGTAAACTGTATATTCGTGGTGTCTGACGGATACGAAAATGTCATTGCGGGAAGATTTGATGAATTATTATCCTTATTAAGGAAAGTGGGATGGACAGTTCCTATCATTTATCTTCCGTCTGTAATGGCCGCTGAAGCATCAGGAGTCAGAAAATTTACAGAGAATGACTCAGTACTCGTAGTTCCTGTAATGGATATCACTAAGGTTGGAGTAGCGATGTTACGAAGTATATTTATCACAGATCCTGTAATGGGCATCGGCATGTTAGAAAACTCTACACTTAAATTAGTGGGAGGAAACTGATATGCTTACTAATACGAGAGATATACTACGAGGATGCGTAGTTGGAAATATGCAGCACGTAGGAGTTTTCACGATGATTCCATTGTTATTAGACAAAGGACTTCAATGTGAAGACTTTGTATCATCTACTAATGCCGAGGTAACAAACTCAGCATATGGTAATCTTACGTTTATCAATGTAACTGATAAAAGCATCATTATACCGGCACATGCATCTTATATGACCAAAGAAAGTGCCCAGGATCATGCGATGATGCGCATGGGATATGTTACAAAGGGTAAAACAAAGCAGTATAATGATTGCGCCTGTATTCAACAAACACAGGGCGGTCATTTGTCGCGTGGTAAAAAGTCATTAGCAATTTTACCATGGGCACTTCGTGCAGATGCTACTGCATTAAAAGGAAAAGAGTCTTACTCTAAGCTATGGCCTTATATCACCAGATTTAATAATGAATCAGGAATTTCACGTAGTGAGGGGCATTTGATATACTTCTACGAGAAATTTCAGAAAGAATTGGATGAATTCGTAGTTCAATTTGAACCTGTAAAGGGTCAGGTTGGCGCTATCATTTTAATCAATGGTGTGGTATTTGGCATCGAAAGATGCCCTAATGAAGAATTCTTTCGGGAAGTATTTGACGCGTTGATCCGCACCTGTTATGGTACGGCAGCAATTCGATTGTCAAAAGACATCGATGTCAAAAAAACTGTTGACTATAAAACCTACGTACATATCGATGCAAATGTGTCAACCATCGATGAAGTTCTTGCAAATTATGATAAAGCAAAAGCTGAAGAGATGCTTTTGGCAAGAAAGATCGTCAGTGAATTGATTGATGATCCGCTTATTACTGAAACTGATGAGACTGTAGATTCCGTTCAGGTAGTAAGTCTTCGTAATGAACAGCTTATAGGACAATGTATGCTTTTGAATAATAATCCCGTTTATGCGTCAGTAGTTGTTCGAAAAGAATGGCTATTAACAAATAGAAAATGGGTTAAAGCAAAGGCATTTGAAATATAAGTAAACATAGTGCATAGATGGGATGCACATAATGAGAGTGCATTCCATCGACTGCGCCAGTTTTGCCCTCTTAGCTCAATTGGACAGAGCAACGGACTTCTAAAAAATTTGGGCCTTATAAAAGAAATTTTATAAGTGTAAGTAGTCAAATTCGGGGAAACCTAAAAAGTAGCATTACTTTATGGCAATCCCGAGCTAAACCGTCAATATAAATATTGATGGGAAGTGTAGAGACTTGACGGCTACTACCTAAGTCATAGAGATATGATACGGTAAAGAGAAAGTCCAAGACGTTAGGAAACTAACATAATCTTGAATCCGTAGGTTCCGGGTCCGAGTCCCGGGGAGGGCGCAGTTAAATTTATAAAGGGGAATGCGTTACGAAGTACATAGTAATATTTGCTCTAGCGTGTTTATTATGTTGTGCGAATCCTAAGCCAATTCCTCCGGAAATTAATCCAAATTCACCGTATACAATGGTAGTATACAAGTAAGTGCAACTTGGTACTACTATTATTTAAAGGATTTTTATGCAAATCAAAGTAAAAAAGTTAATTTATCTTGGGACTGGGCAGTAGCGGATACTTTTGGAGATGGATGTGAATATGAAACAAAATAAGACTACAGATCCTAAAATACTTGCTCTTCAAAAACAGGCTAAGGCCGCATATCGAGCTTATTATAGAATATTAGATGGATACTCATGTGGGGCAGCCCTGGCAGAAAATATCAGCAAAGATCTTTATTCTATAAAGATAAGGTTCAATAAACTTTGTGATAGAATGGCCAAATTGGATCCAACTTGTCCGAGGTTTAGATTATGACTAACCATGAAATGATACTTTATGCCTTTTTAATAGCAGTATTTATTTTTGGTTTTTCAACGATATTATCCATTATTATTTGGATAATTATACTCATAATCCTGGCAATAATAATAAGGAGAAGAAATTGTACATAATATTGAGTATTGTTCTGTTTATAGCATTTATAGCAATTGCAGGAATTGTTTCCATTAACAAGAAGCAATATACTATAAAAATACTAGCATGCAGAAGATGTGGTGAACAGTGTCCATCTCATTTACTAGTAAGGTCACTGTGTATCAACTGTTATAACATTATGTCACAAAAATAAGGCCGTGTGGCCGAGAGGTTAAGGCAACAGTCTGCAAAACTGTGATCATGGGTTCGAATCCCATCGTGGCCTCAATATTTTATTTGGAAACTTTAAAAAAATTACTTATATTATAAAGGAAAATAAATGGCAGAAGATACCGCGATAACAGTTGCTCCTGCTACATACGCTGAGGCAATTAAGAAAGAAAAAGAAAATCTTGAGCTTGCTGTGGAAGCAGCCATCAAAGTTTTCGAAGAAATTACTGGAACAATTGTACGGAGTCTTGATATAAGCAGAACCTGGGATACGTCAAAGAAATCCTGGGTATATGTATCAGTGACACCAAGAATCGAGATATAGTGGCGTAGCCCAGTTGGTTAGGGCATCGCTCTGATAAGGCGAGGGTCGGAGGTTCAACTCCTCCCGCCACTACTATTTAAGAAAGGAAATATTATGATACAAATTATACGTGGTATCGGTGCTTATCATAGTCAAGACGTGGAAGAAGCAGTTACTGAATTACAAGCTATTGGATATGAAGTAACTGCGATATAACAAGTACATAAAATGTTTCTTGGCATGTTTGGGGAGAATGTAACCCTTATTTATTATAAGGAGAAACATTAATTATGAATTCCAGCGAAGTGCTTAACAAAGTAGAAAAGAAATTTGAGTGCCCTAAGTGCAAAACTTTGGGGAAATATATTATCACCCAATTTCCTAATAAAGAAGAACCTAAGTATAAGTTACGATGCCATGTGTGTGCCAATATTTATTATGTAGGACCATGGGAACACATCACAACTTAATTTTATAAAGGAAACTATGTATAAATTTTTAGTAAGACAGTTTGGGAATTTGGTTTCCCCATGGGCAACAGGTAAGTATGAAACAGTTTATACCCCTTACGTTTGGACAGCTGCCAAACGAGGTATGTTGTTTTTTTGCAGTGATTATGAAGAAGTAGATCTTCTTGCGCGGCATTACAGAACATTTGTTGTAGTAGATGACATCGACATTGAAATATGGAAGATTGAAATTAAAGAGCCAATTTTAATAAAACATCATCTTCCCTCGGATCTTGGAGATTGGGATAAATTTTGGAATAAAGGAATTTATCTTAAATTAGATGGAATTGAGCGAGATGGGATCTTTTGTGCAAAAGAAATAAAACTTACAGAATTTAAAAAAAGGGTATAAGAATAATGAAAGAAATATTACAACTAGGTGATCCTAGACTTCGGGTTAAGGCCGAAAGTATTTTACCTGAAGAATTAGAAAATCTTTTTGCCCCTAATTCCATCGTTGCACAAATGGTGGAGGTATTAATAAAAACTAAGGGCATCGGTCTTGCTGCCCCACAGTTGGGTATTAATAAGGCCGTTATTCTTGTAAAAGAGCCCAATGATAATATTTCGGTTCTTATAAATCCTGAGATTGTTAAACGTTCTTCGCAAACAACACTTAAAGGGGAAGCATGTTTAAGTTGTCCGGGCATGCTCGTTCCTGTTTTACGATCTAAAAGTATTAAAGTAAGATCGATGGATAGAACAGGAAGAATTGCAACTGAGGGAGTCCGCGGGACGTCTGCAATTATAATTCAACATGAAGTTGATCATTTGAACGGAACTCTAATTTCGGATTTATCAGAAAGAGATCCATTTCCACTAACATATTAAATATTGGTAGCGTAGCTCAGTTGGTAGAGCAGTGGCCTGAAGAGCCTCGTGTCGGTGGTTCAATTCCATTCGCTACCACTTAAAAGGAATATTATGGCCTATATTACAATTGAAAGATATCCCAAGGGCAAGATTGACTATTCTTACGTCAAAAAAACAGACGTAGTTGCCATCCTGGTAGAAACTGAAATTGCAAAAGAACATAATTTGTTACTTACTCAGCAATTTCGCATCGGCCCATTTATAAATCAAGGGCTGGTACAGTTTTTGGAATTACCAGCAGGTAATATTGACCCTGGAGAGTCTCCCGAGGAAGCTGCTGAACGGGAACTGTTTGAAGAAACCGGCATTATTCCACTTACACCGATGGTGAATCTGGGTTTTGTGTATTCTTCCCCGGGATGCTTTACTGAAAGAACATTTCTGTATTATTATTACTTGGTCGATAGCTCTGAAGCCAAACTAAAGGTTGATAGTGTCGAAGGACACGAGCACTTGGTAAATCGGTGGGTGCCCAGGAAAACACTAAAGGCAGAACATTTTCATGATGCAAAACTCTTGGCGGCTATGACCTTGGCCTACGATATCCATCGTTAAACGGTATGTTCATCTAGGGGCCCAGGATGCTGGCTTGTCACGCCAGTAACACGAGTTCAAATCTCGTACGTACCGCACTATGAAAAGAAAAAGACCGAAATTATTTTTTTGTATATACTGCCTTCCTAGTATAAAATATTATAAAGGCAAAAACAAACAACTTCTAAAAAAAAGCACCAGTCGTCGGGAAAGACACTTCAAGTATCATGAGGAAGTGGATGAGTACTTAGACGCAGAGTTTTTAAAAATGGAAGAATTAAACAGTGCATCATATCTTGGATGTGGGGATCCAGAGTGTGAGATCTGTTTAAAGAAATACTGGGATGCTTAGCTCAGCTGGTTCAAAGCGCCTGCCTTACAAGCAGGAGATCATTGGTTCAAATCCAGTAGCGTCCACAACACGCCTCCAGCCGGGAGGGTGTTAATGCATTAACATAAAAAAAGAAGGAATTAACTATGGAAAAGTCCATAACTCTTTGGGAGCAATTCTACGGAAAAGACCCGAAAGACAAATCTGAGGCACAAAAGACTGCCGACCTGCAGCAAGCGCGTGTTTCCGTTGCGGAGAAGTATCTCCGTGGCGATCGTGAGCGTGCAACCATCGAAGCCGAATTGACCGAACAGCGCAAGAAGCTCGGTACCCCGAGTTACGATCTCAATGCCATTACCGCCCTGTTGGCCAAGCTGCACAGCTTGACCTGGACGCAGGAACTGATGGCAAAGGAATTCGAGGAGACCTTCGGCATTAAGGTGGACGTTATCATGAACGCCCTTAAGGCCTAAGTCACAGGTCCGCTGGTTGTTATGAGAGGGAGGCCAGTCCTCCCTCTTTATCATTGGAGAACTACACATGGAAAGACGTTTTAAAGTAGGGGACATAATTATACCAGGCCCCCTTTCAAACCACTACAATTACACCTCTTTAAAAAATAACGCAAAGTTAGAGGTGGTGGATATTGGTGATTCCCCCATGTTTCAAGTTAAAATACTATCTGGTAATAGTATGGTCGATTCAAGTCATCGGGTTAGTTCAGAGTACTTTGAGGATGCACACCTTGAAGTGGGTGGATTTAGTTTTTCAGATTTTGTAATTTATGATCGGTTGGTGGTTGTCCCATTATAGGAGACTACTGAATGAGATTTGAAGTTGGACAAATAATCGCCCCTGGACCAAGAACAGTACACGACAGCATAACTGGTTGCCGAGTAGCACTTGAACTTGAAGTAGTTCGAATTCAACCAGAACGAAATCTTCTGGAAGTTCGAGTGATACGAAGAGTTGGGGAAACCTCGATGGGTAGGCCTGCAAGGAGCAGGGAGACCTTTATAGTGGATTTAGCGGCGTATCGTACTAGTACATTGGTGCGTTGGTCTGAATCGAGAACTATAACCGACTTTCCAGTCTATGATCGATTTATGGTCCAGAAGCTGTAGCCCTGCTACAGGGCTACGCTTTTTTTATCATAAAATTTTGGAGGGATACCCAAGTGGTAAGGGGCCGGTTTGCTAAACCGAGACTATCCGAAAGGATACACAGGTTCAATCCCTGTTCTCTCCGCTTATTGGTATAAGAATAATAGGAACTAAAGGATTTATAGCTCAACTGGCAGAGCAACTGACTCTTAATCAGTAGGTTCAAGGTTCGATTCCTTGTGAGTCCACGATACTTAATTTACATTAACGAGACCGTAGCTCAGTTGGCAGAGCAGTTGCCTTTTAAGCAACGGGTCGTGGGTTCAAACCCCGCCGGTCTCACTATTTTAATCAGAAATTAATATGAATATTTTTTGTTTATTTGGTCATAAGAGAATTGAATTTTGGGGTAAAAGTGTTACACACTACGCTCCTATAAATATTTCAAACGATGACCTATCAGTGAATATTGAAGTATGCAAACGTTGTGGAGCAGTATTCACACAAGTAACCAAATTAAAAAATGATAAAGTCAGTAATGCAGCCGCTGGATCTCCTGGTGAGATTAAATTCCAAGGAGTCTGAGCTTATAAAGAGGCTTGATATCAAAGAAATTACTCTTTTAGCATTAAAAGAAAAAGTAGCAATATTTGAAAAAGAGTTCTCGTTAAAAGAGGCTGAAGAAATTTTATTAGAAGATATTATTTGTGAATTTAGCAATCTTCCCGAGAATACTGATTTAACGTTTGTTTATCAAGATTGAGGAGAGTGTTATGACATTCAAAGCAAAACTAATCGCGTTGCAAAAGGGAAGGAAAGTTTTTAAAGTTCCCTCCTTGAAAAAGATGACATTTGGTAGTAGCCTAACTCAATGTCAGGCAAGACATCGTGGGCACAAAGTCTTTAAGGCGACATTGGTTGACATTGTAGGTTTCTTGTTTAAATAATTGGAGAGTTGGCCGAGTCTGGCTTATGGCGGCAGTCTTGAAAACTGTAGGGCCCTAAAAGCTCCAGGGGTTCAAATCCTCTACTCTCCGCAATAATACAAATAAAGTAGGGTAGCTCAAATTAGAGCAGGGCTGCGGCCATGTATGCAGGTTGATCCTGTCCCTACTACTATATATTATGGGCCTGTAGCTCAGTTGGTTAGAGCCGGCGTCTTATAAGCGTCAGGTCGGTGGTTCAAGCCCACCCGGGCCTACTAATTTAAAAAAAAGGAAAATCCTATGGCATTATTGATACTTATAGTGTTGTGGTAACAGTTAGTATATCAAGGCGCAAAAAATGAATCATGAAAATTTGGTAGAAGCTTGGGAGTCCGGAGCGGAACTTACGGATGAACAAATGCGGGAAACCATAAGGCTTAGTAACCTTGCGCGTGATGCATTGTGCAGATGTAAGCATGATGTAAAAGAAATAGAAGACCCAGGTGACTCCTCCTCCGCCGTTTGTTCCCGTTGTGAACGAGATCTTGGTTGGTATTGCCCAGTTTCTCCTGATCATATATGTTCTTATAATCCTAAGGAGTATGGGTGCATTTACTGTGGAGAGCCGGAAGAAAGAAAATAATTTAAGAATTCACTTGCACATTACATTCGAATATATTATATTTATATATGAACTTCTTGACGTTAATATCCCTCACATATCAAAATTTATTAAATAGTGTGGATTAGTATGTCAGGATGATTCGGTAAGCCCGTTGGATCTAATCTGACGGGCTTTTTTTATGCGGGGATACCCAAGTGGTACAAAGGGGGCGGATTGTAAATCCGCTGCCGTAAGGCTTCGGAGGTTCAAATCCTTCTCTCCGCACAACTATTAGATAATTAGGTTTGTGCAATTAACTCTAATCAGGTAATAGCCGATGAGCAGAGAAAGCAGAAAACATAAAAAAGAGTTAGAACAAAAAGAGGCACGGCGTCTCCTACGGAGATGGAACGAGATTTGGAAAGAGCGTCCCATCGAAGTAAAAACTTCTTCCCAATTCTGGGGATACAAACATACCTATGAGGTTCGTCCCGACCTGCTGCGATCTTCAGAAGGACCGATACTTAAGAGCATTCTTCCTCTTGTGAACCGGGAATGGTTTACGCGAGGAAAAAACAGCACCCCCAAAACTAAATTCGGGAATGGTTTCTTCTTTGAGTTTCGGTTCGATCAGGGTCTCAGAGAAATTGGAGAGAAGACTTTCAACTCTCTTACAGAGCAACAAAAGAAGTGTTTCATTCCTCCATTTTCGTTTGAAAAAAGGAAAATGTACCAAGTTAAGTATCCCTGGAAGTTCGTTGTTAAGACGTCCAGGTATTACGTTGATACTGTTAGGTACTACCAGAATAACACTGATGAGGAAAGGAAGCTTATAGCTCGAAAGTTATTCGATGCTAATATGTCTCTCATCCTTGACCATGTTAAAGATCGAGATGAGGCTTGGGACCGGTTGATTATCTATAATCGCAATCGGGAAAAACAGAAGAAACAGCGAGAAATTCAAGAGTCACTCGGGGATCGTTCAATGGTAGGACTGTAGATTTTGGATCTACAAACGGGGGTTCGAGCCCCTCTCCCTGAGCAGTTAGCAACGGCAAGTTAATGGCCGATATCCAGGAGATTGAGGTAATATGTCAGATAGGCTGTAACCCAGATTTGCAATATGGGGGACCGGCTGACATATTCGATAGGTCTGGTTGCGGGAGAGCTTGAACTTCAACAAGCAGGTTTCCGCCAGGACTGGCCCTTACGAGGCCGCTAATACTATAATTTAAAAGAAAGGTGATGTATGTCAGTACAGATTATGGAATCACTTGAATTTGCTACAGAAGGTACTCCCGAGTTTTCATATTTTGAAGCTCGGATTAATAAGAAGGAGCAAATCGAAATTATTGTGCGGGACGAAGATGCGGATATTGATGAGGCCTATCAGGTGATTATCTTCTGTAATAAAATAGTGATTGCCAACAGCAGACGGTCTTTGGTAATCAGAAGATCCGCTGATCTTCAAGAATTAGTACCAATTACTCCTGAACAGATAACTTATAATGACCCTGGAAATGGAGTATTGACAATATATATCTCCATCCCCGAAGAATATAAACAAAAGAATTGGACACCAGCTTATAGGGCCCAACTGGCATCGGTGCCAGACAATGGTGACACAAAAATTTCAAATATAGAAAAGAGTGCTAAGCAAATACTTCGTTGGTGTAAAGATTTGCTCAATTGAAGTACTACTCCAGGGTAGCTCAGTGGTGGAAGCGGATGGCTGTTAACCATCAGGTCGGAGGTTCGAGCCCTCCTCCTGGAGCGATGCAATGGTGTAATGGAAACACCCCCATCTATATAGATGGGAGTCTATTTGGGCTCGATTCCCAAAGGCATATTATGTAAGTGAAATTCTTACATGTGCTGGTCTGCGGGCCAGCACAAATTAATTTAATCAAGGAGGCTATATGTGTGAAGAACTGTCTTCAGAAACAGTGTCGTTTTCATATGATAAAGAATCAGATGTAATGTATATTTCATTTGGAAATCCACGAGCCTGCAGATCTACAGAAGTAGAAGCAATCATGCGCATCGATCCACAAACAAAACAACTTAATGGAATAACGATTATAAATTATAAAAGGAAACTACGATGATAGTGTTATTTATAGGAAAATACGAGTTTCTTTCAAATTTTTATCCTGCTGATGTAGAATTTGATAATAAAATTTATCATTCTGTAGAAAACGCGTTTCAGGCGGCTAAATCACTTGATAACAATGAACGTGCGAGAATTGCAGCCGGAACTCCCGGTCAGGCAAAACGACTCGGAAGATTGGTAAATCCCTTACGACCGGATTGGAATCAAGTAAAGGTAGACCTAATGAAGGAACTCCTGGTTAAAAAATTCAGCAAGGAACCGTTCAGCGGTCTTCTTTGTGACACTGGAGACCAACCATTACAAGAGGGAAATTACTGGCATGACAATTTTTGGGGAAATTGTTTATGCGAACACTGTATGGAAATACCAGGAGAAAACGTTCTTGGAAAGCTATTAATGGAGGTGAGAACAAATTTGAATGGCCACTCCAGATTGTTATAAATGTGTTCATCGTCGAAATGTTCCAGGAGATGCACACTCGGGATGTGTGAATAATACCGCACATGTAACTGGGAACCTACATGGAATCCGGATGGGATGGTTTCTCTGGCCGGCGAATTTTGACCCAGTCTGGCTAGAGACTTGTACCGGATTCAGCGATAATCCAGACGACAAGACGACCGGATCTGCACCAGATTTGTTTGAAGTAGTAAAAATGTTATTTAAAACGCGACACATGTGAATTTGATCACTTAAAAATTTATAGCGTAAGTGGGCAAGATTGTGGAATATGGTAAATATCCTTCATGGGGATATTACCTACTTAGCAGTATGCGCTTTTTGGGCAACCACACCCAAAGAGTTCACCGTACTAAGGGTTCGCTCCCACATGTGTTATTTATATAATAAACAATGTCGCGGTGGCTACTTCGAGTAGCACCTAAATCGAAGGGTAGACTAGCAAGGAATCGTAATCCTTATGCTCGGTCTCCCGTGACATTACTTATTTAAAACTCACATAGTAAACTATGTGCAAAAGAAGGTGTGAATTTGAGAATACCTAAAGGGTATCCCTTGTGAATTGTTAAATCTTGCTACAGCGCAAGGGGTCACGCAAATGATTGATAATTGTAACCGGGCATTCCGGCAAGGTTGGCCCAATGTTACAAACTGTCGCCATACGGTATTATCAAGCGAAACCCGTGGAAGCGGGGACGTTTAGGATTACGGAATCACCAATCTAAAATAGGCAGGCGTTGAGTCGCTCTCAATAAGTGTCTATCATGATTATAGTAATCCAAGTCACAACAAGGCATCCATTATAAAAAATCCGGAGCAAGCAATATGCCCTCCGGATGTCCGTCGATCGCATCATAGGGGTAAGGACCTTGGCGAGGAAACCCGTGTGACTTTTAAGCCTGGGTAGCTCAATTGGTAGAGCTGCTGACCTAAAAAATGGGCTTCTATAGAGAAAAAAATTTATAGAATGTACAACACTGTATCGGTGAACCCTTACATATTATGTATGGCAACGCCGAGGAAACCTAAGGGGATCCGTAGAGACTATACGTGTTGCACCTGAGATGGTGAAGACATAGTCCAGACCACAAACGAGTAATCGGTAGTGAAAACTATAGTGGTAAGGTAATCAGCGGGTTGGGGGTTCAAGTCCTCTCCCAGGCTCCAATTTTGGAGGTATTTATGAAATTTAGTAAACTACTTGAAAACATTCCTGACAGAACGAAAAGAACAGTCAGGGAACAAAATATCTTTGCGGAAAAGTTGGCTTCTGCATTAAAAACTAGAAAAGTTTCTTCTGAGGACTTTGCTAAGCAAGTTGGGATAAAGTTATCTCGGCTTAAAGATATCTTGGCGGGAAATGCACATTTAATGCCAAAAACTATTCAAAAGATTGAAGGATTTTTAAAATGAAAAAAGTATTGGTTATTGCACTTATTCTTTTATTGGTAATAAGTGTGTCGGCACGCGAAAAAATCAGAGTACCAGTTTTTGCTGATGACACTCTTAGAATTACTTGGAAAGTTCCAGCGGAAAAACCACTGTATTTTAAACTTTACCAAAGAAGCTACGCAAATCCAGAAGCCCCTATTCCAATGAACGGGGGTATTCCGTACTCCAGAACTAGTTTAAAGAAACAGATCTTGGTACAAAAATATACAGAGAGACTTACGTTCTTTGTCGTTGCTGTATATAAAACTCGTACCCTGGTTGTTAGTGATACCCTGGCGAGTTTTTATGGAAACCCTCCGCACGTCTTCTGTGACGTAAATGGGGACAAAGTCGTCAATGATGACGACTTTAACATCGTGCATACTTCGGTACACTGGGGTGCAGTGAGAGGAAATACCGGATACGATGCCTACGCTGATGTAAACGGTGATGGATTCATCGACCTGGTGGACTTGGGATTTGTGGAGACACAAATCTGTAGAAAGAAAAATAAAGAGAGCTACTCAAAGTACGATATGTACTGGCAGTTGCCCTAAAAAGATATTGTAGCAGCCCACTAAAAAGTCTACTGTGACAGGCTTGGGTCAGAAGAAGAACTCGACGCGCCGGTTACCTCGAGGGGCTCTTGAGCATTAGGGATCTGATCAATCCTAAAACTGACTAGTTGCTACATTTTTATGCGGGTGTGGTGAAATTGGAATACGCGCTAGACTTAACTTAATGAAGAGGATATTTTATAAGCATTATTTATAAACTCTTTTGCTAATGTTTTTCCTCCAGCATAGATTCGTATAATAGGATTTTTTCTAAGCGGTTCTATATAAATCTTTGCAGAAGGATAAAGAGTTTTAAATTTTGTTGATAGTTCTAAAGTTGGAGAAATAATGATGTATCTAATATGATTAATACTATAAATTGTAAATAACATTTTACAGAATAAGTTGATTAATATTGGATCAGTATTACAAAAATATAATTGGGTAGTTTTATTAGTATGCCATCCCTCACACAAATAGGCGATGTGCCCAGCAATGCTAATGTCACTGAATAATAGTAAATCAGTGGGGCTAATATGTGTCGGACGTGCTAAATAATTGTATTCTGCAGGGCTACGCATAGCAATATTATATTTTTTTAACCAACTACGAATGGTTTTATGATTGCATTTAAATTTCCTAGCTATTTTCGAAGGAGTTAGCTTCTGCAATGTATATAACTCATATAGAACATTTTTATCTATCTTCATTACACTGAGCGATTAATTAGAAATAACTAATTTGTACTTGGCTATATGCGGGAAACTCGTAAAGCCTATAATACTATCTGTCTACCATAATATACATAATTATGGAATGACTATCAAGTAAAAATTTATAGGATATATTGATAATCCGCAGGGAAGTCCGAAATGACCCCTCAGAGACTATACGCCGAGCCCTAAACAGATAAAACTGTAGGTGATGATATAGTCCAGACTACAACAGAAATGGATACTGAAAGGTATTGTAGTAAGAGGATCTAGTGACCGTAAGGTCGTGGAGGTTCGATGCCTCTCACCCGCACTAACCTTAACAGAAAGGAAAAGCAATGAAGGAGTTTATAACTGCAATGACATCAGACTACGATGAATTTCGCGGAATGATGCGCGACTTTGGTATACCAATGACTAACCAGGAGTGCAAAAAATGAAAACCTGGACACTTACATTATCTAAGCCATCTAAGTTTGTGAATAAGATATTTGTAATTCGGCAAATTCGGCTTTTAACTGGCCTGGGGCTTCGTGAGTCCAAGGATATTTCTGATAGTCTTTCTAGAAGGTCACATGTAATTGAAATTACATATGATCCGGAACTTGCTCCTATGTTGGAAAAGGAAAGCCTGGCAGTTTTTGCTGAAAATGGGATTAGTGTGAATGACAGTCCATTTCCTATTTTTATAGCACCCGGACATGAGCTATTTAAATTGTAATTATTAATTGGCCGTTAGTAAGTTGATCCGTCACTTACGTAGGCAAGGAACAAATGGTGTCGAACAAAATCCTTGTCAATCGAACCCCTCGACATAAAATGGGACGGCCAATTAATTTTTATTTAGAAAGGAATAATATGAAATCCTGGAACCTGACAATCGCAATTCCTGGAGAAACCTGTGATAAAGGCTGTCCGTATTGCATTAGTCAAATCACTGGCATGGTCATCACCAATCAAGGTCTTATTGACAATAACGTAAAGTTTGTAAAAAACTTTGCCAGATGCGCAGGTGCGGCGGTGTGTACCTTAACCGGGAAACGAGAACCATTTTTGAACTATGGTGCCATTATAAAAATGGCTAAAGCATTCTGGCCGATGTTGATTGAAATACAGACGAATGGGATATGGTTAAATAAGAATCAAGACCGAATCCCGCAGCTCTTTACATCGGGAGTCCGCGTAGTTGCCTTTTCGGTGGACACGCTTGAGACAATTGATGAATATAAGGAGTTGTTCATCGCACTTGATAAAAAGGGAATCGTTGTCCGGGTCTGTATTAATCTAACCGACATGATCGTGGGAGACTTTGTAACCATTTTCGAAATGGTAAAAGAAAGTCCAGTCAGACAATTCCTGATAAGAAATGTCACGTTTCCTGGAAATGCCCGCAAGTGCTCCCAGGTAACCTGGATTAAAGCCCATGTGGACTCCGAAAGGTATCGGGAAATGGCTTATAAATTTGAAGAAAACCAGGTACGACTTGGAAAAAAGCCCCACACCGTTCTTCCATATGGAATGAAAATCTGGGAAAAAGATGGGATCTCCATCGCATTTTCAGATTATTGTATCCAGGAAGAGAACAATACGTCTGATGTCAGAAGCCTGGTTTGGCTTCCTGATGGGCATCTTTATACTGGATGGGGTAATAGGGCAACTATTATTTTTTAAAGTAGAGAAAGTGAGCTCTATGTGGAAACTACTAAAAAAGTTTGGGTCCCTTCTGGTAAAAGAAACGCTGAAGTTTTTTCTCAAATTAAGGCGGGAGCAGTAATAATATATAGTACTGATTATTGCCTTAAGACTTCTTCGTATCTGGGGTTGTTACAGCAAAGAGATAAAAATTACTTAGAAGTAAATGAGATGGGAGTTCCAAAATGGGCAGAAGAGCCTTGTCCAACGTTATACACACTAACGTGTACCCCATTTATGGGCATGTGTCCTATTGGATGCAAAGAGTGCATAATGCAAATAGTTCCCAATAACAAACCATTTTGTGAAAAAAAGTTTGCAATTTTTAGGGAGTCTGCCCTTAGAGAATTAAAACTTCCCAAAAAATCACATACTATCTACGTGCAATCGTCATTTGAAGCCTTTCATTGGCAATATCCGACGTGGATGCACGATCTCATTTTTGACATGATGGTATTGGGATACTGGCAAAAATGGTTCGAGCACACTAGGTGTCCCGAGACTTTTGTCAAGAGAATTCTTGCTGGAAAGCCCCTTCCTGCACATAATTTACTAGGGGTTAGCGTTGAGACCGACCACGATGTCCCTGGATTTTGTAAGGCGTCGAGCATAGATTCTCGACTTCGAAATATTGAAATACTCACAAAAGCGGGAGTTGACTTATATGTGTCAATAGCTCCTTTTATAATTCCAAGTAATGCTGAAAAATTTGCTAGTAGACTAGCAGATTGTGGTGTTACAAAGGTAACATTGGCCTGTAATCAACTTCGTAATACTGATAAAGAAACTACATCAGCCGCTCTCGATTTTATGTATGCTTTGGGAGACCATAAAATTGCGGTGTATGTTAATACATACTCAATTGGGCAATGGGGATTAGACGCGGTAGACATTAAATCCAATAAAGGGCCTAAATTCATCTCATGGGGAGATGATGAAAGAAAATTGTTTTTTGATGTTAAATAAGTAAATATAACTAAGCCTGGCCAGAACGGGGATTGCTGGGCTTAGTTAGTTATGCCAGGGTGGCGAAACTAGGCAGACGCACTGGACTTAAAATCCAACGATCGCAAGGTCATGCGGGTTCGACCCCCGCCCCTGGCACAAGTTACAAACCGAAATGGTGGAATTTGGTAGACACGATGGTTTCAAAAACCATTGGCGTAAGCTATGCTGGTTCAAGTCCAGCTTTCGGTACAAATCTGGGATGTTGGCTTAGAAGCAGCCATCATTTAAAGAGTGAGCTCATCGCTCCGGCCACCGATGCTAGCACTACGAAGGGAAAATAGTAGTGTGAACGGATATGCACAATTCGTGGTGCAATCCTAGGGTGCTGGAGGCAACCCCGATTGAGGCCGTAAGAACCGGGGAATTGACCTCGGCAGGCCGTCCGAAACTCCTAGGCCATAGGAGCGGAAACCGGCTCTTTGGCGTAATAGCACACCAGAAACAAGGGGATTGGCAATATCCCCTTTTTTTATTTTAAAAATAGAAAGGAGTTATATTGATATTTGTTACAGGTGACAAACACGGGGTAATTGATTTTAATGATTTATCCAGTAAGAGTTTTCCAATTGGAAAAACTCTTACAAAGAGTGATTACGTAATTGTTGCCGGGGACATGGGAATAATTTGGGATACAGTACCAACCGAGACAGAAAAATATCTCATCGATTGGTATAACGATAAACCGTGGACTACACTTTTCGTCGATGGAAATCACGAAAACTTTTATCGTTTAAATAGGCTTCCAATCCAGGAAATGTTTGGTTCCGTTGTGGGTATAGTTTCTGATTCCATTTTTCGCCTGTATCGAGGCAATGTTTATAATATCGAAGGTAAGACTTTTTTTACATTCGGTGGAGCCGCCTCAATAGACAAGGCCTATAGAACCGAATTTGTATCTTGGTGGGAGGAAGAACTTCCCTCATACGCGGAGATGGAGAATGGATTATTCACTTTGGAGAAATATCCAGAAGTAGACTTTATCATTACCCATACTTGCCCAAGTTCTGTATTTGAGCAACTATGCAAGATATTTATGTATGATGAAATCCTAGGTAAAGCAGGTTTCGAAGTAGGTCTACGTAAATATTTTGATGAGATTCAGTCCAAAGTCAAATTTACCAAATGGTTTTTCGGTCATTTTCACCAAGACATTGAGATAAATGACAAATTCACATTATTATATAATAAAGTAATACAAATAAATTAAAGGACATAATATGTCTAAGAAAAAGATCCACCTGGTCATTATCGACCCGGAGGATGATTTTTGTAAAAAAGGAAATGAGACTCCAATACCAGCAGGCCTACCCGCTGATGCTGAGGCTGCCTTAGTAGACCACAATTGGCGTGGCTCACTTTACGTTGAACACGCCCATGAGGACATGGTAACTGGGGCAAAGTTCATTGATGATTATGGTGATGCCCTGGAGGATGCCCATGTGACTCTCGACTCACATCGAGTGTTCGATATTTCTCATCCAAAGATGTATATCAATAGTCATGGAGAAAATCCTGCTCCATTCACATTAATGTCATATGACCTTTTAAAAAATGGAACCTGGAACGTATTCGCTCCTGGCATGCGAATAAAGTCTCATGGAAACAAAACTTTATATGAGGTAGTATTAGAATATGATCAGGCCCTAGAAGCAAGTGGAAAATATCCGCATCTTATTTGGCCAGAGCATTGCATTATTGGGACTCGTGGGCAAGCACTACATGAAGCAATTTCAAAGGCATTAATCAATTGGGAAAAGACTCAACAGGCAAATGTTGATTACGTAACAAAGGGGTCCAACTTTTTAACTGAGCATTATTCAGCCATCGAGGCGGAAGTGCCAGATCCTAGTGACCCCAGCACTATGGTTAATACCCCATTTATCCAAGTAATTTCTGGTGGTGATCTTATTCTTCTTATGGGGGAGGCTTCATCACATTGTCTCGCAAATACGGCGCGTGACATTGTAAAATACGGGGGAGACGATCTATGCAGGAAATTGATCTTCTTGGAAAACGCCTCTTCTCCCGTCACTGGCTTTGAACACCTCACTACGGCCTGGATTGATGAGTTTCGTGCAAAGGGCATGAGAGTCTCAAATACATTAGATGTTCACAAATATTTTTAAGGAAAAGTTATGCCTAGACTAGCAAATGACATTAGTTTTGATGCCGGTATGGGGTATCAATATAGCGGAACTGGCACAAAAGATTTGAAAGAGCCGGGAGGATACACACTGGCCAATGTGTCAGTGGATATAACCGGGAGTACACAGCCATTCTCTAATGATTTACTTGAGATGGTCAAAACGGCAGTATTAGCATTGCAAAAGGGTGCTACAAGTGCTAACATCTTATTGCGGGTTTCTATCTTTAATTCCAAAATAGGTGTCGAAGAGATTCATGGATTCATTCCTGTAAAATCGATCGATATCCTTGCACAATATAAGCCATTCAAGTGTGATCATCTTACGAATTTGATTGATGCACACCTCGAAGGGCAGCAGGTTCTTTTTGATTATGCAAAATACTTGTATGGTCAAGATTATGATGTAAATAGTATCCAAATTACTATTACTGACGGTGTCGAAAATGCATCTAAAAGAGCTTTATTTGACATCGGGGCACAACTATTAAAGTCTGTTCATGATGAATGCTTAGCATCACATCTTTCCATTCTCATCGGGATTAATGATACAGAATGTAAAACAGCTCTTATAAGTTTTAAAGATGAGGCTCAGATCAGTTATTACACTGGTGTTGCGGACGCAACCCCAGAGTCATTGGCGAAAGTCGCTGGCATCGTGTCTTCTTCAGTATCATCACAATCATCGGCGCGTGGGTCGGGCAAATCCGCGCAATTGACAATTTGACAATATCGATGGATGCCCATTACGTAATTGGTAGTGGGCATCTTGCTTGTCAAGATTATGCGCTAAGTGGAGAAAATTACACCATAATATCTGACGGATGCTCCTCCGCTTTGTATTCTGACGTAGGTGCCCGGATTCTTGCCCATCGGGCGGCCCACGTTATTAAATACTTTAATGATGATGTTCTTTTTGAACCTGATCGATTTGGAAGGGCTGTAATCAAAAGTGCTAGATCGATAATTGACGAGTTAGATATCCCTGTCTCTGCTTTAGACGCAACATTGGGAGTTGTATTTGAAATAGAAGGTATGGTGTATGTTTATCTATTTGGGGATGGATGCATATATATTAAATACACCGATGGATCTTCGCAACAATACATCGTTGAATATCCAATGGAAAAACCTTTTTATCTAAGTTATAAACTTTCTTCATCTTCTGAGGAAGAATATATATCAGAAGTAAAAACCAAATCTTGCAAATATATACACACTGATAGGGACAGTATTCCATTAGTACGTACTCAAACTGATGGAGCTGATGAAGTATTCATTATAAGTGCGGACGTTAGCGAAATATCCCAGGTAGTTATTTTTAGCGATGGCATCGAGACTTATTATAATAATAATGAGTTTAATAGGTTAGTTGCTATTCCATCAAATTCCCTAATAAAGGAAATAACTACGTTTAATAATTCCTCTCCAGGATTTGTTCAGCGACGTTTGAAAAGAATGGAAAAAGATTTTGCTAAAAGAAACATCGTACATTATGACGATCTATCGATGGGAGCAATTCAATGGGTACGAGATTAAATATTGAAGGCATCGGTAAAATTGAACTTAATGCTTCTAAAGACTATCTGGCTACAGGCGGAGAAGCGGTATTATATGGTCACTCTCCGATGGGATTAGTAATAAAAATATATCACGATCCTAAAAGATGCATCTCCGAACAGAAGTTTAAAGAGCTTTCTCCGATGGCAGTAGAGCCGATGATCATCGCTCCTAAGGCATTTGTTACTCAAAATACCAAAAGAATTGGATATGCGATGCATTGGGCCAAGAATACGCTTCAATGGGTAGTCGCGGTATCCAATGATTTTTGGACAAATAATAATATGACTGCAGATATTGCGACTAGATTGGTAAATTTATCAATTAAAGGCGCGGAGGCGGTACATAGGCATTCTGCTATAATCGGAGATACTAATGAGTTCAATATCTTGATATCCGACGATCTTTCCAAGATCTATTGGATTGACGTAGATAGCTACGGAACCAAATCTTATAAGGTGTCTGCATTGGCCCCGGGTGTCCAGGATTACTCTTCCAAGGAGTGTACTGAGTTAACAGACTGGTATGGCATCGCCATAATTAGCTTCATGTTATACACTGGTGCGCATCCTTTTAAGGGAAGACATCCTGACTTTGGACCCAGGGACATGGTAGAGAGAATGAAAAAGAATGTTTCGATGTTAGATAAAAGAGCAACTTTACCACCTAATATTAGAGACTTCGGAATTATTCCAAAAGAGTACATGTCCTGGTATGAAAAACTTTTTCAGGATGGAGCAAGAATAGCTCCCCCGGGAATTGTTAGCATGACTGGTCCTGCAGCCGTAGTAAGTGCTCCTATTAAAGTTATATCCCAGCAACTTCAAATGGATATAATAGAGCAATATCCAACCTCAATCAGGCAACATTGGTTTTATAATGGAAGGCAACTTGTTTTTAATGGTCAAGATCCGTATGTAATTAATGAGGCTGGTAAAAAGCTCTATGTTAGGTATTATAAGGGACTAGTTTCCTTTTTGAACTTGACATTGGCAGCAAAAGGTATTATATTATCCGATAATACTCTGTACGTTGTCCAGGAAAGGGCTATCACCAAGGTAGATGTAACTACATTTGGAAAAAATGATGTAGCCTCAATAGCAACATCTTGGGACATCATGCCTAATAGTTCAAAAGTTTTTGATGGAGTGGTATACCAGGATATTCTCAATAATCCATATGTATTATTTCCGGAAGATGGAGCCGTTCATAATGTAAGGCTTCCAGAATTGTCCGGATATAAGATCGCCTCAATGAAACGCATCGGAAGGGTACTAATTGTAATAGGGTATAAGAATAATAGATATGATCGTCACCTTGTTGTTTTTAACAAAGATTTTTCATCTTATGTACATATTCTAAAACAAGATGTGTACACAACAGATATAAATTTTGGGATGAAAAATAACTCAGTATTTGTTATTTTAAATGACGAGGATGTTTTGGAAATCAGAAGGATAGAGGATCTCAAAGTCTTAGAAGTAAGAGATTCTGGTCTTCCACAAGGACTTCGGCTGTCTGCTGAAGAGGGCGTAATAGTAGCTTATAAAGGAAACATTCTTTATAAATTATCTTTAAAGTGAGGCGTTATTGAAAAAAGTATTAGGTAAAAGGCAGCAAAAAACAAGGCTGCACAAAATCTCTCATAAGAGAAAACGGATCGAAATTCTTTTAAATAAAGATGAAAAGGATTTTGATCAGTCATTGTTAAGATGGGGTCGTCCAGGTAAACACATCGTGAATGGTATCATAAATACCCCTGACGTAGGAAGGCCAGTCGAAACATTGACACAATTCATAATTAGAGTGCGAAGAGCACTTCATGAAAGGAATAAGTAAGTATGAGTGTCACAGCAATTTTTGGTGCGCTTTCGATGATGATCGGAACAACTGTAATTTCTAATCCCTTTAAAAGCACTCCGGCCACTCGATTGAATGCGCGAATCACGGCTCTTGAGCTCGAGATCGGCCAACATACATCTAAGCATGCTGCTGCACTTAAAAAGGTCCAGGCAGCCGGAGCAGCGCTACGTCTCGCGAGAGCAAGAGCTCTCGAATTTGCCGCGGAAATCGAATCGCTGAAGCAGCAACTTTCCGCGGTTAAGGCTGCCAGAGCGGTTAAGGCTGAGAGCAAAGACTTCAACCTGGATGCTAAAATTCCAGGCGAGATTTAACATAGGCTGATGAGCCTCCGTACTGAAGAGATTAAGTGGCGGTTATTACCAGTTGCTAGATTCTGGGAACACGGCAAGCCTTTAATCATAAGATAGGTCACTATCTTCGGGACACACTGGCCGTGATAGTCGTGGGAAGCCTACGGGCGTCTCTGATAACTAGACACATTGCGGGGAAACCAGACCATGTCAAATTCTTTAGAATGTGCAGCTCATTTGTGGGCTGCACTTTATTAGGGGCTATAGCTCAGCTGGGAGAGCGCGTGCTTTGCAAGCACGATGTCGCCGGATCATAGCCGGCTAGCTCCACGAATGTTATCAAGGAGTAAGATATGGAAGAAATAAGAATTACACAAGAACAAATGGATAAAGTCGTTGCCTATATTAATTCAAAAAAGTTTGAAAGAGGATGGAAAAAGATTCAAAAAGCTCTTGTAAAATGGGAAAAGAAACAAAAGGAAGATAGAATAATAAGTTTTGAAAAATTACATGAACCAATGACTATATGAACATCGACGAAAAAATTTTAGAGATATGCAAACAACGAGGCTGGTCCAGGGATTGGAAAGAGGGGGAGTCTATCTTCATCTTGAAGCATCCGAGTTAATTGAAGCATTACGAGGTAAAAGAGGCGACCCCGAATCTGAGGCGGCAGATGTACTTTTCGTACTGAGAAGTATGATTGCTGATAAAGGGATATCTTGGGATGCAGTTACTAATAAACTGGAAATATTAGTTGACAGAATGCTGGAGGCAACAAATGGAAATAGTAATAGTTAATGATTTATCGGCGGAATTCCAAAGAATTAAGCAAAAATATTGCCCAGATATTTCCGCTCTTGCCAGCTTAATTAAAGAAAAAGGCAAATACTGGAAAATGCCTGGCAATAGAATGGCTAAAATATTATATCCCTACTCAGATAACTCACAGCGAGTAGTTGTTGAGATTGTAAATTTTGTTAAGAGAAAAGACGGTACCATTTCTGAAGCTACATTCCAAATGCGTACGCTACAAGTTGATGAGGTCCTGAGGCATGGGATCAGGTCTAATAAAAAAGACTATAAGAACTTGAAAAAACAGGTTTTATTAATATTAGGAGTTTAATGGTAGTAATTTTTGTTTGTCCTATATGCAATGAATTTCAAAGTATGGTAGAACCATACGTAGGTATGGAGGACTTTCCTGTTGTATCTTGGGGATATCCATGTAAAAATTGCAGAGAAAATTCTTTAAAAAATAAAACGATGCTAGTTGAACCTCATGGTTTTAGTGACATCGACCTCCCAGCAAAAATGGTAATTTCCGATAGTGCTTATAAGCGAATATTTAGTCAGAATCCTCCTGATTCAAAAATGGTATTGGTTAAAAAGGGACACATAGCAGAAATAGAACTTGCTACTGGAGTTTTTTTTATAAAATCTAAAAAGGGGGACGCCCGGTTTCGACAGTGATTATTGATTATTAAGCGGCATGTCGAGAGACTGACTCGTAAAACATCAAAAATAAGTAAGCAACAACGTTACTTACGCATTAGCAGCTTAATCCCTGTTAGCATCAAATGTGATTTTTCTATTTATTTGCATGAGATGCCGTTAAAAATAGATCGTGGGTTTGCATTGGCTTTTGGCAAATTTATTAAATTATAAAAGTCTACCAAGTTAAACCTGTTTGTAGGCAATTAGCTTGGAAATTACAAATACAAACTAAACATGTAGCATGCTTAATAACAGAGTTATTGGACGTGGGTTCGACTCCCACCGTCTCCACCACAAAGCCTTGTTGAATCAACAAGGCTTTTTTATAGAAAGGAAAAGGTATGGTAATAACTATTTTTGAAAATGGTAAAGGGAAATTGGTCGTCAATGCTAGTCTGGTTGTAACTATGGAAAAATTTGACGATCCGCTCCATCACTTTTACTACCTCCGAATAAATGGATCCGAAGTAAATGGCTATAGTACGGATGAAGAACGTAATGATGCATTTGATAAAATCTGTACAGCGATGGCATTTTAATCTTCCGTAAGGAAGATTTTTTATATTAAAAATAGAGAATATAGATGGTCAAACTAATACAAGAAGCAAAGTCTGGAAAAAACAAAATATTAAAGATTTGGACAGAGAATAATATAATTAATAGGGAATGGGGGCTTGAAGGCTGCAAAATGCAAACTTCTACAACAGCTTGTATAGGCAAAAACATCGGTAAGGCAAATGAAACTACTGGAGCTCAGCAAGCTGAAATTGAAGCTAATGCAATTATTACACGCAAAATTCATGAGGGATACCATTATGAAGGAACTGACACCCCTGTAACTATTTTAGATTTTAATAATTTACAGTCAAGTTTTGCCCCCAGTAAGCCTATTACTGATCCTCCAAGGAATTTTGAAGACAATATGTCGTTATATTGTGCAGAACGAAAAAATAATGGTGTTTGTTTAATTCATGTAGTGACCCCTACTGGAGAACGTAAAACATTTACACGGGGGATGCGTGATATAACAGAAATTACACGTGGCGTTGCCCCCATAGATTTCATTAATGAAATTTCACTTCCTGCATCAACAATTATATTATATGAATTTGTGCATTATAATAAAGACCTAGAAGAAATTCCTAAGGATCTGCGGGGGATAGTAAATGAAAGGACAACCAATGATAAGTCTATTGCTCGGTATACTTTTTTAAAAGAACAAGGTAGCACATTTGCAACAAAAATTTTTGACGTGCTTGTTCTTGGTGGGGTGAATGTTTCTATATTAAACTATAAAGAACGTCGTAGTTTTTTAAATTCTTTAATATGGTCCAATGAAAAATTTTGGTGTACCAAGTCAACTTTTTTTAAAGAAGTAACTCCCACTATTATTGCAACGGCAGAACAGTTAAAATGGGAAGGCCTAGTTCTTAGAAAATTGGAAGGTTCGGAAAGTACTGTGGAGTATACTTTAAATGGTAAACCATCTCGTAAAGGAGCATGGAAATATGTTTTTGAAAAAACATCGGACTTTGTAATTATGGAAACTCAAAAAGGAAATTCTGGAAGATTAATCGGAATACCAGCAAGATTTAAACTTGGTCAATATGATGAAGAAGGAAATCTGGTGGAATGCGGTTGGGCTGGTCCTGGAAAGGTTTCTACTGAGGACCTAATAAGATTCGAAGCTGACTTTGGTAAAGCACTTCTATCTGGGGATCTTATAGCTGAGATTACATATCGTAAAAGATCTGAAACAACTCATGCGCTTGAATTCCCGGTAATTCAAAGATTTCGAACAGATAAGCCCGCAAAGGAGTGTTTACTAGATGAATGATAATAACTGGGTATTAATATTATTACTTCTTTTTTTAATTGTAGTATCGATGTGTTTTCCTAATATAGCAATTGACGTTCTTGAACAATTAGTTGGTGCTGAATGATTACTGCTAATTGTGTATTATGTCATAAACCAGCTGAAGTGTTTTTAGACAAAGAAGCTGCTGATGCTGCTTTTCCAGTATGTGAGGATTGTTTAAAAAATGCAGTACAAACTGGTACAACGATAATTTTAAATAAAATTTCTAGAGAAAATATTACTTTACCTTTTGAAATTATTAAATTTATTATAAAATTTACAATTAATCCTTATGTAATTATTTGTATTCCTGAAGTTTATGAGAAGTATTTACGGCTTAGACAGTTCATTTTAACAAATAAGACTTGATTTTAAGAACTAGTCTTTGTATATTATATAGCAGGATAAGGCGAACTTTATCATTTCGCAAAGGCCCATTGTAGTATGTTACTACGTAGATATGGGCCTTATTTTTTATAAAGGATAAACAATGATCGACTGGAATTTAGTTTTAGCAGTATGGTTGATTTTCGTGGCTGCGTCGTTTGAAGATATACTGGAAATTATATATTATTATTTTGAAAAAATAGTTTCTAAATTTAAATAAATTACAAAGGCAGGTGTGACCGAGTGGTTAAGGTGTCTGCCTTCCAAGCAGATTTCCGTGGGTTCGAATCCCACCACCTGCTCAAAAACCGAAAGATGAAAATGACAGAAATAGAAAAAATTACAAATTATGAGACAGAATTACATATAAAAACTGTTTCACATTTTATAAATATCATAGTCAAGCTTTTGCTTGCCAAAGCCGAGGCCCATGATGCTTCCAAGTTAACAGAACCAGAACTATCAATTTTTGTAGAGTATACCCCAAAATTAGCGGGAAGTACATACGGTTCTGCGGAATATCTTGGGTTTCTTAAAGAGATGGAAGTGGCATTAGAGCATCATTATGCAAATAATAAACATCATCCGCAACACTTCCTAAATGGAATCGACGATATGACTTTAGTTGATATCGTTGAGATGTTTTGTGATTGGAAAGCCGCAACATTAAGACATGATAATGGTAACTTATTAAAAAGCATAGATATAAATTCTAAGAGATTTAATATTGATGCTCAATTAACTAAAATTTTAAAAAACACAGCGGAGTTGTTTGAATAGTGGATAAAAAAACATGTATATTAGTAATCGGTGATAGATCTGGATCTATGGAACCTTTATTACCAGAGGTTGTAGGTGGATTTAACAATTTTTTGCATGATCAACAAAATTTAAATACACCTACGGAAATGACATTTGTTTTATTTGATGATCAATACGAGGCTATTTGTACAAATACACCCAGCCAGAATGTTGAAGACATGACTGTAAAAACTTGGAAGGCTAGAGGGATGACTGCTCTCCTGGATGCAATAGGAAAGGGCATTGGAGATTTTACTCCTGGATCTGATGATCAAGCAGTTGTTGTAATAATTACTGATGGCCAAGAAAACGCATCAAAAGAATATAAAAGAGACACTATCAAAAAATTAATTGAAGATAAAGAAAAACTTGGATGGAAATTTATATTCTTAGCATCAGATCTAAGCACAATTGCAGATGCAAAGTCCTTTGGTCTTTCATCAGATACAACTTTTTCATATACTCTAAATTCTGCAGGAATCAAAAGAAGTTATGATGCAATATCACAAACAGTTTGTGCATATGCTACCAATGCAGTATTTGATACATCGATGTTAAAAGATTTGGAAAAAAAATAAATTACGGCCTCTGGTAACAGCCAGAGGCTTGTTTTAAAGGAAAAAAAATATAAATGTTAGGAATATTAAATTTCTTGCTTATGTATATTTTAATGCCAATTGGAGTTATTTTAGGGGCCGTAGTAGTTATAAATGGCGCTATTTTGGCGGTACAAGTGATAATTGGAATACCTGTAGTTATATTACGGTATTAAAAGTTTATTTAAAAAGGGTTGGTAGCTCAGTGGCTAGAGCGCACGACTGTGGCTCGTGTAGGCATGAGTTCGACCCTCATCCTTCCCTCAAATAAAGGAAAAAAGTATGTTTGTAAAGTATAAAATTATTGATTCCCATGGTTTTGATTCTTGGGAATTTGAAGAATTTGACTACGATGATATTAAGATTGTGGAGCAGGAAATTCGGGAACGTCACTACGATAATGAACAATTTCGTGGAGTAGAGCTCTATGAGATTCCAAGTGGAAATGTGCCCTACATGATTTTATATAATAAATTACGCACTTCAAGCATTCGGGCAAAACACGAACGCGAACGCGTGTCTTTTTTTAAGAAATTACTAAAAGATTGTAAGATTATGTGCCCTTCATGCAAATCAAAACGAGTGACTTATAGTTATACTGGTAAATATGATTGTTTAGAATGTAATCAGGAATTTTAATATGGGAAGAGCTAAAGAGGCTTTTGTTACAGGCACAATGGAAATTACCTGCCCCACTTGCGGCGCAGTTCATAAATTATGTATCGGAGCCGGCCAGTATGATAGTAAAACAAACTACATGTCTACTGTAGTGTGGGGATATTATGACGACATTGACGAGTTTCATATTTATAGAGATTGTAAATGTGGAACCAGATTAATATTAAAGGTTTATCAATGAGACTAAATGAAGTAGATAAATTTCTTCTGATTTCTCAAGAAAGAGAAAAGCGTGACAAAAACAAGTCCCCCAGAGAACTCAAAAAATTCTTAGAAAAAAATCCTCATGATTATTATGATGGTATTAGCGCTTTTTATGAAACAGATGATGATTGGTGTGGTTCTTTTAAATATAAAGACAAGTTATACTGCCGTCTTCACATCGGATTTTGTAGCCCAGCCAAACTTTTACTAAAAAGCAGTTTTTGGGGAAATGATGACTTTGGTATTGAAAAGCTATATCTCGACTATGAGAGAGCCGTCGCTGACTTACAACTAATCGACGAATTAAAAACTTTAAATATTGATGATTTAAGGTCATTGGATTTTAAACCATTTTAGGATAATAAAATGAATAGAGAATTACAACAAAAGTTATTTGAAAAGTATCCTACAATCTTCAAACAAAAAGATCTAACGCCGCTACAGTCGCCGATCTGCTTTGGCATCGAGACTGAAGATGGATGGTATGACCTCCTGGACACCCTATGTTTTTTACTAACGGAGGTGTGTCCAGAGATAGAGGCGACACAAGTTAAAAGTAAATTTGGTGGATTACGGTTCTATGTGGATCATGCAAATGACGCGGCTAATACATTAATTTCGTTTGCGGAGAACATGAGCTACAAGCTTTGCGAAATCTGTGGAAATCGCGGAGAACGAATACAGGGCGGATGGATATGGACATTATGCCCTACGCATAAAGAAGAAAAGGAAAAAAAGAATGCGACAGTTAGCTAGTATACAAAAGGTTTTAGATGTCCAGCCCATCGAAGGTAAAGATCGCATCGAGCTCCTTTCGGTATTAGGTTGGAAAGTGGTGGCGGAAAAAGGAGAGTTCCAGCCGGGCGATATGTGTGTTTACATAGAACCTGATACTCTTCTTCCAGAGCGGGAAGAATTTGAATTTCTACGGGCCAGGTGTTACTCCAAGAAATTTGGTGGATTTAGAATTCGCCCGATGAAACTTGGGAATGTATATTCTCAGGGAATCGTGTTCCCAACGTCTATATTAGGGGCATCATGTGTATCGGAAGGAGCGGACGTGTCTGAACAACTTGGAATTAGGGCGTATGATCCTGAGGAAGAACCCGCCCCCAGAAAGAAATCAAGATGGAATTGGTTCATCGGGCTAATGGTACGACTTGGGTTTAAATCATTTAATAAAAGATTGCCAAAGCATTGGCCATCTTTCGCCAGTAAGTCAGATGAAACTCGCTTGGGTAGTATCCCACGAATCTTGGAGTATTTTAAACAATTTCCATCTCTTTACGTTACTGAAAAATTAGACGGGCAATCCGCCTTGTTTTTCTTTAATAAAGGGGAGTTCGGGGTGTGTTCTCGAAACCGTCAAATTTCCCGACAGGATAAGTCAGGAGATTATTTTTGGAGAATTGCACAAGAATTAGATTTGGAACATAAATTTAGGATTCTTGGTAATAGCCTTGGTCTTCAAGGAGAACTATGTGGTCCAGGAATTCAAAATAATCCCCTTGGGCTAGAAAAGAAACAAGTTTTCTTTTACCAGGTTCAGGATTTTGATAACAATGTTTTTCTAGACTATGAGGTCTTCAAAAAATTATGTGAGGATCTTCAATTACCAATGGTTCCGGTAATTTACGAAGGGGACTGCCAATTTGATACGGTTGATGATTGGACACAGTATGCTGTGCGTAACTCTGTTTTAAATCCAAAGAAAAAAGCAGAAGGGATCGTTGTTAGATCTACAATAGAAACTAGCATTGATCATTTACCTACGGTACGGCAACGTGCTTCATTTAAGGTAATTAATCCGGAATACAAGAATGATAATTAGATAAATATCATGCAAATACTTATCGCAATCTTATTTTTAATTTGTTTTGAAGTAGTAAGTTATTTCTTTATGCTTGCCGATGCTAAAATGGATAATATAGCTTTTCATCGGATTCATTTAGGCTTACATCCTTTAAAAGATTATTGGCATCTCCAAAAACAAATAGTACGATTCTGTTTATTTGTTCTTGGAGCATTGTCTGTAGTTACAATAATATTTTCTAATTTTTGGTTATTTATATTCCTGATTTGGGCATTAAGTTTTATTAAACTTAAAAAAATTTGGGCGTCAATAGCAAAAAATACTGATTTATACTACTTCAACAAAGATGAAACTATTCATATTTCAACAGGATGCCCATCATTAGATGAATGGTTAGGATTTAAGTGGTAAATTGGTATAAGAATAGTAACTAACAACGGAGGTTTTATGAACAAATTTAAGAAATTCCGGGCTGGGAGGCGCAGTGTTATCGGCCGAGATCAACTTGGCTGGAAGTGTTCCTGGTGTGGAGCATGGAATACGGGAAGCGGAAAATGCAGTGACTGCGGTCGTGGGTGATCAACAATAGTGGCGTCGAAAGACGCCACTTATTTAACTAAGGAGCTAAGATGACTGAACTAGAGGTTGCAATCAGAATCTGCAGAAGACTGCAGGATGCTGGTTATCTAGCATACATCGTAGGAGGTGCTATACGCGATAAACATCTGGATCGCATTCCTCACGATTATGACATTTCTACCTCGGCAACCCCTACTCAGGTATCTGAAATATTTGGGGAGGCCATACGTCCAGATGTAGGGAGGCAGTCGCAATGCAAAGTAAGTCTAGTGGTTTTGGAAGGAATTGCAATTCATGTTGCGACTTTTCGATCAGACGGAAAATATTCAGATTCTCGTCATCCAGACGAAGTTATCCTCGTGTCTTCACCACAAGAAGATCAGCAACGTCGAGATTTCACAGTGAACGCCTTGATGTGGGATCCTATAGCCGATAAGATATTGGACTTCGTTGGGGGATTGACCGATCTTGCAGCAAAGATTATTCGGTTTATCGGAGACCCTGTTGCTCGAATATGCGAGGATGCAATACGTATACTGCGGGCAATACGGTTTGAGGCCGTACTAGGATTTGAAATAGAGCCCGCCTCTCTTGAGGCCTGTACTAGGTATGCCGATCGCCTAGAATTAATACCGATAGAGCGAATCACGGCAGAGTTCATGAAGGGCCTAGCCTCCGAAAACCCAGTGAGATTTATGGAACGACTGCGGTCCACCGGAATGCTCAAGTACATTATTCCGGAACTTTTGGACATGATTAACTGTCCACAAAATCCTGCACATCATCCTGAGGGGGATGTGTGGGTACATACGATGCTGACTGTGAAAAACGTCAGTAATTCCCCTCTTCAGCGATTGGCGGCACTGCTACACGACGTCGGTAAACCAAGTACGCGTGACGTGCATAATCGCTGTTTTGGTCATGATGACGTAGGGGCAGATATGTCCCGAGAAATTATGACACGGCTAAAATTTTCTAATGAAGACATCGATTACGTTGAGTACCTCGTTAGAAAACACATGTCGGTATTTGCAATATTTGACATGCGGAAAGCCAAAGTCCTGGCATTTGCGGAATCTCCAATGTTTTCAAATCTATTAGACCTGTTACAGGCAGATATATTAGCATCGCTTCGGAATCCATCCGGATCAATCGCGGATATTACCTCCCACGTAACGCGGATACGGGCCGAGTTCGGGTCGAATCGTGTTCCGAAAAGTCTGTTAAATGGAGATGAAATAATGGAAATTCTAAAAGTAGGCCAAGGACCACACCTTCAAGAAATTAAAACTGCGCTAATTGACGCGCAGTGTGAAGGACTAATAAAAACCCGAACTGACGCAGTTGAGTTTTTAAAGAGGTAAAAATTTTGAAAAAACTTATATTCCTGCTCGCAATTGGTTTTTGTATTTTTAATACCAGTTGCGCGCCCGTGCTTACCTACGTCGCTTCAACTGAATTCTCGTTGAAAACAGAGCTTCAAGTAATTGAAGCTAAACGAGTTTTTTGTGAGGAGTACGACTCACGGATTGCTTTTGTGAAGACTATAGCTTACGCGCATAATTCGGTATTACCGGATAGCGTGATATCCACAGTTGTGGATATGAGCTATAAGTATCCAAAACTACCCGTAGAACTAATTTGTGCAACGATAACTTGGGAGACAGGGAGAACCTGGAATCCAAACATCGTATCGCCGGCCGGTGCCGTAGGTATGATGCAAATCATGCCTAAAACCGGAAAAGAATTAGTTAGTCAAGCCGGGATCCAGAACTTCACCACAGAAATGCTGAAGAATCCAAAATTGAATATTCAACTAGGATGCGCGTTTTTGAATAAGTTGGTAACCAAGTATGGCGTAGAGTCTGGGTTAGCGGGATACAATGGAGGAGAAGGTCGTGCAAGGTTGGCCTATAAAGGTCTGCATGAGAAACTCCCGGAAGAAACTAAAAATTACGCCCCAGGAGTATTAAAAATCCTAGATGGGTATAAACGCGTGTAACACACACATGTGAGCCCCTGGTCAATTATGATCGGGGGCTTACTTATTTAAAGGATATGTATATGAGTACAAGTAAATATGTTTCAAGAACAGAAAGTCCCTTTACCTTTGATTCTTCAATAATATATGGTGCAATGTCAGGATCAGTACATACTGGTTCATGTCCATCTACGCCACCTACGTCGCCTAGTCCGATTATACCGCCAATTGTATTAAAAAGACCTACGGGCACAATATCTATTGAATCCATACAAAAATTGGAAAAAGGAATTAAAATTAAAAATAGATAAATATGGTATAAGATGTAGGTACGTAATACTTTTAATTTTAGGATAGGAATAATGGTTAAATTACTAAAGGTAAGCGGCGATCATAATAATAATAAATTTTATGATATGACCGAATTTCCTGATGGAACATTTTCAGCGAAATGGGGAAGAGTAGGAGGCTCAATTGCTTCAAAAAATTTTCCTATGACTAAATGGAAATCAAAATATAATGAAAAGATTCGTGAAGGATACCAGGACATTACGTCTTTAAAAGTAATACCGACATCTTTTAAAGATATCTCAAGCACGACTGTTTCTCATTTTTTGAAGCAATTACAAACATACGCAACTACATCAGTAACCCAAAATTATTTGGTATCTGCAGATGGAGTATCTCAAGCACAAATTGACGCTGCACAGGTTATAATTGATCAACTAGTATTAATTAAAGATAATACAGTGTCGTTCAATAAAAAACTTGAAGAATTATTTATTATAATTCCTCGAAAAATGGGAAAAGTGAAAGATTTTTTATGGGACACCGGGGCTGATAATCGCAATCTTATTATAGATAGAGAACAGAGTGCTCTTGACGCGATGAGCGGCCAAGTTTCCTTATCGTCTGATGATTCATCAGAAACTTTATTAGATGCAATGGATTTAACCATCGAAGAAGTGAACAAAGATGATACTAGTATAATTTTAAAATCATTAAATGAGTCTTCTGATTATTTTAAAACAGCATTTAGGGTGGTAAATCATAAAACACAAAAAATATTTGATGAGTATCATAAAACGACAAAAAATAAAGAAACTAAACTTTTCTGGCATGGGAGCCGAAATGAAAATTGGTTTAATATATTACGAACCGGTCTTTTAATTCGCCCTGCCAATGTTACCCATACAGGTAATATGTATGGATATGGAATATATTTTGCTAATAAAGCAAAGAAGTCCATAGGGTACACTTCATTAAATGGTAGCTATTGGGCAAGGGGCCTTGAATCAACGGGATACCTTGCATTATATGAAGTGCACGTAGGAAATAAATTTGAAGTAAGTAGGCATGATTCTCAATATTATACTTTTAATTATGATAGTCTTCGTCGAAAAGGAGAGTATGATTCATTATATGCCAAAGCGGGTATCAGTATTTATAATGATGAATTTGTTATTTATAATACCCAACAATGCACAATTAAATATATAGTGGAATTAAAAAAATGAATGATTTTGAAGTAGGAAAGTACTATTCGGGTATTTTATTAGATAAGACTAGATTTAATACACCTGGTGCGTTTTCACAATTAACAAACTCCGGAGCGAAACTTACTTATTTACGTAGATTAACTCCCCACATCGGACATAGGATACTAGTAAAATTTAATGGAGATTCTTTTGAATTTAATAAAGTATTCATTCATCCCGAGTGGTTAACTGACCTCGATAGAACTAATGTAGCGAGTGGGGATCTTGATGACTAATCCCGTAGGAACCGTAGTAGAATTAAAATTATCATGCTTGGGGAATAGTGCAGGTGCCAGGGGTATTTGTTATCATGTTTACGGGCTAGAAGAATCTGGATCTCAGTTTATTTTTGAAAATGGGGAACATTGCGGATTTTCCGTCGAAGAGCAAGAAATATTTTTTAATATTGTAAAGAGACTTAATTTTTCGTATATTTTCACCAATGTTATTCAATTAGGAAAAGATTTTAATAAGGGAATTTTTAATGTAATGAAGGGATAGTCATGGATGCTAAGGCAAAACAAATAATTTCCAAAGAAGAACTTGATCTATTCTTACATGAATTAATTGAATCCCCAACAGATTCACAAGTTGCTCCAGAGCAGATTGCTTCTGCAGCCATCGCAGTAATTTCTTTTATGTTAGAAATACATGATAGAAAATTTAACTTTGGTCCAGGAACAATCGAAGAAGCAGTTTGGACAATATTAGAAAAAATGATTTCATCTGAAAGATTGGGACTGCTACAGGCAGTAAAAATAAGACGGATTCTTCATCCTTCTAAAGGCACAAACTGTATTTATTTAGATCCAGAAATATTTGAAGTATTGAAAAAAGAAGCGCAAGAGATGTTAGATTTATATCCTGATGCAACTGATGACAAAAAATATTACTGGAAAGCTATTACACGTGGAGAACTTCCTTCGCGTATAGTAGTTAAGTTAACTTAACTAAAAAAAGAGGTAATAATCACAAATGAGTATTGAAAGAATTGCAAGTGTAAATAATCAATATGCACCAGAACCTACATTTGAAGCATATAATGACGGAAAAAGTGTCATAGTTGACGTATTGGCCCCTGGGTTTAATCTAGTAGATTTTAAGGTATCAGCAACGAAGGATGCTCTTCGTGTAAGTGCAGAAGAGTCTACTGCAGAAGTTTCTACTTTTGCTGAACCATTTTTGCTGGCAATCCCGAGAGCAAAGGAAAATCAAATGCCTATCACAAAGGAAACCACTACTGTAACATATGTAGCGGGTACTCTGAGAGTAGCCATCGCGATTCCTGAGTCAATGAAGGCAGTAGAACTGAATATAACAGAATAATGAAACATGTCGTCTATACAGACGGCGCATGCTCCGGGAGTCCAGACCCGGGGCATGTGTTTCTATTATCGATGAAATTATATATCTTATAAAAGCAATTAATAAAAATTGGTTAGCGAATCTAATAATGATCATGGATCTATTAGTTAATAAAGTTGCACTTACTACTGGGGTCGTGTCCATGGGAGTAATGCCCATAATAATGAGGCCGATAAATTAACCAGAAGTGCAATAAAACAATATCAAAAGGAAACAGATATAAGTTATGAAGATAAGACATTTTCAAAAAAGCAGTTGCACATTTAGGGCATTACTACGATATCTTACAAATGAAGGTATCAGAAAATCAGTAAGTCGCTCTGCAAATGGCGCGACAAGTGTAACAATTACCCTTTCAAATGGAATAAGTGCAACTGCCTGGGCAGTCTGTCATCGTAGGGACACTTTTACTAAAAAAGAGGGGGTTCGTGTAGCCCTGGAAAAGCTTGCAACAGCTTTCCCCGATGCCGGAATTACTGTCCCGGAGAAGGTTACCCATGAAAAAATTCCATATTCTGGACCATACGCGAAAAGATGAAAGAGCTACTAAGAATCATTAAAGAAAAAGAGCCTAATTTACTATATTTGGTTCTTACTGGTTCCAGAGCTTACGGCATCCATAATAATGATTCTGATTATGATTACAGGGGGGTATTTCTTAATACCCCCATCGAATTATTTGGATTGGAAATCAGAAATTCTCAAGAATATGAGGGGGACGTAGTATTACATTCTTTAAAAGAAATTTGTAAATTAGCGTTAAATGCAAATCCTAATGTATTAGAACTTTTATTTCTTCCCTCAAAATATATATTATTTTGCCATCCGTTATTCAAAAAATTATTAGATAATAGAAATTTCTTTTTATCTCAAAAAGTAAAATATAGTTATGCTGGATATGCCTACTCCCAGTTACAAAGATCAAAACATAAATCAACACATGGCACTCTTCGGGACAAGTACATTGCTGGAAGCATCAATGACCCGTATGATTCAAAGTTTGCAGGGCATACTATTAGACTCCTTATAAACGGAAAAGAACTATTAACTAAGGGAACTCTTAGTCCTGAATTATCTGGTGATGATTTATATTTGGTAAAAAGCATCAGGGAGGGTAAATATTTTGAATCAAGTAGTCACTTTTATAGCTTTGCAACTAAATTAATATCAGAATTTGATAAACTAATTTTAGAAACAAAATTACCCAAGACACCAGATATTAATAATGTAAACAGACTATTAATTCAATTTCATACAAAATATTACAAAGGATTATTAACATGATAAAAGAATCAATATCGGTAGTGTCAGAGCCGGAACTGGCAATACCCACACAAAGCCAGGAGTTATATAGAAGCTTTACTGTGAGTGACCAAATCTATAGACCGTGTCCTCCGACAGTCTCTGCTCTGGACCCAGGATATTATCATACAGGTTTTGATAACAATGGGTTATACTTTGGTAAATTAACTGTTGAAATTAGAGATCTTATACTATTTAAGGGTTCAGTAGTCGAGCGTATCGTAAAAGAATTTAATAATTTTTGGGTTAAAAAGGAAAGATATCTTAGTTTCGGAGAACCCCATAAACGCGGATTTTTACTATGGGGACCCCCAGGTGGAGGAAAAACTTGTGCAGTATCCTTATTAATAAATGAATTTATTAAACAAGGTAATATTGTATTTAAATTTAGTTTGGAATTTGCCGTAGGGTTTGATTCATTTAGAAAAATTGAACCGAATCGTAAGGTTATGGTTATAATTGAAGACATCGAACTTTTTTTACAATATGCCGATGCTGAACAACGTTTGCTGCAATTTTTAGATGGAGATCGACAGTTCTCTAATACGGTGATTATTGCTACTACAAATTATCCCGAGAAACTTGGAGATCGTATTATAAATCGTCCATCTCGGTTTGATACAGTATACTACCTAGGCATGCCTACCGTAGAGGAACGAAAAGAGTATCTAACTTATAAATGTAAGATTACTTCTACTAAAGAAATCACTAAATGGTCCAAAGATACAGACGGATGGACTCTTGCACACTTAAAAGAACTTATTACAGCCGTTGAAGTTTTAGAATACCCTTATGAAACTGTAATTACTCGTATAAATAAAATGCGAGAAAAAAAGTCACACTCGGATGCGTATCAAGCAGAATTACGAGGGACATCTTCAATTGATTTTGGATTTAATAGAGGCAAAGAAACATGTTAGAGCTAATTATGTTAAGGGGAATACCCGCGTCCGGAAAAAGTACCTGGGCTAAGGAAATGATCGCTGCTCATCCAGGAAAGTATAAAAGAACTAATAAAGACGAAATGCGAGCAATGTTGGACAATGGACATTGGTCAAAATCCTCTGAAAGATTTGTTGAAAGCCTTAGAAATGAGATTATATTAAGATGCCTTAATCAAGGAATAAGTGTAATCGTGGATGATACTAATATTAGTCCTAAACATGAAAAAACTCTAAGAGAATTAGTCAATAATTTTTGTGAGCATTCTGAGGAAGGAGTCAATTTTATTATTAAGGATTTTTTAGTTGATCCAAAGGAATGTATACGAAGAGACCGCGAACGGGCACATCCAGTTGGAGAGTCAATTATTTTTAAGATGTTAGGAGATTGGAAACGAAACATTGGAGAGTACGGTTCCTCCACCTATATACCAAAAGCACAAGAACAATACCCATGGTTAGAGCAGCACATCGCTGATCTACCTAAGACATTTATTTTTGACGTAGATGGAACACTGGCACTTCTTAATGGAAGGAATCCGTATGATGCCTCTACGTGCGAACAAGATTTATGTAATTATCCTGTATTTGCTATTACTGAGTTAATTGCTAATATCAACGCAGAGTCTCATAATAAGGATTATGATATCTTTATTTTAAGTGGACGTGAAGATACTTATAAATCTAAAACGGAAAAATGGCTAGAAAAGCATGAGATTTCCTATGATCATCTTTTAATGCGTAAGACGGCAGATTCGAGAAGCGACGACATTGTTAAGCGTGAATTATACGAAGAACACATCAAGGGTAAATACTCGGTAATAGGTGTGTTTGATGATCGTCCAAAAGTACGTCGTATGTGGATTAAAGAGGGATTATTTGTATTCTCCTGTCTACAGGATCCTAATTTTGTGGATTTTTAAATATGAATAATTTAAAGAAATATCCAAAGATCTGGCATTTACCGTGGTCTAGATCGTTTGATACGCACGATAGAGTTTTTTCTCCGGAACAAGTTAAAGATTTATTTTATGGAAAAGAAGTTGTGGTTACGGAAAAACTTGATGGTGAGAATACCAATATGTATAGCGATTATATACATGCAAGATCCCTGGATAGTGCGCATCACCCTTCACGCGCATTAGTAAAAAGTATTCATTCTGGAATCAAATTTTTAATTCCAGAGGGATGGCGAGTATGCGGAGAGAATGTATATGCAAAACATAGCATCGGGTATAATGAGCTTACTTCTTCCTTTTTTATTTTTGGTATATATAACCAACTAAATGCTTGTTTGAATTGGGAACTTACAGAACAATTTGCTAAAAATTCCATTGAATTACCAACAGTCCCAGTGTTATATAAGGGAATTTTTGAGATTGATGTGATACAAAAATTATTCACAGGCAAATCTGTATTTGGAAATTCCGAGCAAGAGGGATACGTTATTCGTCTTTCTGGAGACATTCCGTGGGAACAACATACAAATAGTTTTGCAAAATTTGTGAGACCACATCATGTACAAACTGCTAAAAATTGGCTTACACAACCTATGATAAAAAATAAAGGGAATTTCTAATATGGTAAAGATACAGAATGATCTTGGACAAGATTCAGGAACATGTCCGTACTGTCAAGGAACCGACATCAGCATTGCCAGAAGTATTTTATCAGGGAACACAAATTTCTGTAGAACTTGCCGGAGATCATATATAATTCATTTCATTGAAATAGACTCAAAAGAACAAATAGCTAATATTATTATTTCGAAGATACATGCAGATTTAGCAGATCGTATGGGATTTGATGATGTACTATGTAGTATTTCTACAGATGTTCTTGAGCAAATGAAAACTTGCTGGAAAGAAATTATTTATAAAGCAATAGAAAAGAAGGAATAACAATGTCTGTTCATAACTTACCAGTAAATGATATCCGTATGGGGTATTATTCTGCCGCATATTTTTGGAAAGAAAAAAGAATTCTTGAGTTAGCAAAAAATGAAATAGTAGTAACGATGCAAGTTTTTAATAAAGTACCAGGGGCACTTGTGTGTGGAGTGGGTGAAGTATTAAATCTTTTTAAATACTGCACGGGGCATTGGTCTAATCATGGTAGAGCGTTAAAGACATATGTACGGTTACAAGATCGTAAAAAACAACTTGATATTTTTAAAATTCAAAAAAACTTTAAAGATTATAAATATCTATTAGGTGTAATTAGTGACGAAGAAGAACTCTTAGAGGATTTGTGGGTTGATACCCATAAAGATTTAGAGATATCAACTTTGTTTGATGGTGATACCTCTCTTTCACAGATAGGAATGATGGAAATTAAAGGGGTTGCCAGCTCATTCGCGCATCTTGAGTCCATTTATCTTGGAATTCTTGCAAGAAGCACTAAAATTGCAACTAATGTTCAAAAAGTAAAAAGAGCAGCAAACGGAAAACCTATATTATTTTTTGCTGATAGATTCGATCGTTTCGAAAACCAAGAAGCGGATGGATATGCAGCATCCATAGGAGGGGCGTCATTGGTTGCTACTGATGCGATGGGTGCAAGAACGCGTAGTTTAGGAGAAGGGACGATGCCGCATGCCTTGATTGCAATTCATAATGGAGACTTAATTAAGGTAGCTGATGCATATGCAGAGTATACTAAGACGCCAATGATTGCGCTCGTTGATTTTAACAATGACTGCGTTGCTGATTCTTTAGAAATTGCAGCATATTGCAAAAAACAGTCAATATGTTTAAAAGCAGTTAGACTTGATACTTCAGAAAAATTAATAGATCGATCTGTTTCAACAGAATCGGGTGATAATATAAATGGAGTTTGTCCACAATTAGTGATAAATGTCAGAGACGCATTAGATGCTAAAGGTTTTACCGATGTTGGAATTGTGGTTTCTGGAGGATTCACGGAAGATAAAATAAAACTTTTTGAAACCAATGAAAAGGTATCCAGGGCAGTAACATCCTATGGAGTTGGTTCCTCACTACTTCGTGGGAATTACGATTACACAGCTGATATTGTGTATCCCACTGTAAAATATGGGCGGATGTATAATCCTGATCCAAAATTAAAAAAGGTTAACTGGGATGAAATTTGAAATACCACCAAGGTATATTGATGAACATCTTGTGACTAGAAAAAAACATCCGGTGCATGATCTATGGATTTATAATTATACACCGGATGTACAATTTTCTAGACTATGGGATGAAGTTACTTTAGCATGTAGAGGACTTATTCTAGATTCAGAAAATAATATTATAGCTCGTCCTCCTGCTAAATTTTTTAATTATGGAGAACCTGATGCCATAATTCCAAAGCATCCTTTTACAATTACAGAAAAAGTAGATGGCTCCCTTTTAATTCTAACAAGATATAAAGGCGAACTTATTTTTGCAACCCGTGGTAGTTTTGAATCAGACCAGTGCCTTGAAGCACAAAAAATCTGGAAAGAGAAGCGATACTATCGAAGTAATTGGTTATTCAAAGAAGGATATACTTATTTATTTGAAATAATTTATCCAGAAAATAGAATTGTTGTAGATTACGGAAATGCCCGCAAGGTAATTGCAATTTCCTGGTGTCATAATGACGTAGGAAGATTTCATGATTTTCCAAAGGGGTACGGATTTCCTGTAGTAAAACAAGTTCATTTTAAATACATCGATAATTTATTATTTAAGCTTCATGACAAAACTTGGTATAATAAAGAAGGGTATGTTATACGATTTGAAAATGGAACCCATATAAAGGCTAAGTATGACGAGTATATTCGTTTACATAAAATTGTCACAAATTTAAGTGAATTATCCGTTTGGGAATTATTATGTAATGATGCCAATAGTGATATCGAAAATATTCCAGATGAGTTTCATGACTGGTTTAAGGCAACTAAGGAACAACTTACATTAAAATTTTCTGATATAAAAGTTGAGGCATTACAAAATTATAATGATATTATAAATCTCAATTTGCAAACCAGAAAAGAAATAGCAGAAGAAGTACTAAAACGTAATAATCCAAGTCTTATCTTTTCTCTTATAGATGAAAAAAACATAGACAAGGCTATTTGGAAAATGTTAAGACCAATAAATACTAATAACTAAGGGTATAAAATGATTCCAGTAGATAGAGCTCCACAAGGAGAACAAATTCGGGTAGACATGAGTCTAGCCAAAGATATATTATGCACTAATTGCAAACACACTTATTTTACAGTATCCCGGAGATATAAGTTTATGTCTAAACTTGTTAGTCCAAATGGGAAAGATCTATTTATCCCAGTTGAGGTACTGTTATGTAATAAATGTGGTACAGAATTGGACCCGGAAAAGGCAATAAATATATTACTTGCAACAATGCCTGCTCCAGCAGAAGCCATCGTTCCAGAAGATACAGAAATTGATGATCTTGATATTCGCAGCATAGCTCCGGATTTAACCATTGATCCTAAGGATGCAGACTAAAAATTGTCTAGATAGGGGAGAAGTAGAAATTATTGATACTTTAGGAAATGATTTAACTGTTGTCAACGCCGCCAGAGTTTCTTTTGGTAAAAGAAAAGACGTGATAGACGATGCGGACATTAAGTTAATTAAGTATCTTAAAGATAATAAACACTACTCTCCCTTTAGGCACATCATAGTGCAGTTTAGAATTAAAGCACCTGAATTTTGCATGCGCCAGCTTTACAAGCATATTGTGGGGATAGAGGTAACGTCCTCATACCCAACAAAGGACCATGCCTGGAATGAGATTTCAGGTCGGTATACTCCGGTAACAGACTTCTATGTTCCGGATGTATGGAGGAAACAATCAGAAGACAATAAACAAGCAAGCAGCGGACGACTGAAGCAAGAAGACCAAATAAAAGCCGAAGGGCTTTTTGATAAGTCAATGGATATTATTGTAAATACTTACAATAAACTTCTTGCATTGGGTGTCGCCAAAGAACAGGCCAGAATTATACTCCCATTGAATCTGTATACTGAGGTATACTGGACTGCGTCATTTCAGGCCATTATGAACTTTCTTGAGCTTAGACTAGATGCACATGCTCAATGGGAGATCCGCGAATATGCCAAAGTAGTACTTGAATTTATGGAAGAATATTTTCCAATTACAACCAAAATTTGGTTGGAATAAAAAACAAAACCGAAAACAAAGAAAAATGAAAAAGCCTACAAAAGACCCCGATTCAATGAGAGTAACTTTAGAATTAACTAAGAGGTCCTCAGGATCGTTATTATTTGATTTTTTTAGACAATACCCTGCACATTACAAAACACTTAAAAATGCACAAAAATATACAGATGGACTATTTGCACAGGATGGTATAAATACTATTACTGCCGCAAAAGCTCTTTTAAAACAAGTAACTGGTGGATCCGCTTACACTACCAGTGATTATGTAACAACTGTTCCAGGACTCAATTTACAGTTTGAACTTATCCTTTTAGCAAGAAATGGAAGACTTCCACGTGTAGTAGTAGTTAGACCAACAAAATATTGGCTAAATGTACATATATCAGATATAGAATTGGGAGTATGGACTCGTGCCCAACGCGATCTTTTTAATAGAACACTGGCAAAGTACACGATGTTGGGTGGAATAACATATAAATGGACTGCAGTATCAGTACGCCGTAAACGCGGGTACCAATCTTTACAAACTCGGTCCCTGTTTGTCTTTGGCAAAAGCATTCCCGGCGGGAAGTGGATGTAATGACAGGAGTAGCCAAGTTTTTTCTAAATAAAAAAGGATGGGGGTTTATAACTTCTGATGACACTGGTCAGGAATACTTGGCCCATTATACTAATATTATATCACTGTCTCCTCTAGAATTTCGTAAACTTAAAAAGGGGCAAAGAGTGGAATTTGACATTAAGCAAACTCCTACTGGCAATAGAGCTATAAACATTAAACCAATAGTATAAATGACGAAAAAGAAAAATTCCAAACTTGACTATGATAAGTTCGACGAACTAAATGAGGATTTTAACTCGTCATTTAGAACAATTTACCTAGAAACCTCAATAGAGTTTACTACTATAAGTTTCTTTACACAAAGAGTAGATATGATTTGTGACATTACCCAAGATGCCTCTTCGGAAATAACCATAGAAATATCAACAATGGGCGGAGATGCTTTTGCAATGTTTGGGTTAATTGACACAATTAAATCACTCCCAATGCCAATAAATGTTTTAGGTCGAGGAGCAGTTTTTAGTGCCGGGGCCATAGTATTGGCTACAGCTACAGGAACTAGGGCGGTAACTGAAAATACTTACGTAATGGTACATTCGGCATCTGGTGGATTTTCTGGAAGCACCAATGATATTGAAATTGAGGCCGGAAATGTTAAAGATGTATCAAGACGTATGTTTGCATTATTAGGAAGACATACAAAGAAACCAAGTAGTTACTGGGAAAAAAGTTGTAAACAAACATTATACCTATCTTCTGAGCAATGTTTAGAATTAGGCATCGTTGATAGAATTTGGAGAAATAATGAGGAAAGCAAAATCTGAAGTAGAAACTCCGATAAAAAAGAAAAGAAAGCCCAGAGTAACTTTAGCTGAAAAAGGCAGAGAACTTCTTAAAAAAGAAAATGATGAGAATCCTACAAGGATACCAATTGATATTCCATTTGAACCAAAATCCAAAGTTGAACAGGTACCATCTTCAAAACCGATGGCCAAAGAAGTAATAAAGGAGATTCGGATCTTAGGAATGTCCGGAATTGAGAAAACAGTAAGTGACTTAATTCAGGAAGAAATTGGAGAGGCTACCTGGGAATGGAAGGAACTTTTACTAGATGGGGCTTTTAAAGTCAGTATCTTAAATGAGCTTGGAAAAGAGGGATGGAAATTCGCTTTCTTTTTTGAGAGAACTAAATTCGTAGAGACTGCAAAGTATGATATCATTGCAATGCATCGTTTAAGGAAAAAGAAATGATAATAACACATCAAAATGTCGACCTTGATGCGGCCTCCTCTGTTTGTTTATGGTGTCTAATTAAATTTGATGACACAGACATAAGTGAAGTTATGTTTGTTCCAGCGGACTACAATGTAGATCCGTCTCCTGAAGACATCATAATTGACATTATTTGCGGAGGACAAGGTATAAAAGGAGAAAAATCTGCTTTTTCTGAAATTTTAAAAAGATTTGGAACGGAAAAACATTTTTTAGTTTTTAAGGATTTTGCAGACTTATTAGATATTTATGATAGTACTGGAAATTTTCCGCAATTAGTGGGATTTTCTGGAATGACTATTGTAGATGTTTTTAAGTATATAAAAACGGAATTGGTTGCAGATCAAGAGGTAGTAGAAAACTGGTACAGAGTTATAAGGGGAATGTATTCTTCTTTTTTAGAATATGAAAGAGCACTTGATACTGCTAATAAAGCTGAAAAAGAAAATCTCATCGAAGGCATTCCTATTATCAGAAATGCACCAAATGGGACTTCCAGCATTTTACTGTCCAGGGGATATGAATTTGTTATTTTCGAAGACGAGTTTAACTTGGGGGTTATTCGAAGCAAAACTTCAAATAAGGACTTAGGAAAGCATCTTGGAGCAATGTTCCCAGAGTGGTTTCACCATAAGACAGGATTCCTGTCTTGCTGGGGATGTCGCAAGGCTCCTAAGGATTCTCCTGCTAATATTTCTGCAGAGAAATTAGCTGAACTTGTTAGTATAATAAAATAAGGGCATCGCCCTTATTTTTACATTAACTTTTATACTCCGTATTTTTCGCTTGGAGACCTATACTTATAAATTGCTTTTTCAGTGCCTCTAACTAATCTAGGAGTATTTGTATTGACGGAAGGGGCTATGTTTGATTGTATTTTAGAAGGTATGTCAAAAACTTCTTTAATTGCTGATGTCTTGCGGACATCTTGAGGCAATGGTGTTTCAAATTCCTTAGAGTAAAAGTTTTCTTTGTTTACATAGTCTTTATAATATTTGGATGGTATCAATTCATAAAAAATTTTACTGGGATTATCTGAATCAAAGTGGCCCAATTTCTCTACTTTTTCCCACCCATTTATAGCAGACAATGTTTCAAGAATTCCGACGTCATATCCGAATTTTTTATTAGGATGATGTGCAACTATATTACATTCCTCAGAATCTTGAAGTAATTCTAAAATTCCATCTAATGCTTCAGTATTAAATTCATGCTGTCTGAAAGCTATTACATGGGTATCTATGTGTGCAAATAATGGCATTATAGATAGTTACTAAGATACTGTTTTGTATAATCAGAAACATTTAAAGAATATAATTGTCCCCGTAACCAATCTTCTACTGGAGGATAATCCGGAGGATTTCCAGCAGATCGTTTTGAGGCACTATACCAATCCGCCACTGCCTCGAGTTCTTGCTCGAAATTCTCTGGATGATGGTGGGCACTTCTTTCTTTATGAGCCTCTACTTGAAGTCCCCATTCCTGCCTTAACAATGGGTCGCGTGTACCTGTTCTCCCCATCGGCCCATTGAACCATTCGGCATACCTTTTAAACATCTTTGGAAAGAATTTATCCCAGTCATGTGCTATTAATGATAATCTAGGAGCAGAAAAGTCTCTTCCAGCTTTATAAACATCGACTTTATGCTCTACTAAATTTTTGAAATAATCCCAGTAATCACCGATGCTAGTATCGTACATTGCTAATTTATTAAATATGATGTTTGCTTTATAAGTCATATTACCTCGGTAAAATATCGATATCAGTTCTAAGACTATTTTTTGCTTTTTGTCCTAAAGATTTTGATTTTTTGATTATTGGGCGCATTGACTTAAATACTTTTGGTATTGCTACTCTTCCCGCAATATATGCCTCGGTTAACCCCATGACCGGCATACCAAATGCGGCCACTTGTTGAGGAAGTGTAGCATAAGATAAGACCTGTACTGCACCAATATCTGGAGTTGTTATTGCTTGTTGTCCCAATCGTCTAGCGCCGGAAACTGCACTGTTTATCCCGGCGGCCAACCCAATAAGTTCTGCATTTGCTTGATTAAGAGATGCTTCTGGAAGAACATCTATAAATCTTTTAAATTTTTTGGCCATAAAGGCAATTGCTGTTCTAGTTGGTTTTCCCAAAGCATTTTTAGGAATATGCTTTGCATACCATGCCGTTTTCTCTAATATATATTTAGTATTATCACAGCTAATTTGCTTTAGTCCAGATGAATATTTTGGTAAATGATCCACTTTTATTAATTCTCCCTTATCATTAAAAAATTTTATAACGATATCAAAATCTACATTTTTATTATGAAACGTAACAGTCTTGGGATGATCTTCTATAAATAAGGCAATCTCATCTTTAGGCATAGGTTCACTAAATTGAAGTCCCATCGCCCTTTCCTCGGGAGTTGAAAAGACTCTTATTTTTTCCATTAATAAAATTCTCCCTTAGAATAATCCACTCCCTTACCAAAATTTTCTCCATAGATATAGGCGGGAATTGGGTCTTTTCCTCTTATATTAGCATATAAACCTTTTGAAGCACCAGTGGTTAACCCCGCCTTTACTCTGTTGGTTGTGATATTTGTTAACCAATCTTCTACGTCTGCATTGGATAAATCAATAGTTTTAAAATACGGTTTATACTGTACTTCGTCTAGTCCTTTTTTCTTTCTTTTTCTATTTAGAGAGTCAAGATAGGAAATAGAAGTTTTATCTCCACGTAAAAACCCTGAATCATCCGGAGCTTTCTCTATTTCTGCACTGTCTGATATTCCTCTAATGACCGTTTCAAAAGTTTTCTTATAAAAATTACCACCGTAAATTGCAGACGCCTCGTCAACAAGATATTTTTGGGCGTCTAAGTGTGTCTTAAGTGCTCCCAATTCCTGTGGTTTAATAATACCATCAGATAGCGGTTCTCCCTTTTTTACTGAAGATCCAAGTTCAACAGTTACATTTCTACCAGGAGATACTACTAGGTTATGTAAATTTCCATTTGAATTTACAGCTACTACAAATCCTCCAGTTTCATTTCTTTTAATTCCTTTAATAATACCATCAACCGGGGACAATGTTGCCTTTCCAGATAATTTTTCAGGAACTTTTAATAACTGTTCAAGTCTTGGAAATCCTGCGGTAATACCAGTGTTTGCAGATCCTCCACTATGAAAAGTGTTATGATTTATGTAATTGGATGTAATAAATTTTGTATCAATAGTTTTCCTATCATATACCAGTTCAATATCAGATTGAACTTTTAATATTTTAATATTCTTTATAAGAATGGCATCTTCACTTATAAATTGTTTCATTTGTAGCTTTCCCGGTTTCCAGTCTTTTTGTACTTTTAAGCTTTCTGATAAATAAAGTTTGATTCCTAAACTATCACGAAGCTTTAATGCAAATTGTTGAGTTTTCTGATGTGGACGTCTTTTTTCAAGTCTTAACGTCCCGGGAATCCCTAATAATAAAGCCATAATTCTTACTTGGTCTAATAGCGCAAATGATGTAGAATATATTTTTAATCCAGTTCCATCTATGCATCCATCAGTGTCTATTAATCCAGATATAAAGGCCCCTAACCATTCTTTACTTAATTGGGACCAATCAAGTAATAGAACTTTTGTTTTGGCATATGGTTTAATTTGTTCTTTTAGTTGATTAGCTAATTCAGTATCATAAATTTGAAAGTCTCTTTCATATATGTGCCCCGGATGTAGCACATTTAACTTTCTTTTTAAGTCATCACGCATATTTGTAATTATTATAGTTCTTGCTCTATCCGGGTTATTATCATAATATCTAAAACAACCATCGCCAGCAAAACAGCCCATAAAATATGGGGCCATCACCGACATGGTGTCATTTTTTGGTGTTAACTCATACTTTTCTTTTATTTTACTAAAAGAATTTTGTAAAGAATCTTCTTTTATTTTAAGATCACTTACAAGTTTTTCTTCTCCGTTTACCCACATAGGATGATTATTTTGTACAAGCATGCACCCGCCATCTTCCAGATAGATTGCAACCATTGTGTCAGCAGGACTATGTTTTTGTGTGTAACAATTTGATAATACTGAAAATGCACCAAACTCATCGATGGTAAAACTATCGGCTGTACACTGCATAGTTAGCTGTGTTGCTCTCTCTGTTATAGCGGTGCTATCTAATACTCCAACATTTGTTCCAATTGATGGGAGTTGACCATCTGGTAACGCGCCGTAGCATAATTGACAAATACCTTCAACTGCCGCACAAGTAAGTGGTGATCTAGCTTTAATAGAAATTACATTATGTTTTTTTGCTGCTAATATATTTTTACCAGTTATAAGTTCATTACGTTTTACAACTCCTGGAATGCTTTCTAAAGCACAACGTCCCATCAACTCTCTACTTTCTATTTCAAACTCTAGTCCCTTGGTTACACCGCAGTCCTCTTCGGTTATTAATAGTCGTCTATTAACATTAACAAGTGCCTTATTTAACGCTCCGGATTCTTGTGTGTTAACTGAACGGTCTACTACCCCCTTTCTTACACCATATAAAGTATTAAAATAATCCGAAGAACCCAGGCCCTCGGCATACCCTCTTCCAAAGAACACATCGATTGGAACTCCTGCAGTATCTGTAAGAACGCCAGGAGATGTTAGTATCTGTCTAACATTCCCTGATTTACCCTTCGATATTGATCCAGATGTTAACATTTCGTAGGCATTATTATCTGTACCTGTTAATGCTTTATTTTGAGCTGTCTGAATTTCTTCAGTTAGTTTTCCGCGGGCAGCGGTTCTCTCTTCTAATGTCGGTAATTTATCAATAGCAGGAAGTTTTTTATTTATAATATCATCCCTGAATTTTCTATCTATTGCTAAATCGGTTATAGATAAAGTATTACCACGTATAAACGCATACATACTTCCTAGGTTTTTCCAATTATCGATAATTTCTCTAAATGATACTTGATAATTTTTTCCGATTTCTTCTAATACGGCTCTTGTTTCTTTTTCGTCAAGAATGCGTTCATAATTTCTTAATGCTGGTGGAAGTTTTTCGTTTATTAGAAATTGACCTATGGTAATTTTTTTACCATCCATAGTAAATTGCCAAGTCCATGGTAACCCTGATTGTTTAGCTTCTTCAATAGAATCAAACTTCTTATCTGTTACTTTATCTATTTTACTCAACATATAAAGTCCAAAAGAATACTCTGCTTGTAATCCGGGAACTAATGCATTATCGCCATGCTTAAATAAAATTTGACTTGGCATCATATGTCGTGATTCTTCAATGGCCTCTTTCCCTACGGGCGTCATTAGGGACATCGTATCATACACAATGAGACCATTTGCAGTCATAAACGTGTAAGATCCGGGAACTGTTATATCCCAAGCAGTGGCTGTATTATCAGTTACTTCAGGAGTTACTTCTTTTATTTTCTCCCAGAAGATTTGTTCGTTATTTATTATAACTGCAAAATTTATTATTTCTTCCAATTTTTTAATTTCTTCTGGAAGATATGTGTATAATCTTTTTGCAATTTCACGGGTCATCGTTCCGGTTTTCTTTGCTTTGCTAGCTACCGCGTAATCAGATTTATTATTTTTAAAAGCATAATTTTGTAATAATTGTGCAGTTGATTGTTTTACTGGTACGAGGTCGGTATCATCTTTTATGGTGATAGCTTCTGATAAATTTTCTTTTTTAGTTGAATGATTTATTGTTAGTCCATCTTTAATTTTTATTAAATCAATCATAGAGATACTTATTGAATAGACATTATGGCCATTACGTTCGTAGGTAGTTACAGAAGTTCTTACTCCTAAATCCGCACATAAAAGTTGGATATCATATTTTAATTGGTCACTTACGGTTGTAAAACTAGCCTGATATTGTGCAATATTTTTTGCTTTAGCTTTTACTTTTGTAATGGTACCATCAGTATCAATTAATCCACTAAGTAATCCCAGTTTAAAATCAGTTGATTTAAACAGCCAATTTTCAGGGAGATGTTTTTGTGCCGCACCTTTTCCAATATTATCCCGTAGATAATTTGCCCAGTAGATACTTGAAAAGGTAACTTTCGTACTATGGCAATCATGGCCCTCAAAAGTATGATCATTATTAACGATACTTAAATGTGCATCTTTTTCAATATAAGTTTTTACGATATTACTAAAGTAATCTCTTAATTGCGAATCTGTTATTGCTGTATTTACCCTATTTTTATTTTTTGTGTCAGCTGAGTCAGTCCATCCGTCTCCAACAATAAATCCTATAAAATACCCTTCTTCCTTTGAATCAGAAGATTCCTCCCATCTTTTGTCAAAGTTTAACTTTCTTGGTTTAGGTGTTAAAAGCCCTACGGAATCTTCTGGTTTTGTTTTTTCCATCTCTCCTGTAATTGTATTATAACAAAATAAACTATGATCCACCGAACAAATTACTTCTCTATTTGAAGAAGTTTTTACTTTAACAGTGTTTAAATTCTCATGAACACTGAACTTTTCAATTGGCATTGCCTTTACTTGACCATCTACGTATGCCATTGTATAAATTCCCTTGGGAACATCATACTCAATGTTTCCGGCAGGAGTTGTTGTTTTAGTATTTTCTAAATATGGAATTTGTGAAATATGAATGGTTTTAAAAGTTCTTTCTTCATCATTTTGTATTAATTGCATTAGTATATTTGCAAACATTTCAATACCTACCTGGTTCTCATTAATATTTTCAGAATAAGGCGGAATTTCCGTTTTTACTGAAATATTATTACTATATAATATACTAACTAATTCTGCCAATGTCAAGGATTTATTCAAATCTGCATTGAAATTATTGTTAATTAAACCATTTTTGAACTCTTTTAAATCTATAAGTATAGGTAAATATTGAAGATACGAGTCCCCGTCGAAATCCGCATTGAAACCTTTCACAATTAAAGGATTTAATCGAATTGTTTTTCCATCCATTAACACAGTCTTAAATGCTTGAACACCGTGCTTATGTAAGGATGGAGCTCTATTTAGTAATATTGGTCTTTTGGACACTACTGAAGATAGCATATTATAAGCTAATTTTGTTTTGTTTTCATAATGCTGCAGCGCATCAGCAGCTTTCATACCAGTTTCTTTTAGCTCTTGAAGTATAAATGGTTTATACATTGTATAGGCTAATTCAATTGGAACACCCACTTCATCAATTCCCAATGTTGGTTCCACTGTAATTGTACTTCTGGCACTTAAGTCCTGGCGCTTTGACCATGTTTTCCCATGTATAAGTCCTTTCTTTAAATCACCCAATTCATGCAAGAATCCTTTATATTTTTCTTTAGAATAGGTAAGTGGATCAATGAATCCCTGCATTGCCTTTACTGAATTATATAAGTCATTTTTGGCCTTAATAATCTTATCGTCGGGAACGTCGTCTCGTCCGATGGCCTCTTTTAAAGTTTTATTTATAGTTCCAACATCTTTGTAGTGTTTGTTAATATCAGCAACCACAAGATCTCCTGATGGAAGCGGATAGATTTGTCTGAAGATTGGAGGAATTATCGGAATCATCGACACTGTATAAGCATCAACTGGAGATAGTTTTAAATCTTTTAATGCTTCAAGATACTTAATCTTGGAGTTCAATTTGTTAATATTTGTTTTAGGTGCTGTTTTTAAAGCAGCCCTATATTTTATTATATCTGCATCTACATTTATTTCAGACAACTTTTTGATTATTTCTTCAGGACCAGATCCAAGCATTATAGCCTGAAAACTTTTATCTGATAAATCTAATAGTTTTTTAATACTACCCTCAAATGTAGGATTAGGAATTCTTGTTGCTAATGTAACATGTGCCCAATTTTTCCCTTTTACACCGCCAGTAATTTCATCATCAAATAAACCACCCTTTCGTGATGTTAGATTTTTTCCCTTTAGAAGCTCACCAGGATCATCAATTTCACCATTACTTAATTTCAAGAGTTCCTTATCGGTCATTGGGAATATACGAAGATCATTTCCATTTTTATCTACATTAATCCCCATACCTTTTAAGTACGTGGTTAATTTATCAAAAACAAAGTTTCTCTCAGGCTTACTTGGAGGAATGCCTAATGAAATATCTCTCCAATAATCTTCATTTTTTCGTCCTTTAATCTCAGTCATTTCACGAAGGTTTGCCTTGGCACCATGTGCAAGATACGCGTAAGTATCCAATACCCCAATACTTTGTGCTCCCTTTCCGGCTGGCTCTTGATCAACATCATAATTTCCATAATTATGAGCACTATTCTTTTTACTTACAACGTGTCTTAATTTTAGAAAATATTGATTACCAACAAATATTGGTTTTTCAAAGGCTTTTCCAGTTTTACCATCATAAAGGGTTTCATTAGGCTCAATTCCAGCTTTTGTAAGTTCTGCTAATAACTTCTTAGAGACATCTCCGTTAGGATCATCAAAGTTATCAACGATATAAGGTTTATTTCTTTTTAAAGATAATTTTCCAGCGGCAGTTTCTAATAACTGCCCTACGTTCATACGTGATGGTACTCCATGTGCATTCAACATTACTTCAATTGGAGTTCCATCTGCTCTTGTTGGTGCCAATGCATCTGGAATAATTTTAGTAACGATGTATTTATTACCATACCTTCCAGACAGTTTATCGCCCTCTTTAAATGGATGAGTTGATTTAATATATACGTCAACATTTCTTCCGTTTGTTCGAACGTCTGTTACAATTCCAGGTTCTTCTTCATCCCAGGTTATAAGTTTTTTATTATATTGATTAAATGTAAATTTATGAAGTTTCTTTAATACCTTATCAGAATCATCCATTTCTTTTTCATTTAAATATACTATAAGGGCTTCACCTGGATTAAAAACTTCTCCAACTTTAGGAAGTCCCGAATCAGTTAATTTTTTAGCATTCTGGTTAGTTATTTCTTCGGGGAACCATGCTTTAAATTTCTTTAAATCGAAAACAGCAATCTTGGGACTGAAAAAATCATTTACACGATGAAGCATTGTGTGCGACATTTTTTTAGCGGCACCCTCTGTTATTACTGCACCATCCTCGAAATTGTATCCTTTATATGATAAGTATCCTACTGTTAAATTTTTACCTAAGGCCAATGTTCCATTTGGAACACAGTAGTTTGTCTCAGCCAATGGCTGACCACTTTTTACAATGTCTCCTATTTTAACAATAGGTGTGGAATCCAGGTATCCATCTTGATTTAATGGAAAATTTTTATAAAGTCCTATTTTCTCCTCTTTACCATCTACTAATACATGTATGTACTCATCTGTGATTCTAACTACTTTTCCTGTTCTAACAGATTCATTAGAACTTGGAGAAAGTTGTGGAGATAGATATGAACCCATATAAAACTCATATGTTGATTCTTGATCTCTCTTAGTTTGAACTAATGGCTCTTCTTTTTGATCTATAGGAAGAGCTTGTGTGATCATTCTTCCCCCCGTAGATGCTCTATTCCCTTGCACATTCGGTAAAAATGGAACAAGATTTGTTGCGTAGGAAAACATTGACTTAGGAGAACGCATCCAGTAGTCTATTTTATTTGCACTATATCGTAGTGTTTTTCCAGCTTTCATTACATTAACAATATCAGCGATAGGAGTTATTGTTTTCCCGTCTATTGTAAACTGATCAGGAAACCCAATTATAGATTCATAGAATTCCAATGGATCTAACCAAACTACCTCACCCTTTTTATTATACACAGGAGTAACGATGTCGTTTCCTCTTTTTCTTGTTTCGGATGCAAGACCTACGTTTACTCCAACTCTTAATGATTCTGGCGTAGATAAAGGATCAAGAAATCCTAAATGTGTGGGCTGCACATCACGAGTTTCCATCGTGATAGCGTGACTGGATTGAATACCACCAGCGCCCATCGGTGTAGTTTTTCGCCAGTCAGTTGCTATTGTAACTGGATTGGTTTGCGGGGGTGTAGATGATAGGTCTCCTACGGTAAAAAACTCTCTAATTGGTCTTGAAAAAAAGTTGGTAGGTAAAATATCTCTGATATTATCTCTATTTTCAAGATTTCGCTTAATCTTTGTTTCTAATAATTTTTTTGTCTTTCCAAAATGTTCTAATAATAAATCATCAACTGACAACATCTTTTTAAAAATAAGACTATCACGATCGTCTGGAGTTTCACTTCCTTTATTAATATTTAATAGTCTTGCAGATGCACTTAATAAGGCATCTCCATTTACAGTATCAAAGGCGTGACCTAATGTAATTTTTGTTATTTTAGGATCAAGTTGTGTACCAGCAAAATACTCCTGTAATCCTTTAATGACCTCATTATAGTCTTTGGTATCTTTATGAGATACTAGTTTATAAAAAGAAGTCATCTCGGATACTTCTGTTTTAAGAGAGTCTTTTCTATTTATATCTAATAGGCGTTGTCCCCATTGTTTTGTCATCTCTGACTCAGGAACCCCTAATAAATTTAAAATAGACCATAGATTATATTTATAATTTCTTCCCGTAGGAGTCACACTAAATATTTGGGATTGTGGGTCTAACTGCATATTAAAATTTATTCCTTTTGCCAGGTTAAACTCACTTTCCAGTTCTCCATTTTTCTTTATTCTAGAATAAACTCCGGATTTTCTACGTAGTTGATTTACGGTCTGATACTCATTTCCATCGATGATCGTAGTATATCTATTTGTCACCTTGGGAATCATTGCCAATTTTGCTTTTTTAACCTTACTTATGGTTCTACCAGTAGCAACATCTACTAATTCAATGTCACCAAATATTGGATAACTCCATGTTTTCCTAGAGACTTTTAGTTCTCTCTGTAAAGGAAAGTCTTGATCGTTTAACTCATCATCAGAGACTACGTTTGATATAATTAATTTTCGTCCCTTATGCTCAATTGGAAACGAATTGAATAACGCATTTATAACTGTATCTTTGATAATTTTATTTTGTTGTGACGGTTGGAAAATATTTTCCATGGAAATCTCCAAAAACTTGGTATAAGAAACCTGAGGCAGCATGCCTTTACTATTTTAGTTTAATATACTAAATATAGTTCATTAAATCAAGTAATATTTATGCCATTATCATTAGAAGCAAAAAGCAAAATTTTAAAGATTGTTCACGATACGGTAGATTTAGCAGCGATGCTAATGATTCCCGAAGTGACACAAAATAAGGAATGCATCGATGACTCCTCAGATACAGATTCTGGAGTTAAAGTCAAATCCGACACAACGACTTGAGTTTTTAATCGAGAATAAACTAATCGAACGAGTTACAATCACTCAGAAGTATAATTCTTTGGGATTTTTACAAAATCTGGAAATGGTTTTTTATCCCGCATTTAGGGATCGTCCAAGAGTAATAAAAATACTTCCTGATCATTTCGATAATATCGATGAACTTAACTCTCTTTTAAATAAAAAATTTAGAAAATGTATGAAATTTTTTAAATTAGAAAAACGTAGTGTAGAAGAAAAAGCCAAACAGCTGACATTGGAACTAACAAGTTAGATTTATGAGTAACAGCCATAGCCATTTAACTAAAGTGTGCTTCGCACTTGGAATTAAGTAAACGTAGTAGTAACATTCGAAAAGAATTGGCTTCGGAATTGGGACGACCTGTCGTCGAGAAATTCGCTACACATGCCCTCCCGGCTACGAACGCCCGCAAGAAACCAGGGGAGGTTTCTCACGGTCCTTCTTGCCGGGCTTGGCATGTTCCGCTCATTCTCGTCTCCAGTTCGTCTACAATTAAAGTAAGAAGATTCCTCAGCATTCTTTTGTATGGCTGTTACTTATTTTTAAACATGGTAATTTATGAATTTTTTTATAAAAGAGTTCTCACATTATAGTGACTTAACAAAAAATATAAAAGGTAATTACAAAACCTTCCCAATAGAAAAGAAATCCGGAAAATTACGATGGATAGATGCTCCCGGCATAGATTTAAAAAATGCACAATTGGAGATATTAACTAAATTTCTATATAGATTTAGTCCGCATCCGATGGCTACTGGGTTTATAAAAGGATTTGGAGTGCACGAGGGTGCAGCAAGGCACATCGGAGCAAAATTTGTAATTAACCTGGATCTTTCTAATTTCTTTACTTCAATAAAAAAAGATAGGGTGACTAAACTTATTCATCATCTTTTATTACGAACTACGGAAATAGATAATATAAAAAATATTGATATGAATGAGTTCAGAAAATTTAGGGATTTACTTGTTGCATTATGCACTTATAAAAATAGACTTCCGCAGGGAGCATGTACTAGTCCGGCAATTGCCAACTTAGTAGCAGAAAAATTAGATGAACAACTATATAATCTTGCCGAAGAGCATGATCTAATTTATTCACGATACGCGGACGATCTGTCGTTTAGTGGACTTGGTAATCCCGATTATTCAGTAATAAATTCAATAATGCAAATTATTGTAGAAAAAGGATTTAAAGTTAATAACAAGAAGACCTCTATTAAGACTTCTAATAAACGGATGGTTGTAACCGGTATTGTAATAAATAAAAAACTTGGAATACCAAAATATAAAAAGAAGGTATTTAGAGCAAAATTGTACAATTTATTAAAAAATGAAATTCCTGTTTCTAAAGAAGATTTACAAAAACTACGAGGATACGCAGAATGGATCAAAATTCTAAATCCTCAGGTAGGATTAACTTTCCTTCAACAGATAAGAAGGCTACAAGTAGTGTGATATACTTGTTATCTGAATGATTTTTAGATCAATGACAATCATGTGTACTTATACATTATATACATGATCTATAATCATTTAATCATAATTACAAAATGAAAGAGCTAAGCCGCGTACTTGCTTTTGCTGTATTAGCAGCAGTTGCAAACGTAGTAGCTATTTGGGCTACTGCAAAAGTACAAGAGGAAACAATGACAACAAAAACGGCCATATTAGCTACGTCAACATAACGGAGACACTATTACGGAAGATGGAACATTTTAAAATCTTGTTAGAAACTGGAAAAAAAAGAAGTGAAGAGCGTATATTATTTGTGCAAACACCTGATATAATTGGGGCAATGGATATTAGTAGAAAAATAAGAGATGCCACAATGAAAAGTATAACTCCTATAAGTGAGGAAACTTATTTCAAAGGTGTAGACAAAAAATATGACGAACGCCTAACCGAATAAAAAAGGAATGACCCCCTTTACCCAAAATAGTAAAACCATTATTTCATTAGATTTTGACAGAGAATCAACATGCGGGCAAAGATGCCCATATTGTTATGTTAATACGATGGAAAGAATTTATCCATCATATCTTGATAAAATAAAAAGAAATAGTGTGTGGGCAAAGGAAAACGGGAAACAATTTGCAAGTACTTTAAATGCAGATTATAGAAAACTGGAAACGTCAAAGTCACAAATATATAAAAGATTAAAAAAGTTACCTGTTAGAATATATGGTTCTGGAGATTTTATTCCTGAGCATGCTTGGTTTTTGATTGATTTGGAATTTAAATTCTTTATAATATCAAAAAACTTAACAAGACCAGAAACTAAAACTTACATAGCCAAACTTTTAACACTTGAAAATTTAACTACAATTTGTTTAAGTTTTGATAATCAAAATATTGGGAACTATAAAGGGGTATCAGGTTATTTTGGAAATCCAAAAATAAAGTTTTCTTATACAGGCATCGCTGATGATTACCTTGAAAAAACTACGTTAGGATTTAATTTTGACATCTTTTTCAATATAGATAAAAAGAAATCCGAACGGGAGAAATCAGCGTCAATACCACAAGCGTGCCCGTGTGATTCTGGGAAACTTGATCATAAAGAAAGTTGTAGTTATTGTTCAAAATGCTGGAAATAATTGTGGTATAAGATATTTGTAACTAAGCATATGTAAATCCAATTTACAGATTTTTTATTTTTAACTTGTATGTTTCGTACAAGGCACAACTTACCAGTACTAATAAACCGGTCCTCACGATGAAACGACACATCGTTTCGACCCGCTAATTATTAGTACTGGAGCTGACTGCAGTCATCGATCGGTCCTCCGCGCGCCGGGTGCCATGGATCCTTAGGGTCCCAACCTCCGCGGGTGCTAAGCGCTACCGCGGCGGGCCGGCATACGCCAGGTACCTGGGAGACCGGGGAGGCGTCGATTCCCTGCGCGTAGGTTTAGAGTGTAAATTGGTATTGAAAGAGAAAGGTATAGGGCCTTTCTCTTTTTTTTACATTAAGATTTTTCTTGTAAATTACAATTTATTTATGTAACTTATATAGTTAAATTTAACAATTAATCATAAATAAATTTTGAAAGAAAAAAAGAAACTTTTCGTATGGTGTGACTTTTTAGTACCTACTGGTTTTGGTCAGGTAGCAGATAATCTTTTGGACACGATGCACGAAGACTTTGATGTTACAATTTTAGGTATTAATTATCATGGGGATAAAAAGTATGATACTAGTAAATACTTTGTGTATCCTATATCTAAGGAAGACCCTCTGGGAACTAAAAAACTAGCATATTTGATAAAAAAAGATGAACCTGACATTTTATTTTTATTTCAAGACATCTTTCATATCAGTGACAACATTGAAGGAATTAAAAAAATTGTAAAACCATCTACAAAAATAGTAACATACTTCCCAGTAGATGGTGCCCCCTTCAGCAAGGCATGGGGGAATGTTTTTAGATTGGCTGATGTAAATATTACTTATTCTGATTGGGCTATAAGAACAATAGCAGAAACATTTCCAAAAGTAACAGGTCTACATAAATTATATCATGGAGTTAATACTAATATTTATAAACCATTAACCCTTGAGGAAATTAAAACAGTTAGAGCAAATTTTAAATGGACTAATAAGTTTACAGTTATAAATGTTAATAGATTTCAACCAAGAAAGTCAATTCCACATACTCTTCGCGCCTTTAACTTATTTGCTAAAGGATATAAAAAATGTAAATGTGGAAATGTGTATCCATATCATAAAAGTTATTGTGATTTAAATATGTGCGGCCCAGAGGACATTATAGAAAAAGAAAAACGGTACCGTACTGACGTTCTTTTATACTTGCACATGATGGCAAATGAGCCGTCGATGGGGCCTGGAAGGGTTAATACATTGCAGAATCATCTACTTAATACAGGATTTGAAGATGAGGATATCGCTGCTGGAATGTTGGGAATAAACGCGGCTAATATATATGCTGGACAGGTCCCCAATACATTTGTTAATGAATTATATAATGGGGCCAATATAAACATAAGTTCGTCATTGGGAGAAGGAAAATTATTAGAGGGAACATTAATATTAACTAGTGATGGGTATATATCAATAGAAAATGTAACCGACGAGACTTTAGTATTAAATGCCAAGGGTAAATTTACGAAAGTAAATAAAACCTTGGGAACTAAATTTACAGATCCGATGTACTCTATAAAATTAAGTAAATTTAGCGAACCCATTATTGCATCACATGATCATCCATTTCTTTTAGAAACTGGGGAGTACACTAAAGCAGAGGCTTTAAAAGTTGGAGATTATGTCTCTTTTGCAATACCAAAATATACTGAAGAGGCCATTACTATAGATTTAGCAAAATATGTTTCTGACTGTTTTGAAGTACAAGACAATTTTTTAGTAAGTAAAAAAACTACTGATAAAAAACAATTTGCAAGATTTCTTAAAGTAACTCCAGAATTGTGTAAATTTTTTGGACTTTATATTGCTGAAGGGTCAGCAGGAGCATCAGTACAATTTTGTTTTCATACTAGAGAAACAGAGTTACAACAATTTATAATTGACATTTACTCAAAATATTTTAATACTAATAACGATTATATTATTCCTAAGTTTGTACCGGATTACAGAGGAGGAAATTTTGGTAGTATTTATTTCGCAGGAGCAGCCTTAAAAAACTTTTTACAAGAGTCTTTCGGGCATAGTTCTAAAACAAAGAAGATTCCTGCATGGGCTAATAATTTGAGTGTTCAGTGCCGAAAGGCCCTACTCGAAGGTATCGTACTGGGAGACGGAAATACTGATAATCACAGACATAAGATAAGAATTACTACAAGTTCCCCTTTGCTTGCCTATGGGATAAGAGATCTTTATCTATCTTTAGGTAAGGTACCGTCAATTTGTTTTCAAAGTAATCAACTTGGATATGGCAATGGATTTGTTTACAAAATCGATTTATATGAAGATAGAAATGGTGATGAGTCTTTAGGACAATTTACTAAAACATACAAAATTCGTGAAGATTATGTAGATTTAAAAGTTTTAAGTATTATATTGATTGAGCCCAAAGGAATTGGATATGATTTAGAAGTTCCTGATGGAGAATCCTACACAATCGCCCAATGTACTGTGCATAACTGTGGTTTAAGCTTAATAGAGTCAATGGCCGCTGGAACTCCAAGCATTGCACCAAAAAACTCTGCAATTCCAGAAATGTTGGGAGAAACCGGACATCTTATTCCTAATTCAGCTCTTTTAAATCAGGCAATGGATTCTGGGCACATGCGGCCTATCGTAGATGTTTGGGAAATGGTTCAAGCATTAGAAATTGAATATCAAAAGTGGAAAACACTGGGAGTTGAAAAAACTATAGATCAAACATGCATAGATAGAGTTAATAGACATTTTTTGTGGGCTGATAAAGTAAGATTTCTAAAAGATATTTTTCATCAGCAATTAAATGATTAAAACAAAAAGGCAGATAAACTCTGCCTTTTTTATTATAATTTCTCATACCAAATAGTAGTAATAGGAATTGAATGCTCTCTTCCTCCATATACAAATTCTTCTTTAATAATTGTTACGTCTGGATCATTTAATAACTTTTCATATAAAAGTTTCTCATTGTCATCATCGAGACGAAACATCTCGACTTTACGAATTCCATTAAAAGGTGTGAATGCTGCACTCATTTTTTATCTCCGATGGTTGTTGTATCCTCCGGATCAAATTCCAGTTCTTTCCAAATAGCATCTGATGCAACTTTTTCTAATTCTTTATCTTCTTCCAAAGATATTTTTCTAAGAGCGCCTGTTTCTTTATTTTGAAAGACGCGGTATGTTCCGTATTTTTCTATCATGGATTACCTCTTGTTTGTCCTTTTGTTTTTTCAGACTTTGAACTCTTCACAGGTTTTTGTTCCTGTTCTTGTCCTTGTTCTTGCGCCGCATACTGGGCTTCCATCGATTGCTGTGCCATCATACTCTGCATCCGCTTAATAACTAAAGTATAAGTAGTCGGCATTTTCTTAGAAAGAACTGCCAATCTCTTGGCTTGTTCAATTGCAGTAAGAGACATTAATTCCAATGCAAATTTTTCAATTATTTTCATTGGTTCATCCGGAAGCCCGATGTTCTCTCTGGCGAGTTCTTCTTGAAATAACTCAGATTGAATCTTTATTTCCTCTTGTGCTGCAGCAACTTTAGCTCGCATTTGATACTTCGCTTGAACAACCATCGCCTGCCCCTGCGCTTCTGCTTCGGCAACTAACCCCTCTACCCGTTCCTCTAATGACGATAATCTGGTCTTCTTTAAAGCGTCTTGTTCCTCATTATACTGTAATCCGAATTCATCTAATAATGTAGCATCCGAGATTTTTTCACGAACAGCCATTTCCAACATTTGTTGTTTACTGTTAGTGTCATCGGCCATTCGAAATTTCTGGAACTTTACTTCTACTGGAGGATACTTTAGTAAAGATACTAATTTTTCAATAATGAAATAATTAACGCACTCTAATAGTAATTCTCTATATGTTAAAAAGTGGTTTTCAACAATTCTTAATGACACACTAGAACCGGTCCAAGTGGAGCCGCCTTTTATAAATTCAAGAGGAACCCCCAGGCTATTAATGATTGATTCCTCAATAAACTTCATTTCTGGAGTTAATAATAATGCTCTAGCATTTCCACCAAGTTCCTGATATCCAATTGGTATGGGAAATACGCCGATGTGGTTTGGATCAGATTTCCACTTCTTAATTTGTTCTTCCATCTGACCTTTCCACTTGCCCAGGTTCATCTGCGTGTTTTTATTACACTTAGCTAATGTCAGGTATGAATGCGTTTCGTCATCTACTTCTATACTTAATACCATTCTTTCTTTTATAGTTTTAATCGAGGATACTTTTGTATAAACAAAATTATCTTTAAAAAAGAAAGTATTATTTTCATTTTTATTTTTGTAATCGACAGATTTCGTTGTGAGTGACAGCATCTTTGCCAGATTTTCAGCATCTTTACCTGTTATATCGTTTACCCAACAAGGCTTGGAGTTCAAGTATTTTCGGGTGTAGCGCCCTATTGAGGCGCAATACCCTAAAGAAAGCAAGTACTCCCATATAAAATACGAAAGATCTAGATTTGAAAGTGAGATGCTAAGTTTTGGATATGAATAATTTCCATGATTTGTCACATATCGAAAACAACCATCTCCTTCGTAAATACCACGTAATAAAGCAATAAGTTGTTCTTTATCTAATTTTTCTCTAAAATATGTGAGATGTTTCCTATCACTATGGTTTCCAACTAGTGTTTCAAGTAGGTATTTTAATTTTATGGAACACTTAGTTATTTGGGTAGTTTCCCCTTTTGTTATTATTTGAGCTTCTTTACAATTTGGAGCAAGTGCATCTAAATAATCTGCTACAAAACTATGTAATTCAATTTCCTTACTATTAAACGTAAATGTAATTCTTCCAGTCTTATGAAGATATCCTTCTGCTAAAAATAAACCTAAAAATCTAAAAAAAGTTGTATCGGTATTGATGACCTCTATAGTGTCTGAGGCACTAGGTCCAAAAGAAACCTTTTTTAATACCTCCTTAATATCAATAGTTTTTATACTGTCAACATTATCTTTTAATTGAGGAATCGGGTATGCAAGATAATCTGTTAAACATAGTTCTTTTGCTTCTTTCCACCCATGCTCTTTTTTTTCTTCATTCCAAACTCTAAAAGGATGCACGGAGTTTACTCTAACTGGGAAAGCGGGTTGTTTGCAGGTTTGCACTTTCAACATGAAATCCCAGTTCTCTATTTCTCGTAATTTCCAGTTTGTAACTTTTGTTTCTTGTCTATTATAGGTGTATAAGCGATCACTCTCAAAATCTATAGTTTGTAATTCTTTAATCCCCGTATTCGTTAATACTAACGTATCCGGGCTCATAGAATATGGATCCAAAGTTGTTGTATTAGCCGGAAATATACTTTTCTTTGGTACAACGTGTTCGTGAGATATAGCCTCATTTCCGCGTTTCAATGTTTGTAAATAGTAAATTTCTTTCAATGCAGGAAGAATAAGCGGCTTTCCCCAACCCATATCATCTTCGGCAAGAGTTGGACGCTTAAAATGGAATAGATTATTTTCATCCAATCTTATGGACTTTTGTGTTCGTAATGATTCCAGAAATACTGCTGGGATCTCTTTTAATAGAACTTTGTCTCCCTTTAATAAGGCAGATTTTATTTTTGTCGGGATTGAATAATAGTATATTGATGTCCCAGTAAGTGGATTATAGTCAATGTCAATGTTTTCTGGTGACCATCTTATTAATTTAAAATTATCGATGCTTTTTACATATTGATCATCAATCGTAAACTCTAATCCACCTTGTTTGCATGATGGGCATGTACCTATTAATTTAAAATTCTTTAATCCCAATACTTGAAAATCATCATATGGTAAAGATAATTTACAACTAGGACATGCTAAAAATCTTTTAGGACGAAGATACGTTGATATAAAACAATTTCCATAGGTAAAATAGTCTAACCCAATTTCAATAAGAAAACTTTTAAGTTTTAATTTCCTATTAAAAGCAAAAAGATACTTCTCACGTGTTTCTTTAGAAACTGTTGTGCTAAATAATAAATCAGTAATAGGATACTCAGTTAATTTTGTAATAACATTTCTTAAAAAACCACTTGTATAAAAAAACGTTTTACAATACTTAAATAACGTTTTAATATTTTTTGGAACATAATTATTTGACAAATCAAAGAATGGGTTAGGATACTTTACAACTCCTGTTGCAGAAACCAAATCCTCTTGATTTAACATCGTTACTGGCATGCTTTATTACCCTTTGTTAGTATTTAAATACTCTTGTATTTTTAAATATCTTACAGCCTGAATTCCAAAAAAATCTTCTTCTAAAGGAAATGGACCATAAATGGCACGTTTTACTATTTCATCATAAAAAATATTTTCAATTGGTAACTTTGGATGATAGAAATAACAACCGTTATCATTAAAAATATACTTGATATACATTAACACTTCCCATGCTAATTCTACGTCGGGATGAAGTCTGAAAATAATATCCAATGCTCTCCAGATATACTCAGGCTCAGAGCCTTCCATTTCAAAAACATTGGGACTAATTCCGTTTAATGCAGAAACTGCATTTTCAAAAACATCCATATCTTCATATGCGGCACGTGTTTCTATTAATACTTTAATGACTTGAATTTGTTCAGCATCCATATCAGTCATAAACGGATATAGCTGTCGAATTGTTTCTGGTTCTAGGTCTGGTATATCAAATAGTTCTTTCATTAGTAACCTTTGTTTTAATGATTTTAGCTAGTCGCTCTGATAACAATCGATAATGCTCTCTGTTCTCAAGATGTTTTACAAAGACCTCATAATCCCGAGGGTCCATACCACCTCGTTGCATTCTTCTAACTTGGTTCTGAGCGTATCCCGCCCTACCTCTAAAAACTTTTAAAAGACCATTTAGCCCCTTTATTGAAATAGCAGTTTTTTCCACTATTCTCCCTCTAATACTGCATCTGCGTAACACCCACGAGCGACTGCAGTAAGAGGCTCGTCTGTTAATTTAATTTCACTTATTTTTAATGGAAACTGTTTTTGTTGGAACTGATCTTTAAATACTTCGATGAATCCGTTTACCATTGAGGTACCACCAGCAATTACTATTGGAACATCATTGGAGAAATTAGGCATTTCTCGAGATTCAAATTGACGTGCAATATTAGCCAAAATATATCTGATAAGGGCCTCGTAATAACTTTTTACCGCTTGTTGCTCTCTTGTTCTTTCCACAGTCGACTTTGGGTCAATAGTATAATTTCCTAATTCTTTTATATATTGTGCCTGTGCCTTAGGAATACCACAATCTCTTGAAACATTTTCGTCAATCCAATCTCCACCCTTGGCAATACTAAATTGAAGGGCGCTCATTCCAAGAAATGAAATTGCTACATTGCACATTCCGGCACCCATGCTTATTGAAATACCCGTGAGCATTGCCTCTTTAAGTCCCTCATTACCTAGGGCAACGGCCTCATTTATAGGATGTGCAGTGTAACCAAAACTTTCGATGATGCTCTTTAATACATCAGAATGGTACTCGGTACCCTGTTCTTGGTCTATCGGAGTTCCTGGAATACAATATACAACCAATTCTCCTGGAGTCTCAGGTTCTTCAAGAAGTCCTCCAATTATTAATCTTAATATTGGGAATGCATCTTGCTCAAGTGGATTTAAAACTCCATGCGCCATCGGCCTTTTTAGCTCAGTTGTTCCAAAAACTTGCGCGTATTCAAACGCCTTTCTTCCAACGATGTGAAGTCTATTATCAACTTCTACAAATGGAACACCTAATACTTTTAATTGTTTTTTAGTAGTAAGTCTTTGGTCAATTGTTAAAAATGCATTACGTTGTAACCTAGTTCCTTTTGAATCAACTACACAAAAATTTCCAGTTCCGCAATCTAATCCTTTTGCCATAATTTTATTTGGTTAATTTTTCTCCAGATAATGAAATCTCCCCAACTTTTGCAGAATTCCACTTAGGAATATTTTTTGTGTCTATACTAAGTTCAGGAGAATTTTGTGATATTTTAGAAACCTCATTAATCTGCGGCAGTCCTCCAGAAATACTTAAGTTTATCTTAATTGCATTTTCAGGAATACTAACTGATATACTTTTATTTGCTACTACAATAATGAGCACAACAACTGCTAGTATTGCGGCCCATGTCTCAATTTTATAACTCGTAATCAATCCAAAAAATATTGAAGATCCTGCCGCTATCACTAATAAACTAATGATGGTAATTACTAAAATTGTAATAATTGAATTTGTCATTTTATAAGAGAAAGCACTTCCTGTTTTACAGGTTTTGGTAGAGAATTAAAAACTGCCAGTCCATCTTTACCTTTTAATTCCTTAATTGCACTATTTCCTATTACGGCAGTAAGATCGGCGTTAGGAATAGATTTTAATTTTCCAAGAGTAACTACATTACCATCAAAAGTAACACCTGCTTCTTTTTTGATGCCAAAGGTAGAAATCATCGGATCTTCCAGGCCTCTTCCATAATTAACAGCAATTCCAGATTTATTATCTAATACTGCTAAAACCGCTGCTGTTTTTTCAGTTCCGATTTCCTTGGATCTTTTTAATAGATCAAGATACAGCTCTTTAAAATCTAATTGAGACTCTTTTAGGAATGATACTCTGGATGTTATATGATACTGAAATTCATCATTAAAAACATCGGGGCGCAAAATTGCATATTTTTCTATAGAAGGATATTTATCAAAAGAAATCTTTCGTTGTTCGCCAACCTTTAATAAATTTTCAATATATTCTTTCTTTGTTTCCAACGAAAAAATATTATTATTTCTATCAAAGTATTCGGCAGCTTTAATAATTTCTTCCTTATTATTTATAGGATATTTTTTTTCAGATGGTAATGCAAAAATTTGTTGTTCATATTTTGCAATTTTTGTTACAAATGCGGCTTCATCAATTTCTCTAATGTCGACTATGTTCTTTACAAATTTCTTAGAAGCTGTTTTTTCCAAAGACTCTGGAATATTAATTCCAAACTTTTTTGCGGCGCATGTTAAATTGGCGGAAGCCACTTTAACTACTTCATCTGGCATTACGGCCATGTTACTTGCTAATAAATTAATATTGATTTCGGTTATCCCAGGCTCATTCATTGCAAACTTATTAAAAGTGCCTAATGTGGGGTGCCATAATACTACACCAAAATCCCTCTCCGGCATGTCAATCGTTTCTTCCATAGAAGGAATATACGCTTTTTTAGCATCTTCCGATAAGGACTCAACTGTACTAGCAAGTTTTTCTAATTTATCATTTATAATATAATCCACAACATCAAGTGTTGCACTTATAATACTGTTCATTGTTATTCTCCACTTAACTCTTTTTATATTCCTGAATAAATGAGTATAATCTAGTTCCTGGACAATCTAATTTTCCAAAATCACAATGCCCAAAAATATTTAATTTAGTTATTTTTAATCCTTCCAAGTTATCTTTAGTAATAGCATCTAATAGATTTCCAAGACTTTTTATTTGTTTTTCTGTTGGTTTTTCTGTTCCTTTATAGTCAACTGCATCAAAATTACCCATGACTAATATTCCTATTGAGGCTGTATTTTGTCCGGTGCAATGCCAAACGATGTGAGTTACTTTATTTGTTTTATAAATAGTGCCATCTTTTTCAATTACAAAATGATAGCAAATATGCGGGGCTCCAGTGGCACTGATGTGATTATCCTCTGCTGGAGTAATATGATACTTATTTACTGCTTGCATCGTTCCTTTAGAAAGGGTTTGATGTACTATAATCTTATTAATCACAGATAAAGTACGAGTACCCCAACGCTTAGTAGGGTGCCAAGGTAGAGTGTCAACTACATCAGTAACTTCCAAGACTTTAACTTCAGGAATACACACTGGACCAGAAATAATTGGTACAACAGGAGGGTTAAAAAATTTAGATAACCAATTTAAACACATGATACTACCTCAGAAAAAAATACATTATTGATAGTGATGCCCCAGTTGTTCCATATCCCACTCCTACGGCAGTTTTATTATATCCAGCAAAAATTTGTCCAGAAATATCGCGTCCTAGTGAAGTTACCTGTGATCCCAGTAAATACTTAGAAGTGCTAGTATTATATTTTTTATAACGGGTATCTAAACTAGCAATTTTTATATTTCCACTACTCGTAGTTACATATGTTTCCCAAAATCCTGCTTTATTTTCTGTTGCTATAATCTCTAATGCTAGTTTTGCAGATAAAGTATTAAATGATATAAACCATGGTGGTTCTTTCATAAAAACACCTTCGATATAAAAAGGTTCTTTTTCAACCTTAAATTCTCTAACAGTGGACATTGCTCCCGAACTATCAACGCTAGAACTATCAACAGTGCTTAATTTTTTAATACTATCCTGTAAGGCGATAATAACTTTGTTATATGATATCAGTTGTTTTGACTTCTTTAAATATTTTTCATTTAACATAGAATTTTCTAAACGAATCTTATCAACTAATAAAGTTAATTTTTTCACAGAAACTGAATCTATTACAATTACAGTATCTACTTGAGCCATTTGATTTTGCAGGTGCATTACTTCCTGATTAATCTTATGAAGTTTTATTACATGAAAAATACTGCCTGCTACCAAGGCAGCAGACAGTAGTGTGATGCATATTAAACTAAACGACTTCATCTGTATCTGCAAGTTTTATTACTTCACGTAATGCGGCGAGTTTACCCCGTGTAAAGTCGTGAACTTCTTTGGTTTGTTTAATTGCTTCTGTTAATCTTTCGATTTGTTCTTTCCATTGTTGAACTTGTGCTTCTCTGCCTTTTTGTTCTTCTTCAAGAGAAAGTAATGTTTCTTTAATTTTATCAATATTCATATTTTTATTATTTGGTTAAAAGTACATTAAAATATAACTAATTTTTTAATTAAAAGCAACAATTAATTGCCTAGAAGGCCAACTGCAATTAGATCGTCAATTAATCCTTTTACAACATTTTTTAGTGCGTCAAAATCGCTACCTACTGCAGCAAGGTTTCTACTTGCGGATAATCCAGTTCCAGTTGTACTGTAACCTGTTTTTCTAGTGGTTGGTGTAGCGCCGTAGAATCCAACATTAGTTCCTGCATGTGCTAAATCACCGTTCCAACTTGTTGTTCCGGTAACATTAAACACGCCGGAGCATGTTAGATTACCACAAACTGTTAGATTATCATTTATGATTACATCTCCCTCATCGAAGTATCCGGCGTAAGCGTGGCCCGTCCCGTTGGTAGAGGCACTTGCAAATAATCCGATTGCATTATCATTTGATGCCACTGTTGTAACTGTTTCCGTAGGTCCTGTAATTGTATTAGAAATTGTAGCTAAAGCTTTTATTCCGATTCTGTCATATACAGCCCCTGTTCTATCTCCAAAGGTTTCAGTCCATGCTAATACCGAAGTAGATTCCCCGGCGTAACTACCCATATTTTGTGCTGTAAGTCCAAATTGTCTATCCTTACGATGTTTAATAGAAACATCATATGGGGTGATGCCAACAAGATTTGTATTATTAGCAATACTATCGGACACAATTATAACTGGACAATAAGTCTGTGTTCCAACTGGTTGATCTAATGGATAATCTGAACCATATAATCCTATTCCAGGGTGACTTCCAAACAAATTATCGTCAATTTTTATTATTTGTGCACCTTGCTCATTATACCAGTATAAATTTCCTTCTGCACCAGTAAGTTCAATGTGTTGTCCAACAGGGTTCCCAAATATTCCTGATCCAGTAATATTAAAATCGCCTGCTGTAAGTTCACCTGTAACAGTAACATCTGTATTAAAAGAAACTACGCCACTTGCAGTTATATCGCTTACATCCAAGTCAACAAGAGTTGCAAGACCAGTTACATTTAAATCAGTTACATTATCAGTAGTAATATACGCAGTTGAAATTCTTGTATCAGCAGTAGTTACTTTTAATACATTTCCGATATCTAAGCTACTTGCACTAATTGCGGATGTTACTAATGTAGACAAACTTGCATCCAGTATTCCTGTAATTGTAACATTGCCTGCAGATAAATCAGTTATGTCTACTGTAGGAAGCGAATTCATTGTATGAAATGTTTGGTATACTCCTTGTGACCCGGCTACTGTAAGTGCATTTGCCGAGTATATTAATGATATTCCAGATGTAACAGTATCAGTAGAAAATGATAATTGACTGGATTGATCACTATAAATTCTTAGACTATTTAGTACCCTTAAATAATCTGGATAAGTCTTTACGTTTGCAAGTGCTCCTGACCCGAATGCGGTACCTCCAATTGTAACTACTCCGTCTGAAGTCACCCCTGCCAAGAAGCCTGATCCCTCAGTATTTACATCTAAGCTATTTTTGGGCCATCTAATTGTATTGGCTTTAAGAACACTGGACACTACTGATGTGGTTGAGGACATCGTGCCCATTTCAATAATTCCGCCCACTGTTAGTGCACCAGTAGTAATACTATCAAATGTTGCATCACTAACAGTCAAGTCCCCGTCTATAACTACGTCCGATGTAGAATGAATAGTACCGTCTACATCAAGCTGATACACTGGTCTTGTAACACCATTTATTCCAATTCTACCAGATGGGTCAATTACAAATCTATATTCTTGCTCATTATAATCATAGATTCCGAACATTCCTCTTCCACCCGATGTATACTCTGGAATTGTTCCAACTACAATATCATACCGTCTTTGTCCGGACCCCGTAGCTTGCAATTTGAGAGCGGCATTATGCTCGGCCTTTGTAATATAAATTCCGCCATTTACCACCGTTACCCGGTCAAGCGCAGATACTGGATTAGTTAAATAAGTCCCACTGATATCATTTATAATTACATTTCCTGATGCGTCAAACGCCAGATAATTTTTAGAAAATTCCAGGTCTCTATCAATGCGCATCGAGTTCGTAGCAGCGTCTACTGCTAATACAAATGTATTAGGGTTTGTTGTTCCATCACTAAATGTAATTGCAGATTTATATGCACCACCAGTGCCTGGAGTTTCTAACTTAAGTCTTGGCCCCAGCGGATTTTTAATAATTAAATCAGTTCCAGCGGCGATAGCGCCAACAACCACTTGAGATGCAGAAACATCCACGCTAAAACTATCTGAGACATTTAAATCATCACTAAGGTTTGTTAAACCCGTTACCCCAATGTCTCCTCCTACGTTAATATCCGCCGTAACTTCTAATTCTTTTGCATTTACTGTATCACTAAAGACAGCAGCACCCGTTACTCGTGCGGTTCCCGATACATCTAATGTGTATAATGGTGTGTCTTGGAGTAATCCTAACCTACCTGGGTATGCCCAAGTCATTGTAGCCCAGGTTTTAATTTCAGTTGCTGGATCTGCAGTAAGACAAACTCTTTGAGCGATAGAACCAAGAGTATCATTTTGAATATACATTACAGTAGAGTAACTATCTTTAAATCCTATTAATGCTAATCTGTCTGAATACTCACTAAAAGCAGCCTCGGTGCCTTTATAAAAATCTATGTATCCTACATACTCCGAAGTTAGTGTTGCGTCACTGTCATGAAGTCTTATAATGGGATCTGAATCCTTAATATGCATAGCCACCGTAGGGGTACTTGTTCCCTTTCCCAGTCTTTCGTTGACTTGATCAACTTTAAATACTGGAGTTGTACTTGAGTCTCCAGTAACTATAAGATCTCCATCAATTTCAACAGCACCACCAATTTTATAATCTCCTATTGAATCGCGGTCTTTTAATAAAATTTTTGAATCATCAATAATTGAAGAACTTAAAATAAATCTATTATATTTTCTAATATCAAGAACACCATTTACAGAAGATACTCCGTCAATGATAAAAGTAGTGGTATCAAATATTGTTGAACTTGTACTTGTTTTTACAATTGCAATACCAATTTCATTACTTGTTAAAAGATCTGGATATATTTTTTCAAGGTCAATTCCAGCCGAGTAATTTGCAGTAATATCCAATACTCCAACAGACACACTGTCTGTCTTTTTAGTCATTTTATCGGTATATGGCTCGCTTCCTGTTTTATCAAAAAGAAAGGCGTTCATAGTAGTAACTGGTTCTGATCCAACCTCTGAATATATTAGTTTAACCAAATAATATTTTGAGGTAGACATGTTATATATTGGGTCTACTCTGGAATCAGCATCGGTAACTCCCGTGTATGCAATGTAATCTTTTCCTTGGGTTACTGCATGGCCTCCTGCGATTGTCCAACCCCCATACCCAGTTGTTAATTGAAGTAATAAGGAGGTATCAGCAGAAGAGGTTGCTCCGTTCACAGTGTTCAAAATAATTCCGTAAGAGTACTGTTTATCAACTAAATTTGTTAATGCATCAATACGATTACTGATATTCAACTCTGTTTGATCTTGTAAATTTTCAAAAATTGTTTCTAATTTTTGAATTGACCCTGACGGGACTTTTATTCTATTCATTATATGCTCCTAATTAAGCCGGGAATTTGCTTCCTGGACAAATCCATTCTAGTGTTACACCGCGTATTTTATAAGAAGTGCCTCCGTCCAAATAAGATGGCACAGACCAGGTAATACTCATAGTTTCCATTATGGTGGCAATTGGCACTATTGCAGTTATAGTACCACTTAGGGCTCCATACCTTATAAATCCGTCCCCATTAACATCTAATTGCCATGCATGGGTGTAGGCCACCGTGGGACTTGCAGTTCCAAAAGTAGTTACTACCGTTATTTGTCGCGCCCCGTCTCTAGATATTGACGCCATTACAATGTCATACTGATACGTAAGTCTATATAAACCTTCTAATGGAATACTTACTGTTTTTACTACTGTACCTAAGGCCCCAAACATATCAGCTATTCCTACTTCTGCTCCTGCTAAATCCTCCGCATAAACTAAGAAGGGAACAGGGCACCATCTAGGAGTTGTCCATTGATTATCAGCTTGTTTTGTATAACCCGCCTTATGATAAGAACCTGCATTAAATGTGTCAGCATAAACATATCCTCCTGTTCCGCCACCGGCTAATACTAGGCGGGAAGCAGCTGCGTTTGCTGGGTCTGGCCCAACTGCAATTGACCCTAAAGTAACATTACCGGCACTATTCATGGCTTGGACTAAGTTTTGTAAAGACACATTATTCGCGGCTGTTGCTTTAAAGGCGGGCACATTGTCGGGTAAATTATTTACGGCAATTGTCTTTCCTGCAGTAATTCCACCGCCGGTGCTTATCGAAGTGTAATCCCCCTCTCCTTGAGTAATTTCTAATTTTGGACCAGTAAATTTTGTTGTAGATGTTATGGTACCTGCAGTGAGAGTGTCACTTAAAATAGCTCCAGCTACTGCAAGATCATATAATGGGTCTGGGTCTTTTTGTATGCCTATGTTGCCCATGTGGTCTATAGCGATCGCTGGTGTTGCCCATGTTAGTGCTCCATCTTTGGTCCCTGCTGGGGCGGTTCTTATCTTAAGATAACCGCCAGCACCGACAGAGTCAAATCCAATTTGTGCTGCTCCAACATAAGATCCAGCAACGGTATGCCCGTATTTCCATGCAGTAGAGTAATATGAATTTAAATTAACCCAAGTTTGTGCGTCTACTTTAAAAGTTATCGGGCGGGATGTTCCGTTAAAAATATTTAAAATTTCATATCCTGTATTTGAACTTCCTGGCATAATTGACATAACATCTGAATCAACATATAATGTAGTAGTTAAGTCATCAAATATGTCTGTCTCCCCTTGCTTTATTTCAAAGGCCTTAGATACTCCCGCTGCTGTACCTGCTATTTGTAAATATAAAGGATTTTGATTTGTAGTAGTAGACCCTACTTGAATATAATTTACTGAAGTATCCTCTATGAATTTAACATAATTGTCACTGGCATCATTATAAAATTTAACATCCCCCTTTACTCCCAAAAGCTCTGATCCACCCGCAGGGTAACTTACTCCTAAATTAAACAAACCTGCAGATGTAATTTGCCCTACTGCCGTACCTGCTAAATTTTTTATTGTAATTCCGCTAGTTACAGGTTGAAGTGCATCTATTTTAAGAGTTGTTCCTCCTAGGAAAGAGGTATCTCCAGAAACATTTAATGTTGTTAAAGTAGTTAATCCTGCAACAGTTAATGTGCCCGCCGTAGTAACATTTCCATTTGTTGCTAATACACTAAATTTATTATTTACTGTTGTATTGCCACTAAACGTCGCGAGTCCCGCGACATCTAGGGCCCCGGCCGCAGTTATCTTTCCAGATGCATATGTAGTTCCCGTAATATTTAAGGCATACGATGCATTTGCAGCCCCACCGATGCCGATTGTTTGATCCGAATGAACATCAAATACTTTTTGACCAGCAATAATAAATGCTATAGATCCAGAATCATCTATAATTTTAGCATTTGCCCCATGTACATAAATAGTGTCATCGTCAAAACCGAGTCCAGTTTCTATTTGAAAAGAGTATGCAGGGGCGTTGTTTGCAATACCTACTTTATTTCCAGTTGAAATTGTGATAGTACCAGACGAAGCATGGTTATCAATAAATATAATTGAATCATCAGTAGAGTCTCCAGTATCATGTTTTCCTATAAGCAGATCATCATCACTATTTCTTTTGATAAACCAATAATCGGTATCTACATCTTTAATAAGTTTTAGTGAGGTACCGGCAGTTCCTGAGTTTTTTAAAACTACTGATATTGGCGTAGCATTGTCAGTTCCAGCAATATTAACATACTCAGATACTAATGATGCATGTGCACCAATTGAAATCCCTGATCTCATTAATGCATAACCATTTACATCTAAAGTGTATCCAGTTGTTACCGCAGTATCATTAATGGTTAATGTTTGATCACCATCATCATGATTTAATACAGTATCCTGGGGATGAGATATATAAACATCACTACCAATTACTTCTGTCTCAATTCCATTGTCTCCAAGAATTCCAATAATTGTTAATGTTGCTGCGTTTACCTCTATGTCTAAATTACTAGTATCACAAGTTATATTAAATAACTCTTCAAAAATGTCTTCTCTGGAAATACTTATAATATTAGTTCCATCTAAATTATTAGATGTAATTGTTTTACTAAACAACTCCTTAACATTAGTAGTTCCAATTGGATCCCCGATGCCAGTTAAAAGTGTTGCAGTGTAATCTGCGGTAGTTTTTAGGTTAACAAACGTTTCATTAATCTTTAATCTTCCTGTATTAGGAGAATCATCTAACTCCACTTCATAAATTGCTGTAGCCATTTATTTTAAACTCCTTTTTATGATACTGTTGTTGAATATGAACATGTTATTGCATAGGTCTCAGCTGTATATGCTGAACCTCCGCTTCCAATAATTGCCGCAGTAGTTAGTCCAGAATATATATCTGGAGAATGATAAACTCCGTCATACTCTTCATTTATAGAGTATAATTCATAAAAAACTGGGCTAAAAACAATTCCCGGGGGAACCCAAACTGGAGCAAAGAGTTTTGTTCCATCCCAATACCCTCGTGGAGAAGTAATTGTTGCGGTAATACTAGTCATTAAATACAGTACAGGCTTCGTTAATTCTGGGGCCCATGTGCTATCGGGATAATAACTAAATGGTAAATCATTGTCCCCTATGTAAAAATCGTCTCCACTCCAACTAATAAATCTAAATTCATCTGGAATAGAATACACAGGTACTTGATTTAATCCTAAAACGGTATTATCTGAATCTTGGCATATAAGTTGAAATGTATACATAGTTTCAACTGGTGGGGTTGTTAATTCCCCCGAACAAATAACATGGGTTGTATTTAAAAGATCAGTAGTAAGATCCAATCCGTTTTGAGGAAGTATTACAGTATCATTTTCTCCTGTTCCAGTAACTGACGTAGTTGTATACTGACCAGAAATGGTTCTCACGCCTACGTGCGACCACTGATATGTTAAAATATCGTTTTCAGGATCAGTTATTAATGCTGATAAAATTGCAAGATCTTCTGGATTATAAAATTCCTTATTATTAACCCATCCAACAAATGTTGGGGGAAGATTAGTAAATCTTGCTCGTAACCCGGCTGGAATATAATTTTTTAAAAATTTATCAAAAAGAGTATCTTCATAACTATATTCATATAGTCTATTACTACGCCGCATTAATAGACTATGATATAGTTCTTCTGGATTTATAAAATCCCCATAATCCTCATAAACCAGCAACTCTATTCCTACATTTGCAATACGGGCATCTTGAATGTAATAATGAGTATCATCGTCAGTTATATGACTTGGAGTAAATACAATTTTTACTTTTTGTAACTCTACTTGATCTTTTATACTAGATACTTTTGTGTAGACTTTTAAGGTTTCTTGTTTTGTATCTGACGCGTCATATCCATATGCAACTTCATCTGTAGAGACTCCTTCTATATTTCCATAAAAAACTTTACCAGACTCACTTCTCCACGTTGTTACAACTCCAGAAGTTACCTCGTTAGAAAGAACTCCTCCAGTAGCATGAGTTGTTATATATGGTAGATGTTCAGAAAAAAATCTATTATAGATATTGAAAGTATAGGCTACTCCACGTTTTAAGTAACATGTGTCCATTAAGTAGTTCCTCTGGTTAGTTCATCACCAGTTTTAATTTTCAAAATATCTTCTCCAAAAGTTTCATATAATCTAAATTTATGATCGTTTATAGAATACACCTCTGTGAACATGTCGTATTCTGTTATTTGACCCTCTTTTAAAGTATTTCCAGAAACTAGTGCAAGATCTTCGATGTAATCAGTAGCATATGTGCCATCCGTTAGTATATCAAATTTAGTAACAGAGTCCCCTTGTTCAAATTGTAGGTTAAGTAAGGTTGATACTTTATAAGTATACTGGCCATCTGTTCCACTAATTGTAATATACTTATATTCTGTATCATTATCAATAGCAATTACAGTTCCTGTAATATAACTAAAAGCAAGTCCCATTAGAAACGCTAATGCTTTTTTAATATTAGACATAGTGGGAGGTTCGCGTAATACATTTACCAAACCATATGTCCAAAATACTAAATGCTTGGTATATGCCTGTCTCTGATTAAAATAGGTTTCAGAGTCTAAACCACTTAATAATGGGTAATATAAATTATAGTTTACAATATCAGAGGGAATGTCCAATCCCAATCCCGGCCAATAAATAGATGTAAGACTTGGAATTAAACATAATTCTTGTTTAGCTATAAATACCTCACTTATTTCATAGTTGGCATTTTTTGCATTATAAGAGATATAATCAGGTTGAATCCCTGATGAAATTGGTTTTATAAATTTTATTTTTCTTAAATCTTCTATCTCATAATCATCATTTTCATATAGAGTTTGTTCAGTACTTTGCCCACTTAACGTTGGAATAGTCATGTAATATAAATTAGTAGGAATTGTGAACACTCTTGCCCATATAGCCGTATTTTCCTCAGGAGGGGCAACTCCCGGAGTAAAGGACCCATCATCGGTAAATTCGTAAGTACCATTTTCTGTATAAGGTATTCCGGAGATAGTATATAAAAGACCAAAGTCTTCCTCAGTTCTACCATAAATACTATAAGTGGAAATTCCCGATACTAGATTCCAAGAAAAATAATTACTATTAGTCGCTAATGTTTCTGCTCCACTAATTAGTATAACAGAGGTAGATGGTGTGGTTTCTCCGTAGTCAGTTACCGATGTTACACTATAAAGATATTGTGTATTATCTGTCGAGTAGCTGTCATTATGTAAAGCAGACACAGTAGGACAATTATATACAATCTCCGTAACATTTTTGTCATCTCCGTCAAATATAACTTTATATTCTTGGTATTGATTTTCAATAAACCCTTGAGTGTAGTTTAGTAATTTTGCTAAATGATTTTGATATAAATCATAATATAACCCTCCTACACTTTCAATTAAAACTGTCCAATAATTTTTGATACGGGTTTTACCGTCTTCATCAAGATTTTTATAAAATGACCCTAATGAATCTAATAATAAATCTAAATCTACATTTACGGTTGGACTAAACATTATACTTGTTCCACCCCAATTAATTCGTCTTCATTTGTAAAAAATCCACCAACTGTATTATATGGAATTACATATGTTTGCCCCTCCATTATTTCAGAAGAGTATGTAAAGATAGTATTATAACTTCTAATTCTAATTACAATATCCAAATCAACATAGTTAGCACCGTTAGCATATAAAATATTTACGATATCAGATTTATCAAAAGTCCTACTATCTAATTCATTAAAGTATTCAATTAACTTTGTTTTCATTTGGTCAACACGGAGCCCTCCGGAGTACTCTAGTTTTTCTATATTAACAATGTGAACTGGCATTGCTTTAACAACAAGGTCTGCAGCAGGGTATCTATAATCAGAGTCAGTTAATAATGTGTTTATTAAATCTCCTTGTGACCAATATCTATACTCAACTTCTACCATTGCTCCGTCGATGTCATCACTATCAAAAATAATATCGTAATTAGCTGAAGAAGAATATGAATCCCCTTTATTATTATTAACTAATGTATAAGAACTTCTATCAAAAGGAACTTTAGATAAATATTCTCGTACTTCCACAATATCAACGATGTACCCTCTAAAAGCTGTAGTATTTGTATTTATTTTTCCATTTGCTACAGTAAGTACTGTAGTAGCTACTTTAAGATTTACAGGATCATGCACATATACATCAACAGTATTTCCGCGATGTATTCCGGTTGGTTGTGTATTGTCAATTTTTACGTAGTATGTTCGTAAACTATGGGAAGTATCATCCGGAAAATCTGGGCCACTATTTGTGGCAGATGCCGCAATTTGAACATACATGTCTTCATCCAAATAATCTGATAAAGGGGAAAGTGTATCGGAAATCTTTAAAGATTCAATGTTTATAATACCATCATCCAATGTACTTGTGTTTGTTCCAATAGTTTCCCATTCTTCAGTAGTTGTATTATATATCACGCATTGTACACTACTATGGCCACTTCCCTCTTCAGAAAATAAATAACTATCATAACCTACACCATAATAAGTAACTGTAAAAGAATCGGTTGTTTCCCAATCTGAAAGATCCATTTTAAATTTAAATAAATGCATCGGAAATGTTTCTATAAATGATCTAATAACCAAATCACCTACGGTCCACTCACAATTTTTTGTTTGAGACACACCAATTCCAAAATGATTAAGAGCGGAATCTATAACCTCAACTCCGTTACTTCTTGCTATTTTATCGCCAGACACTGGCACAAATGTAGGATATGTAGACCCACGGTATAAAACTCTATTAGCTTCTTCCGTCCCTGCCAATGTGGGCGCTTTCCAAGTATCAGTATATGATGTATTATAAATCCAACCTTCAAATCCTAAAGTTTCATATATTTTTAACACTATAGAATATGTAATATTTGGTTCAATCCATGCCTTATCTGCAGCTAAAAATTGGTTTCTCCCAGATGTTTGATCAAAAAATTGATCATGTCCGATCCAAACTTCTTCTTGTAAAACATCATTGTCTACAAGATACACATTATATTTCCAAAAGGCTCTATTTGCATTTAGATGTAAATTACCAACTAGGTTTGCAGCGACAGGGTCAATCCCGTCGTAATGTTCTTTAAATAAATCAATATCTGCTGCAGTATATGTTCCTTTGTCGATTCTTAATAAAAATTCTGGTTGTTTTCTCCAGGCCATTCCATATCCATCATGGGGGAGATACACCCCTGAATTTCTTAAAACAGTTATATAGCACATCTCTCCCCATTCAGTATTATCAGTTGTGCTCATGTCTAACTCTACATATATTCCAAGATGCTGGTCAATTTGACGATGAATAATCGGGGACATATTATTAAAATTTTCTGGTTGAATAAGATATAATAATTGATTATATGCTTCAACAGTAGTACCCTCAATATATGAGCCAGCAAGGTCCATTATTCCAGAAATAGTTGCCAACGGAACAATAATGGCTGGGTCTGGATCCGTAGGTGACTTAGTCGACCCTAAAATAAGATTATTTCCCTTTATACTTATTTCATCTGCGTAAAATAATTCTTGTGTAGGATTAATCCCATCATGCACACTCCAGTAATTAGTTGTCCCTGACGCCAATATTAAAGCTAAACTCGGTTGTACCCCGGTGGCAGCAAGGGTGTCTCCCCAATCTTCACGAATAATTGTGTCTTGTTCATAAATTGCATAATCACGATCCTCTGAAGAATAAACTCCTTGATACATGGCATCAGAAAATTCACTTTCCCAAGACGTTGGTGGTGGTACTTCGACATTAGCACTTTCGTCCATGTCATTAAATACCCCTACTAATGCAATATGTTGACTATCATATACTCCCTCGTGCTTTCCAGAGTATGTTAAATAAAAATCTTCTTCTACAAAATCAGCTATTGTGCCCTCTAAATTTGCAAGGTCTCTAATCATTAAAGTGTTTCCTGCACCAATAACCTCAGTTTTAATAACAGTGGGATATAGTTCTTTTATTTTAGAATCTATTGATTCTTTAGAGGCCAGACTTTTATTATACACAGAGGATTGAATTCTTTCAAAAAATGTTTGATTTCCCTCTTTTAAGACACCTGACGTAAATGGATCATTATTAATAATTTTTGCTGGAGTAGGAATTCCAACCGTACTGTCTATTGTAAATTGGGTATTTACTGGAAGATTATATTCATCCCCCGCTTCTTTTGCAATAATATAAACTTCCCCGGAGTCATAATAAGGATACTCCACAATATTATTTTCCATTTGTATTTTAGGAACATATATATTTGAAACAATTTCAAATTCTAAACCAGAACTGGTTTTCAACACTGTTTTTTTAGGAATATTAAGAGTTACTGCACGATTATAATAAAACTTTACATAACCAGCCGCTTTTGTTCCTGCACTTCGTGATTGTAAAAAGTTCAAGGCAACAGCATCCAGGTCCTCTTCTTCCATAAGAGTGGGATCAGTAATGCTCTGCATATCTAAAATTGTTTGGTGTTCCTCTTGATATTCTGTAAGTAAAGCTGCCAGTGGAAGAATTAATAAATCATAAAAGGCACTTCCTGGTTTTAGATCCGGTCTAGTTGCAACATCCGGATATAATTCTCTAATTCTACTTACTAAATATTCTTTTACATTTATGGCCATTATGTTGCTCCATTATAAGGGTAAACTTATTGTAGTTATTGTTTCGTCTTCAGTGTAAATATCCAATGTAATTTTCCACTGTCCAGTACTTATAATAAACTTGGCGGATCGCAATGAAATCTTTTGTAATTTTTCATTGTCTGTAAGAGTTGTTCCGGAGTCTTCTTCGGATTTTTGTCTTTTACGTATATCATCCTCTAATGTACGTATTGCCAAAACTAAAGATGTTCTCATTAAATCAGTTTCCGATGTAGATTGGGCACTTCCTGGAATTGCCGCAAAAGAAGAACCAACTGTTAAATCAAAAATATTACTACCTTTTAAGGTTAATATATTTTTTACGATGTTCTGAATTAAACTTTCGCGTCCTTGCATTATTGCCAAATGCTGATCGAAGGCATAAGTCATTAAACTTCCTACGTCCTCGTAGTCCCAATATACCAACTTTATATCTCTCGACACGGTATTACCCCTTTTTGATTATTGATGTAAATTCCAATAACATTTCGCTTTTCTTCTTTAATCCTACTATTGCCGCACTAATTCCTGCTTGTTGTTTTACACTAACACCTGCGGAAGAAAGAGCCTCTTGAACTCTTGACATTACACTCTCGTCATTACCACCATTACTAATGTATGATTTAACTGCACAACTTATGGCCCCAGTAGAAAAACTGGCAACGTCCAAAAATGAAGATAATCCTGACAAATCCCCATGTCTAATTTGATTTACTAAATTCTTTGCTACTTTACTATTTCCTGATTCAAGACCATTTAGTGAATTATCAATACTACGCTTTAATATATTAAAAGACGGAAGTTGCTGGGTTGCATTAATAAAATCCTCAACTAATATTTGTTCTTCTCTATCAAGACGGTACTGCTTATCTAAAAGAACTTTTATTGCCTTTAATCCTACCAATGTAGTTTTAGCAGCATTTGGTTCTAAGGCATTTAAGGCAAATACCGAGGCTTCACTAATTAAAGATAATAAATAAGTATTTGCTAATGTTAAAACTTGATCTCCGCTTTCTGGTGGAGTAGCCGTTTTTGTTTTAATAAATTCTTCAAGGGACAGCATCGCAATATCAATTTTTTCCATTGCCGATAGCATATCCACTGTATTTAAATTTGCTGTTTCTCCAAATCCCTTTATATACGCACCTGTATCAGACGTTGCTGTTTTTAAAATGGATTTTGCAGCTTCTAATTTTAAAATCCAAGATCCAAATTTTTTATTAATCACTGTCTGTGTAATTCCTGCATCTTTAGTACTTGTTGCTAAAGTGGCCTTCATATCTTCATATACATTAGCTAATAAGGTATCCGCTGGTTTGATAATAGTTTGTATAAGTCCACTATGAGTAGTAACAATGTCCATATATATAGGAACTAATAGTAAAGAGGTTTCATCTAATTGACATGCTTCCATTATCCTTTGCCAAGTAATTTCCTTGGTATCGGCGTTTGCAAACATCGCATATTGAGTATCTTCATTTGTGACCCCAAAATAATCTGGTATCTCTGAGGTACTGAATCTCTTAACTACATATGCCTCAATATATTTATTTTTTAATAACCAAATTGGCAGTCTATCCACAAGTATTTTAGAAGAACTACTTATAATGTAATTTACAGCAAATTTTCTAAGAAAGTCAGGTAATGCCGGAAGCATTTCAGAAATAGCACTAATATATGCATCTTGATCATTAGTAAATTTATTTTTTAACTCCGATGCAATATTTCTTATATAGGCAAACCAGTCAAGTCCATATTCAGTAAAAACTTTTTGATCCTTGCCCGTAATCTCTGGGATACGTGTTTGTAATAAATATTTTCTATGAAAATCTTTTAATAATTTACTTGTTACTTCAAACCCTGGAGTTAAATAAGATATTCCGGCATCAATATCAGTGATTGCATACTGAACGTTTTCTCCTGAAATATAATTAGCTCTTTTTAAATATTTTGTTGCTTCAATGTTTATAGTTCTTCTTGCCCTAGAAATATGAAAAAATGCTTTACGCATGTCTTTATAATATTTCCGAGTATACTCAATTGGGGATTTTGCCAAAACGTCAACCCAATGAGTTATAATATTTAATTCTCTAATTAAAATTCTTGCCAAATTTTGCCGTCTTATTAAATCTTCTCTAAGAGTACTGGCGGCATAGTATTTTAATATAATTGCCGCACCAGGAAGTGTTGCAAAAATCATCGATATGGCTCCCGATACAGCACCCAAAGCATTATCCAATAAAGCTTTTCCAACAAAATGATCAACAATCGCAACGGAAGCTCCCCCTAAAGCTTCCTCCAGTAATGCGGCAGTTACTACAAAAAAATTACCAAAAGTTTTATATGATAAATCATCAACTGTTTTTTTTACTTCATCCTGAAATTGTTCATTAATTTGAATAAGTTGGCCCTGGACCTTTTCATAATTACATGGATCACTGACGTCAATTCCAGCAGTTAATAAAGCTTGTTCTAATTTTTGTGATATAGCCATTATAATAGTTTATTCAGTTCAGCTGCAATTTCTTTTCCACGTTTATTAAATTCTTCTTCAGAAATTCTTAATAATTGTATAATTTCAGGTTTAGTTCTTACGGAAGTACCATACATTCCGAAAAGGTACTCCATAATTTTTTTATTTACAGGATCCATATCAAAATAAACAAAATCGTATATTTGCTTTTTTCGTGGATCTGGTTCATCATCACGAACATAACTATAAAAACCGCCAGCGTCGGGATCAGCTGATGGCATTTCCATGGATAAGTCTTTTCTAAGTTCTAATTGTAAACGTTCTATTTCCATTGGGGACACTTGCATTGCATCGGAGATTTCATAAATAGTTGGCTCTCTTCCCAGGCTCTCAGTTAAATTGCTATTTATAGTATGGTACTTTCCAATCATTAGTGCCCTAGGTTCCGGTATATGCCCAACATTTTGATAATTAGTTACAAACCTGCTCAACTTTTTTAAATTATTAATGAGGTGAGTATTTAGTTGTGCCTTATCTGGTTCATACGTATCAATAGCGTGCGACGCAAGTCTGTACCCCTCAAGTTCAATAGCAACAAACGGAATTGGAGCGGCTTTAAATTTATTAGCCTGGCTTCTTATAATCGGAGTAATTGATGACATCAATTCTTTTTTAGCAGAAGTATCACCCGCTTTGTATCTATTCCATAAATCCAGTTCTGTGTCTTTAAGTGCCATATATTACCCTAAGTTACTATTAGTTATTTTTATTAAACTACTATAATCTTGCATTATTGGGGAATCTATTGTATTTGACCCAACATCTTCTGTAGTTTCAACTGGCGCATAATTCTTTGCAAAGTCATTGGGCTCTATGTCATCATATGCCATAACATGATCAAGCACTATCCAAGACATCGTGAAAGTTGCCATTTTATCTGCTTGAGCATTATAAACTGACATAAGATTTAAAGGATATCCGTAGATATAATGAGTGCCAACTGTCAATAACGCCACAGAATTATTTTTGACTAACTGTGTGCCACGAAGAACGTGTTCATACATATGAATTAGGCTACTCTGCCAAAAAGCAGCACTTGAGTTACTGGATGAAATTGTTTGTTCATTGGGATTATCTTGTTGTTCGTCGATGCCTGCAACCGCCGTATTTACATAAGAGCCTGCTTTTGCACTTTTTGCAAAATTAGTTTCATTCATAGATTTTACGCTAGGAGCCTCAACGGTTACTCCTGAAAACTCATAAATTTTGACAGAATTACCAAAAAAAGAAACTACAGCTGATCCAAAAGTTTCCATAATTTGCACTTTTTCCTTTAATCCCATTGAAAGGCCTGTAAGAAAAAATTTATTAGTTTTATATTTAATATGCCAAGTATTTGAGGGAGTATGCCGTTCAATTACATATAATACTGCTCCCACTCTTTCTCGGTCACTGAGTAATGCATGAAGATTGTCTGGAACCTTTTTTTCATCATTTGACTTTGAATAACTCTTACTTAATTTTCCAGCGTAAGGATTTATTCTATAGCCGGTGTAAGATGCTTCTGGGAAATTTAAATTAACACTAATCCCTGTAGACTCAAGGCCGGATTTAATGGTACTATAATCCATTGCCTCAACGGCCCATTGTTGGGTATTTATATCATATACTTTTCTGCTTCCCATTATTTGTTCTCAATTACAGTTAAGTTACCAATAGTATTATATTTTTCAAATACTTTTTTTACATGGGCATATCTAGTTTTATTATACGGTTTAAATGTGTCAGATTCAAGACTTTCTTTTCCAGAACCATAACTAAGTTTGGAAATATCAGATGTGGCTTTTTCTAAAGTTATAATTCCTCCCTCTTCCTGCGATAACTCATACCGTAAAGATTTTAATTTTTTTTCTGCAGCGTCTGTATTAGTGCCATATAGTTCTTCTAATAAATTTAAAAAATCAGATTCAGAACAATCTAAAGTAAAAATTTCATCCTCTGTTAATCCAGAATAAAATCCATTTATAATCCAACTTTTTTTAGTACCGGCAGATAGCCAATTATCTAATCTATAAATCTTAGTTTTTAAAGCAGCGATGCGGGCCGCCTTTTCGGAAATTTCTTTTTTAATTACAGAATCCTTTCCATTTACTGTTTCTGTATCAGCATAATAAGAATCCATCCTATCAGCACCACTTATAACTGCCACTGATGCTTCAGGATGAACATCAGAAATAGACATGTCCTCGGTTATTTTAGTAACAAAAGTATCCAAGTTTCGTTTGTCATCAAAATAGGCCTTCATCCCTCTAACTTTTGTGGCACTTCCAAATATTAATGTTCCGTCCTTACAATCCTTCCATGATGGAAGGGCGGTGATGCCTATGCTATTAAAATAATTTTCTTTACTTATAACCGATCTCCAAGTTTCGTTTGTTACAAACTCAGATAATGTAAAACTTCCAGCATTCTTAGCATTTGCATACAATGTTTTAAGTTTCTGTATTGCTAAAAATATTAGTTTAGAATTTCGTATTTCTGCTGTATCAGTAGTATCAAAAAAATCATTTAAATCTGTGTTATATGTGGTAGATAAAGTAGTTGGACGTAGATATCCTAATATTGAGAAATCCCCAGTATTTTTAGGATATGACTGTAATACACTTTTAAATCTTTTATAAATAGATCCAGAGTACCCAGAAAATTGTTTAGTTACTGCACTTTCTCTACCTGTAGCAAAATATGTATATAAATTAAATCCAATGTTATCAAATGAATACATATCTTCATCAAATAAAAATTTATTTATATCAAGAAATCCATCATTTGTAAAATCATTTATTAAATAATTATCAATATTTTCAGTATTACGTACGTCGGTTGTTCTTCCCTGAAATGCCCCATAAAACTCATCATCAAAAACTAGTCTAGGAGCTCTTATTGATAAGGTACTTGTTGCTTTCCCATCAGATGAAATATTAGTCACGATGGATGCCACAACACCTACTATTGAGGGCCCCGAATCATCAATTATTGCCCCAGGAACTCCAGTCATACGATACGGGCTCCATTCACAGTTTACCGATAGTATTCTTTTACTATATTTATGGGATAAGTAAGATTCTGCAATTAAATGCAAAAAAGAAGAACCAAATCCAGTCGTAGTTGCGGATAGACCATCATCAGGGGTGTCCCCAAAAGTACCATTTAAGTTAATTATATCTTGACCACTATTTACTTCCCCAAGTTTTTCATCGGACCCCTCTTTTATTTTATCTGTTTTAATGGTGTTTGTAGCACTAGATAATAAGTATTCCATAGTCTCATACGCAGGACGAATCCCTCTATAACTTTCTTCTACTGTAAGATTGGACATTAATTTGTATTTACCATCTACAATTGTTTCTAATTGAGGAACTACCGCACAAACATTAATTCCTTTAAAATGTTTTAGTGAAGTATTAAAATATGGAATTCCCATTTCTCCTACAACACGCGTAGCTTCGGAAGTCATGTCCCTTTGATAAGAAAATGCGTTAATCTGACTTGGAAAAATTATATTGAATTTAGCCGGTGGTGCATTCTCTAAACTTGGTAAAAAGAATAAACGATTTGGTATAATTATATTTGAGTCCGCCTGAGATGACCAAAAAGGCTTTGTTTCAGTAGGTGCCGCAGGGCAAATCAATGAATAATATGTAATGGACATAAATGTACTCAGTACATCCCACAAAGTTAAGCGTGTATTCGTTGACATACTTAACCTAAATGTCATATTATCCAAAACTAATTTATGTAAAAATGGAGTGACTTTCCCCTTATTAGGAAATACAAAAATACTTTTTGTTAAACCATATGATAAAGACTGCACTCCAAAATAAGGGTCACTTTTTTCATAATACCTTAGAAAAAACTGAACCATCGGCAAAAAATCTCCACTTCTTACAACTCCATGACTCATTACTGCCATGAATTGCACAGGAAGATTGGCCGCAGACATTAACACCATTGCATCGATATCTCCGGTATGCCCCTTTCTTGCGGATTGTTTAATTTGCAAATCTTTTATTTGTTTAGCTAAAGAGTTTGTTACACCAGTGTGCACCTTACTTTTATTAGCAAATACTCCACCAATCTCAAACTTGTTCGGTACTGTTTTTACAGCATTAAGATATGGAGAACTGGGATCAGTCTCAGTATGTGTGCCTGCTTTTCCAATTAACATGTTTCTTAATTTTTCTGTTATTAATCCATCAACTGGGATAATAGTAGACTGATAAAATCTAGCGAACAAACTATTACAAAGAATATTAGCTTGTCGACCATAAGCACTTTTACTATACTGAATTCCGCTTATCTCGCCCTCAAATAGCAATCCAGTATAATCCTCGCCATACTTAGTTTTAATGGGACCAAAAATTTGAACTATGGTTCCTGGCAAAAGTCGCAAAGCACCATCTACTGCAGGAAATACTACAGATGCTGTAGGAAATGCCGCTTCGGATTCCGTAATTGTAATCGAAGAAAACGGAACTGAAACACCTTCAAGATAAACCTGAAAGTTTGATTTTGTATCAACTGTTATCATTATTAATTTATTTTATGTGGTAAGCTATATTTTGCAGCTGATTCCTTTTTAATATTTTCTAAATTTGCACGTAGTGGGTCCCATGTACTACCGTCACCCGGGGTTACTGTCACTCTAATGCCCTCTAGACTATTTAGTTGTCTGTTTAATGTCTCAAATAATAATTTTCTGGATTCTTCCACTGGTGCAGTAGACGAACCCACTGCGGCTAGATCTCGTCCTGAAATTTTACCAGTTGCCGATAAACCAGATTCCATTTTAACACGCAATGTTTCCATTTCTGAGTCTTTCATGCCCGCTCTCATAAAATCGGCTATCATGCCTTGCTGTAGGTCCTGTAGTCTTGACACGTCTATTTTTCCACCATGGATGATAGTATCATCCATTAGAATGCCTTTAACAACTCTGGTATCGATGTAATTTAACAACGATTCCTTAAGTGGCCCCTCTTCTAATTGATTAACTCCGTAATCTTCAGCCATTCGTTCTCTTTCAGTATTTTGAACTTTTCTTACCTCAGCAAAAGTTGCATATTTTAATGCCTCTGCATATTTTGATTTATCAGATGCACTGACAAGACCTTTACGGGCTGCTAAATGTCTTTTTTCATTAAAACTTAAATTTTCCCCACGTTTTTCCATTTCCTGATACTCGCCTCTAATAGTTTCAATAGTTGTACTACCGTCAGTAAGACCAGAAATCAACCTATTATTTAATTCTTCAAGATCACCACGAATATCTTCCTTTGTAAGTAATAAATGAGTTACACCCAATTTGTGTAACTCATTTATTACTTCTGCACCACCTGTATCTACAATTGTACTTCCGGCCCTTATGGCCTCCTCTCGTGCAGACGCGGCTTCGGACGCTATAGCTGCTCTTTCTGCTTTTGCTCTATTGCTGATAACAGGTCCCGAAATAGATAAAACTTCCAATTTTTTCTCAACCGATTCATCTAATCTAGAATAATCGCGCATTGCAGCTTTTTGGTCAGAAGTAAGATTTGCATATGATTTTCCCCATATACTGGTGGCAAATGCATCCCGAGCTTGTTTGGCAGTCATACCTGCAGTTACTGTACTAAAATCAGCATTAGTGGAAGCTTCCTGCCAGGCGGTTTTATATAATGTCCCCTCTCTATTAACAGTAACGATGCCGGAATCAACACCCTCGTTTATGTAACTAAGTGTTTGTGAGGCCGTGTGACCCAATCTAAAATCCCTTACATCTTCAATTACAGCCTTTCTAGCACTATCAGTCATTCCGAACGTGTGCATTGCAAAACCAGTTAAAAGTGCTTGATGTTGCTCTGGAGTTCCGCTTGTAGCATATCTAATCATTTGTTCATCGATGGTCGTTACTTTATTTTGAACATAATCATTTAATTCAGACAAAGCGGCCTGTTGTAATAATTTTTGAACTTGAGGAGTTTCAGAATTATCTAAAATATTTTGTACTGCTTTATTTAATTGAATACTATAAGGAGAGTCTGGCGCAGCAAATTTTTCGTAATCTCTTTGATACACATCATTCTTTATAGCTCGATCTAAACGGGTTATTTGCTTTCCTGTAAAAAATTCAGAAATAGAGTCTGTTATATCCTGTGCAGTTCCTCGAATACTATCCCGTCTTCTATTAGCCCAGCCAACGTCAAAAAAGGTGTCCTCTACCCATTTCCCTGCGCCATACCAGACCCTTTGAATTGCATTAGGAGTTTCAATGATGTCTGCTTCCCTTTTTAAAATATTATAAGAATTTTCTACTGATCTATCTTGAATATTAGGACCATTAGCTCCGTAATATGCAGAAGCAACCCAAAGATCAGCTTCTTGCTGAGCTATTCCGTAGTCCCCAGCAATTTGTCCAGCCAATACATCCCAATAGACCTTGCCATTTTTATCCTTCGCTCCCGGCATCGCTGTTTTTAATAATTCTATTCTCGAATCAAGAGACCTGTAAAGAAGTTCATTAGGACCATCTTTGGCCATTTCACCAACCAGCCGTCCTTGTTCAGATCTCAATGCTAATAACATCGCTGGATCGGAAGCAATTAGCCCTGCCCCAGCGGAAAGCATTCCTGCTATTCCACCAGATCCATTATATCCTCCCTGAGCTGCAGCCAAAGCTAATAATCCTTCCTCGCTCATTCCCCACTTTGTAAGATTTGACATTAAATTAACCGTTGCTCCCTCAACTCCCCCAAAATCAGCTATTAGTTGTCTTGTAGTAGTATTTCCAAAAGTCATCATTCTTTCAGCTTGATATCTAGAATCTAATGCCATCATATATCCCGCCTCAGGGCCAATCCCTGTCCCCCTAAACATAGCAGCGGCTTGATCAGCAAATTGAGCTATCTCATTGGGACTTTGCCCTGACATTGCTGCCACTGTTCTAATTTGCGCGGAGATGCCAGAAGCAGTACTGGGAGAAATAAATCTTTGGCTTAGTCCTCCCATAAATGCCGTAGCTTCATCGAAAGAAACTTGTAAATCCGCGGCGACTTGTTTATAATTTTCTAAAAGTTCCTTAGTAACTCTTTTAAACTCTTCCGCACCCCTAACGTTAGTGTAGCCGCCTGCATTAGCAAATGAAAGAATCCCTTCTTCTGCAGAAACAACATTAAAACCAGCTGCTCTATTTTCTATACTGGAATACATTTTTTGTATATCTCCGGCTAAGGCTTTTGCCTCTCCAATGTGTAATCCAGATCCAGATGCCCTGGAAATTGAATATAAACCCTCACCCATTTGATCTCGTTCTACGGCAGCTCTTGTAAAAATGTCTGCGGCGAAATCGACAACTCCCCCTACTACCATTCCCGTCATCGCCCCCTCAAACGCACCAACTGGTCCACCGATGCCCAAACCAACTACGCCGCCTACGGCTGTTCCTAATCCAGAAAAACCAAGTCCTGTTGCTGTATCAAATAATTTTTGATTTAATCTTGCGTGTGACTGACGACGCATCATTCCCGGAGTAACAGGGCCAGTGTATTCGAATCCTCCATAAAATGGAGTAGTGGCCCGAATTACATCATTAAAAAATCCAGGATCCGCAGTATGAGGAATAGAAAATGTAGCGTCATGCATGCCGGTCATTCCTCTAAAATCTTGAATACCTTGCTGCATCGCACCGTATGAAGTTGCCATTACAGAATTTAGCTTGTCGTTCATCATCCCCACTGTTCCGTATAGATCACTACGAGCATTAGTTCCAATATTTTCCCAGAAATGAGAGTCAAGTTGGCTACTAAAAGAAGTAGTAACTGGGGGAGCTGAAAAATCAAAATTAGGAATTGAAGAGCTTTGAGTGACCTCCACTGGTCTTATCGCAGATGTACTCATTGCCTGATCTATTCGTTGTCTAACAGATTCTAATTGTGACCCAAGATCAGAATCATCAAGTTCCACTTTATATGTTACTGTATCGTCTGCCAATAACTTATTCTCCAACTATTTTATTATAAAATTCCTTGATATCTACTGTTGAAATTTCAGCCTCAGTGGGGTTTCCGACTACCAAGTTACTCATTAAATTATTATCTAATGCCTGTTTTTGTAAGGTATTAAACTGTCCTTCCATATTTTTTATTTTGTCTTTTTTTGATTCTGGTTTTTGTTCTATCTTCCCAAAAAGTAAATCCTGATATGTACTCATTAAGGAGTTGAATTGTTCTACTTCAACTATCTGTGATCTATCCATAAAAATTGCTTTTGTCTGAATAGATAACTCTAATTGTCTCAATGTTTTTTCGTTTTCAATATATCTTAGTGCAATTCCTTCCCTTAGACTTCCTCGCTCGCCGACGTCATATCCTTTAATGAGGGCTTCTGCTCTTCTAGCGGCGAGCCCGGGGCGAAAAAAACTTTATCAATCTCATCCATATTTAAAGCGTTACGTACACGTTTTTCTAATAAATTCTGTGATTTAACTAATTTATCTATTAATGCACTGGACAAATTGGCCTTATCAAGAAAAGCAACAGCAGCATTTCTATCAGCGAATACATTAGTTCCGTATTGTATAAGAGTGGCTCCTAATAGTTTTAAACCATACGTATGAATTATAACTGGAGTCCCGCCGGTAATACTTTCCATTTCCTTTTCAATTTGAATTTGATCTTGCGACCCAAGATTTCTGATAACCGCTTGGACTTTTCCTGGAATTAAATCCACTTCAGTAGTAGCAAATCCATCTTCAAATAATTGTAGTAATAATACTTCGTTTGTGTTGTCTTCTTTCTTTTTTGACATAAACTTACCTGGTTATTGTTAAAAGTTATTACTTAAATATACTGTATTTTTATTTATAAAACAATAATTATTTGGTATAAGAACACAGTAGAGCAGAAGCTCTTTGTTATTTAAATTAATCATGTCAAGTATGAAGATCACATTAAAAAATAAATGTAAAATTGAAGGTCTAAACAAGTACATCGTTCCGGAATTAACAAAAAAATTAACTTTAACAAATCCGATTTTTGGTAAAAAAATGGATCTTCAATTATCAGTTTTTGGCGTCCCACAATATTTAAAATTTTATGAACTATTGGATGAACGAACTATTGTTATTCCAATTGGAGCCTATCACGAAATATATACTCTACTAGATGAACTAGGAGAAAAACCCGATAAAGCAACAATTACTGATGAACGAACAGACTTTCCGAAAGACCCTTATTTTTCTACATTAAAATTTACAGGAGAATTACGAGATTACCAAGAAGAAACGATGCAGGCATGCCTACGTTCTACCAATGGTGTAATTGAATCAATGACTGGATCAGGTAAAACCGTAATTTTTGTTGCGCTTACTGTGGCACAAAAACAACCTACATTGATTCTCGTAAATACAATAGAACTGGTTAATCAGACTGTGGGGTCATTTACAAAATTTACAAACGCAAAAGAAAAAGACTTGGGATTTATTGGATCAGGGAAATTTATTGTTAAACCAATAACAATTGCACTTCACCAAACAATGGCTAAGTTGACTAAGGAACAATATAATATTATAAATAAAAGTTTTTCACAGGTTATTGCCGATGAGGTACAATAATTAACCTGACAAAGTTCATATAAGTTTGTATATTTCATATTATGGAAAAACAAATAATACACTTATATGCAGCCGGAATGTCCGGTTATAAAATAATGAAAACTTTAAATATTTCTTCAAAAATCTATGTGTACTCAATTTTAAAAAAGTATAAAGTAACAAGATCATATTTAACATGCCACCACCCTAATACAAATGACTTTTATTTTTCAAAAATTAATACAGATGAAAAAGCATATTGGTTAGGCTTTTTATTTGCAGACGGTTGCATACGTAAAAATAACCATGGTATTTCGGTTGCAGTTCATCCTAAAGATATTGAGTTGTTAGTTAGATTAAAAACAATATTAAATTTATCAAATAAAATTCAATTACGACCACAGCCACTAGCAGTATTGCAATTTGAAAATAAAAAGATACATGAAGACCTAATAACACATGGCTGTATCCCTAAAAAATCTTTAATTTTAAAACCTCCAAACATTGATTATAAATTTTCGATGTCATTTATACGCGGGTATTTTGATGGAGATGGGACTATTTATAAAAGATCCAATGGGAAAAGATATGGATTTAGTATTGTCGGAACACAACAAATATTGTTTTGGATAAACGAAAAATTAAAAATTGATAATAAAATAACATCTAATAAAACAGTGTTTGCACTAGCAACTACTAACTTACTAAAAATTTTAGAAATATATAAAAAACTTTATACTAAAAAATGTTTTTGTTTACAAAGAAAAAAGAAATTATTTAAAGAAGCATGTGCCGTCTCTAATCGAAAGGTAAGAGAGAATAATCGGGCAAATACGGAAAAAGCTAAAAAAGTTCTTTATGAAAAAATTCACGGAAAAGTTTGTACTAAATGTAAATTAAAAAAATCTATAAATAATTTTAGAAAAAATTATGGAAAAACTTATGATAATTTACAAACTATCTGTAATGACTGCCATAAAAAATATAATAAGAGCCAATCCCGTGCTAAGAAACTAAATGGCGAAAGGTTAGTTTCCAGCGTAGAGCATACTGACTGAAAAAATATAATGTCAGCACGAGTGCCCGACACCTAAGTATAATATATGGTGAAAAGTTATGCCGAACTTATGGGCCAACCATAAGAACTTTTAGATAAAAAACTAAAAGGATAACATTGTGACATATTGTCGCAGCAAAAACCTATTATCAAACAATGACAAATCTTGAGGCAAAGTATAAATTTGGATTCAGTGCAACACCTAAACGAGGGGATGGATTAACACAAGTTATTCATTATGCTACCGGGCCCACGATACACGTGGTGCCAAAAGAACAATTAGTTGATGTTCTTATTAAACCAAGTTACAAAGTGGTTGAAACTAGCTACACATACCCATTATTATCGTCAAGCGAATATCAATATATGATTTCTGACTTATCAGCTAATTTTGAAAGAAATTCATTTATTCAAAATTATTGGATTGAAAATTATAGTGGCAAAAGTACAATTATGCTATGTCTTCGCTTAACACAACTTAATGCTTTACATAGTTTTTTTCCAAATAACTCAGTCATGCTGCACTCTTTAATGAAAAAAGCTGATAGAAAAAAAGCAATTGATCAAATAACAACAGGAGAAAAAGAAATAGTTATTTCAACCTATGGATTATTTAGTACAGGTATAGACGTTCCCAGATTAGAAGTACTTATGTTATGCGCTCCCATAAGATCAGAAATAAAATTAAAACAATCTGCTGGAAGATTAATGAGGCTGCACCAGGGTAAAACTAGTGCGAGTATTGTTGACTTCGCTGATAAAAAAATAGACCTATTAAAGTATCAATTTTTTGGAAGACAACGTATTTTAAAAAATTTATAAGTTTGTTTTTAATTAAAAATTAACTATATTACAAGGATACAAAATGAAACATAAAAAGAATCCAGATAAAATTCTAGATACCTACGAACATATGATAGCCCACGCAGAATCGATGCCTGACAATTTTTTTGTTACTGCATCCGGAATTTGTGAGCCCCTTTCTTTTAATTCTGACCATGTTCAAGACATGCTAGAAAATAATAAATATTAACCAAATTTTATATGGCAGATTACGATTTTAATTTTCTAGATAAATCCACTCCATTAAAAGAATTACCTAACTTTAGAATTACAAAATGTTGTGGAAATTGTTTTTATTTTACATATGCTAAGAATCGTCAAAGAAGAAGTTATTGTAGACTATTTGAAGTAATGGCAAGGTCCGGAGGATTAAATAAAAGGGCGGGGGAGCATTATCATGTTGATGCAGTTAAAGGAAATTGGAGAAAAGTACACACTACTACAGTGTGTGACGCACATCGAATTAGGTCATATAGTCATGTTTTTGCCCCAATATCTGAATGGTGTGGATTAAAATTTAATGGTTTAGGAGAAGTAGATGCTTTATAAACCAATTAGTAAGTTATTAAAAACACATGGAATTTCCGGATATGTTTGTGGTAATACAGCTCGGGATTTGTATATGGGAGTTACTCCAGTAAAACATGAGCTTGCTGTACGATCAACTATACAGCAATTAAGAACATTGTTTATTGATAAGTTAATAGAAGTAAATGAGTATGACACCACTGTAACTATCGAATACATGGGTAAACAGTATATTTTGTTTCCCACTAAAAAAATAACTATGGTGAACACCTATTACAATTTTGAGTATACAGACAGTCTTGAGGAAGACTCAAAATGCCGAGATTTTACATGTACCAGTCTTTATTATGATGCCATCGAGGAACAATGGTTTGATTATAGTAATGGAAAATCAGACATCGATAATAAAATAATAAGAATGCCAGGAAATCCTAAAGAACGCATATTAGAATCAAAAATTAGATTATTACGAGCACCAATACTATGTGCAATATTGGGAGATGGCTGGCAAGTTGACACAGAATCTCAAACTGCCATTAAAGAGTACAGACTAAAAGTTGTACCATTACATCCAAAACAAATTAATGAAGAACTTTGTGGATTATTCACTTACGCTGAAAAACCTAGCAAAGCTTTTAAATTAATGAGATCGATGCGACTCTTAGAAAACTTTTTTCCAGAGTTAAATGAAACCATTGATATCGAACAATCTAATAAGGCCGTACATTTGGACTTATTCAACCACATCATGTTAACGATAGACGCTGTTCCAAAAGATAAACCAAATTCTTTAAAAGTAAGAATAGCGGCTTTATTACATGATATTGCAAAACCATATACTGAGATTAGAACTGATACTGGAGTTCATTTTTATAACCATGAAAACATCGGGGCAATTCTTGCTGAAAGAATTCTTCAACGATGGGGTTTTGCTAAAACATTTTCTGATAACATAATACTATTAATTAAGCATCATTTATTTGATGCATCCCCCACTATCTCAACAAACTCTATTAAGAGGTTAATTCCTAAGGTAGGGGAACATAATATACATGATTTATTAGAATTAAGAATTGCAGATCGCCTTGGCACTGGTAGAAAAGATATCAGTATGACCAAGATATATGCATTTAGAGATAAGATAAATTTTTACTTAGCCGGGCATGCCCCGGAAAGTTTTAAACTTCAAATCTCTGATAACGCTATTAGACAATTACTATCAAAGTATACTGATAGCATCGACGAATCATTGCCTGAAGTAAAAAGATTTTTAAAATCAAAAATTATTTCTGGAAGAGTTTCTAATATTGTAACATCTTTAAAAAGAATCTTTCATAAAACGGCAAAGATAAACTGTCCTCTCGATAAAGCTCATTTATTTAAAATTTGGACTGACATCGAAACAGATAGCGTTGAACGATTCCCTAATGGGAATATAACCTGTGGAATTTATTGTAATTTTGTTTGCAATAAACTTTTACAAAATCATAAATAAGTATGTCCATTCTGTTTAGTTGTGTAGCAATACTATTACTTATATTATTACTTATAGTAATTGCATTGTATATTCGACAAAAAGCAGAAAACAGAAAACTATTATCACAAAAGAAACGAAGTGAAGTTAGTCTCGGGTTTATTTCAGAAAAATTAGCTCCATTTCTTTCAAACTTTGACTCTCAGTATGATCCCAGCAATCTTTTATTTGTAGGAAAACCCATTGACTATATTCATTTTGGCAAGGATATCATTACGTTCATAGAAATTAAATCCGGAAGATCAAGATTATCAAAAGGTCAAAAACGGATTAAAACAATGATTCGTAATAAACAAATTGGCTGGTATGAGTTTAGAATATCTGGTGAAGCCGGGGGTGTTCCTGTAAATGATAGTGCACCCATTGTTTAGCAGTAGTGCTGGAAATGCAACATTAATATATAACACTGCATCTCAAATACTAATAGACGTAGGGGTAAGTTATAAAAAATTAATTGCTGCTACTTCTATTACAATTAAACCAGATGCTGTATTAATATCACACGAACACGTAGACCATGTTAGCGGGGTCGGAGTTTTAGGCAGGAAAACTTTTTCTCCTGTTTATGTTTCAAAACTATGTTATGACCATAAACCAGATTATTTTAATGGATGTGACCTCCAATTTATTTCAGGGGGAGACGTCATAGAAACTGAAGGATTTAAAATTGAACCATTTAGCACAAGACATGATTCTAAAGCAAGTCTTGGTTTTGTAGTGACTGATAAAATAAACGGAAAAAAATTAGGGTTTCTTACTGATACCGGAAGTTTTACAAAATTAATGAAACTTGCATTAGTTGGTTGTGATGGTTATGTTTTAGAAACAGATTATGATGACGCTATGCTTGAAGAGTATCCGGATTATGATTCTTATTTAAAAGGAAGAATAGCCGGACCATGGGGTCATTTAAGTAACAGACAAACAATGGACTTCATTAATGAAGTCATTGACATAAATAAAGTAAGTTGGATAGTATTGGGACATCTTTCAGTTAGAACTAATTCAACAGAAAAGGTTGCTGAGTATGTAAAACAAACTTTCCCAAACTTTATTAATAAATTTTTCTGTGCTCCACTAGAAACTCCTTTGGAGTTATAAAAAAGTTTTGTATATTATATAACCAAAACTAATATGGAAATGTCATTTGACATAGAAACGGTACCTCAAATCGCACCGTTATCAAATATTCAAAATGAAGAATTATCAAGAAAATTAGATAATTATCTCGCGAAAAGATCTGATAGCGAAGACGTAGAGGAAGCCAAAAGACTTCTAATGGGAACCAGTCCTTACTTTGGTGAAATAATTTGCATTGGATTAGGTGGTGAAGATGGATCTGGAGAATTTAAATCATTAGCAATAATAGGAACTGAAAAAGAAATCTTACAAAAATTTTGGAAACGCATCTCTGACTTTCGAGGTACATTTGTATCTTATAATGGATTAGAGTTCGATGTTCCATTTATTTTAGCAAGATCAATGAAACATGGTATTAAAGTTACTAATAAAACATTCATTGATACTCGTAGATTTCAACGATTTCCTCATTTTGATGTTAAACAAGTTCTATCAGATTGGGATAAATTTAGATCGTGTACACTGCATTTAGCATGTGACCATTTAGGAATTCCTTCCCCTAAGGAAGGAGAAATAAAAGCCAAAGATGTGGCACAAGCATATGCGGATGGACGTATTGATGAAATTCAAAAATATTGTCTGCGCGATGTAAAAGCAACTTTACAAATTTTTAAGATAGTAAGAGAATACACCATTATAAAATAAACCAAATAAAAACAAATGAGTTTATTTGTTAAAGCTGAAAAAAAGGCATCACGCCTAAAGATGTACGTTTACGGAGATACGGGTACGGGCAAAACAATAACCGCACTCCATTTTCCTAGTGTTGCAATTATCGATACAGAAAAAGGAACAGATCACTACGGTGAACACTTTGACTTTTTTCGTATTCAAACTGCTGACCCTGAGAAAGTACATAAGGCATTAGATGAACTTTTAGCAGACCCTAACGGGTTTAAAACTTTTGTCGTAGATCCCTTTACATCATTATATGATGCAATTGTTGATAAACGTCTAAAGCAACAAAGACTGAAAACAGGAAAAAGCGACTATTCTTTACAACCCCTTGATTATAAGTACATCAAGGGAGAACTAAAGTCAATCGTCAGTAAACTAATAGCACTTGATATGAATGTTATTTGTACCGCTCCAAGTAAGTTACTTTACAGTGTAGGGGATAAAGATGATTTCATGAAGATATTAGGCACTGATGCAGACGGTCCTAAACAACTTCCATTTATGTTTGATGTTGTGTTGGAACTAAAAATTGAAGGAGACAAAAGACTGGCTTTCGCTAAGAAAGACAGAACTAATAAACTTCCTCTCAATGAATGGTTTGAATTCTCTTATACGAATTTCTGTAATTATATCGGTATCGAGGAATTAGAACGCGAGCCAGTTGTATTACGTCAACAACAAAATCTAAATAGTAAAGATCGGCCGATAACTGTTATTTATGGTGGTAAAGAAATAAAGACAGCAGGAATCGGTGCAGACTCTATCAAGAAAATAGAAATTCTATCTAAAACAAACACAGACGAACTGAAGTCAAAATTACGTGAAGACTACATGGTTGATAGCGTATTAGACTTAAAAGAAGACGAAGCACAATTATTAATTTCTGAATTATCCGAATCAAACCAAAATAAATAATGAGTAACCCAGTAAATATGAAGAAAGCGGCAGAAGACTCTAAGAAAACTTCCTTTGAGGCTTTACCCGCAGATAGATATAATTTAATTGTAGAAGCGGCAGAAGTAAAGCCAACCTCTACAGGCTCTGAAATGATTGCTGTTACCTTTGTTGTGGCCAATGGTCCATACAAAAATAGAAAACTTTGGAGCAATTTTAACTTGGGTGAAAAATCCCTTCCATTCTTAGTGACGTTTTTAAATAAGGCACATCTTCCTGATATTCTGGAAGACGACAGCATTCTCCCGCAAGAAATTGCATTTAAAATGGAAAATGCATTAGTATCCGCCTATACCGAACCAGGAACAACTCCTAACGGTAAACCCAAAAATGAACTAAAAAATTGGGGAGAATACCAAGGCTTAGTAGAAGAAGAAGCTGAGGTTCCTGATTTCTTAAAATAAGATCGTAATATTATTTAGCGAGGGAGAATTTCTTCCCTCGCTAAATCCATAATCATATAATAACATGGAATATCAAAGTTCAGAAAACCAAAAAATATTTAAATTCGAAAGTACGGGAATAGATGTCTTTTCCATATATCAAATTCAATTTTCTTATACTAGCATGGGGATGTTTGCAGCCATAGCTACTTTAACAAATAAGGATAATATGGTGATTCATCACTTTCTTCCAGAAATTACTTTTTTAAAAGGAACTAACGAAATGACATTTAATATCGTTACCTCTTTTTATGGAAAACTGACTAAAGAAAATACAAAAGATTTAATATTAGGTATCTTTCCAAGAAGTAATAAATTTTCAATATCATCTTTTTTAACATCCGCAATAATGACTCCAGAGGAAAAAGCCGATCAACTTAACATTGATATTTCCACGTTTTCATTTAAAAAATTATTTGATTTAAGACTACAGGTGTCACAGCCAAAATATTTATTACATAATTTACGTCCTGAGCCTCAAACACGGAACACCCCTGTAATAATGCACGGATTCTATAATAAAGAGGACGGCCTTGGAGCTCATCTTCCGAATATCTATGAAAATGTTATCTATGATTATAAGGAAGTATCTTTTAATAGACAAACAAATAGATATAACGGGCATTTTTCTTTTTTAAATAGAGAACTAGACGTAGCTGCACTAGCATTACCCAAGTATGACAAAGATTTTAAGTGGATGAATTTTTATTTTTCTAATGAAAATATACACGTTATTCAAGGAGAAAAGTTTAAGAATTGTGCTTTTATACATGTAGGTGGATTAGGATTAACTGAACAAGAATTATGGGAAGATAAAAAGTTATTAACTATGATGAAAAATACTTACAATGCCACTATTTATTTTTATTTAATGTGGGAAAGTGATGACATCTCGCAAATTAAAGAAATCCTAGAATGCGTTGATCACATCATTGTAACTAATTCCTGGTTAAAAAATCTCATCGCAGCTAAACTTCCTAATAAACATGTGCATTGTGTGGAACATATTGCAAATTATTACTCAACTCCTGCACTAGGAGATACTGAGAATTTTGTGTATGGATACTCTGGAGGACTGTGGTCCAGAAAAAATGTAGACATGATAATTCGTGCATTTAATGATATAAAAACAGAAAAAATTAAACTACAAATTCATTCTAGAGAGTTTGTTAATACTCCGGAAATGCTTAACGTAGTCAAAAAAGAAATATTAGTAAATCCTGAAAACATAGAATTAAAAAATGAAACTTTAAAAAATGAGGACTACGCAAAATGGTGGTCAGCACTTAATTGTTATGTTTTCGTGTCTAGTGGAGAATCATATAGTATTACCCCACGTCAGGCATTAATGCAAGGAACTCCAGTAATATTAAGTAAAAATACTGCACACCTTGACTTACTAGATATACCAGGAATATTATGGGTGGAAACTGCCGAAGTTAGAAAAGCACAATTTTCCGGAGATCCGACCTCTTCTGTAAATATCGGAAATGACTTTGTTCCGGACGAGGAACAATTAAAAGAGCGTATGAAAGAGGTAAAAGAAAATTATAAATATTGGAAAGAACAGGCAATTCTTGGAGGAAAACTTATAACAAAGTTAGTTGACCCAAAAAGAATTAAACAACAATGGGACATGTTATTAATATGACAGATTATATTTGTACAGAACATTTTTTAAATGTACATCCAGATTATATTTTTGTATTTGGAGATAACCAACTACGCATCGGTTATGGTGGTGCAGCTGCGTTACGAGACAATCCGCAAACATACGGATTTATTACTAAGCGTAAACCGAATAATACTGATGACGCTTATTTTAAGCCAAGTGATTATACAAAAATATTTGAAATTGAAATGTTGGCTTTACAAAACTTGGTAAAACATAATCCTGATAAACAATTCCTAATTAGTAAAATTGGTTCCGGATTAGCTAATAGATTTAATATCTGGGAAAAAGTCATTGAGGGTCCTTTAACAAAGTTTATTGCAGATAATGACAATGTAATCAGATTTTATGCAGTATGATGAAGGGCAAAGATTTAGAAAAACGAGCTAATAGGGTAAATTTACAAAGTAGACAAAAAGGAATTGGACTTATATTACAAATACCGACTCCACTTATTTTAACTAATAAAGGAGTAATCCCCAAAGAGTCAACTGTAGATTTTGCAGGATTAATATCAGGTGGAAGATTTCTTGCCTTCGACGCAAAAGAAACACATAGCACAACCAGTTTTCCGCTGTCAAATATAAAACAACATCAATTTACATATCTTGACCTTGTAGAAAAACTGGGAGGTATCGCTTTTTTTCTAATTCAATTTGTTACCATTTATCCGGATAAGGCATTTTGTACTCCGGTATCCTTAATACGAAAATATAATGAAACTGAATCAAGAAAATCTATTCCAATATCAGAATTTGATATTAAATGGTTAATTGATATAGATAATTATTTAGAACAAATCATTAAATTATATGAATGTAAGTGACACCAGACTCATCATAAATGATGGTGACCTTATTCAAATTATTGCAAATTTTGCAACAGGTATCGGACAAGTTCGGGAAATTATAGGAGAAACTCTTATAGTAGACCCCCCTGCAATAATAGACAAGACTTTACAAGAACAATATATACCGGCAACGATGATTATACCAATTTCAAACATCGAAGTTATTTTTATTATTAAACCAGTTACTAAAAATGAAAGCATTACAAGTAAAGTTCCAGAAACTACAAAAAGACGCAAAACTTCCTGAAAAGGCATACGCAGGAGACGCCGGATGGGACATCTTTTCTATAAAAAGAGTTAATATCCCGGGAAGAGGACAAGTACGCGCGATCTCCTTGGGATTTAGCATGGCTATACCGGAGGGGTACTTTGCCAGAATAGAGGGTCGTAGTAGTTTGCATACTAATACCACTTTAATTCACAAAGGTACCCCCATTGATTCAGGGTATCGAGGAGAAGTTTTTGCAATCGTAGGAAATACTGGAGATTACCCATTAACTATTGAAGCTGGACAAAAATTTGGACAAATGGTATTTTATCCTATATTAGATATTAAACCAGAATTTGTAGATTTACTACCAGTAGATACTGAAAGAGGTACAAGTTGCCTTGGGGAATCGGATGCCAAGAATATAACAGAGGAATTATAATGCCATTAAACGAATCTGCTGAGCGCGTATTGGCGCTCCGCTATTACCATGAAGGAGAAACTTGGAAAACTTTATGTAAGAGAGTGAGCAGTTGCGTCGCTAAATCTGAAAAAACCCCTGAATTACAAAAATATTGGGAAACTAAGTTTAATAATAGTATCTCAAATTTATATATTGTTCCCAATTCTCCCACTTTAAAAAACGCGGGAACTTCTAATAAGATGTTGGCCGCCTGTTTTGTATTACAACCCTATGACAGTAAGGAATCTATTTTTAATACGCTGCGTGATGGAGTAATAACCCAAAGCATGGGTGGTGGTTGTATAGATGGAAACACTCCTATTTATACCCAAGAATTAGGAATTAATTTAATTAAGAATATTCCTGAATTTAGTGCTATTACCGAATTTGATACACCAGTGCCTATAACTGGCTATACAACTATTTCATATAATCAAACTATGAAATGTTTTGAATCTGACAACATTACACATTTATGGAAATTTAATGTAAAACAATCAGATGTTCGTATCATCCAATTTGAGTCTGGAAAAATTAAAACATCTGCTTGGCATCCTTTTTTGGTAAATAAAGATGGGAAGATTATTGAAAAAAGAGCGGATGAACTACAGCCCAATGATCAAGTAACTACTATAAATCCCTATCATGGATTATTAAAAGACTCAGATTCTTTGTTTAGCTGGTTATTAGGGTATCTTATTGGTGATGGCAACATTGGAAAAACTTTGACAGGCGATGACAGACTAAGATTCTTTGACCAGAAAACAGAGATATTAGACCGTGTAAATAAAGTATTTTCTCAGTATGGCACTAATGTAAAAATGTATAAAGACCCTAGGGAGAACTGTTATATTTTAACTTTTAGTAGTTCAAAAAATACAGAACATGGTAACACAAATCAAGAGTTAAGAATCTTTTTTAATAAAGTATTGTCTTTTTTTGATGAGGGTAAATTTATTTTAGATAAGTTTAAAGATATTCCATCCCTTTCTGCTTTTATTGCGGGAGTTTTAGATGCAGAGGGCTACATTAGTACAAATAAAACTTCAATTTCAATGGCGGACAAAGGTTTTATTTACCAATTACAAAAATGGATTGCCTTGATGGGAGTTAAAAGTCATATAAGAGAAAGATTGCCAAAAAGAAGTAAAGACAAGTCTATCATGTATGAACTAACTTATGCTACAGGCTGGAATCGCTTGTTTCCTACTGTAAAGAATTCAAGACTACCAAAAGCTGACTGTTATGCCGCACGATTAGAAATAGTGAAATCAGTAAATATTGGCGAATGTGATGAAATTCTTTATGATTTTACTGTAAAAACTAATAATAATTATATCGCGTTCAACGGCAATGCTTTCATAGTAATTCACAACACTGGTTTTAATTTTTCCACTCTTAGGCCAAGGGGAGAAATCGTACGGCAGGTTGGCGGAAAAGCCTCAGGTCCAGTTTCATTTATGAAAATATATGACCTAGCCATCGGAGAAACTATCCGGCAAGGCGGACTTCGGGCGGGAGCAATGATGGCGACGTTTGACTACCGTCATCCAGATATATTAAACTTTATAACTTGTAAACAAACTGAGCAAGATCTTACACATTTTAATGTGTCCGTATTAGTTACTAAAGAATTTTTTACTGCCGTTGCTGACGATAAGGATATTGACCTATGGTTTCCCGATTATAAAAAATATCCTGCTTATAACGAGGAATGGGATGGAGACTTCGATGGGTGGAAAGAAGCGGGAAAGCCAATTAAAGTTTATGCTACAGTAAAGGCCAAAGAAATTTGGAACAAAATAATAGATAATTCCTGGATGAACGGAGAGCCCGGTGTTATTTTTAAAGACATCGTAAATCGGGACACTCCCCATCCAAAAGGAACAGTTTTAATTTCCACCAATCCCTGCCTACATAAAGATAGTATATTATTTGATAAAAATCATCTACTCTCAATTTCAGAGCAATCCGGGACATTGTGGACTTCTTGGAAAACTGGGACAAAGCCATGTATTAAATTAACTACTAATGCGGGTCATGAAATAGTTGTTACTCCTGACCACAAACTTATGTTAGAAGATGGCACATTTATTGAAGCAAAAGATTCTTATAAAAAGAAAATTGCATGGGGACTTGGAGACTGGGAAGTCACCAAACCTATTTCATACGAGAATGTTTTACAAGGATTTTTATTTGGCGATGGATTTTTAACTGGGAAGAAACAAGGCGTTTCTGTTAAATTAACAAGAGAAAAAGAACGTGAAATCACCTTACTTTTACATCAATTTGGATTTAAAGATGAAAAATGTGGTAATTTCTATATTAATAAACAAGATCTTCCGTTTAATATTGACTTTTTAGAAAAACATACGTATGACAGAATTTTATCGGACTCTTATTTTAAAGCCAATAAAGATCTACTACGGTCATTTCTTATCGGTCTATATGAGGCTAACGGGAGCGTTAATTTTAATAGTCAAATATCATTAAAAAGTACCTCAAAAAAACTAGTTCAACAAATACAGATAATCTTAAGTGCCTTTGGTATTAAATCTTGGATTAACACAAATAAATCAACACTGATAAGTTGGGTTAATGGGGATTATACCAGTAAAGTTAGTTATAACTTACAAATTGCTCCTCGTAATGCAATAAAATTTAAAGAAAAAATAGGATTTTTATCTTATTACAAAAATAATAAAATTAAATCTTTTTGTAAACCATACCAAATTTCATTAAAAGTAGAGAACATTGAGTCTGTAGTAGAGCCACAAGAAGTATGGGATTTCAAAACGACAAAGCATTATAATATGAGTAACGGGGTCGTTGTCCATAATTGTGGTGAACAAGCTTTAATAGACAAGGGTGTTTGTAATCTTGTTAGTGTAAACTTGACCAAATTTTTTAATGTAACCACTAAAACGTTTGATTTTGATAAGTTTAAAGAACAACTCGAGATTGCATTAAGATTTGGTGACAATAGTATCGACGCGGCAGACTATGGATTGGATAGTATTAATGAAGTAGCGCGATCGTTTCGTAACGTAGGCGTTGGTTTAATGGGATGGGCAGACCTATTGATTCTAATGGAAACCAGATATGATTCTGATAAGGCATTAGCTTTAATAGATGACATCGGTTCTTTTATGATGCAAGTGCTAAATGACTACTCCATCGAACTTGGAAAAGAAAAAGGTTGTGCCATAGGGTTCTCTCGCCGTAATATGGCTGTATCCTCGATCCAACCTACAGGCACTGTCAGTATGATCGCCGGGTGCTCTTCCGGAATTGAGCCTAATTTTGATTACATAACTTATCGAAAAGATGAGACCGGAGATCACGTAGTATATAATTTGATCGCCGAGGAATATCTAAAAAATAATAAAGTAGAAACTTTACCGGATTACTTCGTAAAGGCAAATGATGTGCCGTACCTATGGCATTTAAAGCATTTGGAATACTGGCAAAAATACATTGAGAATGGTATTAGCAAGACTATAAACCTTCCCAATAATGCTACGGAAAAAGACATAGAACGAGCGTTGCTATATGCACATAAAACAAATGTTATTAAAGCATTTACTGTATATCGGGATGGGTCCAGAGATCTTCAGGTTTTAAATTCTGAGGATACCTCTAAATCTAATAAGAACTATGTCGTTCCAGACACATTATTAAAAGAGCGCCCCGATAGATATTATGGTTATACTGAAAAAGTACCTGCTGCTAATGGCAATATGTACTTAACAATAAATAAAGAGTTATCGCCAGAAGATTACACAACCGTGAGAGAGATTCTTCAAAATAGAGGAAGAATCGTAGAAGTGTTTGGATCATTCGGAAAATCCGGGTCTGATATATCAGGGTATATAAATGCTATTTGTAGATTATTATCTACGTCTATACGAGTATACAGTGCGGATATTCTGGAGCTAATAGATACCATAAAAGGAATAAGTTTTCTTCCTACCTGGTATAAGGGAAAACTATCACAATCTCCTGTTGACGCTATTGCAAAAGCACTTACTAGAGAATTAGATCTTAGAGAAGAGTCAATGGCCTCTTCAGAAAAGAAAGAAAAAAAGAAACCCGCTGAAAATATTACTTCCCAAGTTTGTTCCATTTGTGGAGAAGAGTTCAAATTTCAAGAAGGGTGCAAATCATGCAAATGCGGAAGCAAATGCGGATAGACAAACATAAACCGACAACATATTATGGAGGATTACTTAAATTTTAAATTAAGTAAACTAAGAGTAGTTACTGTTAATGATATAAAAAGCATACCAGTTACAATTCCTAATAAGGGAATAACTCTAAATAAAGTTACATTTTTTGTTAATGATCAAAATAACCGAGAATTTGTTATCTCGGATGTTTGGGTTAATAGAACAAGTCAAAATCCTATAAAGGGATTATTTTTGGCGACTGCAGATACTGATACAATAACTTCAGGGAGTCCACTTGGTAAGTTAATGCAGTTTTACGATAAAAAACAATTAAAAGATTTTTTACATACGGAGGTACAGGTCTATCCAGATAAAAAAGATTATCTTGTACTTGTAGCATGTAAATTTATAGACCAGGAAACTGACAATGAGATGCAACATAAACATATTCCCCGCATTAAATAAAATTTACAATCTTGATTTCACAGAAGAACAACTTAGCCATTTGGCAACCCACCCTGATAAATTCAAAAAAGAGTCTGGAGAAAATTTCAAAGAGACTTCAACTACAGGTTCTTTAGTTGCTGTTATAAAAAGTAATGATACAATTGCCACTAAAAGTGGAGGAACTACTGGTTATGGATATGATGCCAATAATGTTTCCTTCTTCAAATTACGTAAAGTAAATCCAAATGTAGTAGTTAGTATAGAAGACTCATTTTACAGGCGTCTTCCTAAAAAGTATACTGGGTACTATTTTGCGCGTGGAACAAGTTACTCGGCTATTAATATAGCGCTTATAGAAAAAATAACCGATGCTGATCTTGACTTATTAAAAATTATTTCAACATTTTTTGATTTATATTTAAATGCAAATGTACTATCAAAAATAGTCAGAAATTTAGGACCTTCTCGTAAATTTAAAAACGTTAAAGCGTTTATAGTAGCATTGCGTGCGGTTATATTAGAATTGGGAAATGAACTCTTTGAACCTGATCGTTATCAATGTTACTCAGAGAACAGAGCAGCATTTTCTTCTTTTTTCAAACTATTATTTCCCACTGCTAAATACTCATTTTTACAAAATGACAGTTTATTAAAAGTAACTTCAGCAATGGGAAAAAATTATGCATTATGTTGTATTACCGATGTTGTAGAAGTAAATAACATAAGATATTCTCTTTCAACATTTATGCATGATCCCGGCAGGCCGAGTATAGGTTCGTCTTATTTTGGCACTCATTTTTTTATTAAAGCTGTTAATCATGAAAATAGGTGCTATGATTATATTGACGTAGGAAGATTTTTTACATCTATTTATATCTCCGATATGTCTTTATTAGGAATAATTGCCTATGCAGATGCCACACCCGTTTTCCCAACAAAAGAAGTAATTGACGATCTTACCAAAATTACACCAGAAACCGCACTTCCATTAATTGTCACTAACACTGATATTGGTATAATAATAAAACGTTATCAACAAAAGATGGAAAGACAACAATCAGAGCGAAAAGATCAGGAAGAACTCAATAAAAAGTTAGAAGCAAGACTTGAACATGTTAAACTCCCTGATAAATTTCTGAATATAAATGGTATCGTTTTTAAAAAATCTGGAATCACATACGAGAAACAATTATTAACAATCTCCAGTCCTGATATAGACGAAAATTGGGTGTATAATATTTTGACTACTGTAGCAAGATATATAAACATTGACACTGTTACTTTTGATAGTGTGTTCGCTACATTTTTAAAAGATGTCGTTAAAAAAGTAGAAAAAAGAGATGAATCCGCTGAGGGGACAATCGGGGATGTATCATTCAAAGTAGTTAGATCAAAAATAAAAAGTTCTACCGGGGCAATGAATACCTTAACATATATTAATGATATTAGAATTAATTTTGAAGAAGTATATGAATGTCTCGAACGCGCATTATGTTTTACAACTCAAAAAGATTATAATTATTTTCTCTCTGAAGTCTCAAAGTGCTCTTTGAAAATACATAAGTATTTGCAAAGAGGGGTATCAATGAATGTTAGAGATGAATTTAATGATTGTACTATTAATATGAAATTGCCATTGGTCCGTTCCAAAAATATAAATTATCTAGTAATTGAGGGTAATAAATTCAAAGTTAGAGACACACATAAAATTATTGAACTTCATAATTCAAGAGATCTTGTGGATGTCTTAAATGTTTTTATGAACCCCAAAGTTCTAGATGGTGTAGGATTTGATCAAATTAGGGCATTGGTTGACGCAGCTGCAAAAGAATTTATTACAGCAGTTGAAAAAAGTCAAAAATTATTAAAGGATACAGAGGAAAGATTTAAAATAAGCGTAGGGGATCACCGTGTGGACACGGGACATACCTATCATGGCTATTTAATTAAGGGTAAACTGGATACTTATATTCTAGAAGTAGATGTAGATAATCCAGAAAAAAAGAATGGCGTTTATCGATATCCTAGCGGGCAGTATGTCTGCATCGTAGACAAATCAGCAGCCCAAGTAGGAATGGATAAAGTCGTAAACAGAGTCTATGCATTACATAATGACTCAATGCTCGCAAACCAAATACATACATTAAGATGATAGATCATACAATAAGAGTTCACATAAAAGAAGTTTCAAGTCAAGGTCATACAGATTACGATTTTGATCTGGATGAGGCACTGGAGCATATTACTGAAGCCACTAAGAACGGAAAGTGGTTATATATTAATAATGAATTCAAGTCACCAAACGACATTACAATTGAAGATTTGGCGGCTGCCCAAGACCTAGTGTTAACAAACGGACTTGTTGGTGGAAATTAAATTTAGGAAGGGCAGGGAAACCTGCCCTTATTATTATGAAAACATTAAAAATACGAAAAGAATTATTGCATGGGTTAATAAAGTACGGGGATGATAGCCTTTATGATGAGGTGATAGCGGTCGGAACCGGAGTAATTAATAAAGAAACTTTTATATGTTTACAAATTACAAAAATAAAAAATGTAGTTAGAGATCCAAAATACAAAGAAATAGCAAAACTATTTGATGTACACGCGGACACTGATTACATTCCGGACCCAAATGAGCTTTTCAAAGTAATATCAAAAACTAAATTATTTGACGATACTATGACAGATGAATTGGTACTGATATTTCATACTCATCCAAGAAATATTGCAAGACCGTCGTCAACAGATATAATTGGTGCAAATTATAGAGGAATCTATGTAATTTACTCCCCATTATATAAAGAAATAAATACATACTATTCAGATGATATTGTTAGATATGAACCTGCACATTTAGAGGTGGAAGGAAAATGAAAAAAGTAGCAATTGTTGGAGCTGGTGGAATTGGAAGTTATCTTGCCTTTAATTTATATGAACTACAAAAATTTAATCAATTTTCAAATATTGGTTTTACATTTTTCGACGATGACATCGTTGAAGATAAAAATCTAAGATATCAAAAATTTGATAAAGTTGATATCATGGATTATAAAGTAGAGTGCATTTCAAGTAAGTATGGTTTTTTGGGAGTTTCTCACAAAGTAATAGATGTGTCAGAACTGGCACAATATAATTGCATAGTTAGTGCAGTTGATAATAAACAATTTAGATTAGATTTATTTAAATACCTTGAGACTATGCCGGAAATTTATTGGCTTGACCTTCGTAGTGAAGGAAGATCTATTGCATATTATGTAAAACATAAAGATAATACATATGAGCACATGGTTGAAACTCTTCCCAAGGAAGATACGGGATCCGGAAGCTGTCAATTAGAATTTGAATTGAGTGCAGGATTAATCCAGCAAGGTAATAAAATAATTGCAGCAATTGGTTCTCAACTTCTATTAAATTGGATTAGAGGAGATTATAACCGTCCAAACTTGAGGTTGATGGTATGAGTAAAGAAAATCATCCAAGAGAGTCAAAAGACTTTAATGAAATAAAAAATATTCAAACAGATCTGGATGTAACCCAGGAAAAATGGGATACCATTTTTCATAATTGGGATAATCCAGACGAATGCCAACAAAAATTACGACCTGAGGGCTGTTCTATTTGTGAACGGTTATCCTTGGGAGAAATAATTAAATTAGGAGATGATACATATGGCAAGGTTGGGAAAATATAAACACTTTAAAGGCGGAGAATTTGAAGTATTGGCTAATATTTTTTTAGCTGATAAAAAAGGGGATTTTATTGCTGGAGTATTATATAAACATTTGGGGGAAACACCTCAACTTTATGTTCGTCCAGAAAGTAACTTTTTTGAAGACGTACCAGCAGATGATTTAACAATAGTACCGAGATTTGTGTTCATCGAAGATCTTCCCTCTAACGGATTAAATGCCGCAAATCTTATGGTAATACATGATACCATACAAGGATCTTTGGCCATTGGAGGCCCGGATGCTCCATGGGGATTTACCGAAAAAGCTAGAAGTACTGCTATGCAAAAAATAGATGACATACTAACTATAAATAAAATAAAAGAGTTTCCCCATGACTAGAATTTTAATAATAGGGGATGTGCATACCCATTATAGTGCTTTTGTAAACCTCGTTAATAATACAGACGTAGACATAGTTTTACAAGTAGGCGACCTGGGACTGTATTCAGATCTAAATATAGCAAATCAAGATACAATGGCTATTAAACATAGTCCAAAATTAATAAAGTCATTTATTTATAAATTAAAAAATAATGCTTTGAAAAAACTTAATAAATCTGTATATTTTGTTAAGGGAAATCACGACGATTACTCATTTATCGAAAAACAGGAATTTAGAGATTTAGGATTTATATACATCTATAATGGTACAGTAGTGAATATAAAGGATATAAATATTTTAGGTTTTGGAGGAATTTATTCCCCAGTACAATCAACATTATCAAATTTTTCTTTAAGAAACAGATCTAAAAGATTTTTTACAGAAGAAGATCTAATGTACACTACTAATAATGTTGTTGGAAAAAAGATAGATATTGCTTTATTACATGCTGCACCTACTGGAGTCCTTCCAAACTTTAAAGAACACGAAGAGGGACTTGCTCTTTTAAATAAGGTGCTTGCCATTGCTAATCCAAAACTTGTAATTCATGGACATCATCATGTAAACTACATAAATAATAATGTGATCGGACTGGGAAATTTTTGTAAAAATAAGAATTCATATAGGATAATTGACATTTGATAATTTGCCTTGATGTAGACGGGGTCTTACGACCATTTACGGAAAGATGCGCAGAAGTTTTTATTAAGTATCATCCTCAATTTTCAGGGGAAGAGATTCATTTAATTAAAGACAGCCGCGATATCTTTCTAGGGTATCCTGCCGATAAAGACTATATAAGAAATTTTATTTTTGTTGATAAGGTAGAAGAAGTATTTTTAGATAGTGCTCCATACCCAACAGCAGCTTATGAGTTTTCTTGTCTGAAAAATTATTGTGACGCAGATGGGCATACACTAACCATAGTGTCTTCTCAACCAACTTACATTTTAAAATTACTTACAATACAGTGGTTGCATAGAAATAACTTCTTAACAACCAATTTAGCTTTTATCGGATATTGTGATAAGTATTTATACCAAGGTGACATATTAATTGATGACGAATGCGGAAATCTTACGTCATGGGTTAACCATAAAAGAACAGCATTTTGCTATGCTAGGCCTTGGAATACAAATTGGACTGGGTCATTTATAAATTCATTAGTCGATGTGATTCCCATACTAAAGTTAATGAAATTATAGAGGACATAACATGCTTGATGAATACTTTAAAGAGTTAGATAGGTTCCAACCCCTGGAACGAGGAAAAGAAAGAGAAACTATAGCCAAAGCAAAAACTGGAGATAGGCGCGCATATGACAGTATAATAAATTGTAATTTAAAATTTGTTGTAAGCATCGCAAAATCGTACCAGGGGCAAGGGCTTCTATTAGATGATTTAATATCCGAAGGGAACTTAGGATTATTAAAAGCATTAGACAGATTTGATTTAGACAGAAATGTAAAATTTATATCGTATGCAGTATGGTGGATTCGTCAATCAATTTTGAATGCAATTCATGAAAATGCCAAGAGTATAAGAATTCCACTAAATAAAATTGCCAATGTTGCTAAAATAGATAAAGCCCGTGAAGAATTAATAGAACAACTCGGAAGAGAACCAAGCACTAATGAACTTGAGATATTTCTGGAAAACCCGGAAATATTAATAGATAAACAATATAGTTACACAATGATAGATCTCAATAAACCCCAGACAGAAAATGATAAAACTCTGGATGAGATTGTTCCCGCTGAATCCACATTATCCCCCGAAAATACAACCGAAGATTTTTTATTAGAATTTGAAACATCTTTAAAAGGATTTCCTGACAGAGACAAACAGATTCTTAAAATGTATTATGGCATTGGATATCCCAGGGCATATACTTTAAAAGACATCGGAGATGAATTAGGACTTACCAGAGAGCGTATCAGGCAAATAAAAAAACGAGCTCTTGGACGTCTTCAATTAAAACACCGGAGTGCAAAACTGCGCTCATATCTATGAAAAATGTACATTATATATGCACATCCACAAAATTTGATCAAGCACTAATTATGCTTGAACGCCAAAAACTATGGGCGTTCGACACTGAAACAAATACATTAGACCCTCACGAAGGAAATGTATTACTAATACAAATTGGAGATGAGAATGATCAATTTGTATTTAATTGTTTTCTTCTACAAAATAAAATTAAAGATCTTTTAAAATTTCTTAAAAATACTGGCTGCACCCTTATTGGACATAATGCCAAATTTGATTATGAAATGATTAAAGGCCATTACGGAATTGATCTGGACACTTGGAAAGATACGATGCTCGCAGAGCAACTTTTAAACCAAGGAAAGTCTAAAGTACGATTTAATTTGGATGCCGTACTGGAAAAGTATCTTTATACTAATGTGAATAAGGCGATAACAACTTCATTTGCTGACATGAAATATGGACAAGATTTTTCAGAAGAGCAAATAAACTACGCCGCACAAGATGTAGAATTCCTTATTCCATTATATAATAAATTAGATTCACTTTTAAGTTCAAGAAGTATGCAAAACTTAGCAGCCCTTGAATTTGGTACATTGGTTGCAACTGGTGATCTTGAGTATAACGGGATTTTTATTAATAAACAATCATGGTTAGCTCTTCAAGGTCTCGCTGAAACTGAAGCACAAACAATTAGAGTTAAGTTAGATACGCATTTTAATCCATTTTGTGAAAAGGATTTATTTGGGAGTCTTTCAATAAACTATAATTCTCCTAAGCAGATAAGTCCTATATTAGAAAAAATTTGCAAAATGAAAATTACTTCTACTGCTGATGCTGCACTCTCAATGCATGAAGAAGAATACCCAGTAATTAAAGATTTACTGGAGTATCGCAGAGCCGTGAAAAAAATATCAACTTACGGTGAAACATTTATAAACGAAAATGTACACCCAGTAACTGATAGGATTCATTCTGATTTTATGCAATTAGGAGCTGACTCAGGAAGATTTGCAAGTCGTAATCCTAATATGAATAATATCCCTAAACAACAAGCGTATCGAACTCCATTTCAGGCCCAAGATCCAGATTGGAGAATTATAAGTGCAGACTTTAGTCAGCAAGAACTTAGACTATTGGCACACTTATCTCGAGAACCAAGATTCATAGAGGCTCTTGAAAAAAATTTAGATTTGCATTGTTATACAGGCAGTTTTATATATAATATTCCATATGAAAAATTTTTTAATGCAGACGGTTCGCGAAATAAAGAAATGGATATTAAATATAGAAATCCTGTTAAATCAATCAACTTCGGTAAATGAATAGCAATAATGCCGAAGTAAAATCCGTTAAAGTCGGGGAAACCTTAACAAGGTCTGCAATACAGATTGTTGATGGTAATCCCGAGCCAAGTCTTAGGAATAAGAAAGGTGTAGAGAGTAGACAGCGGGTGTGTATATACTGTGGAAATGATATTCCTATTGCTAAATATCAGAATAGCACTTACTGCAGCATAACTTGTAGAAATAGAAAAATTCTTATGAGTGGGCTGTAAAAACTGGAAAAATAAAAAATCCAGGAGTAGGTTCTGGTGGAAACCAGAGTGAAGAAAATAATCCTATGTACAAAAATGGAATAGGATACTTTCAAAGAAAAGCTTTTGCACACTACGATAAAAAATGTAATCGTTGTGATTCCACAAAGAATTTATTAGTTCATCATTATGACAAAAATAGAACTAATAATGAAATTACTAATTTAGAGATTCTTTGTAAAAAATGTCATCAAAAGCATCATTGCCACAGAAATCCCATTACAGGAAAATACACAAAGGGGTACTCCAGCCCTTGATGAAAATCAAGGAGTACTGATTATATATGGCATGGGAGCCATGAAGTTAGCAAGGCAACTGGGAATTAGTTTGGATGAAGCTAAGGAATTATTAGCTACATATTTTAGATTATTTCCTGCAATTAAAAAATTACTAAATAATTTATCCGAAAATGCAAAAATTAATAAATATGCATTTTCACCAATCGACGGAAGACGTCGTGACTTGTCTGACTTTGATTGGGATAATCCCAAAGCGGCAGGACACGCTATCAATATAGCAAAAAATCTTCCTTTCCAGGGAGGTGGAGCTTCTACCACAAAACTTTCTTTATTAAGAATACGTAATAGTATCAATAATGAAAGTATAAAAGCAAAACTAGTAAATGTAATTCACGATATTTGAAATGTCGTGCTTAAATCAAGATTAAATGCTGGAAACCCCTTAGAGTCTATAATACCATAGTGTAAAAACTTATAGAATTGGGCAATCAGCAGGACTGGTAATGACAGAAATAGAAAAACAAGTAGTTCTTAGTTCATATCTAGGAGATTGTTACTGGATGCGACAAAAAAGAACTTTAAGAATAAAGTTTGGTGGATATGTAAAATCATACTTAGAATATAAATGGACCCTCATAACAACGATGCAAAAATCCAAAATATGGAGTTCGCAAAATAAAAAAAATATACTATATGAATTTACAGTAGGAAAGTCAAAAGAATTAGATAAATTAAAACTTTTAGACTTTTGGGAAATTTGCAAAGAAATCGGAGATTTATCCGAACTTGGCCTTGCACTACTTATATTTGATAACGGTTCATTTCATAAAACATTATTGTATTATGAGTTATGTGTTGGTAAATATTATGAAAAATCTTTCGCTAACAAATTCTGTAAATATTTAAATGTGCATTTTAATATTAATGGAACAGTTCATAAAACACATGGGGCCCGAGGGTACATAATACAATTTAAGGTGTATAACACCCCGATAATAGCACAAATCCTTACAAAATTTTCAAACCATGCTTATTCTTATAAAATACCATCCCCAGAGACTATCGCAAAAATAGCGAGTAGGTATAAAGATATGCCGAAAGATCTTGAAGGCCGCAGGGCCTATGATATAGTCCGATCTTTAGGGAAACTTAAAGAATCTTAATGGATTCGATTAGGATGTAACATAAATGGAAGTACTAGTAGAAGTTCACAAAGATCAAGCAGAACAAATGAAAAGCATTGTCCAGACTCAAATGGAAGCTGCCTTCAATTATTATGCCCCATCTGTGCCAATGTCGGTAGATGCTGTTATCGGGCCACATTGGATTCATTAATCATATTATTACATGGAAAAAGTTACTGATCCAGTAGCATACTGTGAAGAACACTTCCCAGAAACAACTACGGAATTTAAAAGATTGTCAAATATAAATTATGAGACTTTCTGCAAGAAACAAATGGATTACGGTCCAGGAAATATAGCGATGGGAACGGCCCTACAAACTGAAGAAGATGTTATTTTTAGTTTAGGTGCCATTAACATACGAATCAACGATAAAATTCAACGGTTACTACATTTACTTAACAAGAAACAAAGACAACCACAAAATGAATCCATCGAAGATGCGTATCTTGATGCCTCAGTTTATGGTATAATTGCAAGAATTGTACTTAGCGGGAAATGGGGTAAGTAATAAAAAAGGGGGCCAACCGGTCCCCTTTTTTTACATTAATATTAAGCCGCACCCACTTTAATAGGCCGTACTCTGGTGACTGCGATCTGTACTTGTTCTAAAAGAATAGTTTGCTGTGATGAGACACCGATGTTATAAGACACAATAAAACATTTTTCTAAATATAAACCACCGTAAAACTGTGACTCAGTGTCCAAGAATATAAATCCTAAGCCCATCGGTTTATTAAAAACTGCTGATCCCAAATTTCCCCAAAATGCTCCTAAATCCTTATCCTTTCCTCCTTGAGAGTATTCTCCCATATAAGAATAGTTAGTTGACGCTGTAAGAGATGTTGGATATGGATCTGATGGATCTCCCTCTGTAGTTCTATCTACATCCGGTATTAAGATAGTATCAGTACTTCCATTCTTATAAAATGCCGACATCGCAAATAACAATGATGGGCCATCAAAAAGAATTCTCTGCACTGACGCTGTCGCAGTAGTTCTTCCAGGTATAGTGAATAACTGGCGAGAACCAATTTCATTTAATTGTTGAATTGACTTCCGTTGCTGAATAGTTGCCGATTGAACCAATCCGATAGGAATTAATTCATCATCACTAACTGCTGGGCCAACCCCTGTAGAAACAGGAAGTACATACTCTGGGGGCCCAGAAACTAACAATGTACTTTCTGATGAAACAAAATCATATGTGCTGTTTAAATCGTGCACATTCTTGTCTTTCCAACTTCCTACCCAGTCAGAATATTTTCTCGTAAATTTGTTATTTATAGCCATATATTCCTCCTTAGAATACTAACGTAATTCTGATATAATTTACAGGATATAATGGAAGAATATCAATTTCTACATCGATTGAGTCAGGATTTGTTTGATTCTGCTCCACTGATACTACCTTATAATCATCCAAAGCTCCAGCGACAATTAGAACTGCACCAATTCCTGACAAGGTCGAATCAACCATTGATAAAAATTTGTCATTGATTATATATCTTCCAACGTAGGGATTCATTACTTTTCTAATAAACTTAGCTGTGTAATCAATTGCAGTAGTAATGCTAAGTTCTCTCTTAGCAATGCTAAGAACATTAGTACTCATTTGATGACGAGATACAACTGGAGAAGTGGTAGATGACTGTGTCATTATATAATAGCCGCCCTCAGCAATTGTATTCAATTGTGATTCAGTAAAGTAATCCCAAGATCCGTATGTTCTATCTATTCCAGAAATAGGAACATTAGTTAATGGCTGTTCCGGTCGTTTTCCAATTACCTGACCAACTACTGCAGCATCATAATAAAATCCAGGAACCGGTGACAATACTGTCAATTCGCTATATCCCTCATCTACCAATGCTTGCCATTTTGTATCATCAATACTTTCTCCCTTCTTATAGCGTGTACTTCCTACTTTCATATCCATCGCAAATTTACAATAATAATATGAATCATCTGTATTTGTAGTAAATACTGTCCCAAGTGTGCTATTAAAACTTTCTTTTACCCAAGATTTCTTAATAGTACTAATATGTCGTTTTTCTTCAACATATCCCCAATCAGGAAATGTCAGAAAAAGTCTTTTCTCTTGATATGTTGCACCATAATCTCTTACTGCTTCTGCAGTAGTCAATTTATTTGCAGTGGTTTCAGCATGCGGAACCCCTGTCCAACTCGGAATTACCCGATTACAAATGACAATGCGTTCTTTTTTATTTGTTGCAAGTGACATATCATTTGCATGGGCGACTGCAGTTGCCACAATTGTACTATTATGTGACATACAAGCAATTGCATATACTTCTTGCATTTCTAAAGCAGAAAAAGCTTCAGTATAATCAGCAGTGGCCTCTTCATCCAATCCGTAGGTATAAATTGCTCTACTGAATTGCTGTTGTGCAACCATCGCTCCATATGCAAGTGGATTCCAAGATACTGGGTCTCCAATTAGTGTCTTAATATCTGAAATTGATGACATTTGCTTGAAACCTTCTGAATCCGGTTGATCTGCCCGGTATCCTACGCGGATAGTGGCATCTGGTCCAGTAAAGGTACCATCAGCTAGAATTGTCACCTGATTATTGCTTACTGTAAAATCAGTTCCATATTGTAAATGGTAAATTGTATCGGCGGACTGCACCAAATCAATAATTACCAAACTTTCTTCACCTGATACATTATAATTGGTACTGTTGATACCACTAAGATGAAATGTTACTTCTGTTCCATCAAAACTTGCGATATCTGTATCTAACAACGATTCATCTAACATCGGATCTTGCCAATGATACCCTTTACCAACCACTACTGCATTTAATTCTGGTGTTATGAAAACTGGAGTTTGGCTTCTTTGCTCTTGGGTTATTTCTACTCCAGGCTTAGTATAGGCCATTATTACTACCCTCCATTAATTTTTTCTTATTCTTTACATAATTAATAATACCGGCACCTGCTTGGCCGGCCATCGTAAATCCTGGAGCAACCGTCCAGGCTGTTGCCTCTAAAGCGCCTTTCCCTATTCTTTTTGGTAAAGGATCCTGCTTATCTTGTAGCATAACCATAGCACCGAAAGCTGGAGCACTTGTTGCAACTCCCCAAGCTTTCCCGGGGGCGGATGCCTCCATTACTAATTTTCTATTAAAACCAGGAGTTCCAGGATTTACTCGTTTTGCAATCATTTCATCTAATACCGATCTGGAAGATTCTCCAGATAAAGTGGATACTCCTTGAACCTTTTTTCCTTTGTAATAGTAACCTCCCCTGTTCTTCATTAATAATTTTAGATCAAGGTCTTTTACATCTTTAGTTACCTTTGTTGCTGCACGAAGATGTTGTCCAAATAAATTAAATAAATTTTTTCCTGCAATTAACGGAGCTTTTGCTCCAGATCCAGGAACATCTTTTGAAATCACCTTAGCCGTTGCAGCAAAATTTCCAAGACCTGCTCTAGCAAGTCTACCTACGATATTAGTTCCTTCTGTCTGTTTTGCTAAATCAGTTGCAAAAGACTGCTGCCCTTTTGCAATTATTCTTCCAACTGTCTGATGTTTTTGTAGATTTCCTAAAGCATCCTGTAGACCTTTCGTCCTATAAAGATTTTTCGTTTCAGACAATAATCGTCCAGTTGTCGTTGCCCCTAATGTTTTTCTAATTGTATTTAGTATCTCAGGAATCATTATATTTCTCCAACTTGAACGTCTTGTTCAGAATCATCTTCAGTGTTTGTGAGGGTAACAAGCATACCTTCAAATATTTTGTAATAACCATAAACTGCCCCACCACTGGGAATTGTAAAAACTGTGGTAGTCCCGTCCCCTACGCCAAGTACAACTTGCTCATGCGTAGCTAAAGTAACTGCATCAACATACGTTAAAGTAACCACTTCACTGGCATCCGGGGCAGTATAAAATTCAATTTGAGTACCATTATTTATAACATCATAATGTATGCCCTCAAACTGTTCATCTTCATCTAACCAGCATCTGCAGTTATATAAACTATCTGATGCTGCTAAACTGTACTGTATCAAAAATGAAATATCAATTGATACTCCTACCAATTCAAAATCAGCCCGGTACCGTAAAATACGTTCCTCGCTGATTGACATAGAATTAAATCGAAATATTCCTATGCTATGAAAATCTTGTTTATGTGCTGTAATTGCACTAAATAACTTATTTGCTATATCTTCTGCCTCTACGCCCTGTTTAGACACAACATTAAATGTAACAGACCCACTATATAAATCTGTAATTTCTTGGGCCCTAACCCTATCATCGGTTATTGCAGGAATTAATGTTCCAAATTTTAAAGGACCTACGCGATGCGGATTTAAAAATCCGTACTGTCCTCTAACTGAATTAGTCCATCCTGCCGCTCCTCGTGATAATAATATAGCCGGACGTTTAACCGCAATACCTAAATCTACGGAGAATTTATCGGCTATAATAATTCCAGAAGCAACTGGGTCCGCAGACCAAATATATCTATTTGTGCCTTTTTCAAAATAACTTTGTGCAAAATTAAGAAAGATATATTTTATTGCTAAACTTATATTATTGGTTGATAATGACATTTCCGTATATAAAATTCTCTAAAGTTTGAGGAGACTCATCTTTAACTTCGGCCTTTTCTTCAATATGTTTTATGGCACTATCTTTTATATCTTGCTTTAATTTTTGTTGAAGTTGGTCTTTATGTATTGGAGTTAACATCATACTTAATTATAATGTTTAATCCAAACAAAGTCAATAGAAATCTAACCCCCAATTCCAGTAACTACTACAGTCACATCAGTGGACGCTCGCAATACTGAATAATATAAAAATGTTACATTCGATAGTGATACCGACCCATTTGCTGCTAAATATAAAGAACCAGTGGTTGCAGTAGCCCCGGTAACTCCGAATGTAATATAACATGCAACACCGGATAAATTTTGAATAACTACATCCAGACTACTACAAGCGCCCAATGCTGCTCCAAAGTTTCCAGATTTGGCAGTTGCATCAGTAGTTGTAATTGTAATATGTTCAACCACATTATTTCTTCTTGATAAATTTGGTAAATGTGCCATTTATATTGATCCCTCAAATTGAATTCTAATTTTAACTGTTTCTTCTGGATGTATAGTAACAGGAGTTATAACACTTCTAAATAACATTAAACCCTTCGTTGTTCCTTTACCATATCCAACTAATGCAACTTCACTAAATGTAATATCTTCTGTAGTATGATTACTAAACAGTCTAGAAAATTCACAAGTAGCTGTTGTTGCCCCAACTACTACTCCAGTAAAATGATGACGATGATACTCCACTGCGCCCTGCATAATTTGTGAGTCTAGACAATAACTATCCCCACTTTCTGTTGAATTTCCGTTGCCAATTTGCATTCCATACCCATCATCGCCGTATGATGCCCAAAGTTTGGGATAATTAGTATAATTAATTTTAGGGTTACCAACGACATTAATAGTATGAATTACCTCAGTAGTACCATCCAAAAATTTTAAATATTCAGAGGACTCATCTAAGAAATATTCACAAGACGTTGCTGATAATACAGTAACTAAATTTTTTGTAAATCCCAAAACTTCAGACATTAATATTTTATAAGTAACTGTTAAAGTTTGTCCTGGAGAAAGTGTAATTGTGCTTGGTAAAATATCTCGAACGATGCATGCTTGATAAATAAGAGTTGCATAAATGCCAATCTCTTTTATATCAATAGCTCCCCCGGACTCATTAAGAAATCTTCTACTTAGTTCTAATACAATATTATCACCCTCTTGACTAACTAATTTTCGTGTTGTGTACTTATCATAAGTTAATTTCCCAGAAGTTGCCCCATTCTGAACTAATGTACCTAATCTGTAATTGGTAATTGCATGTGGTTCTCCAGTACCATCGTCTGATCCAACAACTATCCCACGTGCATCATAATCATATGGACTAGTAATACTATACTTAGCTATAGACATGTCTTCTTTATCGAAAGTATAATATCCTAGGTCTCCGTTAGTATCTCTAATAATACTTGGATCACCTGATAATGTTGAGTATAGCGCTGAAATAAATTGGTAACAATACGAATCAAAAGGATACTGCTGATCACTAATAACTATATCTTTTTCTGTTACTTTCACAGAAAGAGTGCCATTATACATTGGTTCTCGAAAAATCTCAAGAGTACGTTCTGCTTTTTCTATTATAACTTTTGCTCTTAAATCCATTATAGCCCTGTTTGAATTATAAAGTTAACTCGCATTGATTCATGTTCAGATAAGGTTATACCGCTGGGGTACACTACGCCCATAGTCATTATTCTATTATAAGACTCCCCTACGCCATAAATACCTGCTTCAGTTATTGTAATATCCTCTGAATAATCATTAACAAATGATCTTTTAATATGGCATTCATATAAGGAATTATCATCAGAATTCTTATTATATGTAAACTCTGTTATAAAATATTTTAATGTATCAATAGTATCCCCATTAAGAATTCTTGCGGCCAATTGAGTTGAGTCCCAATCAATGCTGTTTATCCCTGATCCTACCACAATACCATAGTCATCCTCGTATATAGGGGCGTCACATTCCAAAGTCAATAATGCATCTGTCGTTTGTGAAGTATTTGTAGTATCAACTACTACAGTATCAGCACTACTAATAGAATCTGAAACATTATAATAATTAAAATAATTAAAATATCCACGAAGTCCAGATAAAAAGTTTTTTGTAAATCCTGAATATTGAGTTATTTTAATTTTGTATCTTATTTCTACAGATTCATTTTGCGCAAGTGTTACACTTATATCCTCATTATTTTCATTTTTGATATCTCTAATTATACACAAATTTCCAGAGATATTAGCGTATAATCCAATTTCTTTTATTGTAACAGCTGAAGAATTTTCATTAGTAAATACTCGAGATATTTCCAAGACATACTCATCACCAGAAGTGTATAACGGTTTTACATATGTCTCATGATAAATTAATTCATTAGAATCAACACCATTATATAATTGTGTTCCGATACAATAATTATCTTCATCCATCGGATAAAATGAACCTTCGTCGGATCCAACTACAATACCAAATGTATCATCTGAAAAATTTGCACCAACTGCACAAAAACTGGGTATAAAAGAACCAGATATTGGTGCTCCTGACGTGTACACCATCGCAGAATTAAACCGACTAAGTGCACAATATAACCATTTACACCAATTATAAGTAAAACTTTTCATTGGAAAATTTATAATTTCTAATAATTTTCCTGAAGAATCATTATGAACTATCTCCACCATATTGCAGATATTTGGCCCTGCAGTACTAACTGTATCTTTTAAATTTCCGTCTTTATCATAAATTTCAGTGATAGTACTTAAATTAAACATTGCTTCCTTTTTCATATCAATGTCCTTATCGTAAAAATAATTTCAACTGTACCTCCAGCTACTACAGGAACACCAATTGTGTCAATACGTGCAAAACATGCCCGATGCCCAACTCCAGATCCTTTTCCATATAAAGCAATCTCTGAAGTGGATATTGTACTACCTGTATTATTAGTAAAAACTCTACTAAGTTTAAATTGTTGTTGTCCACTTTGATGGGAGGGGGCGGTTAAAACCATGTCACCATATAATAAATCTCCATTCAAAATTTTTGATATAAGCCCCAATGAATCAAAATCAGTGTCACCAACTCCATTACCAATTACGATACCGTAATTGTCTTCTCCCGATGCTACATTACATAATAACATTTCATTAATAACATCGGTTGAGGCAGCGGTTATTTCTGTACCGTCGATGTCTAAAAGAGCAACATCTTTATCCGCTGAAAAAAGTGCTTCTAATATTTTTACAATATTTTTTGTGTACCCAGAATCTTTCACAATATAAAAATCGTATGTAATATATAATGAATTATTAATTGGAATTTCTTTTAACAAAGGGGACCCAGTATCATCAAAAAGATCTCTAATATATAAAATATATTTTGCATCGCTACCTAATCCAACAATTCCAATTTCTTTTACCTCAATAACGGCTGCAGTATAATTATTAATACGTCTACCCAATCTTACATAATATTTTTGTACATCTAATGTGCTATCGCTGACTGTTCCAGAATCATGAGAAAGTTCTCCCGTCGATTCTCCATGTAAAATACGATCTCCTAAAGTAAAATTATCAGGAGATAACGGTACGGCATCCCCGTCATCTTCTCCAACCCAAATGCCATGATTGGCATTAGTGGTATCCACAGTTACTACATCTATATATTTAGGGTGTACTACGCCGTCAGCACCACTAGTATAAATAAATGTTTGAGATTCTCCGGTCATTGCCCCATATAAAAATTTTGTAAAATTATATACAAAACTTCGCATTGGATTTTTTTCAGTAGCAATTATATTCCCAGCGCCATCAATGAGACTTCTAGTAACATAAGCCTCATTTTCCTTAATTGGGAAATTAATTTCTTTTAAAAGATTTCCATCTTTGTCACGAGTTATTGCTGTGGCTATTATTGCTATATTAGACATCGGTCCTAAATGTAAAAATTATTCTTACTGATTCAGTTGGTTGCAGTGTCAATCCTGTAAAATTTATATGTGTATGTAATATATTTTGTGCACCTTCATCAGTTCCAATTATACCAGCTTCTGTTATATCCACAGCTACAGCGGAATCATTTACAAATGCCCGTTTTAATGAATAATACGTACCAGTGGCATCAACTACAGGAACATTATATTCTTGACCTCCATATAAAAGTTTTCCTGTTGTAGATCCATGAGATATTGTATCATCCATTTGAAAATCAGTATACTGTGCAACAGCTGTTCCTTTTCCTACAACAATTCCAGTTGTATTTGTTCCGTATGTTCCTGCAGTCGTTAAGACATACCCCCCACATTTAGCTTGAACGCTTGGATTTGCAGTGACTGCTCCATTTGTCATAATTAAATCATAATTTTTATTTCCTGTGTCCATCCAAGCGTATAAATATTTTAAATAATTACTTGTAAAGCCCGAACTTATATCATACCTAAATTTATACTTTACTTCAAAAGATTGTTCATGGCCTATTATTAAATTAATGGCATCTCCATTATAATCCACTGTATCATGCGCCAATAAATATCCAGCTGTTGTGACAAATGTACTACTTGTATTTCCAACTATTCCTGTTTCTCTAACAGTTACATTAGCACCACTATAATTTGTAAAAACTCTTCTTATGGTCATGGAATAATATGGAGCAACATAAGTCGGAGCCTCAAATACAGTTGCTGAATAATCTAATTGATTAGTAGTTACACCATTAGCAATTTTTGTTGTTAACCCATAATCTGACACAGTGGGAGAGCTTGATGAACGACCCACCTGTATTCCGCCATTATCATTGTTATAAGGGCAATCAATATACACCTCCGATAAATGGGATGTCCCAGATGCCCCAGCAGTGTTTAAATAAGCAAATGCCGCATTAGACCAATTTTGATATTGAAATATTGCCCAATTTGCTGTGAAACTTCTAAATGGAATCGATTTAGTATTTATAATATCACCATTGACGTTACGATGTATCAACTCAATTTCGTGTGGTTGTGGACTTGCGGTATTATTGGCAAATATAGAACGAGAAAAATTTCCATTTCTATCAAAGACCTCTGCCTTAACTACTAATTGTTCTCCATGTGCTATTAACATAATTTAATATATTCCTTTTTTGAATTAAAATCAAGTTGTTACTGAAAAAGTTACGGAAATCAATACCGCGGATCCAGTACTTAAACTTATAGGAGAACTCAATAATCTCCTAAAAAACATTACTTGTTTTCCGGCCGTAGCAGTGTTATACCCATAAATGCCCAATTCATTAATTGTTATTGTACTACCTGAGTCATTAAAAAACCATCTCTTTAAAATAGATGTAGTAACACTCCCAGCAATAGTTACCGGAAAGGTAGCATTAAATCCTTGTACTAACTGTCCAGAGTCTCCACCCTCTTCGATGTATGTACCAAGAGCATAATCATCCCAGTTTTCTGCACCATTTCCAGTTCCGACAACAATGCCTACTTTAGGTATTGAAGTAAAATAAGATGATCCCATCATAAGTGCGGCTGATGGAGAAGATGGACTCGCAGTCGTCCCATCAATAAGTACCAGATTTACTGCCGCATTAGCATTATATTGAGAAGATAATATTTTTAAAAAATTTTTAGTAAATCCCGAAGTATTTGATGTTATCGTATTGTAAGTTAAAGTTGAGTTAGCCCCGGCTGCAATAGTTTTTCCAACTCCGATGTCCCTGGCAACTAATGTTGAATTGGAGCCCCCTACATCTGATAACATTCCAACTTCCTGTATTGTGATATCACCAGCGGTTGAGTTTGTAAATTTTCTGGTAACAGCTAATACATAGTTGGACCCAGACACAGCAGGGGGCACAATTACAGTGTTACCATATGCTAATTGTCCAGCACTGGTGCCATGTGCAATTTTTGCTCCCATCGCATTATTAGTAGCTGCAAGTGGCAAAGTAGTCCCATTATCCGTTCCCACCACTAACCCCTCAGTTGCATCAGTAGCTGGACCTTGTACATCTAGATATGGAGTTGCTGACGAAACATTTGTACCAGATGTATTTTTTACATCCCCAGCTATTATTGCGTTATTAAAACAACCTACGAGACACCCCATAAAATTCCTTACAAAACTTCTAGTTGGCCTTCTTTGTTCGGGAACCCCATATTCATTAGTAAAGTAATACTCTCCGTCTACTGTGTCAGTAGATAAAAAAGTATACTCTTTAAAACTTTTTCCAGGAAAATATACAGTGGCTGAAATATCAACTTTTAAATTATGCATAACCAATAATTGAAATATTAATTTGTGATGATTCTAATTCTGATAATGTAATGCCGCCACTTAGCCATCTTCCCATCATACAACGTTGATTGCTAACATTTCCAGCTCCATACCAGGCAAATTCATTAAAAATAACATCGTCAACAGTAAAATTTGTAAAAGATCTTCCGAATCTTACTACAGAATATGTTGCAGTAGATATTGCCCCATTAACATATGGATTCCCATAATAAAGATTTCCAGCAGAGGTGCCTGTTGATATCTTAGAATCAAGACAATGTGAATCTATGTTCATTGCAGAAGACCCCGATCCTACAACAAGTCCATAGGTACTTAACAACACAGCAGTAGTTGTAAATGGCATGTCATTGCTAAGAATAGAACTAGTCTCTCTAAGAGACCCAAGTGTATCAACAAATGAGCAAGTTTGTGGTTCTATAAAATTATAATGAAGGGCATTAGCAAAATTATTTGTTAATCCAGAATTTTCATAAATTTTAAATTTATAAAGAACAGTAAGCGTTTGACCTACACCAACTACTAAATTTATTAAATTACCGGCGTAATCCACAGTATCTCTGGCAATCATATAATAAAATACATAATTATATGTTTTAACATATAAGCCAACCTCGCTAACTGTAATTGATCCTGCAGAAGAATTAGTAAATGTTCTATAAGCATACATGCTATAATCTGTAGATTCAGCAACTACCCTTGAAGTTTGAGTTGGAAAATATTCCAACTGTCCCGCGCCAGTACCATGAGCAACGGGGGTAACTAATGCATACTGCGTTGGGGTTACAGCAGTTGCTCCTCCGGTACCCACCATAACCCCATAAAGAGACTGACCATAAGTTGCTCCTGTTTCCAACATGTGAACTGTATCATATGAATCATTACGCACGCCTCCTGAAGTTGTTTGCGTAGTAGGAGTAGGTCCCCCAATTGCAGAACTTAAAAATGCAAAAAAATTCTTAACAAGGCTGCGCATTGGATAAGCATGCACGCTAGCAATTGTACCATCAGAATTTTTTATTACACATTCTATTTCTCCCGAAACTGCGGCAGTTGCTGAAGGTAACTTAACTATATTTTTTAAATTACCATTTTTATCATAGTTTTCTATGGATACCTGTGTTTCTATATTATGACTTGTTAACATTTACCTCCTACGACCAACTATAAGAACTTGTGATTACTGTATCAATACCACTAACTATATCTGCAACGTCTCCCATACAACTAATTATGCCACTCCCTAATATAACAAAATCTACATCATCAATTACTTTTATATAAACATCTGGGGAATAATCTAACGTACAATCAAAATTTAAAGAAAAAAAAACACCGGATAATGAAACTACGTAGTTGGTTGTATCGCCTACTACAGTATTAGTAACTACCACTCCATTTTGTCCTGAAATTGTAATATTTCCAGAACTTGGAGAAGACCCCCCAGAAATAGTCGTCCATTCTAATGCAGTTCCTGCATCGTCCACGGCCATTACCTGCCCGGGTGTTCCAAAAGTATTATTAAGTTGAATTACATTACTTGATACATCTAGAGTTTTTATTACCTGAAATTTTGTTGACGCGGCAGCAGCCACTTCCACCCCAGCAGCGTATATTCTAACACAATCATCATCCGGAGTTATTTCTGTTAATACCTTGGTGTCTCCATCAGCATCGACAATCTTATCTAATGTTGTAACACCGCCCCCAGAAATAGTTACCCATTCTAATTCCGTTTCAGCAGAATTAACTGCTAATACCTGTCCATCTGTCCCAAATGCACCATTTAATTTAATAACTTTTGTTATCAAATCCAAATCTTTTTTTACAGTTACAAGGGCACTTGACATCGTAGTTACATCTTGGCCACCAGCGTTAAACTGAAGAATATTAGAAGCAGTGTCAACGTATGTGTCTGAATCAATATCAATAATTTTGTCTAATGTTGTAGTGCCGGTGCCTCCACTTATAGTAACCCACTCTAATGCGGTACCTCCCCCATTTACAGCCATAACCTGTCCGGAAATTCCCAGTGTATTATTTAATTTATATACAGATGTTTGAGTATCAATATCTCCTAAAGTGGTTAAATCTCCATCTGTATTTAAAACTAAACTATTAGCTGATCTTGCTAAAGAATACATAGTTAATGCACCATTAGAAGACATCCCCAGATAAGATCCGGAATGAAATTGTAACCAAATTTCATTACTAGTACTTCCTGCTCCTACATATTTGAAAGCAAGTCCTGCAATATTATGTGCAGAGTCTGTTACTCCAAATCCAAGAGCGGTCATCTCACCTGTTTGCTGAGAACTATTTAAAAAGTTTGCTACGCGTACCCAATTGTCTGTCGAAGCCGCATCGACAACTAACGAAACCGTTGATACGGGAGCCATATTTATCCCAACACTATTATCAGTTTCCAAATATGCATTAGTAACCTTTACAGTAGCGATATCCACATTTCCAGAGAATGTTAGTCTATCTGTCCAGGTATTACCAGAAGGTTTAGTGGCTATCCTTAATTGGTATGCAGTTCCAGTGCCAATCGATCTATAATTCCAAAAATCAATATTAGCCCCGATCGTTGCACCACGCGGAAAAGATAAATAATCTCCATTAGTTCCCGCGTAACCGATATAATGTACAGGATTAACACCATCATATGTCGTTATAGGAATGGACGACGTAGTAATGCCTAAGGACCCATTTACTGCTAACAATGACGTACCCTTTGTCCATGTTAATTTTGAATCCCCGGCAAATATACCACCGTCATTATACTGAATTTGTGTATCTGACCCTCCCGGTGAAGTTGTTATTCCGGAAGTTATAACATCAAACCACTCAAGCGATGTTCCTCCAGCCGCAACACGCATTGCCTGGCCAGGAATTCCATAACCATCGAGTCCACCAATACTAACGTCGTTCCCGATGTCCTTTATTAGTGGCTCACTAAAAGTTAGCGATACCCCAACGGCTGGAGTAGTCCATTCCAATGATGTCCCTCCAGCGGCTACTGCAATTACCTGCCCCTCATTACCATATGAACTTAAGCCACCGATGTCTAGGGCAAGTCCATTCCAATGTAACGGGGCTGCAGCAGTAAGAGGTTCCCAACTTCCTACGCCGCTTGCATCAGATCTAAACACATAATCAAGGCCAGCTCCTACGGGAATAGTTAATACTCCACTAATAGTAACGTCATCGATGAATAATATTCTATCTTTAATTGCACCGATGGTGTCTACATAAATTACCGAATCAACAATTGTAGATGCATCTAATTCCCATGTTCCTACGTCAAGTCTGGTACTCCAAGTTGTACCTACGCTAGTACATACATAGTCATGAGTACAATCCTCACAAATATTGTTATTCGTTCGAATATACAAGCAAGTATCGGCCGCTAAAACTGCAATTTCACAATTATAAAAATAATTTTTTGTAATAATTTTATTATCGGCAGCAGAACTGGTGTCTACGATGCCTTCACCAAAATATCTAAATATATTATTTAATATTAAGACATCAGAAAATTGATTTCCGATTGATATTGCAGTTCCAGAGTTAGCATCCTCAGAATTATTAAAAGTACACCCTATGATATCAATGTGGGTCCCTGAATATGTTATAAGATCCACAACTACATCTGAATTTGATGTAAAATCTACATTAATATTTAGATTTTCTAAAGTAACATATGTACTTGCTGCCGTAGGACAAATTAAATCTGCAGTTCCCGCAAAAGTACCGTAGTGGTTTATAGTAAGATTTGAAAGAGTGGAATCCACTCCCAACTCAAACATTGTTGATACATTGGTATTATTAGAATAAAACACAGAGTGATCCTTATCAGTTCCTACTATGTTAACATAGTCGGGAACAGTTATTAACCCGGAAATTAAATATTCCCCAGGACCTAAAAATACTGTATAAGGATTTGTTGAGGAAGCGTCTCTTATATTAGAAAGAATTTTATTTAAGTACTTATCTTCCTTATTAACGATGATGCCACGCTTGGATAGATGTGTAAAACCACCCCGAGCGTATGCTCCATCATGATCATGTTCGATGACAGAGAATTTTACCCATCTACGCTCATACTCATCCCAAACTCCAGCAACTTTATTTTGTTCATCATACCAAAATTGACCAGCACTTGGGCTCTTAGGAGGTATTCCTAATGTTGTCTCAGTATATGTTAATTTCATAAATCTGATCGTCTTCCATTATTAACGCGATGTGAACCCGCTGTTCTAATATCTTTCCTAATTTTTCTACTGTACGAACATCCTGAACCATCCAACGTTTATTATTATCATCTACGACAATGTCTTTTACTTTAAATTGAGGAAAATTTGTAACAAATAAAACAGCATCACTTGGCATAAAATCCCCAAACATCGTAATCTCAGCAAACTTCGGAGCCGTATTAGTTTCTCCGATGAACTCAATTGGGTTAAAATAACCTGACACCCATCCTGTGCCCTTGCAAGTAAGGCACTCAGACTGAGTTACTCTCATCATGATGTCATCCCAACAATCTGGGCAATGTGTACCCCTTGTATACCGTTTAAGAAGATAGTATGTCCTTCCTACTTTTTTTGCTAATACAAGATTTTTTCGTCTAAGGATCTCGAGATATATTCTATCTACTGTTCCAGCCTTATTTAAATAGGCAGGAGTACCTGGAGTAATTGCGCTTTCATCTGTGTCTACGTTTGTAAAAACAAGCTTGTAATACCAATCTCTATTATAATGATAATACCCAGATATTGTTGTGTCTACGTAACTGATTGACTCTGCTGAAATTCCGGATGCAATGTGAGTATACCCCTCGATGGTATTCCCGGAAATCGGAGCCTCAGACCTGTATATATCTATTTCATAATCAGATAGAGATTCAGTTGTTGAAGAATACTCCCAAGACAATACAAGATTATCAACACTATAGGCATCAACATTTAAGGTTGTTAGTATTAACATTATAATGTACCGATGTCACTATATTCTGAAGATACTCCACCATAACATGAGTCTATATTTGCATTTACTTTCATACTCTGTGCGGATCTCATGTATTTATTAATCAATATATTATAATAATTAATATATCGTCCGTATGTATCATAATCTTGCACTGTGACTCCACCAGCATCACTATAAGAAAGTGTATTTCTGGCAGATAAAATTCCTTTACCGATTAATACCTGGATAACTGCACCAAATTTTAATACATTCCAAGATGGAATATTAGTTATTGTATATGTAGTTTCAGGAATAAACTCAAAATTAAATTCATCCAGGGCATCTTGAAGACAGTGATAAAGAAAAATATCCGAGCACTCTTCCGCCCCGGATAGGGTATTTAACTCCGCAGTATCCCCAAGATATTTTCTTAGTCTATCTACGTATAATTGGTGAGTAGCAGATATAATATCAGAAGTCAAATCTTCATTTGTTGGTGGCATAGTTTCTGTCCATTTTATATTATTATTGTAATTATTACTTTAATATACTAAAAATTTAGGTCTCAGTCAATGTATAAATAAAAAAAGGAGGCAGCCACATAGCTGTCTCCTTTAATTTTAAATATTACTCGATATTAGCTAAGAGTAATCTTTGCACAAGATTTGGTGTTACCAATTCCCATACCGACTGACTCATAAGCTGCAAAAGTGATAATATTCTTTTTCTTTTCAATCCAGAACTTTGTATCATTAAGGATCAGGAACTGACCCATGAAATCCTGTGATGTAAAGGCGTAAATCTTTCCATCAAGCAAAGAAACTTTGTTTGATACAATCAGTTTACGTCCGAAAAGAGTTGCATATGTGTAACCGTTTACAACCACTTCACCGGTCAATGATCCCAATACGTCATCATCATAAAGAATCAAACGATTGAACATCTTCGAATCCATAAGAAGTGTCTCGGCACGCAGTTCGTTTCCGTCCAATACGTCGAATAACTTTTTGAAATCGCTCTTTTTTACGGTACCATCGGTGTCGTAAGTTCCAGTTTGTGCTGAAGCTTCAGTTGCGATAGCAGCGTCTACTTGAACTAAAAAGGACGTATCTTCTATTTTTTGAATATCCAATACAGAGTTCTTCTCAATTACTTCTGTAAGGGGCATTTCGTAGGCAAGTAATTCTTCCTCTGTCTTCTGAAAATCTTCTGACGAAATCATGAAGAAAGGAATTTCAAATCTCTCACCTTCTACGTAGTTAAAATCGGGCTCGCCACGGAAGTTAACAGTCATAGCCTTGGAATCTGGCTCGATGTCAACGATCTTGACTAGTCCATCATGATTAACTGATCTTTGTAGATCAGCCTTTGTTACATACTGTGGTTGCATTACCTTTCTTGCGAAAGAAATTTCACGCAGTTTTTGTCTTACAAACGCCGAACCCTCTTGAGCTACCTTGTCGATGCCCTCGGGAGTATTCAGCTTTTGAACGAAAAGCTCGTTCAATGTGCTAGCAGATAAATTATCCATTAATATACTCCTCCGTTATGCAGTTACGTATTCAATAACTGTGTGATTTCTACCAAGATGCTCGATAGTATGACTTGCCTTTGTGCAATAGCCAACGACTCTGTCAGTACCACCAAGAGTGGCGGTTGCTAATTTTCCATCTGTTCCAACTTTCAATGCTTCACCGATGGCGGGAGTAGCAGTGAATTGATCTGTAAGGGCTCTAAATCTACCGAAAACTACAGTCAGTTTACCGGTATCAGATACATCAGGAGTCCAACCTACAGTACCATCACGATTTGATTCTGTCCAAACGGTTCCTATGCAGGAATCGCCTGCGGTTCCGGGAAGATCGATATAGTCAGCTGCAATCTTTGATACCCATGTTCCGGTGTATCCTGACGCGATCAAACCGGCTGTCGCCAGAAAATCTTGACGGTTAAGCAGATTCAGATTAGTAAGAATTCTAAGCATTTACGCTTTTCCTCCAGTTAATTGTTAATAATCCTCTAATAAGAGGCGGGTGATGGGGTCTAACCCATCTAGATCAGGACGGTCACTAATTCTTCCAAAACGTAAAACATCGGATGTAATATGAAGTTCTGCCGCTTTTTCAAAAACCTCCAATTCCTGATTTGTCTTTCCAAGCAAACTATCTAATAAAGATTCCAAGTTTTCCGCAGATACATTGCCAGACTTATACATCTTAAATGTCAAATCAGTAGCAACTTTTATTCTATTATAATCCTCCTTAAGCTGCATGTTCTCTTCTTTAAGAGAACGTATAACAGCTGCTGCTTCTTTTCTTAACTCGGAACTCATTGATTACTCCTAAAAATTATTGAGCTGCTTGTAGTTCTTCGATGAAAGCTCTTGCCATGATACGGCCGGCTTCCTGTAACTCAGCTACTTTTTCTGTTTCTTGCGGAACGATGCCCATATCATGCTCGTACATCATAGATGCCAACTTTTCTACATCTTCTGCATTATAATCATCACCGTATTCTGCAGCTAATAGAGTATCAGCGGCTTCTGCATACTTTGCAAGTTCTGCTACTTTTTCTTCAGCTACTTTTACTTCGGCTTCTTTTACCAATTCGCCGTAAACGTCAATTAATTTTTCCATTATTAGTTGTTACCTCCATGATAACGATTATACAAATTCATTAAAATTTTAGTTCCCTCATCTTCTGCTTCAACCTCAGCAGTTTTTTCTTCTTGCTCAGCAACCTCAGGTACTTCAATTTCTGAAAGTTTTACAAGTTCATCGAAGAAACCATGAGCCATAATTCTACCTTGAGCATCCAGATCCTCAGCTAATTTTTGAAAATCGTCAGATTCTGCCACTTTTTCCGTTACTTCCTCTTCAGCTTTCTTTTCTACAGCGACCTTCTTTTTTGGTGCTGGAGCACATTTTGCTGCGGCTTCTTTTTCTTCTGGTTCTTCTATTTCTTCCGCTTCTTCCGCTTCTGGTTCTTCTACTTCAGTCTCTTCTGTAGGATCCTCTTCTGGAGTTTCCTCAGTCTCGACCTCTGGTACTTCTTCTGGTTCTTCTTGAGCAGTCTTTTCAGCCGATTCCGCAACTAAACTAGTTGCAAAAATATCTTCAGCTGTCTTTTCACTTTCTAAAGAAGCCAAAATTTGGTCTACACTTAGTCCCATTTTTCTTAATCCTCCTTGGTTAATTCATTAAATAATACATCCAAGCTTTCATTGTCTAATCTTGCTACCACAGAAGAGACCTTTGTTAATTGTGGTGTAATCTTACCTAATAACTTTGTAGCACCGAGGCCACCTGCAACTCCAACAAGTAATGGATGCTTTCTTATAAAGTTCTCCACTCCTGTAATTGGTACACCACGCCGAGCTTTTTCTTCCGCTTTATATGAAAAATAATAACTCGGTGGAACAGCAATTATAATATTTCTTAGGTACTTATCAAGTGCTGATGCTGTTTTGGAAAATTGTTCTGCAAATAGAGGACTATTTTTGTAATGTGCCTCTTGTGCATTTGTTGAAAGTATTCCACCAACTGTAGCTAAAAATATAGGTGCTATCCACGGATACTTTAATATAAGAGATTTAAATTGGCCCATATTAGGTTTATTTTGATATTTTACAGTACCAACATATAACGCGCCTAAGGCTCCTAATGCCAAAGCAGGATTCCTGACCGGACTCATAACCGGTTCTTCTTTTTGTCCAACTAAAATCTTTTGTAATAGGGGTGGCTCTATTGTTTTTCCTGTGTATAATCTGGCCGGATTTACATATGAGTTTTGTTGACCTTCATTATACATTGCCTCTTTAACTAGAATTCTTGATATAATTAATGGCTTAGTATTTGCCATATAAAGTATATCATCTCCTAATATCCCAGCAATTTTTTCATTATAGTTTTCAATGGATATATTTTTTAGTTCAACTTCTGGTTCATCGCCATTTATACTAAAAACATATCCCAATTTTTCTAGTTCATCAGCTTCTTTTTTATAACCTAAGCTATATAAAGCCAATTTTTGAAAATCATCCCGCATCGGCATAATCCGTAGTGCAGATAAAGTTGATAATACACCCTCAATCGGATACTCAGAAAGTTTTTCAATTTGTTCCTGAGATAATCTCTTCTGAGATGAAATTATTAACTTCTTAGGATCTTCAGAAACTGCCTCAATCTTTCCAGTGACTTCCTTATCAATTGATGCCACTGACTCCCAGGCAGCTGTTTTCTCTAATAGTTTTTCCATTGGAACTGTATCACATGTATAATTTGCTTTTTTATTTGATTCCAATAAAATTCTACTGATTACTCCTGCAGTTCTGTCTGCAGGGATTGTGACAAAACTTATATCAAAAAATTTTGGTTCAAGATTTATTGCATAAACCTTCTTTCCATCTGCTAATATCCGATTCATACTATTAAGCAAATGATCGCAATACTCCGCCCGGGTCTTTGCTTTATGCCCGCAGATGGAACAATTATGAGATACATAATCTAAAACTTGATAAGATTCATCATTTTTTACTTGTAAATTTTTTACAAGTAAAAAGTCATCAATTTCTTTTACACCTGTTATAGGTATTAACATAAAATCTGCAAAAGCAAAGATTCTTGAGCCGCCTCTAGTATTATAAGTAATAATTTTCTCAGAATATTCTGATAACAACTCGGAACTACTGCTTGGTATATGTACTGTGTACATTACTGGTTCACCAAAAGAAGTCTTTTGTTTTCTTTTATTAATAGAAGCTGGTATTCCTAATTCAAAACAAAGTCGCCTGATACCCCTAGCCAATGACTCTGATACAGAATTATATCTTATTGTACCACAATGAGAGTTGTGATTTTGAGAGCCATCTCCATTAATAGCACTTCCAAGAACATGAAATTTTATATCGTTACTCATTGAAAATATTTTAGGATGAATTGACTTTGTTTTAGAATATTCTTGACCAAGTTCTAACAAAATGCTAGCTAATTCTTTAGAATAAACTGATACCCTTAATTCATGTTTTTCAATATTTTCATATAATTTATATGAAAACTCTTCCTCATCAAGACAATTAGTTAAATCCTTTACAAAGGTCTCTTTCTCATTAATATTAAAAGAGAACCCTACACCCATATTTTTTATTGGTCCTTTCTTGTCTCTTCTAGTCCCTTGTTTAATTATAAATCCTTCTGATAAATAATATCCTAAAATTCGCGCCATTGCAGTACTAATGTCGTTTCCGGATTCTATAGTTTTTTTAAAAACTAAGTAATCCCCAACTCTTAAAGAATCTAATTTTACCCATTCTAATAATGGTTCGTCTTTTAAAGATGATCTTCTAATAACATTTTTAGTACCTTCAACGAATTGTTCTTTTCTAACAATTTGCATAGGATGTTCATGACTACCTGATAACTTATAATAATCACCAAATATAGAAATTTTAATATAAGAACTTAGTACTCTTTCACTAGTGGCTTCAACAGTTTCTAAAGTTCCCATATGAGTAAAAACTTTGTCTCCTACTTCTATTTCTGCAAGAGTGCCCAATCCATTTTCATTATATAATAATGTTTCAGTGGATAAACAGACATCATAAGGAACCCTGGTGCCCATGCTAACAGCTGGTAACTCTCCCTTCTCTAATCTATCAATGATGGGTCTAGCTTTATTATTTTCAATTTCAACAATAAGTTCCACGCGATGCATCGATGGATTATAAAATGAAAAGGGCACGGTTCCATATGCTCGAGCCGGGTCCTTATTTACATGATGTTCATAAACATGGCCCATTTCCTGAAATGTATGATGGTGCTTAATTAAAGCATCTTCTGGAAAATAATCCCCATTACGATTAGATCCATAATATTCTCCTGCTGATAGGGCATTCATTAAAGCATAGGTTACCCCATCCTTAGGAAGTAATCGTTTAATAAACTCCACAATTTCTGAAGAATATTCTGCAGTCTTTATAAGAGCCCCAGGATGAACTAATTCCAATACGGAAGAACTTGAATCACCATATATGTAATCGATATACTTTATCAATTCTTACTTTAACCAACTTTGCAACATACCATGGTGTTTTAAATAATCCAAGACTATCTTTTTTGATTCCGAAACATTGCCTTGTAATTCTGGATTATTCATTATTTCTTGGATATTGGGATCCATAACGCGTTTTGCAAAAATTGATGAAAGAAGTTGTGTATTATGCTGCACATTCTCTTTATTGTCTTGCTTCATTCTTCCAGGATGTCTGGACAGCCGTTCATCAATTTGAGTTAGTGTTCCATAAGTATCAACTGACGGACCACCATAGTCATCCATTAGTCCTTTTTGTAAAATTTGACGAACAAATGCACCAGCCGCAATTGGGTCTTCCGCTAAATTTGGAGCATGATAATATAATGATGACCAAATAGCAGCAACTTGCTCGGGGTCAGCCTCCACTAACTGTGGATGTGCCTTTAGCATTCTCTGATAATATATTGGATCCTTTGCTGCAATTGATTTTCTAGTAAGATAGTTCCTTACTCCCTCAACAAAAGAATTTGCTGCTTGTGCCGCAAAGGGGGCAACTAGCGCAGAAAACAATGTAATTTTTGCAGCAGGAGACATTTCCTTAAACATTGTCTTAAGTCCTCCACCTGAAGCTGATGTTGCCAGATCGCCAAGTTCCCGATATCCATTAGCTGCATATTTGTAAATATATTTCATTATTACACTCCTAGTTTATCTACATTATTTTTTAATAACGCCTTTTGTAAGACCTGACCTTGTTCATACTTTCCTTTATTTTTTCCAACGTAATGTCCCATTAACCCCCCGGCCACAAATGCGGCTACTACCGGAGTAGCACTAATTTGAGACATCGCTGTCTTGGTGATCATATCAGGTAGTCTTTTTAATTTTGTAAATTCTGCATACTTTCTCTCAAGATCGCCAAGGTTATTTTTTATTGTTTCAATAGTTTCTACTTTGGATTCAATTTTTCTAGCAAGTTTGAAAAGTTCTGATTCTGAATTTACTAATTTTTCGGAAGAAGAATCATAATCTAAATGTGGTGCTTCACTTTGTAACTTAGATAAAACAGGTTCTGCTACCAGGTCATAGACATTTGCTGATGCAACCTTGATAATTCCAACTACGTTTTTAGGAAGTTCTCCTGATAAACTTGCCTGTTTAACGAAATAATATAAATCCCCGATGTCCCCCAAAAGAGCACTTGATTGTTCTTGTAAATTATTTCTAAGATTTTTGATTTCTCCTTCGCGTACCTGGGCTACTTTACGAAAGTCTGATTCTTGCGTGGGGATGTAATCGTGAGAGTCAATCACAAGTCCAAGACTTGCTAATTTTTTAAACTTTGAGTCAGTAAATGATGCACTCTTTAGTATCTCTACTGTTTTATCATTTATAACTAAATTCCAATTTTTACCTTTATAATTAAAAGATGCTCTACCGTCGGCTTCTTTAATTAAAGAAAGTTCTTTTAATTTCTGAATCTTTACATTGGTTGCTACCTTCTCTAATGCGATGTCCAATGCCTCATTAGTCAATTTAATCTGATATGTAGTTCCATCATGCACTATTGGACTGGACCAAATTGAAGCAGTTTTATTTAACTCCTCATACGCAGCAAATAAAGATTCAGCGCTAGTACTTGACTCTGGACATTTTTCATAATCCGATGTATCGTAAGCATCGGCAGTTTTTGATAACTCTGCCGATACGGCAAGTGGATCAGCAACCGGAAATTCGATGTATTTATTAGAAGCGGTTTTAATCAATGTTAAGTATGCCTCCACATTAGCAACCTCTGCAACTCTAGAAATCTGATGTTTATTAAGTCCGTTTTCACTGGCAACTTTAGTAAGAGATGTAGTCATGGGAATACCATTTCGTACAAATTCATCAGAAATATTTTTTCCTAAAACATCTAAATCAAGATTATTAGCCATAATTTAATTTAGCTTATATTGTTATACTTGTCAAGGGTTTTTTTAAATTCCGCCTATTCCATGAAATAATTCTAGTGCAGTTAATGCATAAGTAGTCGCATGCACAAAATCATCGGCCCCGATGTTTATATATGACATGCTGTTTCTTTCTTCATCAAATTTCATTTGAACATTCATCATATCTACGCCAAATGTTTCAAAATCCTCAAACCGAGGAAAAAGAATCTTTTTCTTTTTTACTCGTGTAAAAAATTCTCCTAGTATTTGATTTCTATTAAGAGTGTACGCGGGCATCTTTGGATTCCATTTTACTTTCTCTTTCTGCGCATGCAGATGTTGAAAAGCAATTACTTTTTGAAATCCTATCTTGGATCTAATTTCAGAATTAGAAGCCTCTCCCATGCCATAATCTGCGGCAAGTTGTGAGCAATTCCATTTATCCATCAATCTAGGAACTTCCTTATGAATAAAAGAAAAATCTGCCTCTTTCCCCATAAATCGTTTAGCATAAACAACGTGAACTACGTCTCCACGAAGTTGCAAACACACAAGTACTGTATAAGAATTCTCCGAGTTTACTGGGCCGTAGTCGATGCCCATTACATTTGTATAGGATCTATCAAGTGCTGAGGGTTCTTCAGTCATTACAAGATTTGGGTCGCAACAGGCACGAATATCATCCATCGTTACTGGAGACGCTCCCTCATCGTGCTCTAGGGCCAGGACTTCATTTGCAAAATAAGCACGACTAAAGTGTTTTTGTTTTTCTAATACATCCCGCTTCCAATCTACCCATGGGGCTCCAGAAAAATGCAATAGGCACACACGATAACCTTGAAGATCAGGTTCTTGTGATAGTGAGTATGTAGATACCCACTGTCCAATTTTTATATCAAGATGCCTTCCGCACTTAGTACAAATTGGTCCGATGGGGCCGATGTTTGATTCACCTAATATATTCCAAAAATTACATGATACACATTTAATTACATACTCGCCCTTATTAGAACGCTTCCATAAACTTGCCAATGTTCCTTGTGTTCTCTTTGGAGTTCCAGAATATAAAGTGCGTTTATACATCGATCTTGACATTGATTCCTGTATAATAGGAATCAGGTCCAAGCGCATATCCTGAACTTCATCAAATAAATTATGATCAGTGCTCATTCCGCGGAGTCTATCCGCGGTAAGTAATGCGTAGCGCAAATATAATGAACTTCCATTTAAAAACTGCTTCATAAACACGTTTTGCACTAATGACGAATTTATAAAATAATTCTTAATAAATGGACTAGACTCAATTACTGGAGTTACTCTATCATGAGAAAAAATCTTTGTCTGATCTACAGTTGGTGACACATATAATGATTTATATCCAGGAATCATCGCTGAATTTGTGATCATTATATTAGCAATTGATGTACTTTTCGAAGTATTTTTTGAAATTAAATGGTCTATCTGAAAAGTATGAGTATTTTTTATTTCAATCCCCGTAGAAGGTAAATCACCAATATATTCCACAGACATAACTTTATCAAAATAAATATCTGAATCAATTATTTTTTTTAATTCTGGAATATTTCGTTCATTATAAATTCTTTTAATTTTCTCAAATGCATAACTCTTACTTGAGCTGGATCTATATAATATTGGATTCTTTTTATTTTTTAAACTAGACAAAAGATTATCTACAAAAAATTTATCGATAACCAATCTGTTATGAGTCTCTTTCCGTAATACTAAAGTCTCTGGGCGTTTATAAGTTAAAATATTATCATAAAAACATCTAATACTATCTTGTCCTTCAATAGTTAACACATATACTTTCTTATCTGTCCCATTATAAATCTTAGGTTGATATTTACTTCTTATTACAGAGTGTATCCCCAACTTTAGAAGTAAAGTTTGAATACCCTTAACAAGAGGAAATGATATTAATCCAATACCAATGTAGTTAGTACCATTCTTATGTAAACTCCAGTACCCGTCTGTATCCCACCAAATTCTTAAATAATCTTTAATTTGTTCCCCAGTTAATTTCCAGATAAAAGATGGGTGTTCTTTGTAAGCGGAAGTTTTCCCAAACATCTTTTCTTTTATTAACCAAGTCTTTAATGGATTAGGCTTTCCAACACCAATCCCGTTTAATCTGTATTGATACTTATATTTTTCTGGTAATGCTTTTACTACTAATCTATCATCTAACTGCTTTAAAGCAGTTTCTAACTCACTCACCAATATTTTATTACCAGAAGTAAATCCCAATGAATTATTACTGATGGCCCCTTCTGCTAATAAATACGCAGCAACAATGTACTTCCAATTTTCTACCGTTTGTTCTGTTTGTAGCGAGCAAGAATTATCTCTAGATACTGCAATTAAGTCCCCCTCTTGTAAATTCTTAGCTTCACACCAAGAATCTACTTTACGAAAAGGATGATTATCTGTAACGAATACTTCTCTTCCGGTCCTAGTGATAATGTGATAAATAGGAGCTACCCCATTGTCCCATACATTTTCTACTACATCTACCACATTTTTATACGTATCAACATCAAAACCTATTATGGCATCTCCCGGTTGCAAATCCTCTGCCAATTTTGAGCTACCATCTGATAAATCAATTCTTTGTGAGTTTAATACACACTGACGGGAGAACATTAATACAGACTCTCTCGCCTCAGAATCATATATTTGCCTCATATGCGGATAATAATCCAGGCTTAATTTTCTACCATTTAGCCATAAAAATGATTCCGCAAATTGACTTCTTGATAATGAAACAATCTTACTCATTATAAAACTCTTCCGTATTGTCTACGTACTCTTTTTCTTTTCTTCTTAATGCCTTCTTAGCCTTTTTGGCCGCGGATGGTTTTAAATAATATTCCTTTCTCTGCATTATATCCAATATACCAGATCTTTCCAATTGTGTTTTATATCTTCTTAAAGCAGAATCGATTGATTCTCCAGGATATAATTTAATTCCTACGCCGTTACACTTACTCATTTATTGTGTTTGATTAATTAAAATATGTCTAGCCATTTCTTGGTACTTACTATAATCTTTACGCAATGTATCAGGAGATGCTAGTTCTTTTGTTGCCTTTCTTTTTATTAATTGATCAGCCGCACCAAAGCCCAATGCCCCAATTGCAGTTGTATTTGCCACTTCTTTTAAAGCCTTTCCTAATCTTTTTTTCTTTGCAAAGAGAGCACCTACCGCTAATCCAAGACCCCCTCCAATGAGTGGGGCAGGAATATCAGATCTATTAATTGTGTCTTCTCTTCTTAATTGTTCCTGCTCGTGATACTCATCCGGTGTCGCTGTAAATTCCCCAGCCTTAACGACTTCTCCAGGATGTTCAACTGTCTTAAGTTCTTTCTTAGTTGGTCCAAAACTTAATTCCGTAGGAACATCAACTTTTTCCAGTAATTCAAAAAATTTACCATTAGGGGAATGTTCGAGATACTTATAAACGATGTTTCTAAAATCTTCTCTTGGTGCGCCCCATCCCCAATAATAGGCAAACTTTCTATCGCTCTCGAGACCATGGACCATTTGTGCCAGTTCGATGAGTTCCTGTTTAACCTGGGAATTCTTATGATTATAAAACCATTGTCCCAAAAAGGGAATTGTCCATTTAAATCTCTTAATCTTAGTTAACGTGGCTATGTGTTTTTTAAATCTCTCGATGCGAGAATTAAATTCATTAGCAATAATTCTGGCATAATCTATTTCCAATTTATATTTTATCATCGGATCTCTATAAGCGTCCGGACCAGGCGGTAAGTTAGTCCAGTCGTCACGCAGTACATTATAAATTCCAAATGTAGCATCCTGCCACATTTCGTCATTTCCGGAATTCTGTTTTAAATTAAAATTTATAGGATGCCGTCCGCTATATGCAGCAATAAGACCACTATCATTGATAGATTTCTCTCTCATCTTATCATCAATATTTAATACAGAAACATTAACATCGATGTCCGAAGTCTCAGTATATTGATATCCAGTTATTGTACCAATTACAAAAAGACCTAATAGATTATTTTTTCCAACTATTGCAGTTGCACCATCTATAATCTGTTTACGTACTTCTGGTCTAAGATGCATTTTTTCATCCCAGACATCTACACATAATTGTGTTTGAATTGGGTCTAATATACTCACATGTATCTCCTTTTTATTTAAATATATGAAATATAATATTATAAATCAACAATTAATTGTATAAGTTGCTCTTCCATCGGCAAAATATTCAACATATCATTTAGTCTTGTAACATTAGTCAATGTCCGATTACATGCCTTAGGAGCCTCTACAGGTTGCACTACTATGTTTAGATTATAAACGGCAGCAATCATTGACACTAATTCATATTTATTTACAGTCTCTCTGGAATGAATATGAAAAATTCCATGACTATATAAATCTCTTCGTAGAATTTGTCCAACTATGTCGGCAAACATTAGAGTGGTAACTCCATTCCAAAAATGATTAGTATACCCATTTATAGTTTGGTCCCGATGTGCCTTAACCCACTCCAATAATGATCTCTGAGTACCCTGTTCTTCACCAATAATTGACGTGCGTAATACCATTGCATTCAATGGCTCTCCCGCAGCCTTTGACAAACCATACAGATCTTCAGCATCGATGACACTTCGTTCGTTATAGTTCCCGATGCTCCCTGAATAAACACAGTCTGTTGTAACATGGAAACATCTAACATTGTTACTTTCACAAAAATTTGCAAGATTTTTTGGAAATATGGAATTTATTTTTATTACATCTTCAACTGAATATTTATCAATTGTAGGTTTAATGACACCGATGCAATTTATTACTACGTCACATCCTGATATAATTTCAATTGAATCCACTACTGGATCAAAGTCTTCCCGTGTAAATCCCGATACATCATGATGTCTTGATAAGTACATCGCCATTACAGATCCAAGCATTCCACGTGAGCCTAATATTAATATTTTCATCTTTGTTCTACACTCCAAATATCCCAATAATGACTATCATACCGATAATCGTCTAATTTACTTTCCTCTAATGTTGCTGTTGAATAAAATACAAGAGTAGCTTCTGGTGTTAGAGATTCCCAGCCATTGGCGTAACCAGCTGGCACATAATATACCATCGGAGTTTCGGAACTTAATATTACTCTATTAGGAACCAGGTCCTTATTAGGATTTTCCCAGTTATCAATTTTTACCGTTCCAAAAATTGCCGATCCAGCGATGGCGTAAACATATTTTGCTTCATTTTTATGTCCATGCCAGGCTCTAACTAATCCCGCTATGTGATTTTTAACGATGTAAAATCTTTTTACTCCGTCAAAATTAAAATCATTTACAAATTTAATAATACCGCGGTCATCTACCGCCGTCGCTCCTTTTATTAAAGTGGGCCCATTATACATATTATGCAACTCCATTGGTTTTTAAAAAATTGTAATTAGAGTATCGGTCGCTATTAGTATTTTTTATACGACGTGTCTCTATAAGTTCCTTCAATTGATCAATTCCATAATCGATCGAATACTTTGGAGTAAACCCTAAATTACTAACAGCTTTTTCACTTGATACTCTATAATTTCTAGTATCTTGAAAAGGCAAATCAGTTTCTTTGATGACCACATTCGGATAATGGTTTCTAATCTGATATGCTAAGTCTCTAATTCTTACATTTTGCCGATGTAGATTAAAAATTCCCGTATGTGTAGTATTAATATTTTTTACCATTTCTCCCGCAACATCAGAAACATGTAGCAATGGGCGAAACTGATCTCCTCCAAACACACTAATTTTGCCATCTACGAATGCCTTTACTGTTAATGTATTAACTACTAGGTCAAGACGAATTCTAGAAAAAAGATCTCCCACTCCAAAAAGTGTTCCAAGTCTAAAAATAATTGCGTTACTCGAATCAAGTAATTTTTCCGCATCTAATTTAGTTTGTGCATATACCGACAATGGAGAAGCGCCAGAAACCTCATCAAGAACTGCATCTTGCGCTCCATATACACTGCAAGTACTTGGAAATATAATTCTTCCATTAAAATTCTCTGCTAAGAACCCTATTGAGTCTGTATTTATTTCTTTAGCCAATTGTGAATTTATCTGGCAAGCTCCATCGCCCACAAGGGCCGCTAACCATATTACGGTATCCGCCCAATTTAATTGAGTTAAGAGCTTTTCGTGATCCCGTACATCCCCATAAATAAAATCAATTGGCTTACGATAAGTTTCTTCATACAAAAGATTATCGTAAACTCTTATATTATTATCAGTATCATTTAAAAGAGAAGTTACTGCTCCTCCTACGTATCCTGCGCCACCTACTACTAATACATTCATATTATCTTTACTCATATAAATTAAAACCCCTTTCTGCTCTTATAAGACCGCAACTATCATGCTGATCCATTATTTTTTTATTTATTTCTAATCCTTTCTTAACATCGTTTCTTAAATGCCATTGATGGTTTGCCTGAATATCCTCTCTTACTTCAAATGGAATACCGGCACGTACCCAACGTTTTCCAAAGTCCTCATCTTCATATGCCTTTCCATCACAAAATTGCTCATCCCATCCGTTAATAGCAATAATATCTTCTTTTCTATACATCGCTAAAAAACAAAATCCCGGAGTATCTCCTCTAAAATTTTTATTAACCAAAGATAGCCGAATAGATCCGTCTTGGTTTAAATCAAAAACCTGACAAACATAATTTCCTTTAGGAAGAGATTTAAATTGCTCAATAATATTAGTGATGGGTTTTACCTCCGGACCTGTTATAATAATATTATCATAATACGCCCTTGATACCCCAAGATTTAAAGCTCTAGCCGGATTAAAGTATGGACCGCCGTCGTTATACTTTATCAATCTAATTGGAAGTAACTCATTTTCTATTATTTCCTCCATGGACTCTATTGTTCTTGTTACAATAAGGATTTCCACCTTATGCATATCAAATTCTAGATATTTTTCTAGTGTTATTTGTAATAAAGGAATACGTTCCCGGTCACATGGTATTATTATACTAATTCCATCCACTATCTTCTTTTTCGCCCTCTTTAAAATGATAACAAATAGAATCCATTGCAGTTACATGCTCTATGCCACAAACTTTTGCTTTTTTAAAAAAAGCCTCGTCCCCATATTGTTTAATAACATTAAAAGAGGTGCCATCATGTAAATTACCCTCAGGATAAAAACCAATAATATCAGTAATTTTCTTATAAAACATACATGGCATATACGCCCCTCCTGGGACTATTACATCTTTTTTTACTATTGCGCACGTCTTTAAAAATTTATCTTTATTAAAATTTACCGGATTACCCCCAAATTCACCATGAATTGCACCTGGAAAAACTCCATACGTTTCATGATTCCTTTCAATTAATTGTGAGCATATAATAATTTTTTCTGTTAAATACTTTAGTAAGTTATCCAACCAATCAGGAGATAAAATCATGTCACTATTTAATAAGACAACAATATCCTTTGCGTTTCTAATAGCGCAATTCCATCCCTTATAAACTCTATTTAAATATTCTGGCCAACCGATGCCTTCTTTAAATAGTTCTTCCTCTGTTTTATGCTCATTGATGTTTAATATATAAGGATACTTTTTTATTTTCAGATGTTCAAGCAAAATGTCCGTAGGGTCATTAGCTACAAAGAAAAATTCAATTTCGCCATCCTTTATATTTGTGTATTCATGCACAGTATTATAAATAGAATCAGCATACATCGGAGATCTATAAATTAAAGAAACTATGGAAATCACTTTATGGCTCTCATAGAAATATTAAGTAATGGTATTCCCGCCGACGCGCAAATGCTTTCTTTTTGATCAATAAATTCCCATCTAAAATCAGTCTGGTAATATAAACTCGCTTCAGGCCTAAAAAACATATCGAAACTATCTTTTGTAAAAAACATTTTATGGTCTACTGATGCAGTTATGCCAAGCGGAACTTCAATTTGTAATACACCGCCACTGATTAATACTCTATAAATTTCTCCCATTACCCAGATAAAATTATCAGGATCTAAATGTTCTAATATATGGGAAGCAACAAGTTTATCCACAGAACTAGTATCAAACGGTAAACCTCTTCTTACATCCCTTATCATGTCTGGATTTTGTAAGGGATTTATGTCAATATTTATAAAACCATCTATTTTATAAGGTCCGCAACCAATATTAACCATTCTCATAAATATATTTTCTCCATGTTTCTTTTGCTGTTTTTCTATCCCATCCTAATTTAAAAACATCATTTCTAGGGTTATCAGATGGAATAAAATCTTTTTGTAAGTTATTTAATATAACTATTGGTACATTGCAGGCCATCGCTTCCCACTCAATCATAAAAAATGGACGAAGTACGCCGCACGATAAATAAAAATCCGCACAACTCATTAACTCTGATATTTGTTGTTGTGTAATATTAGTAAAATTAATTGAATTTTCGATATAAGAGGAATTAAATTCTTGCTCATGTTTCCAAATAATTATCCAAAAAATATCTTTATTCTCATTTGCGTATCTTACTAAGTTTTCAATACCCTTCATTGGGTGCATAGTTCCTGCCCAAATTCCAATTTTTTTATTTCGTGGAAGATTGTGTTTAAGTCTCAAAGATTCTTTATCCATCGGAATAAATAAATCAGTATCTACACCAATTGGCAAAATATCTATTTTACCAAAGTTTTCATAATAAGGAACCATGAGAGAACTTGGCATCGTAAGTTTTTTTGCCGTTTTTGCACACTGATTTATTTTTAAAATAATTTCATCCCACTCAGACGAGTTCAGCATTACTTTCATTTCTGGGTAAAGTTCCCATAATAATGCAATAGTATTAGAATGCGTGCATGCTCCCTGTAAAGAGTATTGTAATACAATGTCTTCTTTATTAAATTCAGATGGCATTCCATACTCGGTTTCTTTTGAAAATTCTCTTTTAAACCATGTCCAAAAAGTATCTTCTCCTAAACCACTGAATATTTCTGTATTTAGATAAATCATTCTATAACTTTTCCTATTAAGTATGTTATAATATTATTATAATTTTTATAAGTAGTCTCAGTACAAACATTTTGAAATTCCCCACATACCGGATTTCCTGCGTACCAATGCCAGCCGATAGTATTTTCTTTTATATAAGAAAGTTTTTCAGAAGCTGGAGAAGTAACCATCGACTCCGCAAAATTATAATCCTGCGGGTAGACAACCTCCATCGGAAGATTATACACCAAAGAATTCATTACAACTTGTTTATTATAAAATAAAGACCCTGCCCCCTCATACTGCGAATAATTATAAAAGGACTTAACTTTACTAAATAATTCTTGAAAGGCTATATTACCGAGTGCACCAGCAAGAAACCCTATGCTATGAAACCCATGGTTACAAAACATTGCTGTAAAGTCTAAATTTGGTATTCCAAAGGATATCGGTTTAAAAAATATAATGTCCAAATCAGACCACACTCCACCAATCTCAGATAATAAATATAACCTAACTATATCCGACTTAATAACTTCCGAAATCTCATTGTTATACCCAATGGATTCCATATCAAAAGAAAGTACAGTGGCAATGTCAGTTACCCGGTCCATGTAATCCTCGGCATGCAATTCTGTCTTATTCCATGGGTCATTCCAAGATTTACTAATTACTAGTTTAGTTGGGATATATAATCGAACTTCCCAATCAGGATTAAACTTTTTAAAAGAGTATAATGACATATACCGTAAATATGGCAATACAGTACTTCCCCAGTAAAAATGTATTATCTTAGGAATATTGTTCATTTAGAATATTTATAATTTGCTGTGAAGTAGTTCCATTTCCCAACCATTCGATATCTACATCTTCCACTTTATAATTACTAAAGAACTGCATCGTATTATTAATCATTCTCGTGAACGTTTTATTCTCTCCGATTAGTAAACTACAGCCAGTATTCACTGACTCAGGGCGCTCTGTAAAATCTCTTGGAACAACTACGGGTACTCCAATTAGCGGGCACTCTTCCTGGCATGACCCACTATCTGATACTACGCCTACGGCATTATACTGTAAGTCAAGGTACTCTAAAAATCCATATGGTCCAACCAATTCGATTCCGCCAAGTCCATTTAAAAGATCATGGTCTTTAATAAGTTTTTCTGCTCTGGGAAACTTTACTAATTTTACGGGAAGACCAAATTCATTACTTAAAATACTAAGAAATTTTAATAAATATAAGAACTTTGCTGGATCTGATAAAATTTCATTACGATGTAAATCTGCTAATATATATTCTTTTGTTCTTACTCCTCGAGATTCAATTGGAAAAAATCTACGTATAACTTCTACTAATGTATTACCCACTACGTGTATTTGCTCTGAGGGTTTATTTTCTTTTAATAATCGTTCTTTATATAACGGAGTATAAACAAAAACCTGATCAGATACATAATCGCATACTACGCG